TTTTTTAGATATTAGCATAATAAAAAAGTGAGGTAATTATTTTGAATAAGGAAACATTAGAAAGTTTTAATCAATTAGGAGAAAAGTTAGAAAAAGTTGGTTCACATGGATATGAAAGTTTAATTAAACACACCGTTATGCAAGGGATTTTTGATTTAATATCTATTATAGCAATTTTAATTGTTACAATTATATCATGGATTGTTTTATATAAATCTTATAAAAAATGTGTTAAATGTAATGTTTCAATGTTATTTGAAAAAGATTATAATTCAAACGTAGACCCTACTTATTTGGGTTATATAGCTCTTATTGTTAGTGGTTTTCTTACTCTTCTTTTACTAGGTGCTGTAATTCTAGGAGTACCTATGAGTATTCAAGAAATAACAAATCCAGAAGGTTATTTAATTAAAGAAACAATAGACAATCTAAAATAAACAACGATAAAAACCTTGACAAATATACAGGTATAACGTAAAGTATAATATAACAAAAGGATAAAGGAGAATTTATTATGAATAATAAACAAATTAAAAATTTACATGATGAAGCAAACAAAGTAGTAAGTAAATCAGAAAGTATTGATGACCTAAGTTATGTTCAAGCACATAAAATTATTAAGGAGTATCTTGATTTACCAGTTTCTAATTCTGAAAAAAGAAATGTAATGACTGAACTATTGTTAGCTTTAGAGAAAGCTAATAGAATAATTTAAGGGGGGTTTATTATTAGTATGGTTTTTTATTTTATTATTTTAGTTTTGACAGTAGTATCATTGTATGTAGGGGTAACTAGATTTAATAATTTCTTTTATATTTTAGCTATTGTAGGTTTTATAACATTAATACTCATTTTATATTTACCTAAATCATTTGCTTTAAGAGAAAGTACTAGCACAGTAATTTCAGCAGAACAATTCAATGAAACAGCAGAAGTATCTTCTGTTGATGTGAAAGTACATGAAAGCAATAAAAGTTATATAAAGAAAACAACATATACAGTATCAAAGAAAAGTAAAATTTATTTCATAACAGGTCATAGAGAATTAGACACTAAATATGATGTATATATCAAAAAATAAAGGAGAAAATTATTATGAAAATATATGCAATAATTGGTCAAATGTTAAGTGGGAAAACAACTTTAGTAAAAGATTTGGTAACATCTACAGGAATTGAGCAAGTAACAACATATACTAACAGACCTATGAGAGATGGAGAAATTAATGGCAAAGATTATCATTTTGTTTCAACAGAAGAACTAGAAAAACCACAATATTTTGGACATAGATATTTTTATACTAAATATAGAGAAGAGCCATTTATTTATGCAATGAAAAAAGAAGATTTAATCCCAATACAAGAAAAGATAGTTATAACTGACCCACAAGGTCTTAGAGCTATTAAAGATGAGTTTGGGAGTTTAGTAACCTCCGTTTATATAAATGCTTCTGAAGATTTAATCAGACAGAGAGCAAAAGAACGTGGAGATTCTATTGATGAAGTAAATAGAAGATTATCAGTTGACAGAGATTTATTTGTTTCGGCTCCATATTTTGCTGATATTGTACTTGACGCAGACAGTCAAGATATGTTACAATATATGTGTAATGAGATAAAAGGAGAATGATAAATGGAGCTATTAGAAGAAATCAAACAATTAAAAAGACAAATTGACTTTGAGTTTAATAGATGCTATAATAAAAATAGAAAAGCCATATATCTTTCTGATTATAATGATATTTGTTATATGATTTTTGAAACTATATCCTTAATAGGAAAATTAAAAGGAGTAAAAAACAAAATAATTGGAAAGAAAATTAAATTCGAACTACAAAGCATGTTTATTAAATTAGATATGGCAACTAAGATTGATGTTAATTTACAGGAGGAAAAACAATGGAAAAAATAATTATTGATGAAGTATATGGAAATGATATTTTAGAATTAAACGATAGATTAAATGAGTTTGTTGAAAATTATCCACGATATAAAGTATTAAATGTGAATGTTAAATCTCATTACACTAGTTTAAACAAGGAATTTTTAGGAGCGCAAGTAACATTATCATTAAAAGCGCCATATGAAACATCAGTAAAAACAATTGCAAGTTATCCGGAGGAATTTATTAATGATAAAAGAGAGAATCACTAATATTCTAAAGAGAATGACTTTTGAGTATTTTAAAGTGACTGAAATAGATAATAATTTGCCAGATATGGTAGAAACTGAAATTACCAATATGATAACAAAACAAAAACACTATATCTATTTCCCTTATGATATGTTAGAAAGATGGTATAGTTATCAAAATTTAAAGTATAATTTAGTCAAAGAATATATTTTAAACAATATATCAGAAGACTACTATTCACTTAAGGAGGATGTATGGAGCAACAAATAACTAGTAAAGAGTGGTTTGCTCAATTGCACCACCAAATAAATAGAAGAGTGTCATTTAACACATTTATTCAACAACTAAGAAAAGTTATTGCTAAAAGGTATTCATATATAATGAACAATGTATCTTATGACGAAATGTTATTAGATTTAGTTGAACTAGGAGAAGTAGATTATTCTGTATTATCTAAAGTAAAATTAGAAAAGGTTGATGAATGAATGGAATTTAAAATTTGGGATAATGCTAATAAAATAATGTATCACAATGCAGAACTTATTGATGATGATAAATGGAATTTTGGTAGACTACATCACAATATTCATTGTACTACATGTGTAACAGTAGGAAAAGTGGACAAGAATAATAATAACATATTTACATTTGATATGTTAGAAATTGATGGTCTTATGTTTTACGTTGATGAAATTATAGATGGTGTAGCTAATATTAGAGGATTGAATGCTAATATTGTTGAAAGTCTAGCTAACTTCGATTCAAAAGATATTAAAATAATAGGCTCCTATTTAGAACTAGAATAATATGTATAAAGACTACTATTACAGTAGTCTTGTTTTTTATGAGAATAAATTTTCCAATATTTCTTGGTCTTTATTTCTTAAATAACTATTAGTAATATCAATACTTTCATGATTCATTAATATTTTTAGTTCGTTTATGTTTAAGCTATCTTTACCCATATATTTTAACGAGTGATGAGTACCATTTTCATAACATTCGGCTCCACTATGGCGAAAGCTATGAGCATTTAATGGTAAATCTACATCGTATTTTTCTTCTAATATACTTCTAAATGATATAGCCCAAGAATAAAATGTGTCATATACAATTGCACGTGGTTTCCCATTATAATAACTTATCCACAAGCTATCAACATCATCTTCTCCACGTTCAGCCAGCCATTCTTTAGCAAGGTCTTTAGTACGCTGAGAATACATTAGTTTAAATTTCTTCCCACGTTTACCTACCACTTCGTTTGTGCTTGATTTAGTTGGGTCTTGGAAACTATATTTTTGAACTTGTGATATTTCATTTCTACGAGCTACACTATCATAAGCAAAACTAACAAATAATGCTTTTTGTGTCTTGCCTTTTTCTAGCAAATAATTAATTAAATAAGTGACTTGTTCATCTGTTAAAAACACAATCTCTCTGACAGGTTCTTTCTCAACTGATTTAATTTTTCTCATAGGATTAACTTCATAATCTTCGTATATTTCTTCGTCGTCTTCAGCAAACTGTAAAAGGTTTCTTATTGAAGATTGAACACGATTAATTCTTGCTGCTGATTTACCACTCTCTTTTAAGAATAAAAAGAAATTTCTAAAATCTCTGCGTTTTAAATCAAGCAATGATTTGTTGTTCATGTTATCATAAACATAGCACATAAACATTTTACAATCAAATTCATATTGTGTAATTGTCTTTTCTGCTCGATTACGAACCTTTAACTCTAATATATAATCATTTAAAAGCTCTTTTGATTCATCGTTTACTTTTTTATATATTTCTTCACTATAAATATTGTTTCTTTCCATTATAATAACCTCCATTAATATGTAAACACCCCCTACATAAAAAGTAGAGGGTAAAAAATTTAGGTGCGCCTAACAAAACGCTTATAAAGCGCATGGTTGACGACTTTTATACAGAATAAAACCTGTCTTTTATTTTAGCTGATATATCCCCATAATGGTCCCACAGCATATCCTGCGTTTCCAGGAGCTACACCATTCCATGTTCTAATAGGTAGCCATACTCTGTAACCTTTGTTAGTTACATAACTTACCCAAACATGGTAGTCTTGTAGACAAACTGTATCATATACAATAGATGCTCCAGCTGGTAATAATCCTGCTTGAGCACAACTTCTAAATGGTCCTACTGTACGTGTGATAATTGGTGTGTTGCCATTGCTATAAGTTGCATTTTCTGATTTGTAATAAGTGCCATAATTATTACGTTTCCAACCAGATGCTACTGGTTTAACAGTGCTGCTAGAAGCACTTGAACTTTTAACAACTGTTGCAGTAGGTATTTTACCATCCATATATTGTCTGATTTGTTTGATAAAATAATCTTTTAATTTTAGTTGTTTGTCTTTAGGTAATAAACCTTGAGTGACAGGGTCGAATCCTGTGTGTAATTTAGCACTTCTATGTGGACAACTAGTGCTATAAAACTCACAATGTAGTCTTATAGTATTCCTATTGGCTGGTAGTCCCCATTTCTTCAACAGTCTAGCTGCTTCTTGGAAAGCTGCCTGCTCATTTTGTAAGAATGTTTTGTTATCTGCTCCCATTGACTGACATATTTCTATTCCATACCCACGTTCATTAGCATATGAGTTTGCGCAATGCCAGTTGACTTGGTCTTCATCTAATGCTTGCCATACAGTATCTTTGTCAATATAAGATGCAGCAATACCTGCTTCAAGTCTTGATAATGGAGCATTAACTAATCCATTACGATAAGCTGTTGCAGTAGCACCACGACTTCCTGCGTCATTGTGTAGTACAATAAAATCAGGCTTTTTCTTTTTTCGTTTCGGTAATTTATATCCTTTTACATTGTCTTTAATATATTTTAATTTTTTAGCTTTTTTCTTTTTAGCAGCTGGTTTTTTTGTTTTAGTTTTAGCAGAGTAGTTAGCAGTCTTTTTCTCATCCTTGTATTCTGGTCTGATGAACCACATAGGAAACTCGTAATTATGACGACGTCTAGTTGCTTTTTCCCAACCAGTACCACCTTGTGCTGGTCCACTAGTCCAACCGCCACCTAACCAGTTATTCTCAATTACAACAATATAATCTAATGTTGCTTCAACAACAACTGCTACATGACCATATCCTTGACCAAAGTTTCTACCCCATACAACAATGTCTCCTGGTTTTGCTAAGAAACTTGTTGTATTTTGATAAACAGTAGCTTTTCCACTAAAATCATTAACATTAGGAATATCAGCTGCGCCTTGACCTTTTAATTGTCCACCAAATAATTTATTCCAATATTTGTTAGCTAAATCAAAACATTGGTCGTTTTTTGTTTTATTAAATGCCTTTCCTATTATATATTTCTATATAATATTGTATAACATTTAATAGCTTTCATAAAGAAAGCCTCATATTTTCATATGAGACCAGACTATATCATTATTTGACAAAATTTTCATATTAAAACATTATATCACAGGAGTATATATTTGTCAAACGCTTTCCGCTGCCTATCAATTGATAGTACATAGTCGTTGAACGTTCACACACTGTTACCATGTGAGCTTCGCTGCTGATTGCCCTCGTCTTTACGTTAGGGGTTTCCAGCAATTCAAAAAGTTTTACATGGGCTACCAATTAACCCATACCAACCATCAAAGTCAACATATTTTCCTTCTAATGATTTAACATATTCTACGGCTTCTTTATGCGTTAAAGTTGCCACCATATATTACCCCTCCTATTTATTTTCTTTTACTAATTTTTTATCTTCTATAGGGTGGTCATTGTAAATATATTTCACTTCAATTGAACCTTTAGAAGATTCATCTAACATACCTATTACATCAACATTAGTAGTCATATTGTCTATTTCTTGCAAATGAATAGGATAGTCTAAACTGTCAAATTGAACTGTGGCATTAACTTTAAATTGTTTAGGCAAATCTATTTTTCTGCTATGACAATCATTTATAAAATCTTGTAAGTTAAATAATTTCTTATTTTCCAAGCCAGATATATAATCGTTAAAAGCCCATTCTAAATTACTTTTTAGCGTACCATCAACTTCATTGCCATCAGTAAATATAGCAACTTGTATAGGCTCGGCTACCCCCTCTGTATATTGTAATAACCAATAGTCAATTGTTTTCTTATTAGATAACCAATCATCTTTCATTATCTTAACTACTTCTTGAGCAACTGGTCTAGCAAAAACTTCTAACCATTGTTGTTTTTCTTTGTCAAATGTTTTAATAATAGCCATAATCTGTCTCCTTTTTTATAATAAATAAGACAGACTAGTATAAAACTAGTCTGCTCTGTAACTCTACTTATCTACTTCTTTTTCGTTTATTTTTTCATCGTGCATTCCACTTTTACCATGAATACCAATATCTTCATGTTCATAATCAGATACGTCAAATTCTACTTCATCGCTATCATCAGTAAAAGGTTTGCTAGTATCATATTCCTCTGCTTCTTTTTCTTGTCTTTCTGGTGTAATATCTGTTGCGTTATTTTTCATCCAATCAACATATTGTTCTGGGTCTTTGGAGTTACGTGGTTTAGAATAAGTCTGCGCAATTTCACTATCTCCGATTCCTTTAGTAGTCATATCAGTAACAATTCCAAGACCTGCTAACAATGTTAAAATTGTACTAACAATATCAACACCAGTTTGAACCTGTGCTGAATAATCTAACCCAAACGCACCAGTAATATTGTTAATAAAAAGAGCGACTGCTGATACAATAGCAACCCAAAACGATTTCTTTTTAGCTCTTACTTTCCAATTAATTTTTGACATTTTACTGCTTCCTTTCTGTAATTATTTTCCAAATATTAAAGGACCTAGCCATGAAATTAATCCGCCAGCACCTAATAGAGTAGTAATGAGAGCAAAGAATGATTTTATTATTTCTATTCTTCTTTGTTCTTTTAATAATTCTTTTTCAGTTATAGTTGATTCTGTTTTTTCTACTCTAGTTTTAACATCTTTAATGTCTCCGATATTTTCATTTATCGTTTTAGACATTGTATTAAAACTTTGATTAAGTTCTCTAACACTTTCATTTAAGCTATCTGTACTTCTTACATATTGGTCTAAATTTCTTTGTATTTGATGAAAGTTTTGTAAATGCTTATCATCAACTTCTTCAATTTTATCTCTAAGTGTTTCGGCTTTTTTGTTTAAATCCTTATAAATTTCATTTTTTTCAATCTCAAATTCATGTCTAGGAACGTAATAAGAATAGTCTAAGTCTTTTCTTTTTTCTGGTTCCACAGAGAACTAATCCCTATCCAAGTTATTGCAAAAAAGCCTATAGATAAACATGTGTTATGAACTGGCGTCAGCCAATTTAAGTTGTTCTCAACTGACGCAGCAGCTATTACAATAGAACCTAGACCACATAACAATCCTCCAATTATAAGAAATATATAATAATGAGTTCTTGTTTTGGGCGATACTATAAATATACTCGCTACTATTAAGAATAATCCTCCTATTAAAATAGGTAGCCCCCACACAAATAAAGGAGCTATACTATCTAATTTTTCATATAAAGGAGAATCATCAATAGCCACTTGACTGTTTGTTATCCAATAAACACCTCTTGAAGCCGGTATTAAACCAAGAATGATAAGAAGAATAGTAGATAGTTTTTCTGAATCAGAAAATATTCCATTCTTCATTATTTTTTATACTCCTTTTATCTTTTATTGATTACTAGTATCTATCCAAATTTTTGATTTGTCTTCTGGTTCAGTTTCACTCATAACAATATTTTCAGCATTTACTTGTTCTTTAAAATAACCATTTGCTACACCATAATCAAGTATTTTTTTATAATCATCTTCTGTTAAATCTGAAACATTAAATGATTTTCCGTCTTGACCATCTTTACCTTTGTTAACTGTTACTTTAGTATTGTCACTAAAAGTGATTACCGTGTTCCCCTGCTCATCTAAATCAGAACTAGTAACTGTGATAGATTTCCCATCTTCTCCATCAGTACCGTCTTGTCCTTTTAGTGCTTCTATGTCTAGTTCGTCTAATCCGTTGAACGTAACAACAACAATTCTTTCTGGATTATCTAAAGTTTTAAATGATGGAACATCTGTTTTACCTGTTTCTTTACCATCTATAACCCAAGCAACTTTAAAGTCTCCATCGTTATATTGTGTATTAGGAGTTAATTCATCAATTACTATTTGTCCTGTCTTATCTTCAATAGCATTTGATGTTTTTAATACTTTACCGTCTTTAGAAAAAAGTCTTAGTTTCTTTTCCATTATATTACTCTCCTATTTCTATATTTTCTACGTTAAATTCTTTCGTATCTATATATAATTTATATATATTGTCGAAATATTTTTTAATAAAAATCACATTATCATTATGAACAAAAGTTCTATATTTAAAAACGCCACCATTTATAATTATATAAATAGTAGCGTCTAAATCAGATAAATTTTTATTATCTTTTAATTTAATTATCATAATAACACCTACTATAATTCAGTGTCTTCTGGATAGTCTTCTTTAGTGATTTTTTTATATTCTTCTTTATTAATACAACCTAATTCTACATATGTTTGAATATCTTCATTAGTATAGCAATTAATATCATAAAAATATTTAATAGCGTCAAAACCTGGATACATTATTCAACACTTCCTTTTTTAGTTAATTCAAGCATCAATCTAGCCACTTGCTCTTCTAAAACTTTTATCTTTCTGTCTTTTTCGGCATCGTTGACTAAATTTTTTGCTTGTGTCTGTTCTAATGTCTGTAGTCTTCTTGCTGTTTTAGCAGTTTGTAACTGTGACGTTGCAGCTAAACGTTCTATAGGTGTTGGTTCATACGGTGGAAGTTTAGATAACTCTTCTTCCTTCTTCTTTTGTATAGACTTTTCCCATTCTTCTTTACTTGCACCTTTCCACTCATTCCCATTAAAATATATAGGCTCATATAATCCTTCTGGTGGTGGAGTTTCTGTCCACTCGTCATTAGGATAATCATATTCCCCATCGGAGCCACGAAATGCTAAATATGGTGTTCCATCATATAAAAAAACTTGTTTAAAATCCATTATATAACCCTCCTTAATTAGTCCAACTAAACTCTCCATACATATATGCACTACTGTCCCAAGAAGCTGTCCCAGTACCACTGTTTACAAAAAACTTAACTTCTCCATTAGTATATAATATAATATATCCCATAGGTCTATTTGTAGGCGTTCTAGGTATAAATGTTTGAGCATGTTTTACCATTTTTTCTGGTATTTTTGCAATAACAGTATCAGTTTGTATATTTCTACCATTTATTCTTAAATAGTTCGTAACAAGACTACCGTTAACAACAGTTCTATAAGAACATTTAAAACCATTCCCTAAACTATCGCTATATTCAGTATTTGATTGAGCGCCGTTTAATAGTTGGAATGGAATCCAACCTGTGTCTTCTTGTGTAGGACCTACTTCTATCCAGCCCGAATCTCTATCGCCGTTTGTATGGAGCAGTCTAAAGTATTTTTTGTTATTATAAGTAGAAGTAAGCTCTATCTCTTTTCGTCCTTCGTTAGCTTCCCATACTTTTATTTGTACATAACTGTTATCTAAAGGCATATCTTGACTTGATGCATCATCGTTAGATACAGTTTCGTAAAAACCCGGTGGCAAAGTTTTTACATCTGTTATAGACCCTTTTGATATATATTTTATTGTTCCATCATCTTCAGTGAACTTATATTTTTGCCAATTTAAATCTTTTTCATAATCTCTGTTTAATAATTTCCAACCGTTCCACTTAGCATGATACTTCATATTAATGTACAAATCACTTGAATTATAATCCCTATAAACAGCATATCCATAATCTTTGCCTTGTTTATACACATTTATATATCCATAGTTACTCTTTTCATCAGGTACGTTTATTAAGTTTGAGCAATAATAAAAACCTGTTTTATCTAATTGTTCTAATGTATTCATATCTACAGTGTCAGATAAAGTCGTAATGTTACCATTGTCTTCAGTTAATTTATATTTTTGCCAACCTTGTTCATCAAAGTACCCAGACATTTCAGTTTTTCTTACTACTTCATTATCGTTAATAGCGTTTAACACTTCATCACGAGCACTAGTTATTGTGTTAACTGCTGAATCTTTAGTAGTGTTTACTGTGTTAATAGCATTGTCTGAAGTGGTATTAACAGTGTCTACTGCTTTATCTGCTGTGTCTTTTATAAGTTTTGTTCCGTCTGATAAAACTGTTTTCATTTCTGCAACATAATCTTCGCCATTTGCTATAGCTTCTTCAATGTCACTAATTCTTTTTTGGATTTCATCTCTTAACTTATCAAACATTCTTATATATTCAATCTTAGTTACACCAGATATGCTGTTAATAAGAGAATCCCTTACTTTGAATTTAAATTCATTTAATACTGCTGTATCAGATTTTGTTTCTGGTACTCTATTATCTCTATGCAAACTAATATACATTTGACCTGTTACAGTTGAATTATTAACAGTTTGTAGATAATCATTTGGAACTGTTAAAGATACAATACCATTAAATGGGTCAATATATTCAACATCTAATTGTCTACCATAAGGATTACCGTTTCTGTCAGTTCCTTTTAAATAAACATAAGTGTCTACGTTCTTATCACTTATTTGTAGTGGAAAATTGTCTTTTTTAATATGAAACTCCAATACAGCAGTAGCTATATCTAAATTATAAAAGACTACCCCAGAATCGTGGGTAGCCTTAGCGTAAGGAGAATCATACATGTTAATGACAGCGGTCTTTTTAATTTCTTCTGATGCCATTATTTAACACTTCCTTTATTAATTATGCTTGGTGTAATAGGGTGGATAAATGCAATTGCCACACCATAACCTTTATCGTTATCATATGGGGTAGTAATTTGTTCAACTCTATAATAACCATTAATATTATCTTTAGTTCCGACACCGTTTACTGGCTTAATATAATCATTTTCTTTGACAGTACCATCTATCCTAATATATACTTGACCTATAAGACCTACAACGTTCCATTCTGGTCGTTCAGCACGAGATAGATATTCTTCTTCGTCTCGTTCGTCAAAATCTGGATTTTTAACTGGCATTTCTACTGTATCTGAATACCAATTACCAGCATCATCTTGCCATTCTTTTTTGACGCTTTCAGTAATGACTCCGCCAAACTCATTTTTAAGATATTTATCTTTGTGATGGAACATTTGGTCCCCTAAAATAACTCCTGCTGTCTCAGATATAACACCGATTGGAATATCATTGACTTGTGCTTTTCTTATAAATCTGCCATCAAGTGTAACTATATTACCAGTAGGAATTGCCATACCACTTTGTGATTCAAAATACTCGGCATAGTCCCCAAAGTTTTGTCCAGATTGAACTTGTCCTGCTGTCTTGATTGTACCAGTAAATGTACTAATATCAAGTTTAGTATTTGATTCACTTGGTGGACCGTCCATTCCATAACCAGCTTTGATATGGTAGTTTTCACTATTTTTCATATTCTTACTGTTAATAATCATTCTAGTGTGCCCACCTGGTTCAATAACAGATGATAAAGAACTAATAACACCAGAGCGTGAACCGTTAGCCACACTTCCAGCACCTGAACCTATAACAAAAGAACGGTTACTATGAGCAAAGGAACCACCAGTAGAGGCAATAACAGCACTTCTTTCAGCAATAGCTGCACTACCTGTACTCCCCCCACTAAATCCTCCTTTAAGACTTGTGGGCATATAAAAATACTCTTTTCCAGCAATCATAGCTGGTCTTTTATAATTCTCAGCACTTACCCCAACAATTTCAGCTGTGTTGTTATATAATTCGACACCATTTCCTGTACCATTACCTTGCAAGTTAGCATTTATAATTCTTAAATCATAAATTTTCCCACCACCTGCAATACCTCTATTGTTAGATGAATTAACAATATTGATATTAGATAATGATACTTTTTTAGGTCTATTTGCTCCACCAAATACTTTAACATCAGCTAATGAATTTTTGAAACCACTTACATTAATATTATTAAGCATAACATTTTCAGCTCTGAATTGAACAGCAATAACTGGCATATTTGCCATAAAGTTGCCATCGCCAATAGCTGTAAAATTATTAACAACTACATTTCTATAAGCACAAATAACCATTGCTCTTGGTGTTGTGTTCTCATATGAACCATTGTATTGAGGATATAATGAAGTACAGTTATTCAACATAATATTATAAGCTGTTTTAGATTGTACATCTCCGGCTCTATGATGTCCTATATGACGAATATTATAAGAACGAATACTTTTAATATCAAGATGGTCACTTACAACAACATCACTTGCTGCGCTTGTAGGTTCGTGTGCTTTGATTTCTAAACCACCAAAACATTTTTCTGTTTTATTACCCATAACAAATACATGTTGTGAGCCGTCATCTACTTCAATACCGTTATGGTTCCCACTATCTTTTACTGGGTCATGTGAATAGTTATTTTGCAGAATTAAGTATCTACTATGATGAGTAGTAATACCATCGTCTCCAAAATCATAAGTTTCACATTCTTGTATATGAATATATTTACTTTCTAATGCTTCATTTACTCTGATTCCGTCCCCTTGATAGAAATAATCATCACTAGCATACGTTACATCAATACCATGCAATAAACTGCTAAATGATTCTACAGAATACGCAAAGCCATGTTTGACACCAGCGAATCTAATATTACTTGAACGTGAACCACCAGCCGGAGATAATGTGTTTCCTTGTCTGGTTCTATTTCCGTCAATTGTGAAATTATCAACACCAATATATTCAGCTGTTCCATCCATATTTAAGTTAGTTATACCAATTGTTTCAGCTGGTGCATCATCAGCAATTCTTAAATATGTTATCCCTTTACCTTCTCCACTTAAAATAGTGTAGTTAGGCATTTTAATACCAGATATAATATAAGTACCTTCTGTCATATGAACGTGTCTATGACCTTCTCCAAATGCTTTTTGAAATGCTAATGTTGAATCTTTTTGACCTGTAGGGTCAGCGCCATAATCATTAACATTAACAATACGTTCAATCTTATCGTTAAGGTACTTAAAGTTATCATCTATTTTTTTATTCAATTTACCAAAATCATAATCTAATCTTTGTGAAAGCAATTCACTTATTGTTCCGTCTAATGCAACTCGGCTATCTTTAACTTCTGCCATAGCATCTCCATTTGCACCGACTACTAGATTGTTTATTCTGTTGTTTTGTTTATCTAATGCGTCACTAACACTTCTTGAATAACTTGTTGTGTAATCAATTTGTTTAGCATCATGTGCGTGCTTTTCTTCTTTTCTATGGTATTCTAAATCATCAACTAAACGCCCATGAGCATTAACGATTCTTTTGAAATTTTCTACTGTTTTATATCTAAACTCTTGCCCTAATTCAACAGGGAAATCTAAAAACAATCTCAAAATCATTTACCACCTTTCTTAATTTACAATCCATGTATACTGTCCATAAACCCATTGATTTCCGTCTCTGTCTTCTGATGGGAAATATACTTTTACCGTTCCGTCTGGGTCAATCCCGATTACTGGTGGAGTGTGTCCACTACTAACACCTGGAACAAATCGAATGACTTCATCAACAAATCCTATTGGGAGTTTTGCAACAGGTAGGTTATGTGGTAGTAGTCCTATGTTTATTCTTATCGTTCTTATTCTCACTATAGGAGATTGTTTGTTTCCAATTCTTATCTCTCTAATTCCACATTTAAAACCACTTTTTAAACCACCGTTTTTATCAAAGCCTTTTGCCACTTCATAATCTTGCCAACCTGTATCTCCTACAACATCTGACAATGCAGAACTTAAAAACTGAATATTTTCATCTAAGCCGTTGATTTTTTCTTGTTGTTTATTTATTACATCTTGTTGTTGAGAATCATCAGCTTTTTGTGATAAAGTTTCACTTATAGTGTTTACACTACCTTCAAGCTCAGTAATAGAATTTTCAATATCATTCACATCAAGACCTTCTACTGCTTCTGCATGTGTCTGTGGATAATATACATTTCCTTTACTATCTTGCAAATTCCTTATATCAATATATCTACTCATCTACTAATACACTCCCTATAACCGAAGAATAAATCGGTGCTGAATTGCCATATCCTAATGGTGTTGTTGCAAGCCTTATATTGTTATCTATTTGTTGCTGTATTTTTATAATATCTGTTTTAGCGTTACTAAAACCAATCTCTAATGGTTGATTCATTAAGTCTAAAGACTTTTTGAAACTGACAACTCTTAAATCATCACTAATTCCTGTAGGTTCATGTATAAATCTTATAATACTGTCTTCTTGAAATTTTTCAAGTCCATTATAAGTAACAGATAATTCTATAACCGGTTTATCTTGTAATGTTTCTTTTAATTCTTCGTCTAACTCTTTTTTATCAACTATCTCTTCTGAATAAACAGAAGGTGCATATTTTGGTAGTTTAGGATTAAAGTTAGGAGAACGATATTCAGATACAACATGATAAGTTTTCTCTGGTGTTCTTTTACTTTCCGTTTTAAGAACAACAGATTTTTCAGTTCCTATATACATGCAAGGTTTTGATTTTTTATAATCAACCCCATTTTTCTTTCCAGTAAACACTGCTTTAAATGTATGTTTACCTTTTGAAAGATTTTTAGTAAGTGTTTTCTTTTCTGTTTTAGCATTCTTACTATAACAGTCATAACTACCTATTTTTTTATTGTCAAGATAAACATCTAGTGTTCCACCTTTAGACATTTTTTTAAGTGTCCAAATTAATGTTTCATCTCCCCACTTACAATCCAATGTATATGAGTAACTATCTCCTATATTTTCTGTTCTCCATGTTCCATCTTTTATAAATTTACCATTCAATTCCATATCTTTAGTTTTTTTATCATTGTAGTTCTTTAATTCCTTATCAGATATTTTTTTACCATATCCTTTAATTGCTGTTTTAACATCCGCAGAGTTCATAGTAAGCTCCATATTAGACGTATTATACTTATATCTAATAACAGTGTCATTTACTGTTCCGTATGATTTTTGGTCATATATTTTTATATTTTTATTATCAGCAAAATAAATATAACCAAATGTTTCAGCTCCAGAAGTTAAATATTCCATACCATTCTTTTCTCCAAGAGAATCAACTTTTTTCTTAACATTATGTTTACCAATAAATTCAAAAGTATATCCTAATTTATTATCTTTTAAACCATTTTCTATATATTCTTTTGCTGTCATTGTTATTACTTTTTCAGTTTCAGATTCAGTATCATCACTAACTTCAACTGTTACATCTTCTTCATTTTCCTTTTCTATATAATGATTTTGCAATTCAAACATTATGTGTTCAGCGGTTATGTCAGCTTGTATACTTGTATTGTCTGATTTTATAGCAACATTTTTAATAACAAAATATTGTCCTGCATATATTATATAATTATCATTAACCAAATAATAATAAACATCTTGGTTTTCATCTGTTTTATAGGCAGTAAAAGAGATAGAACGAGCACCGTTTTCTTCATGTTCATAGTTAAAAGATTCATATAAATAATCAATAAACGGTTCTGATACGTTTTTGTTTTCATCTTCTATAATTAAAATTTCTTCGTGCATTCTTCTACCTCCCTTATCTATAAATAAAGTTAAAATCAAATCTACATTTTGCTGAACCTATTGAAGTTCCATCTATTTCAATATCATTATATCCTTGTTCTAAAGTAATAATACCGTAATCAGTATCTTTTCCAACTCTTTTATTATCTATAATAGAATAAATTCCATTTATAACAAAAGTTCTATTCTTTTTAATACTTCCTTTATAAGTTAAAGAAGTCCCGTTTGTTTTATTTCTAATAGTAAAACCGTTTGGGGCATCTACATTGATATATATTTTTAAATTATGTCTATATAGTGGGTTAATTTCATCGTCTCCACCATTAAAGACTTTAAATCCATTTGAATGGAAAGTATATTTAATCTCCTCATCAGTTACTAATCCACTTTGGAATTGCCAATTATCATCTGATAGACTATAATGTTTTGTACTGTACAAAGATTCTGCATATCCTTTATAGCAATGAAATTTAATTGTGAAATTCATATCTGCTACTGTTATTTTATCATATTCTATTTCAGCTGAATTTACAGCATATTTAAATCTAGGCATATCAGAATGAACTATATAAAAAGGGTCTCTCTCATTTACTAGACTTTTCATTCTTTGAGAGAATAAATTCAAATCTTTAGAATCTGTTCCAGCAAAATAAAATAACAATTCTAAATCAAAAGCACCGTAGGTGTTCCTACTAGGAAGAACACCGTCAATGCCTGTTAATTCTAGTTCTTGTGAATTAGTAACAGGAGATGGGATATTCCATTCCAGAAAATGGAGACCTGGAATGTCTGTTAATAAAATATCACTTTTATTAGGCTTAATTACCTTTACCCATCTATCTCCTGCCATTAATTACATCTCCTTATCTTTTGTGTTTCTTGCCACGATGGTAGCTAGACTGATTATATTTACTACCTAAGTTCTGACTGACACTATTTGTAATAGCCTGTCCGTCAACAACTAATTCCTTATTGTCTACTACATTAACAATAGTTTCTAATAATCTATTGTTTTGTTCTAAGAGTTTTGCTATAATATCTATAGCACCGTTGCCATTATCAACAGAAACGGGGTCATCTTTAATTCCCATGAACGATTTGGCTTGTTCGATTAATTGCATAGAACGATTTTTCTTAGTGAGTGGTAATACCATTTCTGGTCTATTACCTTCTCCAGCTTCATATAAACCATGTTTCTTAATCATGCCACCATTTGCGTATCTTCTAGGTCCACTAGGAGACCAACCGCCACCTGGGTTAAATTGGCTTCTCCAATATTTATTATTGAAGAATGCAAGTAATTGGTCATAACCACTCATAATGTTACCATGACCACGAACAGCATAGTGTCTAAATGTTTGTGGAATAAATTGTAATAGACCTTTCGCTGGATTACCTTGTAATACGTTAATATCTCGTAATCCACTAGATTGTGTTACTCCAGCGTTACCACCAGATTCATGTTGGATAAGGCTAACAATTCGGCTAACATCACTAGAAGAAACGCTTGTGTGCATTTGTTTAGCAGCACGTCTGATATCTCCAGACCAAGCGCTTGCAGATTTGTTTACACCGCCACGTCCACCTTTACTTCCGTTATGTGATTTTAACCACTTAACAGGGTCGATAGAGTGACCAGTCATAGAACCCATTCCGTGCTTGTTCATTTCATAGTGTAAGTGTGGTCCTGTACTTGAACCTGTGTTACCAGATATACCAAGTACATCTCCTGGTTTTACGTGTTGTCCATTCTTAACTGACCATTTACTCATATGACCGAAATATGCGTCATAAGGCTTCGCTTTAACAACGATATGATGACCGAATCCAACATTACCAGTATCTTTAGTTTGAACTTTACCTTCTAATGGTGTTTGAACTTTTTCGTATATATAAGGTAAGTCAATACCAGGATGCGCCCAATTAAACGCATAGCCTGGTGGTGGTCCATTAGGACTATATGGCGTAGTGATATTATCAAGATATTTGATATATTTACCGTCGCCATCGCCTTCCATAGCGTCGTCTAACCAGTCATTGAATAATGATTCTACAGCTTCTTTTAGACGTTTCCACATTGCGTCCCAAAGCATAGAAGGGATTTCCCCTTTAACCATACTAAAGTCAGCACCAAACTCACTCATTACTTTTTGTAAAAGTTTGCCTGGATGTCCAACATAATCCATTAAGTCTCCGGCTTTTTTCTTAGCCCAATCTCCAGCAGCACCTAGTGCTTCTTTAGAAGTGTTAAGCATTTTTTGTGCGCCGTTACTCAATGATGAAACTGTTTTACCAGTTTTCTTACCAATATTTTTGGTTTTGTCTTCTACATATTTCCATGCTTCTTTTGCAGCACCGCCCATGCCGCCTTGACCCATCATTTCTCCGGCGTCTATACCATGACTATGATTATGTTTTCTTTTTTGTTTACGTTTTGCTCTTTTTGCATCTTTTAACATGCTTCTTCTGACAAGGTCTCCCTCATCAGTACCACGAGAAAACTTAGGAATAAGACCTTGTTTACGCATTTTTTGAGTAGTTTTACCATTAATTACTTTATCGCCTTTGTTTAATGGAACTACTACATCTTTTCCTTGTGGTGCAAATAATGAACCGTTTTTACGTTGAATTAATTCTTGATGTCCATTTCTACCAGTACCATTACCAGGTCCTTTGTCATTTACTGTTGCTAAAGTTGGTGTGCTAATAGCGCCATTTCTAACAAAGTTTTGTGTATGTGTAGATTCTGTACCAGTAGATAATGTAGGTATTTTTTTGTCTATACCTAATTTTCCGCCGACCCAGTTAACACCGTTAATCAATCCATTAAGACCTTTTTTAACTCCGCCAACCATGTCGCCGATATGTTTTTTCACAGACGAACCAAAACTTTTAACACCGTCTACCATATTGTTGAAGACGCTCTTGATTCTGTTCCACATACCAGTCATTAAATCAATACTATTTCTTTTAATTGAGCGCCAAATATTGCTCATAATAGATTTGATTCTATTCATTATTTTTGAAATTGTATTTCTCATACTTCCAAAAATAGATTTAACTCTTCCTAGAATAGCACCTGTCCAATAAGTAACTGTTCCTTTAATGCCCTTCCATATTCTTTGCATAATCTTCCAAACAGCGTTCATTACAGAACTTATTCTGTTTTTAATTGCGCCAAATATAGATTTGATTCTGTTCCAGATAGCACCTGTCCAATAAGTTATCGTGCCTTTGATTCCTTTCCAGACACGTTGTACAATTTTCCAAGCACCATTTAATGTTGACCCAATACGATTTTTAATCCAACCAAATACTGATTTGACACGATTCCAAATAGCTCCAGTCCAGTAGGTAAATGTACCTTTCATACCCTTCCAGATTCTTTGAGCTGATTTCCAAGCACCCATTAAAGCGCTTCCTATCTTGCCTTTAATCCAATTGAATACGGTCTTAACTCTAGTCCATATAACGCCAGTCCAATAAGTGAAAGTGCCTTTAATACCTTTCCAAATAATTTGCGTTCTTTTCCAAGCTGCGCCTAGAGAACCGCCAATCTTATTACCAATCCAGCCAAAGACAGTTTTAACTCTAGCCCAAATGACACCAGACCAATATCTTATCGTTCCAGTCATTCCAGACCAAATTCGTTTTACTGTACCCCAAAGAGTGCCAAATGCAGCTCCTACTGTATGGACAGTAGAGTTCCAGCCTTGAACAATTGCAGACACCATTTGAGCGCCTTTTGTTGCGAACCAACCTTTAACTGATTCCCAACCAGCAGCCATTTTTCCAGTAATAGTTCCCCAAAGATTCCCTGTAGTTGTTACCGCAGTAGTCCAACCGGATTTCAAACTATTCCATAATTGAGCTCCTTTTTGACCGAACCATTGACCTAAATTAGCACTTGTCGATTTGATTCCATTCCACAAGTCTCCAGCAGTAGATTTAGCTAAGTCCCATTGACCTTTAAAATTATTATACCACTGTGCTCCTTTTTGACCAAACCATTCGCCTAGTCCAGCGCCAGTATTTTTAATACCAGCCCAAAGGTCTCCTGCGGTCTGCTTAGTTGTTTCCCAACTATCTTTGAAACTATTATACCATTGAGAACCTTTCTGTCCAAACCACTGACCTAAACCTGCTCCAGTGTTTTTAAGACCTTGCCATAAATCTCCAGCTGTTTGTTTGGTTGTTTCCCAATTATCTTTAAAGTTAGTGTACCATTGTTTACCTTTTTCAGCAAACCAACTTCCTAAGTTTGCACCAGTGCCTTTTAGTTTAGACCATAAGTCTCCTAATCTAGTTACGGTTGTGTCCCAGCCTTTTTTAAATGCGTGAGCAAATTCTCCACCTTTATCTGAGAACCAACCACCAATGTTAGAACCAGTGTTTTTAATTCCGTCCCACATACCAGACCAATCGACACTAGATATATCACTTATCATTTCATCCCAGTTTTTCTTCCATGATTTACCCATGTCAGAGAAACTTTTACCGATTCCACCAAAGAAATCTTCGAAAACTTTTTTAGTTTTGTTCCACCATTTTTCTGCGTTACTGTATACTTTTCCGTTAGATAAATCCATTTCTGTTTCTATATCTTCGTTGCTTTTCTTAACGCCGTCTAAAACTTTCTTATGGTTATCGTCAGCTTTTTTATTAGCTTTTCTATATCTATCATCAGCATCTTTTAACATTTTTTCTTTTTCAGTTTTAGATAAGTCTGTCATACTATTAATATGGTCTACTTCTTGGTCGTATCGTTTTTTATTTTCTTTTTTAGCATTATCTCTTGCCTTAATAGCTTCTTTTACTATAGATTGAGCTTCTTTAACATTATATGCTTCTCTGTTCGCTGACATTCTTGAAAGAATACGTTTCTGTTCTTTGTCAGTTGAAGAAAGAGTTCCGACAGCTAACTTACGTTGTTCGTCGTATAGTTGGTTAAGTCTTTTCATTTCCTTGCCGCTTAATTTGCCATCTCTTGCTTGTTTATTAACAAGTTCTTGAATTTCTTTGTTGATTTCCGTTAATTTTTGTTTACTTTTACTGAAACGTTTTTCAGTTCTCTGTAAGATAGCTTGTTCTTGTTTCTCTGAAAGTCCACTATTTTGAGAGAAAACTTTACGTTCTATATCTAATTGACCTTTAGCTCTCTTTTCAAACTCTGACATTAAATCTTTAGTAGTATCTTGTTGTATTTGTAATAATTTATTTTTTTCTTCTGTTGTTATTCTACCGTGATTATTTTTAATCTCAGCTAATATTTTATCAGATTTCTCTGAATAATCAACGAAATTATTTAATGCTTGTTTAGTTCCTTTAGAAACACCTTTACCTAAAACGTTTGAAACATCCGTCGCTTTGTGTGTAGCAGTTCCTAATGTTTTCATTACGTTTTTAAAACTGTTTCCTACAGATTGAACAGCCTTAACTTGTTGTTTAATGTCGCTGTCTTGTGGTAAAGATTTCCACCAAGACTTAATAGCAGAAGTTGCTTTATCTTTAACAATTCCACCAAGCCAACCGAACCAACGTCCAAGAGACTTAATTCCATTAACTGTACTTGATACTATTCCGCCTGCAAAAACTTTAAGAACATAAACAAGTCCGTTGATTCCGTCTCTAAACCATTTTATTTTCTTATAAGCAACTACAAATGCAACACCTACTGCGGCAACTGCGGCTACAATTGCTAGTATCGGCGCTGAAAGAGCTCCTATCACTGCGGCTAAAGCCTCAAATGCAGCTGTAAGTAATCCGCCCATTCCGATAAGTGGACCAATAACTTTTTTCAAACCGCCAAATAATTTACTAGTAAATGATGCTTTTTTACCTGTTGAAGCCATAGCAACTCCTGCACCTTGCATAGATTTACTAGCTGTGTTAGAGTTTCTAGCTACTCGGCTCATTCCTACACTTGACGCTTCTACTGCCTTTTCAGAAGCGACAGTTTCTGCTGCCATTACTTTGCTAGCTTTTCCAGTTCTTCTGAAACTTGCTGCTAAATTTTGTAACATTTGTGTAGTAGTCTTAATAGGGCTAAACATCAATTTTTGTGTAGCTACAAAGAATCTTAATCCTCTGGAACTTGACATTGCCGCCTTTTCTGCTACCAACATTGATTGTCCGACTAATCCCATAGCACCTGTAATAGCTGCTGCTACACCCAATACTGGGACAGCAATAACTGGAATCAGTGCCAATGCTGCGACAAATGCTTTAATTGGTGTAGGCGCTTTAGCCAATGCATCAACTAAAGGAGTTAATACTTTCATAATACCAATTAATGCCGGTGCAAGTGCTGAACCTAAAGAAATACCTAAATCTCTAACATGGTTCATAAAGATTTTCATTTGATTTCCTAAAGTTTTATACTTAGTTTCAGCCTCTTTAGAAAGTGCGTTTCCTTCTTTATATCCTTTATTTGCATTTTCTCTAGCAGTTTGTAATTGTTTATTACCGTTAGCTAAACGCAATACTGTATCGGTTTCACGTAATTCAGTAATACCTAAATCTTTAAGCATTGCTTTAACATTTTTACCTTGCTTGTTTTGGTCAGCTAAGCCTTTCTCAAATTGTTGTACTGCTTGATATGGGTCTTTTTTCCATACTTCAGCAAATTCTTGACCAGACATTCCTGCCACTTTTGCAAATCCTTGCAGTTTCTCCCCACCGTCTTTAACAGCATTGTTCATTTTAGTAAGAACTTTAGACATTGCAGAGCCACCGGATTCAGCGTTAATACCAACTGAAGCCATAGCTGCTGATAGCGCCATAATATCTTTTTGGCTTACTCCAACTACTGTTGCTGTACCTGCAAGACGCTGTGCAAAATTCATAAGAGTAGATTCTTGCGTCGCCATATTGTTCAAATTTGTTATCCTAAAGGCTTTTTATCCTATAGCTCTATATGTTTCCATATAGTTCAGCATACATTTTCAACTACGTCAAAATACGTTTAGTTGGTAACCACTCGTGGTTCTATTTTATTCTTTATTTATAGATAAAGTTTCAAGAACTATGCGTTACGGTGCTATAAATCTTTTAAAATTTATAGTTACCACGATATTAGCTTATTGACAATTTAAAAAGTTTAAAAACTGTATTTTATTATTATCTCCATATCCGTATATAGAATGAAAAGATTTATGACACTCTTCACATAAGGTAACGCCATTATCTACGTCAAATCTTTCGTTAATATTTTTATCCCAAGACATAATGTGATGAGCATTTAATTTTCCTTTTTTAGAGCATTTTCTACATTTATAATTATCTCTAGCGAAGACTTTATTTCTCCATTTTTTTATTTTACCTTTAAACATATCTCTTTTTGCTCTATCTTCTTGTGTTAAATTGGGATTATACTTATAATGGTTTTCTTTAGAACGTCTTTCTAATCCACATTTTGGACAACGTCTGCCTATTAAAAATGTCTCTGGAATCTTTTTAAATACCGTACCACAAGTATTGTGCTTAAAAGATATTTCGTGTCTTTTGCTTATATACGTGTCTAATACTTCGTACTCATTCCCAACTAGTTTTTCTACCTCTTTTAAAAACAAAGAATTGTCTTTAAAATTTTTAGCACAAGCCGGACATCTAGTTCCAGATAAAAAGTTTGTTGGGCTTACGTAATAGTTGTATCCACAAACATTATGTTGTACTAATATTTTAGTTTTTGCATTTTTATATTTTTCTTTAAAAGTATAATCATTTTTTACAAGATTATAAACTTCATTTAAAAATTGTTCATTCGTCTTTTTCATATTTACACCTCCTATTATTAATATAACATAGAAAGTATAAATTGTCAACTTAGCCTTCATCGTTTTTGGTTACTGTGCAATATACATTTCTGTATAAGGGGGCAACAATATTTTACCCAATTGAACAACTGTACTACCTAATTTTTTGAAATCTGAATTAGGTTTACCTGTAGCGTTCGCAAATCTTGCCATACTTGTTGCTGCATCTTCTGCTGTCATATCTGTAGCAACACTCATTTGTGTAGCAACTTTAGTAAAGCCTTTTAGGTTCTTAACACCTAATTGTGCAGCCATTGCCATAGTATTTGCAATTTCTGCTTGTGATTCTGGCATTTGTTTAGCCATACTTCTAATACTATCAGAATAGTCTTTCATCTGTTCTTTACTAGCATTAGTTGTTTTTGCTACATTTGCTTGAGCATCTTCCCATTGTACCGTTGCCTTGATTGCTCCACCAAAAGCTCTAGCAATCGGATAAGCTACACCTGTAGCTGCTGCTGTAAGACCCATTAAACTGTTTCTTACATCAATTAAACCAGCTTTATTTTGTTTCATAAAATTCAAGCTACGATTTAATCCAGCGTTCATATTTTTTTGTGATGCTCTATATGCCAACATTTGTCTGTTGACTGATTTCATTGAAGCAGTTAATCCGACATTTTCTGCTTTTAACTGTTTAACTTTAGCAGCTTGTTCTTTATATTCATTGCTTGTGATACCTAAAGTTGAACGTATTCTACCAAGTATTACTCGTTCTCCTTTTAATACCTCGTTGTTTCTTTGAATCTGAGCTGCCATTAATTTCTTATCGTATCTTAATTTCTTTTCAGCATTTCCTTGAGCAACAGCAATTTTTCTATTTGCTTCAAGAACTGCTTTGTGAGATTTATATTTAGCATTTGCTTGGTCTATAGATGAGTTGACATAAAGCATTTGCTTACGATAGTTTTTCATTTCAGCTTCTAATTGCTTCATGTCTGCTTCTGTACGTCTAATTTGACTTTGTTGCTTTATAAACGCTTGTGTGTTAGGTTTTAAGCTACTTAACTCTTTTTTCAACCCATTTAGTTTTTCTTTATATGTTTCCATTAAAATTTTGGATTGTTTATATTTAGAGTTAAGACGATTCATTTCATCGCCACTAGCTTTATAAAATTTGTCTAATGTTTTTAAGTTGGAACGAATTTGTCTGATAGCTTTATTTACGCCTGTTGTTGATTTCATAAATCCTGCTGTTTGTAAATCAAGCTGTGCGACTAATTTACCAACGACCTTTCCATTAGCTGGCATGTGTTTTTCACTCCTTATAAAAAATATGTATAAATGTGTTGACAATATAAATATGTATGCTATAATAAAGTTAACAAATTAAAGAAAGAGGTTTTAAAATGTTTACTGATTTTTATGTAATTGGTTATAAAAAACTCAATGGAGAATATTTATACTTTGGTGTTGATGATAACGGCAACAAACGTTGGATAACAAATATTATTGATGCTGTATGGTTTAATATCGAACAAGACGCTAAAAGATTCGCTGATAATTCGTCTTTTGTTGTAAAAGACTATGAAATCATTACTGTTGAAGAACCAGAATCCGAACATTGTTAACGTAAAATCTACCTTTTATTGTCTTAAATTATACAAAAAAATAAACAGGGGCAAAGTATCTGTTTGTTAGATACCTTACCCCTCCTATTATTTTTATTTATAGTAATCCGTTTGATTTCAAGAAAGCCTCCAAAGAATTTTCTGGAGAAACGTTATTTTGTTTGTTTTCTTGGTTTTGTTGTCTTTTCTTTTTGTATTCTGCTTTTGCATTTACAATATCGTGCAAGTCTTCGTCAGTCATATCATCAAAATCAGACCAACGAAAACCATAATCTTTTATTAATGTACCAATCATTTCATTATATTGGTAATACGTCTTTGTCCAGGAAAATGTTTCTACTTTCCCTCTTTAGCTTCTTCGACGTCTTCGTCTGAAATACCCATAGCAGACATGATTACTTCTTGTAGTACAGTAGCAACTTCATCAGAAGTTAATCCGTCAAGAATAGTGTCTTCTGTTACTTCGTCATTCTTTTTGAAAATAGAGTTTGCTACTAAATCAATCATCATGTCAAAAGATTCTGCTTCTGATACTACTGGATTACCGTTCTTATCTACTTCTTCTAATTTTGAGTACATCTTCATAGCATCTCGTGTAGTACGAGCCATAATTTTACCTGCTTTGTATTCTTGTACTTTACCTTTCTCGTCTTCTAATTTAATTGTTACTTCTTTAGCCATAAATAATCTTCTCCTTTATTTAAATATGTATAAGCCCCAAATTAAGGGGCTGAAAAATTACTCTGCATCGACTATTGCTGAATCTGTTCTGGCTGATACAGAGACATTCTTAGGGAGTGTCAGTAGTTTCTTCTGAATCTGCTACTGGAGTTTCATCATGTTTTTCACTATCATCTACTAATCGACCAGATGGAGTAGAGTTAGTGTTTTCTGAACCGTCTCCAGCAATATTGTAGAATAATTGTTTTAATGCTTCTCGTTTATCTTCGCCACGAGCAGTTGCATAAGTATTACCATGAGCATCTGCTACGAATTGACCTTCTAATTCGTCTGCTTCTGGTTCAGATAATTCGTCTTCGTTTGTTGCTAAGTTTTGTTCATCTAAACGGAATTTACCTTTTAACAATGCAAAGAAAATAGGTTGTCCGTCAAGTGCTGCTGATTCCATAAGAACTCCAGCGTATGGTGGCTCTGTATTTTCTCCTACTAAATAAATACCGTCTTCGTTTTCTTTACGTCCTAATAAACGTGCAGCTAATACATCTGTAATATCTAAAATAGATAGTGATAGTTCTACTGAACCAGTACCACGTTGTGCAACATAGTATGCAACGTTTGAAGCGTATACTTTAACAGCTTCTGCTGATAAACCAGAGATACTAGCCTCTGTAGTACCACCTTTATTTGCTTTACCTTCTACTACATAAGTGTCTTCAACTTTATCATCTTTATCATAAATAAAGAAAGTCGCACGCTTAAATCCAATTGTTGATGCCATATTATATTTCCTCCTATATATTTTTAATCTGTTTTATTTCTATAATTATACTGTCGTGTGACAGTTATTACTCCTTCTAAATCTGGGTCATACCCATCATATCCCGTTGAATAATAAAAACCATGTTGTCTTAATTGTTTGTCTGTTTTTATAATCATTCCTTCTATATCTCTTTCATCTTCATCATCAAAGAAGAATTGAATTTGATAACGCTCTCTAGTGAAATTAATATCGTTACTAGAATGTGTTGTTGCTGTCGAAGTTATATGATTAATACGAACAAACGGTAATGTTTTTAATCTATCAACATCTTCTGGAATATTATATAGGTAGACATGTTTTGATGGTATAATATCTTTTACTTGTTCAGCTACAAGTCTTTTTAATTTTACTGATAATTGAACACTAATCATTTCATAAACAACTCTCTTCTTAATATATTTTCTATAGTTGTATATGAGTTACCTAGTTTAGCATCTACCACTTTATTAAAAAAGAATGTTGGTTGTATATATATAGTACCATCGTTAATAAAATGAGCACGCCAACCAGTAGCTTTACCATATCCCACAATATATCTTTCGTCTTGTAGTTTTTGATATTTTACGTCATCTTTCATATGAACAGTAGAATACCATTTACCACCATATTTATTTGACGAACGTGGTGGTCCTACGGGTGTCACAGCTTCTACTTCTTCGGCAAACTGTTTAGCACCTTCTCTTAACGCTTTATTTCTAACTTTAGGTACATTTCGTGCCAATCTCGCTAACTCATCAGAAATACCAGAATCTTTGATTGTTATTATTGTTCCATCTTTAGCCATTAATGTTTTTCCTTTAGAACAATCATGTCGTGCATTTCTGTTTCATAATCTGGTACAACACTTACTATATCGAACATTTGACCTTTTACTTTTACAGTCCAATCGTTTTTTATCTCTTTTCTTTGCTGTCTTCTAACGATAAGAGTTTGTCTATTTATATGTTCAGTTCCTATAGCAGCTTGAACTTCACTTATTCTAGCTTGTCTAATAGTACACCAACAAGAAAATTCTTCTTTTTCTACAGTTTTGGTGTTACCTCTTATAGTTTCAACTTCTTGCATAGAATAAAAAGTACAACGTTGATTTAATTTTCCAGCATCATTTAACAAAGGCATTATCTATTTCCCCCTTTGATTATAATCAACTTCATTTACAGGTTTATAAAATCCTGTATTAGGAACATTAGTATTGTCTTCTCCAGTTAATGCTGTATAAGTATCAACTTGTTGTGCTCTATAGAATCTGTTAGCTGATTTGTCATAAAAGATATTTGATAAATCTCCAAGACCACTTTCTTGCATTCCATCAATAAATGCAAAGTTCCAATATCTGTGTGGGTCTAGCAATCCTGCAAATACATATTCCATTTCTTTAACGTTTGAACGTGGAGACATTATAGTTCTAGTGTCATACCACTGTGATATAACGTTAAGTCTTGCAATATCTATTTCAGCTGGATAACTACCATCTTCGTTGAAATCGCTAAGAGACCTATTCATATAGGTTTCTACAAAAGAACGTGAAGCAGTTATACACATTTGTATAAATTTATCTTCTTGTTCTTCGTCATAATCAACACGGAGATAATTTTTCACATAGTTTAATTCTAGTGAATCGGTCATGGTCTATCCCCCTCTAATCTTATAAATCTTTCCCAATCTTTATCGTATCTTTCTATATCTTTAAATAAATCTTTGTTATAATATGGGTTTAAAATATCTGCCTTACCTTCTCTGTAAAGTTCGTAAGCCATATCAAATTGCAGGTCTATTTCTTGACCTACTCTCCTAGCTGTGTTATAATCAGATAAGTAAGTATCTTGGAAGAATAAAACTCTTAACATTTTTACCTTCTCCCTTCAAATATGTATATGACGAGAAAGTAAAACCTTCTCGTCGTCTATACTACAATTACTTAGTATTTGCAAGTGTAATAGCTTCTGGGTTAATAACGTTACCGTCCATATAACCGTCGAATGCTAGTAATTGTGTACCATTTAATGTTTGTTGTGTATCTCCGTTAACATGTTTAAGAGAGAATCCTTGTTTAACCATGATACCATAAGCAGCACCAATGTTACCAAAGATGATTCCATCTTTTTTATCTAAAACATCAGATACGTATACAGGGAAACCTAAAATAGTAGAACCAATAACACCATTGACTGTACCATTTTGTAATAAGAAATCTCCTGTACCGTCTTTCAATTTACGGATTCCGTTAAATACTTCACGTGACATGTAGAAAGCTGCGCCGTCTAAGTAAGCTGGATTTAATGAACCAGTAATGTCAGCTAATTCTTCTACAGTAACATTCGCAGAAATTTTTACTTTGTTTAAATCTTCTGAATCAGTTACTTCGTTAGATAAAATACCTACGAATCCTCTTTCTTGACCTAAACCTTTAAAGATTGATTTTTCAACTGCACGAGCTGTACGACGTGCTAAAAGGTCAGCTGAATAACTTAATAAATCCATTGCAGAATCGTTTAACAATTGTTGAGTTAAAGTAACTGCTGCACCAACACGTTTTTGAGTTAAAGTAACATGTTTGAATTTTAATGCGATACTTGGAATTTCTTCGTTTTCTCCAACGAAACCTGCTTGGTCGTCAGTATTTTCTTTAGCGATTTTCAAAGTACCATTAACTGATGGGTATTTACGAGCTTGTTCGAATACTGGAGACGCTTCTTCCATTTTACGTAAGATTTCATCAGCGATTTGTTCTGGGATTAAAACATCGCCATCATTTGTTGTGTTTACATATTGAGCACGTTCCTCTAAACCTTTTCTATCGTTACGAATGAATGAGTTTAAAGCGGAACGTTGTTCTACTAATTTATTGTCTGCCATTTCTCTTTCCTCCACTTTTTGTCCTTTTGTATTTTTTAATTCATTAATTTGTGAATCAATTGTTCTTACTTCATTTACTAGTTTTTCAAATTCTTCTGATTCTTTGCTTGTTAAATTGCGTGATTCCTTACCAGTGCCATTTTCATTCACTTTGTAAGTAATTTCGTCCATTTTGTCTAACAAGCTGTTACGTTGTTCTCTAAGCTCTTTTAATTCCATTATTACTTACCTCCACGTAATTCTTCAATTCGTCTTTGTGCTTCTGCGAACGAAATAGAACGTCCTTCGCCTTGACTTGTTGAAGTGCTGTCAGATTGTGTTTTATCATCTTGTTTTTCAGATGTAGAAGATGAAGATGTGTCGTCCTGTGAACCTGTTTGACTAGAAGAAGTGTCTTTATCTTCTTGAACACGTCCTTGTTTTCCATCTTCTCCGTTTTGTTCTCCAGGAATATCTTCTGGCAATGAACCATCATAATAAGCTGTTTTACCAGATTGTGATTCTGGTTCGTTTTCTACTGTACCATCATCTTTACCAGCTGGAACTTTTTTGTCATGGTTATATGAACCTTTGCCGTCGATTTCTTTATCTCCAGCATATTTACCATTTTCTTCATCTGCTTTAATTCTTTTATGGTCTGAATCTGATTCTGCTTGCGCAGATGTTTGTTGACCTGCTGCATAATTATCTTTTTGTACATTAACAGTTTTACCGTCTTTATCTGTACCTAATGTTCCACGTAATTCTCTTACTTCATTAGTAAGTTCGGAAATTGCTGTAAGCAATTGGTCTGCTGTACGTTGTTCCATTACATTTTCCTCCTCAATGTCTTCTGGGACTATATCTTCGTCAGAAGTGTCAAGTCCACGATTTGAGATACTTGATTGAGCATAAGCTGGATTTCTAACAGCTGATACTTCAAATAATTCTAAATCATTAATCGTTCTCTCGAAAAGGTTCTCTCCAACTGAACGCCACTCATCATTGATAGATTGGAACCCGAATGACATGTTAGTAATTAGTCCAGAACTAATCATTTCATACCAATCTCGACCAGCAGAAGTATTAATAACTCTTGCTTCCATATAAAGACCTTTATCGTCTTCTTTTAAGTCTAAAGTTCCGTTCTTAGTAGAAGCTAAAACAACTGAGCTATCATGTTCTGCTAAGAAATCAATATCTCTATCTGATTTTGAAATGGCACGTTGGAATGCACCTTTTGAAATTTTTTCTTTAAAGCGTTTTGCCAGTCCTAGCTCTTGACTAAATTGTTCTGTTTGGTTTACATAACCAGCAACAATCATGTCTCCTTCGCTAGTCATTTTGGCATCGTGCATTCTAAATTCCACTTTAGCCATTTATCTAACCTCTCTTATATAAAAGTTATTTGTCTTCTTTTATATCCTTATCCTTGTTAGATTTTTTATCTTTGTCTTCTTTATCTTCATTCATCTCATCATCAGTCTTTTCTTCGTTGTCATCTTTATCAGTATTCTCTTTTTCTTGTTCTTTTTGTTTATCTTTTAAATCATTACTAGCTTGTTCAGAATCTTTATTCATAGCTTTTGCTACACTTTCTGGGTCATTAGGGTCAATAATAGCACCCATATTTGGAATAGTCATTTTACTGTCTTCTTTATTGTAGAAAATGTTTCCTAGACCCCACATCATGTAGTCATCAGTTATTTGTTTAAGGTTATGTCTAGCTCTTGCTTCATTCACAGAGATTAATCCGCCCTTCATTGCTTGAATAGTAGTAGCAAATTTCTCTGCTTCTGTAGTTGCCAATATTGAATCTCTGTCAACTTGGAAACTGTAACCTTTGTCTTTTTCAGATTCTAATAGTAAAGATTTATTTAATGCACTTTCAAGAGCTGTAATAATTGGGTCTAATGTATACTGTAAGAAATGCAAGTTGTTTTGTTCATTAGAATTATATTTATTTGCATCTGCATTAAGCATTGACTCTGGAATACCAAAAACTCTTGCAATATCTGATAATACAGCTTCTTTACTTGTACTTAAATCTAATTCATTAGGGTTGAGAGATACCGGTTTGTAATCCATACCATCTTCTAAAATAACCGTTTTACCAGCATTTTTTCCACCTTTATAGATAGTCTCCCAACTTTGTTTAATTCTTGCCATTGCTTTATCTGTAACCCTAGATGGAGTAGTTAAAACAGCCAAAGGCAATGCACCATTCTCCAATATAGAAGAACTATATTGTTGTTGGTTTAATGCAAGTTGTAATAACTCTGAATTAAGGTCTAATATACCCTTCGAATCTAATCCATTCTCAGAATTTTTTAACACAATCATTAATTCATCGGGCAATAAAGTTATTTTTTGAGCATCTGCTCCTAAAACTTCAAATTGACCTTTAACTGCAAAAGGTATGTTTTCATCTACGTATTTTTCAACAAAAACGTTTTTAGCTGGTATATGATGCAATCCCATTAACTCATTTCTGTTCCATTCTGGATATATATATGAGTTTCCATGAAAAAGATAATCTAATATAATGCGTTTCTTTAATGTAATAGCAGTTAATGTTGTATTAGGTTCTTTATTCAATAAAAAAACTCTTTTATCATCGTCTAATGATACATATTCTCCTTTAGAGCCTTTTTTATACAACCTTATTGGTAATCTAGCAATAGTGGATGTTATTAAATCAGTTGCTGCTGCTACAGAGGATATTGAAAGTGCTTCTTCTTCTGTAAAATTTGAGGAACCACCAGAGGAAGTACCAACAATAGCTGAATTTACATTACCATACATATTATTTAATTGTTGTTTGTTTTGATTATTTTGATTATTTGAAAATTGCTTCATTAAATCATCAATCAATCCCATTTACGTACCTCCTTTACAAAATAAATAATCCTCTATCTTCAAAACTACTTGTCAATAATCCGTCATCTATGTCTTGTTTCCATAGATACATTGCATCTGCTGTGGCATAAACACCGTCAATTTTACCAGCACTTTTCTTTTTATTGACATATATATTCATTGTAGTATCGTATGTTATTCGTGCGTTTTTATAGTTATTTTCTAAAAGTTCATTTTCTTGGTAAAGGAAATTGCCATCTATAATATAATCTCTCATCATTTTAAATGTTGGACCAAGTGACGAACTATTTTGTCTTACTTCTATACACTCGTAATCTCCTTCATCTATAAATCTGTTTACAGATGATATTGCATTACGTCTATCATATCCGATACCTTTTACTATAACATTATATTTCTTTTCTATTCCTAATACGTAATCTTCAACAAAACGTTGACTTATTACTCTATCTCCACATAAAAAAGCCCAACCTTTATCACGCATTAAGAAATAATTAATACGTTCTCTTTTTGATTTTTCTGTTGCTTTCTCTTGTGGAATAAATGACCAACATTTTGTATAAAATTTATCTTCATCATTATCATAATAAACCATTGAAACAGCAGTATTATCGACAGTTTCTGCTAAGTCGATACCTAAATAAACTTCTCTACCGTCCCAATCAAAATCTTCTTCTGCTATTTTACCTTGTCTTAAATCGTCTATAGTAACAAATGATTCTTCAATATCTCCGTCAATAAATATGTTTAAATGTTTAGTTAAAAAGTTAGATTTAGCATCAGACATCTCTAATGCTTTATTTCTTTTCTTAACTAAATAATCATAGTTAGCAGGTACAGTGTAACATAAAGGATTAGATTCGTATAATGTTTTATCTGACATCCAATCTCTTACGTCATCTGGTTTGAACAACATAGCAAAATAGCTATCATCATCAATCAAACCATCTAATACTTTTTCTGCATACTCTACCTCTTGCACCATTGGATTATCTGTGCTATCATAAGCAGTAGAAATAAGAATACCTGTTCTATTAATCATATTCATTTGAGATGATTCCATTGCTTCAATTGGGTATCTATTTTTAAGTGCCCCAACTTCATCAGCAACGAACACGTTGGCTTTCCTCATTTTGTTATCGTGATAGTTTTTTATCAATCACTTCTATATGTCGCCATATAGTTCAGCATATATTTTCAGTATATTACTGTCGGACCCTCGTGGGAATATTATATTCTATGCTAATAAAAAAGCATAGGTTCAATTCCTATGCGTTACAATACCATAATATTTTTATTTATTATGGTTATCTCGGTATTTTCTTTTACAATCAGCACTGCAATATGTAGTTCTAGCATATTTAGTGTTAAATTCTTTATTACAATTTTTACAAACTTTTTTATATACTTTATTTTTTAGAGATTCTCTTATTCTATCCTTCGTTCTTTCTGAATGCTTTGTTCCATATCTATGACTTAATTTTCCTTTTTTGCCATACATTGAGTTATTTTTTCCACTATTAGCTTTACTTAATTTTTCTCTAACTTCAGGTCTTTTAGATGGATTATTGTCTCCGGACATTTTACTACCATTTCCGTAGTTAGGATTATTTTTTCCTTTTGCTCTCCTTTTACAATCAAGAATAAAGGAATTATAATCAATTTCTGGTAATAAACCAATTATATTACCACCATCTCCACCAGAAGCAATATTGTAACCTTTACCTAATTTATAATTAGATTCTAAATGTTTTATATAATATTTCTCTTTTAAATTAAGTTCTTCTAGTGTTTCACATTCTTCTATTATCTCTACACTAAAATTCTCTATGCCATACTTATCAATAGCTCTATTTATAAGTTTTCCACTTCCATAATAATCCTTAATAAAAGAGCTGCTGTGCTTTTTGCCTATATATATTTTCCCGTTTATATTATTAGTTGTTTTATAAATATACCCAAACATATTATTAACCTCCTAATAATATAATAACATACAATATAGACATTGTCAAAGTTTTCCACCGATTTTGCCCGATTTAACGACGGCAGGGAATTGAGTTACCGTCCATCCTATTATCAGATGTAGCCAATGCAATCATTTTACTATTGTTTAAAAGACAGGTTACTTCTGATTTGATAACTTTAAACTTATCAGAAATTGCTGGACTTGCTTCAATCATTTTACCTATTTCTTTTTTTACAATTGAAGAAAGTTCTCTGTCTGGTGCTACTGAATAGAACTCTGAATTTTTAGGTTCTAGTAGCAACAATAATATGAAAATCAAAGCTACTAAGAAACTCTTTCCAGATTTACGAGCAATTAGTAATGTTGATTTTTCATAACGTCTTTTTTCTGGGTTGTTTTTATATTTCCAACATAAAGCGTTGACTAAGAAATACCATTGGAAAGGTGCTAATGATTCATTAACACTTTTACCAATTTTCATTCCGTCAGCCATGTTGAGTAACTTTGTTAAATCATCTATTAGTTTTAATGTTTTTAATTCTAAAAAGTATGGACTATCTTCGTTTTCTAATTCATCTAAAAAACGTTGACATTCTTTTTTGATATACTTTCCAGAAATAATTTCATTATTAACTACTGATAAAGCATATTGATAAGATGGATGTTCAATTATATAATTATCAATCATAATCTACCATCTCCTTATATGTATAAAGGGCTCAAACCATTCAAAACTACCCTTTGTTCTTTCATTACTATTTTTCTATAGCAACAAAGCACTCAATAAGCCACATTGAGAATCTAGTTTTTAACCTATCTCTCCATTCACTTAAATAGCTAGTTTAAGTTACTATCTCACAGTCTCAGAGTTAGGATAGGTGGACATGAAATCCACATTTTATTATGTATATGTAACCATCTAAAAAAGTTATCATTTTATGCTGTGAAACAGTGGCTACTCTAAAAAGACAGTATCAGAATGGCTGGATTTGAACCAACAACCACCGCATCCCAAATACGGTATTCTACCAAATTGAACTACATTCTGTTAATCATCAAGAGGGCAAAGCCCTCTCGGAGAAATTATTATGAATGAATATGAATAAGGAAATCGAGGTTTTACCCTCTTAAAAATACTCTTACCTATACGGTCGCCATTTTGTCTTATTGACTTTTAGACGCAAAGATAATCACGTTAATTATCCCAATATAAATAAAAGTAATTTTAACAAAGTAAAAGGGACATTCTCAAATGAGTTGTCCCATAAGGTCATTCTTATAGATAAATCGTATTATTTTCTTCAATACCTTCATCAGTGAAAGTTAAATATTTTTGACTAGGTTTTCCACCTAATCTCATTTGTATTGCGTAATCATCGCTACCACATAAAGAACCATTAGTAATACATGTTGTCTTACCATAATCCATAATTGATTCTCTATGAAAATGTCCACCTATAACAAAATCTGGAACATATCCTAATAGTTGTGGTAATTTAGCAACAATACTTACTCCTTTATCATAATCTCCGTGTACTAGAACGCCCTTTCGTCCTTTTATTGTAGTTTCAATAAGACCGTCCTCAGAATCAAAAGACGTATAGTTTAATTGAGAACTAAACGCTGTATCTAATATAGTTAAAATAAGTTTTTCAAAGTTCTCTTCTATCCCTGCTACGTCTTGCTTATTAGGAGATACACGACCATGATTTCCTATAACATTATAATACTTAACATCAATACCTAATTTCAAGAAATCCCCAATAAAGTCTTTTAAGTATTCAGAAGCTCTTATAACTTGCTGAATAACATCTTCTTCACTTTGGATTCTAGTTGATACGTGTATAGTACCATGAATTAAATCGCCTAAGTTAGCTATATGCAATCTCTGTATGTCGTCTTTAATTACTTTTTCATATGTTTTCTGCTTTAACTTAGTGATTCTGTATCGTGCTACATCTTCATTAAATCTATTAAATTGGCTATCTATATTCATTCCTAAATGCCAATCAGAAATAGCTACCATAGCTTCACTATCATTAGTTTTATCTTTGTTTTCTATAGGTAATTCAAATGGTTCTAATGTTTCTGTTGCAGATTCAACATAATCTACTAAATGTTCTAAACGAGCCATTTGTCTAAGAGTATTACGCATTTCACGTTTTTGGTCTCTCATTTTTATTTTTTCTTTTTCAAGCTCTAATTTCTCTGATTGGATTTCTTCTAATTGTTCTGTATTAATTCCTGTAGGGTTTTCTTCTTGTAAATAGCTAGATACTTTAAGATAACCTTCCATTTCTCTACGCCATTTTGCTTCGTTCCAATCTTCTCCTGTTACTTCATTCATAAGCTGACCACATTCTTTGAATGTTAGTCCATAAGATTGTCTGTTTTTATATAATCTTATCCAATATGATGTTACACTTTCCTCGTTGCGTTTTAAATATTCATTCATTCCATATTCCTCCTTAAAATATGTATCAAAGGACAATTTGAAAAACGTTCCCATGTTTTTTAATAATAATTTGCTGTATGTCCTTTTTAAATACAATCAAGTCTCAACATAATATTATATCTTTTAAAATGTTTAATAAAGTTTGCTGTAAGAGACTTTTATAAAAATAAACAAGACACATAATCATTTTTAATTAGCGTAAAATATGAATTAACAGGATTGCTGTAAGTGTCTTTAATATGTATCAACGGAAATTAATCCGTTGTTTGATATAAGCCCTCTATCGCTTTATATCTATCTGATTCTAAAATTTCTAATAATGCTTTAAGTGGTGTATATTTTTCTAAATCATCTAGGTCTAGATTACAAATACTGTTAAATATGTTTTGACTAAAACCAGATACTAAAATTGTATTTTTAGTTGTTTTAACTACAGGTTTAGTGTTACCATATCCTACATTCCAAAATACTATAAACGGTAATTTATATCCATGTTGTTTAAACTTATGTTTCATTTTTTCAAAGAATGTGTCATCTGGTTTTGGTACATCTGATGCGAAAAAACCACCAGTTGTAGCTTCGTCAAATTGCATATCTGAAATAATAAGTAATGATTTTGGTAACTCTTCTTGTGTTAAATCATTGTTAATTGCTGTTTTTAATATTAAATCAAATGTTTTTTCTAAATCTGTATTCATACCCCAATTAGAAGATTCAACACTAGATACTTTATCACGAATAGTATTACCTTTAATTTTTTTCAATTCTGGTTCATTAGAGAATGTGATAAAATGGTCTTTAAATTGACCTTTGTTATGTTCTGATAAAAATATTCCTAAAGAAACTGCTACGTCCATTGGTAGTCCATACATAGAACCAGAAACGTCAACTACAGGTAGAATCTCTAATCCGTTGTTAGTTGGCGCAGGAATATTATTCCATAGAGTATTTAATGAAGAACTATTACTATAACGCACTTTGTCTACAATTTGATAAGGAGCGAGAGTTCCGCTATTTATTTTTTCTTCTCCAGAATCTACTTTTTCTAAATAATCTGTGTAACGCTCTTTGTCATTTCTAATAAAAGTGTCTCTATATTTCAAATTAGCTTGTGACGGAACACGAGAATAGTCAATATCTTCATAACGTTTTTCAGTTAACTTAGTTTCTACAATGTCTAGTTTCTTTCTGATTCGTGTGTTTCTTTTACGATATTCTTTAGGTGTAATATCTACATACTTCATAAATTCTCTATATGCAAATTTCATGTCTTCATCTTTAGTAGTTTCTGTTGGCATATATTTAGCTAATAAACTAACTTGTTCATTGGTATCATCTGAATCTAAGATATTATTTAAATGTTGTGCTAATACTCTCTTTTTATCCTTGTTTCTAACTGGTGCTAACAATAAAAGAACCACATCTTTGTAACTTCCGTACTCTGATATTAAAGTAACTAAAAACGGAATTTTATTTATATTAATATTGTCAAATATATCAACAAAACCTAAACGACCTAAACGTTTGTCTCCCCCGCCTTGACGAACGTCTCTTGCATATGCGATTAATTTAGAATATAATAAAAAATCTTCATCTCTTGCTTTAATTATTAAGTCTGTTAAATCATCTATATTTAAAAATCTACTATTTCCAATTTCAGTTGATAAATCTAAAATACCGCTTAAAGTAGATTTATAACCATTTTCTCCGTTTGTTGTAACTGTTTTATTATCTTCATTAATTAAATTATCTAAAAAGGTCATGGGAACGACTTCCTTTCAAGTTTTAATATGTATATGGACACCTCTAAACCTAATTGACTTAGTGTCCGTAGTCTTTTACAATCAAATGACGGTCTTATATTATTTTTGATTAAGAACTTTTAATAATGGGTCTTCTTCTTTTTCTTGCTTTTCTATATTAGCTGCTGCTAAACTACTTCTTGATGACGGTGTCATACCTAATTGAACAGCCAGTTGTTTAAATTGATTAAGTGCTTTATCTCTAATATCGACAGAAGGGTTTTTCTTTTTAACATCTCTACCATTTCTGTCTGGTTCATAATACCACAATCCGTCTGATTGAATATCATCATCACATTGTCTTATAATCGCTAACGTTTCTGAAATCTGAACGACCACTGGAATATCAAGATTACTTAAAACACCACTTACTTCCATTTCATTAACTATGAAAGAGTAGTATTCTTTAGCTAGGTCTGATAGGTACTCCGGAATGTCAGATACTTTTTCAGACTTGCCTTTTAGTTCATCTTCTGATTTTTTCATTTGTTCAACTTGCGATTTATTATATCTATGATTCTTGCTTGGGTCTACAAGTTGAGCTGGTGCTTTTGGTCTACCTCTTGACATTACCTTTTCCCTCCTTATTTATAATCTTGGTTCGTCAATATCTTCATTAAACTTTTGTACTTCCCAATCTAAACTACCTTTCGTTCCTAATGCAAGGTTACATGTTTTACAAACTGTTATTAAGTTGTTTGGGTCATACATTAACTCTGGATATTCAGAACGTGGTTTGATATGGTGTACTTGTAAATCTTTTGTTTCTATAACATTAAGACTTACCCAACATCTGTTACACATTCCACCGTCTCTTTTAATAATTCTCTCTCTTAAAGTTTTCCAACGCTTACTGTTTAATTGTTTTTTACGTTCTTTGTTTTGTTCATAATATTGTTTACTATATTCATTTGAATTATTTACTTGACAAATACATTGTTTGTTTGCATCGTATCTTCTGCCACAATGTGAACAAACTTTATATCTCATGAATAACATCTCCATATTCATCAAGAACACAACCACAATAAACACATTCGTATTCGTCTGTGTCTATATGTTTAGTTTGCCCGTTACAATTAGAGCATTTTGGATTGCTTGTCATTTTTACACCTTCCTATTTAAGAAAGATGACAATTTCCTTTTTATATGTATAAAACCCTTTACATTATATATGTAACAATAACGTGCATTTTCGGGTGTTGTTTACTAATCTTTTACATAAATAAGAATAATAATGTCACAAATTTGTCATAAAGTAATTAACACAAACGCTATTCTATATGTTATAATATATAAAGAAAGAAAAAATATAATATTTTTAAATAAATTTTAAAAAAACGCTTGACAAATATATCAGGTGTATGTTATAATATATATAGAAAATAAATAGTTTAAGTTTTGTTAGTTGTCCTATGTTTGTATAAACGGACAGGTGGTCGTCTCGCCGATAATAGATGATGATTAGAAAGTAGACCAGCATAGCATTGCGTATATTGTTACGTTAGACTTATTTCGTTTTGAGTATCTAGCTATGTTCTAGTGTGGTTAAACCAGTCCGCACAATAAATACTTAAAGGTTGGGTGTTATTGTAACTTCCCGTAAGAACAGTTGCTTTAACTTGGAGAATTTAGGCGTGCTTTTCAGTACGTATCGTCTCAATGTAATTACCATTAGGCTTTCAAGTATGGTATCTTTTTGAAAAAAGTTTTTGAGAACAGAGAGTATATTAGGGATAAGTATATACTTTTTTAACTATTGTTTATTGGGTGTTTGTTATTAAGTGTTTAAAAAAAATAATAATTAAAAAATACTGTGACAAACAATTACGTAGTAATTTTTGGCACACAGGAGCTAACTTGTTAGCGACTAAACACTTCATCGAGATACTTACAATATATATAACAATCTGTAATGTTAGTTCGCTTAGCTCCCTAACAAACACATTGTAAATATATATTGAGTACATTTTTTCATTCTGAAAAAAATATACAATAGTTTTTTATTATGTATGAATAAGGAGAAACAATATGTATAAAAAGAATTTTAATAATAATAGTATAAAAGTAGATGTTAGTTTTTATGAGTTTAAAGTAGGAAACAAAATATTATACTGTATTAAATTAGATGATATATTAGAGCAATTGAATTTAAGAAAAGATAAAATAGTTCCTATTGTAAAATCTATAAAAAAAGGAGAAAAAAATATAGTAATATTAAAAAACAATAAATATTATTTATCCCAAACAGGATATGAATTGTTATTGAAAAATCTTAAAGGTAGAAATAGGAAACATAGAAAATCTAGTTTAATATTAGGAAAATATAGAAATAAAAATAATAAAAACAAAGATATAGCTTATGTTCCAAAAGATAAAGGAATCAAACACGATAATACAGAGTTAGGTAATATTCCTTATTCTGTTCTTTATGGACAAATATATTATAGTCATAAAGTAATTGCTGATATTTTAGATACTAACGAAAAATATATTTTTGAAATATGCGAAGATTTAAAAAATGATTCAAATCATATTATTCAAAAAGAAAACGAAACTTATATTATAAAAGACATTGGTTTTTGTAAAATTATGAATGAATTAAATTTAGATTATACAAAGTTACTTTTAGATTTATATTCAATGAGATACTGGAGTTATAAAAAATTTAAGAAAGTAAAATTTAAAAATAAAAAAAGAAAAATTTCTAGTTTTTCTAACTCTCATGGTTGACACTTTGAGAGTTTTAGTTTATAATAAGAGTATAACAAATAAGGAGTGAATTAAAAATGACAAAATACATAATTACAGACCATGCAATGGAGAGATATGCAGAACGTATCAACTATAATCAAAAGAAAACAAGAGACGCTATAATGAAAGATTTAAAAGCGCTCAAAAACAAAAGAATTATTAATATTGGAGACAAAAAACATATATTTTATAAAAATTATAGAGAATTTATCTTACAAAAGAAAGGTAATACAGAAATTTTAGTAACAGTAATTAAACATAAACGTTCAACTAAACAACAAGCCATTGAGAAAAGAGAACAAGAAAGACAAGAATATTTAGATATTATTAATGAATTTAAGGTTGACAAAGATAAATAATATGTTATAATTAATATATAAACAAAAAGGAGTGTTTAATAATGATATTACTATTCCTGTTAGGAGTAACTATAGGTTTAATATATATGTCATACATTTTAGTTATTGGATTATTAGGACTTGGAGCTAAGAAGTTAGCACCTAAAAGAAAAAATTCTGTTGAATATTTAGATGAACAGATTGGAAAAGATAAAAGAACTGAATTACTTGAAGAATTAGTTGAAAAAGATTGTAATTGTAGTTTTGAATATGATATAAAAAGAAAATATTTTGACATTAATGTTGTTAATAAGAAAAACGAAGAAAAAACATATGATATTCTTATTAAACATGGTGTCAAAAACTTTAGAATAATGTAAAAAGGAGAGATTAATATGTTTATAATTGGATTAGTTTTTATTATATGTTCATTTATAATTATCGGACAATTTATAATAATACCTATACTAATTTTCTTAGGAATAGTACATAGTGGTAAACAAGAACTGCAACAAGAAGTAGCAAATAATAAATTTTCTAAAGAAAATGGTAAAAGAAGTTTAGAATTATTAAAATCAGAACTTAATAGAGTAGCTGGTTCTAATACAATACTTTACAAAAGAGGTAAATATGTGGTAATATTAAAGAATCCAACAGATAATAATATAAAAGCAGCAAGAAAACAGTTTAAAATGCGTGGAATTACTAATTATAAGGTAAAATAAGTAAGAAAATAAGGAGAAATTAGGAAAATGTATGAAGAATTGAATTTTTTATTAAAAGTAAGTGACTTAAATAAAGTTAATAATGTTATGGAAATCGAGACATTTTACGATAAAATAGACGGAAAAAACATGCAAATCGAGACTATTAGAATGGTTGAAAGTGGCTCATTTGGGGTATTTATTAGTAAAATTGACGGTATTTTTACAGAAGACGAGCTATATGTAGCTGAAAGATTTCTAAAAGAGCATAAAAGAGACATAGAAATAATGGGAAATGATAAAATTGGTGTGATTTTCGATAAAGAATGTGACTTGAGACCATTTAATATCATGGATAGAATGTTTAATTATACAAAAACTTATAAAACACAATCCTATGCAAGAATGATTGGCTTAGGTGTAATGAACGGGATTAAAGAATACCATTCTAGCGTTCCAGATAAGATTAAAATATATAAAGATATTTACGGAAATGATTATAGTTTAGCATAATAGGAGTGATAATTTGGATATCAAGGATAGTTTATATATATTTCAAGGAGTTTGTACTAATGTAGTTGACGGAGATACAATAGACGTAATATTAGATTTAGGATTTAAGACATCTGCTGAACGTAGACTGAGACTTCTTGACGTAGACACACCAGAAAGAGGTCAAGATAACTTTAGAGAAGCTACAAACTTTACTAAGTTATGTGTTGAAGGTCAAAAAATATATATTCAGACATATAAAGATGATGTTTTTGGTAGATATTTAGCAAAAGTCTATTATAATTCTGATAATGAAGTACGTTGTTTAAATGACGATTTAAAGACGGAAGGTTTATTAAAACCAGATTCAAAATGGAACAAAAAATAACAAATTAGAAAGAGTGAGTTGTTAGCATGACAGAATATTCTAAAGTTTATCTTAGAAAAAATCATCAAAAAAGAGGTATTAAATTAGGAGAAGTTGTAAAAGGTTCAAGTTGGTCAGAAATGGCTAAACAATTACCAGAACTAAAACAATTACCTTTATCTCCTTATTTAAGAATTTGGGAAGTTAACAATGAAACACATATAGATTATGGTTCTCACGATTCTATTATTGTTGTTAAAGGGGTCGTGACTATTAAATGACCCAATACTTAATTAGGGAATTTACAGATAATATAGGACATATTCATAAAAATATAGAAAAATCAAGAGAAAATGAAAAGTTATATATAGTAAATGCTGATAACAAAGAACAAGCATTAAAAATTTATAAAAATAAAGGAGAAAAATAGTATATGAACTTAGAAGAAACAAAAAAAGCAATGAAAAGAAAAGGTAGAGTTTTCCAAGTTATTGGATTAACTAAAACAAATCAGCAAAAATTCTTTGTATTTGATACAGAAAAATCAGCTAAAGCATTTGTTGAAAAACAAAATTTCTTAGCAATGCATCAAATTATCCCTATTGATGTAAATAGTTTTAAATAAGGAGTTCTTGTATGAAACTGGAACTAGAAAATGTTCTTAAATTTGATTTTTACAATGAAAAAATGGCACTTTATACAGATGTTGTTAAAGAGATTATGGTTCATTTAGTTAATTTTAAAGGATTGGAGATTATAGACGAAGAAGAATATAATAATAAAATGAAATTATTTAGTAATAAATTCACTGAACTTATAACATTAAGCAAAAATATTAACTATAAATATAGTAACATGATGAATCAGATTTTCGATTTAGAATTTGATAGTGATTTACCTAATCGTACTATTGAAAATTACTTAGAAGAAAGTAAAATAAGAGATTTTAATAAAAAAGTTCTCAAATATGAGAAAAAAGTTAATGTATTTTCTAAAAATGTAATAGAATTAGTCCATTCAATGTCACTTAAAAAAGCATTTGTAACTGATATGTTTCTACTGAAACAAATGGAAATAGATTTTGAAGTTCTATATGAAAAAATAGAATTTATTGAAGATAATATGGATAACTTTAAAGATACATTACAATAATATTTATTGACAAATGACTTCTTATATGGTATAATACTGTATAGGAAGTTTTTTAGGAGGTTGTTTTATATGGAAACGCTAATTGTGTTTATTATGTTAGCATTTATTATATTTTCTGAAATAATGGTATATGTTTCTAACAACAAGATAGAAGCTATTATATTTTCCACTTTAGGAATATTGTCTTCTTTAATAGGAATGGCTTTTTTGTTTAATATATAAGGAGTGTTAATATGTTTTGTGTTTATGGGTGTCATTCTGGAATGAAAGATGATATAGCATATCTATTATATAATGATAATTACGCTTATCAATGGATATTTCAAGAGTTATATAAAGAGACTGATTCCATGTATGACGTTGTAAAAGAATTACTATTTAAGTATGGCGTACGTGTAGATAGTGGAGAGCTATATTTAGATAGGGAAAGCGTTAGATTGCTTTATAGAGAGTTAAGAGATATTAGTAGAAATGATTATCTAGTAGAAGCAATAGAATATAGAAAAAAAGTTGTATTTAATGATAATTATTATTTCTTTCTCATTGTAGATTTTTATTAGGAGTGATATAATGGAAATAGGTAGAGTTTATTATGTGATTATGGAAAATGAGAGATTCTTTGAAGAAGAGGTTAAGGTATATGGTTCAGAAGTGACAGAAACTATAGTAATTACTACTAAGGATATAAACGAAGCTAAGATATTTGATGATTTACCAGAAGCTAAAGAGGCAGCAGAGAGATACGGATTTGAGCTTAATGGAATTAAAACAGATTTTATTTAATTAATTGTAAAAAGGGGTTGACACCCCCTTGTTTCTATTATATAATGTAATTAAGATAAAGAAAGGAGAAAAAACAATGATTGTCTGCTCAAAACAAACAAATTTAACTAAAACACGAACATTTGTCCATTCAGAGTGGACAATTTTTGCCTTTTTGTGGGGTTTCTATATGAGCGAAGGGGGGGCGCTTGTCTTTTAAAAAAGAATCAAATTTTCACACAAAAAACAGGGGGACCCCTACAGCCACAAGACTTCTGAGACTACCCTAATATTACCCGACGTCTTATTAGACCACCCGTGGTGTAAAATTTCTATAAATATTTTATAGGTCTGTACATACCAGGTATACAAACGATATAATATGCTTTTGATATTGTATAAAAAAATTATATAATATAACTTGTGCAATACAAATATATTATATAAATAAATATCATACTATATCATCCAACATATATCAAACATAATACAATATACGAACATGACACCGAACACACAACAGACACGCACAGACAGACACAGACAGAACACGCACATACGCATACATGCGTTATAAGGATATATAAGGTAATAAGGTTATAAGGTTGTATGATATGCTTATACATATCAATACATATCAATACTATATACAATCATGTAATACAATCTAATACATTGATAAACTATTGTATGTTAATCATTAATGTAATCATTACATATCATTGTATCTTAATCATTGTTATATATATAATCATTACATATCATTACATACATTCATGTATAACAATCTAATACATACACAATCACAATACATATAACTATATACTTAATCATATACAATCATACATATATCAATACAACATACATACACACAACACATACAAACACAATCAACATAACTATACATATACATATCTATATACATAACTATATATACTTACATACATATGTACATATACATATATGCACTATGATATATATACCACTGTGCACACTATCCATACGATACATAATACATACAGATACACCACAACACCATACACAACCAACAAACAACCAACTATACATATACATAACTATATATAACTATATATAACTATACATAATCACACTACTATCATTGTACTATCATACACATATACACAACACATATACATACATGATACATATATATAACACACACATATAATACACATACATATATACACAACTGTATATGTTACACATAGGCTTATATACACCTTTTATATATACCCTTGATATTATCCTACCCATTATATAGCAACGCTTTATATACACCCTATATGTTCATTATATAGCACTGTTATATATACGTCTTTAATATACTACCCTTTATATAATACCGTTCATATATAGCAACCTATAATATAGCCAGTGATTATATGAACCCTTATTGTCTGACCGACCATATAAACAATGTAATATATACCCACCCCCGTTATATAATCCACAGAGAAAGCCACACAGAAACATTATAGATTAAAAGGTATTATATACCCCGTTATATAATAGCGCTTAAAATAGCCCATAATAAAAAAGCCTAGCTACTTAATAGCTAGACTTATATATATTCATCCCGATTGGATCCAATCAGTATATAGATGTTTGTATATTAATAATTGTCATAATCTATAATATCGAAATCATGATATAACAATACGCCTAATATTTGCTTAATGCTTGTTACTTTATCATAGGTAACATCATAAGACCCGAAATCATCCCCAAAGTATTTAAAGCTATAGAAAATCGCTTCATTGTGATTCAATTCGCCAATTTTAACATTTTGATAGAAAACGCCTAACGTCTCATTATTATGTTTTACAATAGTTAGCTTATAACCTAAAATGTTTAGGTCGATTGCATAGCCTTTACTTAATTCTAAATTAATATCTACTAAATTTTTATCCATATTTTAACATCCTTTTTTAATATATTTAGCTTTATCATTGTTAAGTATCAATTTAACAAATTTTGGCGTTGTGCTTATTTGTTTTACGCCCTTCTTGTATAGCTTAAATGCACAATGATTTATAATATAGTATAAGTCATCACATTCTTCAATGTTAGACCATTGCTCAAAATCATTGATAATGAAGCCACCAACGTTTTTTATACGTTGATAGCAATCACTTATCATTTTTTTATATTCATTATTGATATATCTTTTTAACTCATTATTCATTTTTTTACACCCCCTTATATCATTTTATTTTCTTTTTCTTCAATGGCTAAAGATAAAGCCATTTCTTCAATTTCTTCATCGGTTGCCGTTTCAGTTAATCCCCAATTGTTTGGATGTTCTGATATTAAAAATATATAATCATTCTTAATTTGTTCTAATGTTTCCATTTTCTTACACACCTTAAAAAATATAGTTTTCAATTTCTTTTTTTGTCATTTTTGGTAGTCCATTTTGTTGCAAAAATTCGTTGATATGCCTAGCTGTTGTCTGTGAATAATAAGCAATATAAACAATATTGTTGTTATTATCCAATTCACAAACCCTAGTACTATAAGATATCAAAACCTTGTTTCCATTTTCTAAATGCTCAATTCTTGCCTTTCCATAAAAACTTTTTTGGTTTGTGTAAATTGCTTGTAATTCTGTAATCATTTTTTATCATCCTTTTCATTTTGTTTTTTGTCTTTTGACAATTATTATTATACTCTCATTGTTAAGAATTTCAATAGCTATTTAAAAGAAAAATGAGAAATTTTACACTATCTTAAGAAAATATTTATATTATCTTGAATTGATACCAACCAATCAAGCAATGTAATTAATCCAGTACCACCAAACAACGTTATTAATGCGTCTGTTGTTTGTGTGCTTTTATATTTTTTGTTTTTGTGTGTAAACTTAATCATTTTTTAAAACCACCTTACTTTATAATATTAAAAGGTAAATCATAGATATTAATTAGGTTAATTAAATCTTTAACCGTTTCACATATTAAACATTTTTCTAATGTTGACAACCACTTTAAAATTTCTATATGGTCATCTTCATTGTTACGCATACAATCTGTAATATAATCTGTGAGTTTATAACGAACATTTACAATAAAATCATTTTCTTTATTATTAATCGCTTCAATTTCTTTATTACTGTTTATTAATTTCATTTTTTATAACCACCTTATCTAGTATAAGCAAAATATAACTCACTTTGTTTTTTCTTTTCTTTGCTCATACGCCAATGAGCTAATAAATATAATATAATCATTTTGTAACCACCTATAATTTAACTGTCTTTATTGTATCAAATTTGATACTTATTTCAATACTTTTTTAAAAATAAAAGGTAAAATTTTACACTTCTTCAATATATCCCAAACTATAAATATGTTCAATGTGTTTAGCTTCTGTTAAATTAGAAACTAATTTATTGTGATTATCACACCACATTAAGATATTGTTTTCTTGTTGGTATAAATCGCCAACAAGTTCATTATTAATATAAGCGTAAAAAGTATTGTCTTTATATTGACTGTTAAACCCTTCGGCGTTCGGTCTGTATTCAATTTTGATATTCAAGCCATTATTTTTTAATGTTGTTTGTGCTGTTTTTGTTTTGTTGTTTCTTGCTTTGTTTAACATTTTATTGAGTTTCATTTTTTATCATCCTTTTTTCTTGTTTTTTCTAACTGTCTATACTTTAACACTTTGACTGTTACAAATCAACTACAAGAATATTACAAGAATGTTACAAAATAATGTGTAAAATTACAAACTGACTATATAACACAAGTTTATAATATTGTCAACATGCCTTAAAATCTATTTTAAAGGGGTATTTATGGACTTTAGTTTTTTAGGCTACAATACCCCTAAAAACTTAATAAAGTCGCTATATGGACAGATTGCCATTATATCAACGGTTTGAAATCGCTTTTATTTTAGACCTAAAAAACACAAAAAACGGACTATGAAAGCCCGTTTTAATTTCTATCAATATAAATATTTCTTGTATCTTCTATTATAAAAATTTTTTCAATGCTAACTAATTCATAAATAAATTTCTCAATTTTCCAATTGGTAGTATCTTCATCTACCATATTAGCAATAATATTATAGTAATCTAAATCACTTAATGATTGCACTAAAGTATCAATAATATTGTCATCAGTACATCAGTAATGCGCCACGGCGTAAATTCATCGGTAGCGCCGTTATATGTTCCACACGTGATATTTATAATAAAACCATTTGCTTCATTTTCTTTAAATGCTTCTTTATCCATATTTTTATATTTTGAAAATTCTTCAAAGTCTTTATATTTTGTTATGTTTGACAATATTAAATCTTTCATTTTTATTCACTCACTTTCTCAATTTCAAAATTATTAGTTAAAACCCCTAACGGTTCGCCATCTTTTTCTAACTGGTACAATATAATTAAATTTTCTTGTTCATCTATGCCGTCATAATGTAAATCACTTACAACATAATTTACATTTATTTTAGGCGTTTCATCATCAGATAAGAAAAAATAGTTTTCTTCTATATCTTTAATATAAATATCATCAATATATCTTACTATATCGCCAACATTAATATTGCTTGATTGAATAGTCACATCTTCAAATAAATTAGATAACAATTCTTCTTTAATTTCTTGCTTGTCGTCATCATTAGGACAAGCCCACATGTTGATTAATTCAACATGTGTTAAATAACAATAGTCGTTATATTCTACTTCTAACGCTAAATATATAATGTTGTTAACTTCTGTAGTTCCTATCACGTCAACTATATCAATATCAGCGCCTATACTTTCTTGTTTAATTTCATAAGATAGCAATAAGCTATCAATATAAATTAATGTTTTTGATTTGTTCATCTTTTAACATCCTTTCTTATTCTTCAATTTCTTTTAATAATTCTGTTTGATAGTCTTTCAATTCATTATAGTATGTGTGTTTGTCCATACTTTCGATATTTCCGTAACCATCAAACCCAATAAATTCATCTAGTGGATTATAACTGCCAAAGTGAATCATATTCGCTATACGTTCCGGTTTTTCGTCCCTAATTTCCAAACTATTCCAAAAAGTCTCTTTTTCTTCTTTAATAATGTTATCATATGCCCCGTTTGTAATTTCGTTTACTTCTTCAATTAATTGTTGTAATTCATTAAATTTTTTGTTGTTCATTTTTTATCATCCTTTTCATTTCGTTTTTTTGTATTTCTTAATATCTATTATATCACTTTGATTTTCAAAATCAAGAATTATTTTAATAATATGCGCTTGTAGTAAATTCATGTTGTTTGAATTTATCATATGAATATTTGCTATTAAATGTAATGAATCCATCATTTTCATTGTCGAATATCTTGCGTACTGTCTGATAACTAAAAACGCCGTTTTTTGCTAAATTCCATAATTTACTAACATCTGTGTTATTATGTTTAATTGTATATTTTTTTGTTTTCATTTTAAAAACCTCTTTCAATTTGTTTATTTGATTATCTTATATTATTTATTGTACTACTTTAAAAAGTGATTTCAAGTGGAAATTTTACACTTTGTTATTTTCATTGATAAATTTTACCATTTTCTAAAAACATAAAATTATTATCTTGAGAATACTCAATCATTAAATCATCGTTTAATATATCATTTTCAACATCATTAATGTATTTAGACAATACCCAGTTAAAAGACTCTGTTATATGTTTGTGAAGATTATTATAAGTAACTTTATTAATGTTGTTTTTAATAAAGTAATCATTAAAATAATTATCAGTGTAAACACCAGTAAACACACAATCATTATCTCTTTTAATAAATTGATTAACTTTATCAACTAGTTTATTTTTTTCTGTGTTTGATAATTCCATATAATTAGTAACATCAAGATTAATATATGTGTTAGGACTAAAGCAACCAATAGCCCAATCTACAATATTAATATTTAAGTTTTTTGCGACTTCTTTAAATGTGTCTAACATTTCATTATAATAAAAATCTGATACTATATCTTGAAATTGATTTCTTGAATGTTCGATTGCTTTTTCTTTTGCTTTTCCTTTTAATTCTGTAATTTCATAAATATTAAATGTTTGTGTAATTGTTTTCATTTTTATCATCCTTTTCTATGTGATTTATAACTGTCTATAATGTTACTCTTTTCATTTCTGAAAGTCAACAATTATTTTAAATTCTTTTCGCTTGTTTAAATAGTTTAATTTGATAATTTAACTCTTTTTCAATAATATTATTCATTTTTTCAAGTGGCACACCAGTAAATTTTTTCTTTGTGTTCATAATGTATAAATCATGTAGCCCAGTAAATTCATTATATTTAAACCCATACTGTAGCAGTCCCCAGTCATTCACGTATACATCAAAAACATCCATATTGTTTACTGTGCTTGATGCTTCATTGTATTCTTTTGTAATTTTCATTTTTTATCATCCTTTTTCTTTTTTGTTTGTTGCCCTTTTGACAATTCTTACTATACGCCCTTATAAAACTAATTGCAAGTATTAATTTTAAATTTACATACTAAAAAATGACTAAATCCCTTGAGAGAGTAAGCGTAAAAAATTTTAAAATTTATTTTTTAAAATAGTTTCTACTATTAAAAGGAAAAATACAAGTTTGAAATAATATTTTTGTCTTTATATGGAAGAAACACGCCTATATTACAAGAATATTACAGATAATAATAATTATAATTTAATAGAAAAAGGCTTAACGGCGCATGTTTTAGTTATTTTATATTACAAGAATGTTACAAAGTAAGCCATTTTTAACGCAAAATCAAAAAACGGCGTTACGATATAGACAAGTTAAAAGAAAGAAATTAGAACATTGATAAATTAATACGAACAAAAAACAGAACACTGTTAAAAAGTTTTTAAATAATAAATTATATAATTTTGTTATATATTAAAAATATAAAGTGATATATAAATTGTTATATAAAAAATTATTGAATAATTATTATATTATATAAAAAAATTATACTATATATTTATTATTGTATAAATAAATTATTTTATAAGAAAGTCGTTAGACGGTAGACAAATCGCAAAAAAATCGACAACTTTTTTTCGTAAAAAATGAGAAAGAGTTATGATAATGGCGATTTTAAAAATCCCGCGGGGACTTTTTTGAGAAAAATAGTGAGTTTCCATGATAATAGAAAAATAGAAAAACCCGGCGGGTAATGATATATAAAATATTAAAAAATAAAAAAAGGAGAAAATAGGAATGGAAAATAAAGAATATTGGAAAATAATAAGAGAATTTCCTGATTATTTAATTAGCAACAAAGGAAGAGTTAAAACAATAAAAACTTTAAAAGACAGAACTCTTCACATAAACACTGGTTATAAAGTAGTAGTTTTTGATGTAAATGGAAAAAGATATTTAAGATTAGTTCATAGAATTGTAGCAACTGAATTTATAGATAATCCTTTAAATAAACCATGTATAAATCATAAGAATGGAGTTAAAACAGATAATAGAGTTGAGAATTTAGAGTGGTGCACACATAAAGAAAATATAGCCCACGCTATTAAAATAGGTTTAATACCCAAAAAAGAAAAGAAAAAGAAAATAACTTCAAGAAAATATAAAGAAACTGATAAGGAAGTTAAGGATATGATACAAGAGAAATATCAAAAATATTTAGATGATTTATCAGAAATAAAAACAATGAAACGTAAACACGGAGAGGATGTCAATGGAAGTAAATTAACTCCTCTCGAAGTTATTGAAATTAGAGTATACTACTATTATAAAGTTTATAAACAGAAGGAATTAGCTGAAAAATATAATATATCGGCGAGTACGGTATCTGAAGTTATAACGAGAAAAAGATGGGGTCACATTGATTAAACACGCATATGTAAATAAAGAAACCATTATTACTAAAAGAGGATGGGAAGTAGATTATACTTTCTATGAAAATCCAAATGATAATCTTGAATTTTTTAATGCTAATGATATTATAGATGATTTTTAAATTATACATTATTTAAAGGGGAAATTTTTATATTTTTTTGCTCTATATATCATTATTAGTATATTATTATTAGTAATATAATTATTAGTATCGTTAAAAAATTTATACCTATTATTATAAATTTTTAACATGGTGGGTAAAAATCTTAACACGTCCCCTAATTATTAGATGACATATATTTAAGCATGGCTTTTTTACCCTCAAAACAAAAAACTCAATTTTACCCGACTTTGTAAAGCGATTTCTGTGGACGTATCGGGGTTGATTTTACCGAAGTTTTTATATTTATTTCTTATAACTATGAGGGGGTTAATTTTTACCGAAATTATTAGAGCAATTTTGTTTCACATAGGGGGGTTATTTTTACCGACTTTTATATTGCTTTTTTAATAGAGAGGCAGGGGCATCTAATTACATTTTATTAAATTAATGATTGACAAGCATAGTTCTAATATGTTATAATAATTATACGAAATAATTGGAGGTATTATTTATGAAACAGAATATAGGAGTTGAGAAATAGTGGCTTTTACAACACAACAAAATTTTACAGCAACATTAGACGGAACTAATGCTATTAAATTAAATAAAGTTATGGATAGAAGTCTTCTTAATTATAACGATAGATTAGATTGTATTAATCAAACATTAGATGGGACATCATTCTTTGAAGAATATTTTACAGATTACTATAATCCAGTAGCTTCTCAAAATGATTATCTTTCTATGGATAATAATGTTTGTAAAGTATTGGAGAATTATGCAACATATCTGCTTAATTCTGCTGATACAAGAGAAGATAACGATGTGAATTATAAGTTTTATTATGATGAAGATGCTTTTAGAAAAGCAGTTAATAAAGAAAAATTATATCAAGACCAAGAACCAGAAGTAATAGATTTTCTATTAGCAGGTCAAAGTAATTATAAAAAAAGTAAAGACCAAAAAATAACAGCTAAAGACTTAAGACGTGGGGATTGGCTAGGCTCAGTTCTCAGAGACTATGACACTTATCTTAATGTATTGAAAAGAAAATCAGAAGAAGGTCAAAAGTTTAAAGTAGATAGAATCAAAGGCGAAGTTAAAAAAGATATGATATTAGCAAAAGATAGTCTAATGAAAATTCACGGCTATTCATTAAGATATTTTAGCGAATCGACACAGCCAAATTTAGATGTAATTGATTTTGCAAATTATAATCATTTAAAGGGGTATTCATTAGATTATAGTAATCCACACTTTAATAGAGTAGACGGATTATTGAGATTTAAATTTAATGGGGATTTCCAAAATGATTTTCAATGTATATTATATGATTTAGATAATCTTATAGAACGTACTGAAATGACAGACAGAGAAAGAGAATGTTTAAAATATTACAGAAATGGCTTGACAAATGTTGCTATAGCTGATATAATAGGTAATGATGAATCTTCTGTTAGACAATCAATAGAAGCTGCAATCAAAAAAGTAAACCATAAAGCTATGGAATTAAGATGGAGATAAAGGAGTTTTTTAATTATGGAAAATAAAATTTATATGTTAAGTACACAAAGCTGCACAAGATGTCCTATTGTGAAAAGCCAATTGGCTGATAAAAACGTTGAGGTCGAGTATGTTGATGTTGAAGAAACACCAGATATTGCCATAGAGCATGGCATCATGAGTGTTCCAGCTATCATTGATAATCGACAAGGAGACGACACTGTGTACAAAGGTCAAATGGAATGTATGCAATTCGTTGGAACATTAGGATAATATTTTTATCAAAAATAATTAATTTTTACTTGACACCTTTAGGGGTGTCAAGTTATAATGAATAACAGATTAAAAATAGAAGGAGAAATTATTTATGGCAGAGACAACATTAAAAGCATTAAAGAATGAAGCAGAGGTTATTGGTCGTGTTAAATCAGTAGACCTTGAATTAAGAGAAACAAAAGATGGTAAAGAAAATATTAAAGGTTCTGTAACTATTCTTGTAGAAGAATCAGTTAATGGAGAAGTACGTTCTCATGATATTAGAGCACGTGTTTATTCTAATAGATTTAAACAAGATGGTAACGAGAATGGTTTATATAAAGGTTTTAAAACAGTATTAGATGAATATAAATCAATTGAAGAAACAGGCAATAAAAAAGAAGCAGACTTAGTTAGAGTTGATGGCTCATTAGAGTTGAACGAGTACATTGGTCAAGACGGAAATGCTAGACGTCATAACAATGTTAGTGCAAAATTCTTTAATAGATTAACAGAAGAGCAGGTTAAAAAAGCTAAAGGACCTAAAGCTAAAGTAGTGGTTGAAGGTATTGTTACTGGTATTAAAGATATTAACGATGATGATGGCTTACCAACAGACGATAAAAAATTAGAGTTCTTTAACGTTGATTTCTACAAACAATTACGTGACAACGCTAGACCAATTATTCCTATCGAAGCAATTGTACCATCTGATATTGCTGAAAAATTTGAAGAATTATACGATGAAGGCGATACTGGTAAATTTACATTAAAAATTAATAATTACGCAGTAGATGCTGAACCAGAAGAATTACAGGAAGAGATTGACGGCTTTGGAGATACAGAAGATTTAGCAGAAGTCAAACGTAATTTTGTTAACAATTTTGAAGTTGTAGGGGGTACTACACCTTATGCTGACGGTAGAGAATACGACGAAGAACAAATTGAAGAAGCTAAACAATGGCGTCAAAAAGCTATTAGTGATTTAGAAGACGGTTATGTTCCAAGCTCCACTCCAAGCGATAACGCTTTTGGAGAAGGAAGTAAAGACGATAAGAAGAAACAAGAAGACACAACTACAGACAGTGATTTAGATGATTTAGACTTTTAATGCAAGGGGTTATCCCCTTGTTATTATTTAAGGAGGAATAATAATGGGTTTTGATTATTATACACATTATGGAGAATTGTTTGAAAAAAAGGTAGAAGAATACGTCGATAATTTAATTTTTGAACATGAGACTTATGGCAAAATTAAACATTTTTTAAATCTACACAAACATAGAGCAGATGAAAATAATGATTATTTAATGCAGACTTTCTTTGTTGAGGCTGAAAAAGAGTTAGAATTTAAGCTAGATAGTATGAAATTATTATAATATAATAAAGGAGAAATTATTTATGAAAGAGATTAAAATAGATGATTTAATGAGTGTTGAACAAATTAAAGAACAATTAACAACGTTAGAAAGTCATTTATTACAGAATGCAATTAACAACACAGATGGTACAGTAGGAGAAATAAGAAAATATCTTTTTTCTGTTATGGACACAGCATATGAAAAAGGTTCATCATTAGATACGTCAGAAACTTTAATTGCATTATCAGCAGAAGTCTTAGATACACTAGATAACTCTGTTAAAGAATTAAAACCATTTAATTAATTAGCAATATAAAAAATCGTAAAACATTATAAAATCAAAGGAGAAATTAATTATGGCAAAAATTACAGTAGATGATTTATTGAATATCGAGGGAAATAAAGTACCAACTGACGCAAAAACATATTCTACATTTGTTTATGGCTTCCCTAAAACTGGTAAAACAACATTTATTAATGATTTATACGGAGAGAAAGTATTATTTTTAGCAACTGAACGTCGTCATGACGCAATTCCTAATGCTCATGTTATTAATATTGATTCTTGGGCGGAGTTTTTACGTATTATGAAATTGCTTAAAGACCCTAAATTACAAGAAAAATACGATGCAATTGCTTTAGATACTGTGTCACGATTTGAAACTTATTGTGAAACTTATGTTTTATCTAATTTACAAATTGATGATTTATCAGACGCTGCCTGGGGTAAAGGTTTCAGTGAATATAATAAAGAGTTAGAAAAAGGTCTTTCTTTGATTGAAAAGTCTGGGTACACACCTGTATTTATTTCACATGCTAAAACAGAAACTAAGAAAGTTTTAGTTAAAGACGCTACAGAAGAAGAAAAAAATGTAGAAGGTGCTACTACTACTCGTGAAAAAGATGGTAAAGAATATGTGGAATATCAAAAAACAGTTCCAGATGTAAAAACAAAATTCTTTAATATGATTAATCGTATTGCAGATAACATTTTATTCTTAGACTTAACTGTGGATAATAATGGTGTAGAACACCGTAAAATATTTTATAGAGATTCATTGACACATTTAGCAGGAGCTACATTTAGATTTATGCCAGAAACATCTGAATTATCTTCTGAATCTTATCAAAAAGTGGTAAAGAAAGCTATTGAATCAGAGGGAAAAGACAATATTACAGAAGGTAAACGAGAACAGTCTAAAGGTGTAGAATATGACTTTGATGCCTTAATGAAAGAGACTGCTGAATTAGGTAAAAAACTACAAAAAGACGGTAAAACAGAAGAGCGTAACAAAGTTATTGAAGATGTGTTAGGAAATGGTAGAAAAGTAAAAGACTTAGACGAAAGCCAAGCAGAAATTCTATCAGTATTAGTTGATAAATTAAAAGAGATTGCTTAATAGATATTAAAAGGCTAGAGTTTTTTCTCTAGTCTTTATTAATATATTGTTGACTTTTATTTATACATATGCTAGTATTGAATTATAGAAATAAGGAGGGAAAATAAAATGGATAGAAAAGTATTAATTTCAGAAATTTTAAACGAACAAGTGAAAGTTATGGAGTTATTGCAAAAATATGATAGCACTATTAATGTAAATAACTATCAAGAAAAGACAACACAAGAATTGTTAGACAGTATGACAGATGAAGATAAATTTTTAATAGAGCAAGCTAGTGACCGTTCAAAAAAATTAATAACATTATATAAGGAGAAATTAAACAATGACAAAAATTAAAGTAGAGGAAATCGTACCACAAGGAGAATATATTAAAAGATTAATTGACGAACAGGGTGTAGACAATTTATTTGCTGAACAGATGACTTATTTAAACGATAGAACTGTTATGAAATTAGTTGATTTAGAAACAAAGAATAAAATATCTTACACAAATGATGGAAAACATTTTGTAGTACAAAATGAGATAGAAATTGATGAGAACACTAGATTAAAAAATATTATTGTGAGATATTTTGAGCCATATAGTTCTTCTACATTAATAAGCCATTATATTAAAACAAGTATTTCATATCTTGTAAATGAAACGCCTTTAGAAATAAAAGAAATTCATTATTTAGATGAAAGACTTCAAACTCATTTGATTTGGGAGGACGGAGAAATGGTTTAAAAGAATAATTTTAAAAGAATGGAATAATAAAGGAGATATAAACAATGGTTAAAAAAGCTAAAAAGAAACCTGTAGAAATCGAATATATTCAGTATAAAGGAACTAAAGAAAGTAAACAAGAGATTTTTGATTGGACTAAAGGTAAAGCTCATGAATTTTATGATTTAACTACTTTTGATATTCGTTTTGGTATTGATACATTAGAAGGAGTTTTAGTGGTCTCTGAAAATGATTATGTTGTAAAAGGTGTACAAGGGGAGTTCTATGCTGTTAAACCAGATATTTTTAAAAAGACATATGATATATTGGAGGACGAGTAAATGACAGAAGATTCAAAATTTATTGTATATGGTTCACAAATTCAAAAATGGACATATGATATTCAACAATTAAAAGAGGAGGAATAATACTATGGATGAATTAAATACAAAAGATGTTCATGTTTCTTTTAAAGACAAGGAAGGTAATATACTTAAAGAAGGAAATATAATAGTTACAAATGAGTTCTTAGAACGAAGTAATATTAACAACCAAGTTATCATGTCTTTAGAATATCTTGCAGAAATGGAGACAAATAATAAAAAATACTATGAATTACTTTCAGAAAATATGGTACTGAAAACGCAATTAGATGATTGTTTCAGTGATTGGAGATTACTTTAAAGGAGAAGATATTATGAAAGGATTAGGTTACAGACTATATTTTTCATTGCAGAAAGTTTGGGATTATATTAAAATGAAGTTACATCCTTTTAGATATTTTATTTTTGTACTTGATATTTTATTGATTATAGCATTGCCTTTTGTTATAGTATATGGAGGGCATAAGTAATGGACAAATTAAATGAAAAGGAGAAGATTATTTATGACAAATATTTGGAAGAATATTATTTATGATAACTTAAACAATGAAGAATTAAAAGTCCTTGAAGAAATGGATAAGGATTTAGTAAAAGATGAAAACGAACTTACTTCGATTATTGAAGTAGGTAATAACAACAATATATTTAGAGCAGAAAGAAGTGAAGATAAATTGTTCTTCACTATAGAATCTGGATATACAAATAGTAAAGATGTAGTTTATAATAACGCAGAACCAAAAGTAAACCATAAGGAATTTGAAAGAATTTGTTTAATATTTGACGATTTAGAATACGTTAGAAAGATTAAAAAAATTTTAGATGATATGATTGAAGTAGCAGAAAAAGAAGGTTTTGAATAAAATTAAAAAAAGGTAGGTGTCATGAAGCCCGTCATGAAAGGGTTTTAAAAATGAAAATACTAGTTAAAATAACGGTTTTATTAGGTATAATTACCATATTATCATTGACATTGCAACAAATATTTGTTAAAATAGAATCAGAAGATGATATTGATATTCCTTTAGATTATGTAAAGGATAAGTAAATAAGGAGAGATATTATGGTAAAGATTAAAAAGGAAGTTGAAATGACACTACCGGAATTAATTCAGTGGGGTTGGAAGAACTGTATTACAGAAAAAGCGTTTTATAGTAATCTCGATGGTGGTTCTGTGTATTTCGATATGCTTCAAAATATATCAATAGAGCATGAAATTGCTGTGAACGAGACTTTCACAGTAGAAATTGAAGAATCAATCACAGAAGAAACGGCAATTCCTAGACTTTTAGAAGTTAGAAATGCAATACCTTCAAAAGAGGAAGGTTGGAAAGACTTAAAAATATTAAAATCTTATATGTACGGTAACCGCACTATTTCGGAAGTTAAAAATGAACATAGCGTTTCTATTTACATCTTAAATGATGATATGACAATGACACTCATTTGGAAAGATGGCGAGTTAGTATAATGGCAAAAAAGAATCTAGCACAACGAACCTATGATAATACACTTAAAGCAAAACGTTGGTTTCAAGGAACAAGAAACGACTTTAATACAGCTAAACCTAAAAAGAAAAATATTGATGAATTTTTAAAACAAGCTAAATCAGATATTAAAACAGCTAGTGAAAAAGGTAGGTTTAGTTGTATATTATATTATAAAATATTTAAGTTTAAAGAACCTATAGAAGGGTATAATAAACAAGAAATATTAGCAGTTCTTAAAGAATTAGACAATGAAGGTTTCCATACAGTATATGAAGATTCACAAGATGGTGTTATGGTGTCTGTTCGTTGGGATAATGAATAATATAAAAGGAGAGGTTATTTATGGTAAACGATGGATTAAGAGAGAAATTTGAAGAAAGCTATTATGAGTTAGAAGAACATAAAATGAATGAATTTGTAGGTGTAGATTTAGGTGGAGGAAATTATATAGATATAGTAAAATCACAGGGAGAAACTGGTATGTTAATTATTAATTATGTTTATAATGATGAAATAATTAAGACTAGTTTCCCACTAAAAAAATATGTAGTTGAAAGTTTAATAGAATTAAGCTACTATCCAGAAGTTAAATTACAAGAATTATCAAATAATATTGAAATTGAAAAAAAGAAACAACACTTAGTAGTAGAAATGAATAAACATATATATATGGCAAATGATGAATTAAATTCATTGCTTGAAAAAATAAATTTATATAAAAAGATATATAATGATAATGATATTGAAAAAAATATATATTTTGAATTAATTCGAGACAAAATTACACAAATTGATTCATTAATAAGAAATGAGGGATTAAAGCATGGATAATAAATTACCACAATACACAGTTTATGCGATTTTTAATAAAGACGGAGACTATATGGGAGCAGTTTCTACTGAAGCATTAAAAGATAAGGTTATTTCCAAACATAAAAATCTTAAAGGTTTTGCTAAAATCGAAGTAAATAAAGAGATTGATAAATGGCTAAAATAGTAGACAGTAGATATTCTAAATACGAAGCAGAAACAACATGCTCCTACGATAAAGAATTAAATAGATGGATTATATATAGTTCCAATATTCCACATATAACTAGGTTATGTAAGATATATGACAATGTAGAAATTATAGAAGAAACAAAAGATGGGGTTCCAGCCCTTGTTAAAGTTGTTTTACATGAAGATTTAATTACATTTAGAAGTGGCAAAAAATAATAATTATTTTACAAGAACAGTTGACAAAACTGTTCTTTTATGATATAATATATATTGAGCTAGAATTTGGGAGGTAATAAAATTGGAATTAATATATTACTCCAAGTCAAATAATACTAAAAGATTTATTGATAGTTTAGATACAGACTTAGAGAAACATAATATAGATTCAGAGCCTAAAGATAATTATATATTGTTTACTCCTACTTATAATTTTGGACAGATACCAGAACCTGTGCAAAATTTTTTAGACAAACATTCTAATAAAATGATAGGTGTAGTATCTTTTGGTAATAGAAATTGGGGCTCATTATTTGCAGTTGCAGGAGAAAAAATATCTGACGAATACGGTGTTCCACTATATTGCAAATTAGAGTTGTCTGGGACTAAAAAAGATAAACAAAAAATTGAAGACATTATTAGAAAGGTTGATTCTGTTGGTTAAAGAAAAAGGACACATTGAATTGAACAATGAAGTAATTTCTGCTCAAGGAGAATTACAAATTGAAAAAGATAAAGAGGCAGTTAAGAAGTATTTTGTAGATTATGTAAATATGAACATGGTTTGGTTCCATGACTTAAAAGAAAAAATTAATTATCTTTTAGAAAATAGATATTATAGTAAAGAATTATTTGATAAATACAAGTTTTCAGAGATTAAAAAAGTATTTAAACGTGCTTATAACTATAAGTTTAGATTCCCGTCTTACATGTCGGCTAAAAAATTCTATGATTCTTACGCACTAAAAACACATGATAACCAACATTTCTTAGAGCGCTATGAAGATAGATTATCAGTAGTAGCGTTGTTCTTTGGTAACGGCGATATAGACGAAGCGTTGAAATATATTGATTTATTAATGACACAACAATACCAACCTGCAACACCGACAATGTTAAATGCTGGGTTATTTAAAGCAGGAGAAATGGTTTCTTGTTTCTTATTAGAAACTGGAGATTCACTAAATGATATTAATATGATGAATAGTACAGCCAGACAGTTAAGTAAACTTGGAGGTGGAATCTCCATTAATTTAACTAAAACACGTGCTAAGAACGAAGATTTAATGGGTAACGATAATAAAACAATGGGTGTAGTACCTATTATGAAAAACTTAGACCAATCACAAAGACATATTAATCAAGGCGGTAAACGTCAAGGTAGCTTTGCTACTTATTTAAATGTGTTCCATGCTGATATTTACGATTTCTTAGACACTAAAAAAATTAGTGCTGACGAAGACGTACGTGTTAAAACATTATCTATTGGAGTAGTTATTCCAGACAAGTTTATTGAGTTAGCAAGAAACAATGAACCTATGTACTTATTCTATCCTAAAAATTTATGGGATAAATATGGCGTTACTATTGATGAAATTGATATGGAAGAATGGTACGATAAACTAATTAACGACCCAGAAATTAGAAAGCAAAAAATTGACCCTAGAGATTTATTAGAGCAAATTTCTGTAACTCAAATAGAAAGTGGCTATCCTTATATTATGTTTGAAGATAATGTTAACAAAGACCACGCATTAAATAATTTAGGTAAAGTAAAATTCTCTAATCTTTGTAGTGAAATTTTACAATACAGCGAAGTATCAGAGTATACAGACTATGAAGAACCAGATAATATCGGTCAAGATATTTCATGTAATTTAGGTTCATTAAATATTGGAAATGTCATGAAACAAAAAGACTTTGAAACAACAGTAAGATACTCAATCAAAGCATTAACAAGAGTGTCTGATGAAACAAACATTAAAAATGCACCAGCAGTTAAAAAAGCCAATGATGAAATGCACTCTGTTGGGTTAGGGGCTTTAGGTCTACATGGATATTTAGCACAAAACGGTATTGCTTATGAATCAAAAGACGCTATTGAGTTTGTAGACGCATTCTTTAGAACTGTAAACTATTGGACTATTATGGAATCAACTGACATTGCTAAAGAAAGAAATAAAACTTTTAAAGGCTTTGAAGGTTCAGACTATCAAACTGGTAAATATTTTGAGCGTTATAATGAAGATTTTGAGATTAAATCTGACAAAGTGAAAGCATTATTTGAAGGTATTCATATTCCTACAAAAGATGATTGGAAAGAATTAGCTCAAAAAGTAAAAGAAGATGGTATGTATAATTCATATTTATCAGCAATTGCACCTACCGGCAGCATCTCGTATGTTCAATCAGCCACAGCATCAGTAATGCCAATCACTGATAGAGTAGAAGAAAGAACTTATGGAGATAGTAGAACATTCTATCCTATGCCTGGTTTAAATAATTCTACATGGTTCTATTACAAAGAAGCATACGATATGGATATGTTTAAAGTAGTGGATTTAATTGCTACTATTCAAAAACACGTTCATCAAGGTATTAGTTTTACGTTGTTTGTTAAGGATAGTGTAGATACTAGACAATTGACTAGAATTTATCTATATGCTCATCACAAAGGTATTAAAACATTATATTATACTAGACAAAAAGATTATCAACAAGCAGAATGTTTAAGTTGTGCAGTGTAAATAGGAGGAAATTATATTGGTATTAACAGCAGGTAATTGGAATAAAAAAGATGACGACTTTTCAGAAATGTTTATGTTACAAAATTTAAAACAATTTTGGCTGCCAGAAGAGGTAAGTTTGTCTAATGATACATTAACATGGAAAAAATTAACAGAAGACGAGAAAGAAACTTATTCAAAAGTTCTAGCAGGTCTAACCTTGCTAGATTCCTTACAAGGGGACGTTGGTATGCCAGACATTGCACGCCATGTAAATTCACACCAAAAGAAAGCAGTGTTTACGTTTATGGGTGGTATGGAGACAGCGGTTCATGCTCGCTCATATTCTAATATTTTTCTAACTTTAGAATCGTCTAAACGTATTAACGAACTGTTTGAATGGGTAAAAGAAAATCCTCATCTACAGAAAAAAGGATTAATTATCAAAAAATATTATGATGAAATCGTAGATGATTACACATTAGCAAAAGCAATGTCAGCATCGGTTGCATTAGAAACATTTCTATTCTATTCTGGATTTTACTATCCATTATATATGGCAGGACAAGGAAAACTAGTTGGAGCAGGAGAGATTATTAATTTAATAATAAGAGATGAGTCGATACACGGCGTGTACACAGGGTTGAATTACCAAGAGTTATTAAAAAATTTAACTGATGAACAAATCAAAGGTTTGGAAGAATTTACTATTAATTTATTTGATGAATTATTAGAAAATGAAATTGGATATACTAGATATTTATATGACCAAGTTGATTTAACAATTGATGTATTAGATTTCGTTAAATACAATGCAAATAAAGCATTAAATAATTTAGGTTATGAATCACGTTATGAACATGATGACCCTAATCCTATTGTGTTAAATGGGTTAAATGTTGGTAAAAAAACACATGATTTCTTTAGTGTTAAAGGAGATTCTTATAAGAAAGCCACAGTAGTTTCTATCAAAGACGAAGATTTTTATTTTGAATAATATCTAAAACCCCCTTGACATTAAGGGGGTATACATATATAATATAAGTATCTTAGATATAAAGGAATGAAGCAATATGAAAAAAGTACCAACAAAAGAAGTGGAGCAGCAAAGAAAATCAATCTTACAATCATTAAAATTAGATGATTATAGAAACAATCCTACGGCTGAGATACTACAAAAGAGACTAAATAAAAGAAAGCAAAGACAAAAAGTATTAAAAGGATTAGAAAATAAATATGACTTTGTTGACAACAAACCCACACAAATAAAACCATTGAAATATAACATGTGTAATAAGTCAACAGAGGACTTAAAGAAAAAGTTTAGAAAATTACAGGATATTAAAGTGCAATTATATAATTGCTCTGATTCAGTAAACACTAATAGAATACCTATCCTAAAAAATGAAATACAAGAAATATATCATACAATAGAAACAGAAAAAATGAGTGGCTATGATATGTACAATATGATACATGCTTTACAATATCAATTAAGAGTACATAAACAAGAAAAAGTTCAAAGAAAAAAAGAAAATATTAAGAAAACTTTTGATTCATTGGGTGGTATACAATTATATTTAAAATTAAAAAGCTACTTAACAGATATTGGAGTGAATATATATGAACTACATTGAGAAAATTTATAGTGAAATGTTAGATTTAAAAGGAACGATAAGTATTTTAGAGTTAGAAATGAAAGAAATAAATAGTAAATTTGAAGACATTTTAACTGATATTAGAGAAACAGAATTTAATGTGGTACAATCTGTAGAAATGTATAAAAAGCTCCAAGAATTTTTACAAGAAAGAAGATTGTTAAAAGCTCAAATAGAAGAAATGAAAATTCAGTTTGAAGTGTTAGGTGGAGAAGAACAATATAATAGATATAAAAAAGCCCTTGATTTTAAAAAGGTTAAACAAGATAAAGAGTTTAAAAAAGACAAAAAATACTACAGAAACAAAAAATATTATAAGAATTTTAGAGAAGACTTAAAAGAAAAAGTTGATGATTTTTATCATATAGTATAATTATAAGGAGCAAAGAATATGACGGAAAGAGATGATATGCACTACAAAACATATCAAAAAGACAAAGAGATTAAAGAAGCAACATTAGAAATTAAGGAGAACATAGAAGATATTAAAGACAAAGTTGATAAAGGAAATGAAAAATTAAAAGAGTATAAAGATAAGTAGTAATATAACTATAATAGTATACTGTAATTAGGAGGAAATTATGGATAATTTATATGTCAATCAAGAAGATATTCTAAATTCTACTAAAGAGATGTGTAATTCTTTTGCATGTGGTGCTATTCAAGAAATATTTAAAAATAAAAATATGAGTAATAGTGAAAAATTAGAACGTACAGATACTGCTTTAGAAATTTATAGAAGAACAAAAAATGAAACTGATATTGAAAAGATAAAAGAAACTATTAGTGAGTTGGAGCAAGAAATAAAAGAAAAACGAGAGAACGGAGAGGTTTAAAATGGAATTATTTAAAGCGATTGGGACTATTTTATTAATAGTATTATTAGCATTATTGGTTATTTTAGCAGCTATTTTTATACCTGCGTGGGTACTATATGGAGTAATTGGTGCGTTTACAGGTAAGTATGTTAGTTTTTGGGCTTGTGTAGGAGTTGTTTTTCTTATAGAATTGCTATTAAGTAGTTTTAGACTATAAGACTAGATTTAATTCTAGTCTTTTTTTATTGACAAAAGACATAGTTCTATGCTATAATATATACATACATTATATAAGGAAGTGAAAGCATGTCACGTAAAGTAAAATGTTATGGTCCTTATTGTGAACCATATGGAATTAAACATGAAAAAGAAAACGTAAGAAAGATTTCTGGAAAGAATTATTGTCCAGAATGTTATAAAGTAGTCATTAAAGAAAAAGAAGAACGAGAAAGTTTATACAAATATTTAACTAATGAATATGGCTTTGTAACACCTTTAATGAAAAAACATGCAAAAGAAATGCACAATAATAATGATTGGAGTTATAAAAGAATAGAAGCTCTTATAAAATTTACTATTAATATTGAAAAACGTAAGTATGATATGAAATATGGGTTAACATTATATCAAAATTCATATAAAGAATTTATTGATTATATAAAACAACGAAAAGAAAATAAAAACAACAACAAAGGAAAAGAGAACAAAAAAGAAACTATAACAGTAAATGCTGAGCTTTTTAATAGAAATAAATATAAAAATGGTATGTTATATGACATGGAGGAATAAATATGAATGATTATAAAATAGAAGAATATGGAAAATTATTACATGATAAGAAAACAAAATTTAAATATAATAGCAAAAAAATAGAAGCCTACTTTGTTACAGATGATAAATATATATTAACAAGATTGGTTTATAAACAATATGCACGTGATATTTTAGACAATCTTAGTGATTGGGATAATGTTTCTGACTTTTTAAATGATATAAAAAACAATGCATCAGGAAGTTTTGTTTTATGGGTGCAACAAGAACAAAATAAGAAAAAGAGCAAGAGACAAAAGGAAAAAGAATTATATAAAGAGTTTAATATCAAGAGTACAAGTAGTGATGCTCTTTCAGATGAATCCTTCATTATCAGAGATATGATAGAAACACTAAGTAATGTTGATAAGGAGAATGAATAATGGAAAACAGAAATTTATCTAACCTCAATCCGGTCAGAAGTGTGTACACTGTGATTGGTTCAATATGTCAAGATACGGAATTATTAAGACACAATGACTGTCAATTAAAGCCAGAAGATTTTATGCAATCATTACACAGAATTGTGTTTAAAGCTATAAATAACATTGTATTCAATGCTAGTGGGGATAGAGTAACAAATATTACAGCAATAGACATTGATAACTATTTAAGTTCATATCCCACACAATATAAAGTATGGAACGAACAAAAAGGATATGAATATATTCAAAACTGTTTAGAACACGCCAACAAAGAGACATTTTGGCAATCATATGACCTATTAAAAAAAATGTCTATATTGAGAGCTTATGTATTAGAAGGATTTGACGTGTCCGATTTATATGATTGGGAATCTGAGGACTTTTTAGCTAGAGAGAAATCAATAAAAGAATTAAGAAAAAAAGATATGAAAGATATTTTTGAGCATTTTACTTTAAAGAATCTTAGAGTAAAAGATGATTTCAATATTGAAACTGATATTAAAAGTTTTAAAGCAGGTCAAAATATAAGCCAACTACTTGATGAAACAAGAGAAGGTATGGGGTTTGGTTATCCTACAGCTTGTGGTTTTGAAAACAGTTCATTTGGTGGATTGAAAAAAGGCAAATTGCTTTTACGTTCTGGTAGTACAGGTTCTATGAAGTCATCATTACAAATTAGAGATATGATAGATGTTGCAGTTGATAAGATTTATTTAAATGGAGAATGGATTAGTCATGGTGTATCAATACCTAGTTTGTTTATTTCTACTGAATTAGACGAAGCAGACCTTAACTATATGGCACTAAGTTATTTAACTGGTATTAGTAGAAAAGTAATAAAAAACGGGTTATTCAATATGGAACAGAGAAAGCTGTTGGAACAAGCTGGTAACATATTAGAAGAAAGTCCTTTATACTTAGTCCATATGCCTAACTTTACAATTAGTGATATGGAAGATACTATAGAAAGACATATTTTAGACCACGATGTTCAATATGTTGCGTTTGACTATATCCAAAATAGAAGCTCATTACAAAGAAGCATTAATGAGTTGTATGGCTCTGTTCAACGTGAAGACCAAGTCCTATTATATTTATCTGACAGTCTTAGAGCTATTGCAGAAAAATACAATATTGCTATGCAATCTGCTACACAACTAAATAGAAGTGGTGTAGGTAAAGATGCTGAAATGAACAGTAATGCTTTACGTGGTAGTTCAGCTGTAGCAGATAAGGTTGACTATGGTATGATTTTACACAAAGCAAGAGAACGTGATTTAGAAAATGTAAAAGACATTGTTGAAGAAAACGGATTTGGAAAAGAGCCAAATATGTTAAGATTCTTATATAAAAACCGTGACGGTATACCAGAAGTTATTCTTTTTACACATTTAGACAAGTCAACAATCAGAGAAGAATGTTTATTTGCAACAGATTATGACTATAACATTATTGAAGATATTACAGATTTACAATATGAATTTACAGAAGGAAAAACTGAAAAAGATTTTAAACGAGAAGAATATTATTCTAAGGATGGCGTTTTTGGGGACGTTGTAGACAGAAGTAACGATAATAGCGATATTGATTTTTAGGGGGGATTGTTTTGGATGCTCAAAGCCTAAAAGAACAGCTTAGTCCTAATGATATAATAACCCTCCTAACACAATTAGGTGCTGAACCTTATGAACAAAATGGTCAAATAATAGCACGCACCATTTGTCATAATGGACACTCACATAAAATGTATTATTATGATGATACTAAAATGATACATTGTTATACTAATTGTGGTTCTATGGATATATTTGAACTAATTCAAAAATTAAAAAACGTTGAATTTTCAGAAGCATTTAAATACATTAAAGACTATTTTGGTTATGAAAATGAATTGACAGAGTACAACTATGATGATATAATAGACTTGTCTTTCTTTAATAAATTTAATAAAGTAATTCATTATGAATCATTAAAAACCTTATCTGACAGTGTTTTGAATAGATATGATGACAAATATCATATATCTTGGGTAAAAGAAGGGATTATGCCTAGCACAATGAAAAAATTTGATATTAAAATGTCTATAGAAAATAAACAAATAGTAATACCACACAGAAACGAAGATGGACATATTGTCGGTGTGAGAGCAAGAAACCTTGACCCAATGCTCGTAGATAAAGGATTAAAGTATACACCTGTAAAACAAAAGAATGTATTTCTTAACCACCCTACAGGTGCTACTTTATATGGTTTGTATGAAAATATGGATAATATAATGTCTACAAAGAAACTTGTTTTATTTGAATCTGAAAAATCTGTATTACAATTAGACAGTTTTTATAATGGACATGGTATAGGAGTATGTATGTCTGGTAGTGCTTTCAGCGATAGACAATTAAATTTAATAAAGAACCTACCAATTGAAGAAGTTATTATCGCTGTCGATAAGGAATTTGAAAACATAGGAGATACATTAGAAAAATACTATGCAGAAAAAGTTGAAAAAACAATAGCAAATAAATTAAAACCTTATTTTTCAGTCAGTGTAGTATGGGACAAAAACAATTTACTAGATTTAAAAGATAGTCCTACAGACAAAGGAAAAGATATATGGTTAAAATTGTTTAGAGATAGAATATCATTAATAAGATAAAGGAGAAATTATATATGGTTATAGAAATTTTTACGGACGGTGGTTATAGGTCTTCAACGAAAGTTGGAGCTTGGGCGTTTGTTGTTAATAATGATACAATACAAATAAGTTTTGACACAGAAATTAACACAACAAATCAAAGAATGGAATTGAAAGCAATTATAGAGGCTTTGAAATTTTGTAAAAACAATTACTTAGAAATAGAAGTGAAAGTTGAAATATTTTCAGATAGCGCATACTGTGTGAATGGAATGAACCAAAAATGGTATGATAAATGGATATTAAACAAATGGACAAACTCAAAAGGAGACCCAGTTAAAAATAAAGAATTGTGGCAGGAATTAATTGAATTAGACAAAGAACTGAACGTTAAATATGTCAAAGTTAAAGGACATGACGGTAATAAATTAAATGAAATAGCTGATTTTGAAGTGAATAGAGCTATGGATTTATGGGAAAACAATAATATAAGATAAGGAGAGGTTGTATGGAGTTTGAATTAAAGGAAAGTATTACTGGAGATTTAATAGATGATATTTTGCTTAGAGGTGGAGTTAGTGATTTAGAATATCATAAAAACCCAGACAAAAGAATGTTGACTATTATGAAAGATATTCCAGAAGAATTTTCTCAATCAACAAATATATTACACAATGCTTTAGAAGAAAACAAAAATATTATAATTTTAATTGACCAAGATATGGATGGTTTTTCAGCTTCAGCGTTGTTATATAGATTTATTAAAAATGATTTAGAATACGATAATATTACTTATATTATTCCAGATGGTAAAACACATGGCTTAACCACCGAAGTAATGACAGAATTAAAGAATATGAGCAATGATTCTACATTAGTAATAATACCAGACGCCGCTTCAAACGACACAAAACAATTAGAAGAGCTTAATTCATATAATATTGAAACATTAGTATTAGACCACCACGAAATCAATGTTAAAAGTGTTCACAAAAATGTTTTCAACAACCAAATTATTTCTGATATTAATAAAAATTTTACTGGTGTAGGTATGGTTTATTTGTTTTGTAAATGTGCGTTGTACCGTTTTAGGTTTAATAATAAAATATATTCTAAAGATTTAGTTGATAAATATTTAGACTTAGTTACTCTAGGACAGACTGGAGATGTTAGTAACATTGCTGACCCAGAAATTAGATATTTAACATATACAGGAGTAAGAAACATAAACAATCCATTTATCAAATCAGTAATGGAACGTAAAGGCATTGATAATCCAACAACAAGAGACTGGTCTTTTAGTATTATATCAATGATTAACGCTGTTACTCGTATTGGAACATTAGAAGAAAAACAAAGATTGTTTGAGGCTATGATTACAGACTCAGAAGAAACTGAAACAATTGAGATTAGAAAGAAAAACAAAAAAACTGGTAAATTTGATAAGATTCCTACAGAAATGACATTGCCAGAAATTGTAGCAAAACAATGTGAAAGTATTAAAACTAAACAAGATAAAATTGTTAAAGACGCTATTAAGAATATTGAGTTTTTATATAATGAAAAGATTATTGTAGCTGTATCTGACGACAATTCCCCATCATCTATTAATGGTTTGGTTGCTATGAAATTAGCAGACAAACATAGAAAACCAGTAATGGTTGGTAAGTTTAAAAATGATTATTTTTCTGGTTCTATAAGAGCACAAAATATTGACTTTAAATCTATTCTAACAAAAAGTGAACTGTTTTATTTTGTACAAGGTCATAGTCAAGCAGCTGGTTTTAGTATTCCAAAAGGATATTTAGATAGTCTCTATGAATATATAGAAGAATATAAGTTTAAAACATCTAACGTATATGAGGTTGATGTATTAACTCATAAGCCTAATGAACAAGATATTATCAGAGTAGAATTAGAAAAAGACGTACTAGGTGGAGACGTTGCTTATCCTTTATTTGGTTATGAAGAAATTACATTTAACAAGGCTTGTATTAATGTAAGGGGCTCTGTATTATCTTTCTTTGATAATAATGTAACATTTGTTTTATTTAATGCACCAGAAGATATTAAAAACGTTATTGATAGTCATATATACAATAATAAAATCACAATGAATATTGTGGGGGAACCACGCATAAACTACTTTGGGAATAAGCAACAATCTCAAATTGTAATTAAAGATTATGAGTTCTTAGAAAACGAAGATGACACAACTATTTCTAATAAATGGGGGATTGATTTTTAATGGGTATATTATTAGCATTGGTAATATTGTGTTTTGTTGCTTCTTTAATCATGGAAATATCTGTATATAAAACGAAACGAAAATATCCTGAACAAATAAAATTCGAAAATGTAAATTTTATAGAAGATAATAAAAAAATAGAGATTAATATGGTTTCTGGTAGAACTGAATTTATATATTTTGATAAATATCAAGAAGAATTTGAAAAGTCTAAAACAAAAGGTTATATTAATATTAATGGTTTGTTTATAAATATTGACAATATAGAATCAACATCTTTGCATAGATATGGTAAGGCAAAATATAAGGATTTGGAATTTTCATACTATACACACCGTAAAGATATAAAAATGTGCACAAGTGTAAAAAATACTACAATACTTTACACATTAAATAATAATGATATATTTTTCAGAACAGTATCATAGAGTGTATTGACAACGCTGAATAATATATGATATTATGTATATATAGTAGAAAATATTAATCAAAAAAAGGAGAAAATAAATATTATGAATATTATTGAACATGGAAAACAATTTGAAATTTTTGCAGATGAAATTAAAACCCATAAAGAATTACCGTTACAAACTTATAAAGTAAACTTTGACCCAATGAGTGGTTATTCACTAGTTAAGGTAGACAATTTTGATATTACTGAAAAAATTTATGGTAAAAATACAGATAAACTTGATAAAATCATGGAATCTTATAAACTATTTGAGCGTTCTATGGGGATTATCTTGTCTGGAGATAAAGGCATTGGGAAATCATTATTTACTAAACTGTTAGCACAAAGAGCACTTAAAGAAGGTTATCCTGTTTTAATTGTGAATAAAGAAACTCCGAATTTATCAGATTTTTTAGATAGTATTGACCAAGAATGCCTAGTGTTATTCGATGAGTTTGAGAAGGTGTTTAGTGAACAAAACAAATTATTAAGTTTATTTGACGGTTATTCAACTAAGAAAAAATTATATGCAATTACAATTAATCATGTTAACAAACTTAGTGAATTTATGGTTAACAGACCAGGAAGATTCCATTATCATTTTCGTTTTTCATATCCAAGCCCTCAAGAAGTTAGAGAATATTTAGAAGATAAGGTTGATAGTAAATATAAAGAACAAATTGATAAGGCTGTGCTATTATCAAAACGCATGAAATTAAACTATGATTATTTGAGAGCGATTGCTTTTGAGTTAAATACAGGCACACCTCTAAAAAATGCTCTACAAGACTTAAACATTATAAACACTGATGAAGGACAATCATATACCTTAACAGCTAAGGCTAAAGGAGATGATAAGGTATATACTGATAAAGTATACTTAAACTTGCTTGATGAAAAAGAAGTCTTTGACGCTACTTTTAGTGCCAAACCAGATAAGATTGGGAAAGAATTTTATGATTTAGAAGTAGATTCTTTAGAATTAGATTATACAAAATTAGAAGAATTGAATAATGGATTGATTATTAGAAATCCAGAACATAGATTATCAGAAATCCAGTTGAAAAAAGATTTAATTTCTGATTGGGAAACAATAAACAACGACGTAAAAATTGAATATATTATTATGGAGCCAGCTGTACAAAAAGATGAATATGCAATCAAAGTTTAAATAAGGGGGATATTTTCCCCTTTAAAATTTTAAAAAGGAGCTATTACATTGGAAGATACAAAATTTAAAATGCTTAAATTGCTTGGGTATGTATTTTTAACAATTTTAGAAATTGCGTTTTTCTTTATTATTTTTGGTATCATGTGGTTGATAAATTTATTATTTAAAGTAGATATTAATATTTGGTTGGTTACATTAATTGTTTATACTATAATTATAGTGAGAAACTATATTAGAATTATATTAAACTCAGTGCTTGAAGAAATAAAAAATAACGAGAATTTATAGAAAGGGGAGAGTCTATTATAATTATTGCGTCGCTGGATTACTCGTATGCTAAGTCAGGTATATGCGTAGCAGAAATTAAAGATGGTAAAATCTGTATTTTATTGTCTAGATTATTAGTCTCAGATAAGAAGTGTGAACCTATTGAGAGGATTGAAAAACATATAAATGATATATTATCAATTATAGATGAGTATAAACCAGATATTATATGTAAAGAGGGTAGTATTATAGGAAAATCTTCGACTGCCAAAAATGTTCTATATGCTCATGCTATTCTTGAATATATTCTTTATCAGAAAAATATTGATATACAAGATATTCATAATGCAACATTAAAAGCATATTGTAAAAAATATTTAATTAATAAATGTTTTTATACAAAAGAAGAATTAAAACAATTTAATAAAAAAGAAATAGTAGCAGAATTTTTAAAGGCTTATTTTTCAAGTGATATGCCAGAAATATACACTGAAAGAGGTAAATTACTTGATGATGTAGCAGACGCTATTGCTCTTAATGTATATTATTATGAGAACATATATAAAGGATGATAACTTTGGCAAAAATGGATAAAGAGTTAAAATATAAATTACAAAATTTTCCGTTAGTACAATACAACATGTTAGAACATACAGTGTTTGATGATTTTTTAAATAAAGCTACGCAAGAACAACTGCAATTTTGTGAAGACTTTTTTAACAATGATGTAGAGATTTTGTTTAATGAGAGCCCAGCAGGTACTGGGAAGACTATGTGTAGCGTTGCATGTGCTTATGCAGATTGGTTAAACAAAGGTAAGAAATTAGTATTTATTATTGCGCCAGTTTCAGAAGATTTAGGTAGTAGACCAGGAAATCAAACAGAAAAAGAAATGGCATATTTTATGGGGTTACATGATGCTATCACAGAGTTAAATATGTTACCAGAACAAGTTATAACAGAAATGTTATTAATGGATGAAAATCATAAAGAAAATGAGTTAATAGAATGTTGGGTATCTCAAATATCTCATTTATTCTTACGTGGTGGTAACTTGAAAAATGTTACAGTAGTTATAAATGAAGCTCAAAACTTTAAGCGTTCTGAATTAAAAAAAGTATTGACAAGATTACACTCTAATTCTAAGTGTATTGTTGAAGGTAATTATAGACAAATTGATTTAAGACAAAATAGTAAATCTGGATTTGAGCCTTATGTAAACTACTTTAAATCAGAAAATTATCAAGGTGCAGTATACCACCATTTTACAACTAACTTTAGAAGTAGAATAGCACAGTTTGCCGATAATTTTAATTGGAAATAGAAAAAAAGTGTTGACATCTTATATTTATTAATATATAATTAGTATATACTAATAAAGAGGTGTTTAACATGAATTTAAATAAAGCAAAAATAAGATTAGAACATTTTTTAGTAATTAGTGAATACGGTTTTATTGAAAATAATGAGACTGTACTTAATGAAAATGAGTTAACACTATTATATAAGGAAACATTTAAGTTTTTTGAAAATTATTGTATTGAAAAATATAATGATAGTTTATTAAATATAAGAACTAAAAGAAACACCATACATTTAGAACTAAAAAATGGAAAAACAAAGGTAATAAAAAAATAACATAATTATACCACTTGATTTATTAAAAGTTGAGTGGTATAATTTAAAAAATAAAGGAGAATAAAATTATGAAAAAATTATCTTACAGTTTTCAAAAAGGTAATTTTTGGAGTAAATTATTATGGATTGTTGGATTAACATTATCTTTAATTGTTGGTTGGTATGTAATTGAGAGTGTAGGTTTCTTCTTACAAACAACAGTAGGTACAATAGGATTGTTATTCATTAGTCCTATCGTAGCTATAGGTATTATTGCTTTTAGTATTGTAAAATATCCTAGAGTAAAAGAAGCAAACGAGTATTCAGACTATGCAAGAAAATATTTATAAAGGAGAATAAAATATGGTAAATGAAATCAAAGATAAAAAGGTTTATTTAGGTGGAGACTTATTATCTACACCTATGGTGGAATACAGAAATAAACAACGTGACGAATTAAATGGGATTGTCGGCATTGAAGCATATTCTCCTAGTGATGATAAATCAATTAATGATAAATCTAAAGCTGTACAAGAAGGATTAGCTGAAAGAATATTAAATAACGATTATAATGCAATGCTAGAGTGTGACATTTTTACATTTGATATACTGAACCATGCTACTGGAACAATTTCAGAATTGAGCATTTTACTTGGTATGAAAAGGCAAGCACAAATTACAATTGATAGATTGAAAGAGATTTTAGATATTAATTATTGTGATGTGGAAGGTAATATTACAGAAGTGGCTGAAACATTAGAAGATGAAATTAAAGAACAGCAAAAAATTATTGATAAACCTGTACTTATCTATTCTTCTGATATTCGAGAAGGTAATGGTCATGTTTATAGTGACCCTTATAGGACAGAAGTTTCATTTAATCAATTTTTATATGGCGTTATACTAGAATTGACAAATGGAAAAGGGTTTATGTCTTGGGAAGAAGTTAAAGACGAATTAGAAAAATTAGGAAATTAATTATATATTATTGACAATACGTATACTGATATGATATATTGTATATGTAATAAAAAATAAATCATTAGGAGAGATTATTTATGGCAAAACTTATTTTAGATGATGGAGTAGAATTAGAAGGAACGATTGAAGAAATAAAAGAATTTATTGAGAATAACAAAGATTTAAAAGAATCAAATGTTTTAACCATTTCTGATTATGACAATGTAACTACTAATAACAACTGTGATACTAGTACACAAAATATTAAAGAACATGATGTAGTAGAATTTTTAGATGATTTTGACAGTATTATACCAACACACTTTTTCTTTGCTTTCGACGATAAAAATAATTTTAAGAAAGGCGATAGAGGCTGTGTTATTAATGTAGACGGAGAGTATTTAGTACATGCAGCAGAAAATCTATTTGTCGCAGAATTAGAAGATGTTAGAGATATTGTAAAAGTAGTAGGTAGTATTAGTGATGACAACCCTTTAAATCTTTATGAAGGAGAAAGATATTTCTTATCAAGCTACAAAGAGGAATCAATTGAAAGAGAATTAATCCTAGAAAATATTGACAAAACATCTTATTTGTTTGTTGATGAAGACGATGAAAACGATTCTTATTTAATTAGTTTTTGTTATGTTGAAGAAGGAGATATTAAAGAATTATAATTATATCAATCATTGGTGGAAAATTCCACCTTTGATTTTTATAAAACGCTTGACAAATCATTAGTCATACGATATAATAATATTAGATTAATAAAAAAGGAGAATAATTATTATGAAAATTACAACAACTATTAATGGAAATGAAGTTACGACAGAAGGTACTATTGAAGAAGTATGTGATTTTTTACGAAAAATTAAAGAAGACGACCAAGATGAACTTGTAAATAAAAAAGAAGATAATGTAGAACAGGAAAAGAATCCTTTAAACTTAGAAGATGATAAGATTTATTATATTAAACCACTAAGAGATGATACTGATAAGGTTTCTGGAGCTGTAAGACTAAGTATTGATGAAATTAGTTATTTATTCATTGAGGAAGAGACTAGAAATATGGTATTAGTTTATTTTGATGATATTGACAAAATTAATGAAATTGAGTTTTATGAAGATGACGAATTCGACACTGAATTAAAAATTGAAGACTTAAAAGATGGAACTTACTTTATCGAAGGTAAAATAGAAGACAAATTTGGCGACTTTGTCCAAAATGAACATGTTGAAATAACTAACAAAATTAATGAAGGGTTAGTACGTATTGATAGTAAAGAAAGTATACTTCCCGTTGTTATGAAAACTAATGATTTTGAAGAACAATTAAAAAATGTCAAATTGATTCCAAAAATCGAAGAAACAGAAGAAAATCAAACGAAATTTGAAAGAGGAAATATTGTAGAAGTATTAGACAGTATTTATAGTGGTGGAGTCAAAGAGGGAAATTATGGGATTGTTTTAGGATATGATTCAGATGGAGATGTAAATTTAGCTGGATTTGATGAAACAGGAATATTTTCGACAATGTGGTTCCATGCAGAGGATGATTTAAAATTAATTAAAGAATAAAACTTAACTTTTAAAGGGCAGGTTTTCACTTGCCCTAATTTTATAAATAGGAGGAATGTTGTATGCAAGCTATTCTTGGTTTAATAGTATCTGTGTTATTTATTTTAGCATATATACCACAGATAAAAACGTTGTTTTCAGTTAAAAATATAAGGGGAGTTTCTAAAGTATTTTGGTTATGTATAGCTTTAGCGACTACAATTACAGCGTCAACGCTTATAGAAGAACAATCTGTTTGGTATGTTATAGTGCCACAATGTATTAATGCAGTGATTGCATTATTGATACTGTTATTAGTGTCATTTAAAAAACATAAAGTATATGGTTTATGGGTATATTTAATGATGTTTGCATTTGCTTCTAGTGTGCTTATATATTGGGTTCCAAATGATATTGTTCAACATTGGTCATCATTTCTAATTGCATTTGCATATTTAGAACAAATCGCACACCTTATGTATAAAAAGACAGCTCAAGGTGTTAACTATTTGCTTTATGTAGGATTTAGCGCTGGATTAGGTATTATGATTATTAATATGAGTGTAACTCATGCGCCTTTAAGTGCTATTATTACAGAATCAGTAAACCTTGTTATGATGGGGATTGCTACGTTGATAACAATTATTTTAAACAAAAAATTAAATTAGACTTTACAGAACTTGTTGAGTATGCTATAATGTACTTAACAAGTTTTTTAGTAGGAGGAAATATTATGAGTTTAATAAAACAAATAGAATTTACAAAAGAATATGAAAACGAATTATTTGAAATTCAATTATCATACGGAATGAGGGATAATAAAGTAAATCATTATTTAATGTTTAAGATGTGGCATGTAACAGATAAAGTAAAAGGAGTAAAACATATAGTTTCACAAGAGGATATTATAGATATAACTTCAAGACCAAATATTTATGAACCAATTGTAGACAGTGAAATTAATAATAAGGATGAAATAAATGGTTTCATAAAAGAAAAAATGAAACAGATTGTTGATTCTGATAAGATTAATAAAGAGTTTATAGAAGTTTTAAAAGAAATGGAGGAACAATAAAATGAATCAACCTTTTCTTATTCATAATCACACAGATGCGAGTAACTTTCGTTTACGTGATGCAATTAATAGACCAGAAGACCTTTTAGATTACGCTTTAGAATTAGGTCTACCAGGTATAGCTATCACAGACCATGCGACAATTAGTAATCACGTAAGAGCGCACAGATATATTGAAGATAATAAAGACAAGTTTAAAGACTTTGTCTTAGGATATGGAGATGAGTTTTATTTAGTAGAAAAAGATACGATAAATGAAGCTGTAGAAAACAATGAAAAAACGCAATTTTATCATTTTCTAGTGCTAGCTAAAAATCAACATGGTTATGAGTTCTTGAAGAAATTAACAACTAGAGAGTGGCAGAACAGCTTCTTCTACAGGGGGATGGAAAGAACACCTACCTACTTTGAAGATATTGAAGAATTGGTTAAAGGATATGAGAATGATGTAATCTTCAGCTCGGCATGCTTCACTAAAGGACAAAAAGTAAAAACAATTAGTGGCAATAAAAATATAGAAGATATTAAATCTGGAGATATTGTAATGACAGAAGATGGTAGTTTTCAAAAAGTATTAAATCCGACATCAAGAATATATAATGGTAACTTTATATCTTTAGACGTTTCAAACAGTGTCTTACCTATTGAAAGTACAGATAATCATAAATTTCTCGTTTTACCTAATAAATATTGGGTTGGAAATAATAAAAAACATAATGGTAAATATGAAGAAATAAAAAGTGAAAAGAATTATTCTAAAGATATGGACAGAAATAAAAAAGCAGGAATCCTACAAAGAGCGAAACAACGAGCTTCATATGAATATCCTAATTGGGTAGAAGCAAAGTATTTAAAAGAAAACGACTATTTATTAACACCTATTAATTATACAACTCAAGATATGACAGTATTAAAACATGGCAACACACAATATAAAGTAGATAAAGATTTCCTGTATGTGCTTGGATTATTTATTGGAGATGGACATTTTGGACATTCCCCATATGATTTTGGTTTTACTTTAAATTATAACGATAAAGAAAAAACGGAATTTATTTTAAAATACTTTAAATCTAAAGGACTTAATGCTACTGTACGACATAGAAAAGAAAATACTAGAAGTGATATTACAGTGTTTGGAAAAGATAATAGAGATTTTTGGGATTGGTTATTTAATAATAAAAAAGGAGCATTAAACAAACATATTCCAACTATTATAAAACAGCTCCCTAAGAATAAATTACAATACTTGTTAAAAGGTTTGGCTCATAGTGATGGGTATTTTAGAAAAAAACCTAGAAAAGAATTTGTATATTCATCTATCTCATATGATTTAATTCAAGATATTAAAGAAGTATTCTTTAAATTTAAAATAAATCCTATAATTAGTTCTTCAGAAGAGAGAATAGATAAAAATGGTGTTCATCATCAAAAATCTTACTATCTTTCTTTAGGTGGAGCTAAAGCTACAAAATTAAAGGACTTTTGTGATAATGATAATGACTTTATAATAACTGACAAAGATATGTCTTTCAATGATGTTCCTGTAATAGTAGATGGTATTTCGTATATGAAAAATAGAATAAAAAACATATCTAAATCTACAAAAGTAGAAAAAGTTCATTGTATGAAAGTAAATAAAAATCACTCATTTATCATTGAAGGCGCAACAGTACACAATTGTCTCGGTAGCCCGTTATCACAATATATCTTAGAATATGATAAAACAGGTTCAATAGAAGATAAGAAAAAAATACACAACTTTATTATGTTCTTTATTAACTTAGTAGGCAAAGAGAACTTTTATCTTGAGCTACAACCAGCAATTAAACATGATAAATCAAACACTGATGTGAAACAGGAACAACAAATTGTAAATGATATGCTACTACAACTTTGTAAAGTATATGATTTAACTCCAATTATAACTACAGATGCTCATTATTTAAATAAAAAACAGGCTTTTGCACATAAAACTTACTTACAAGCAAGCAACGGAGAGCGTGAAGTAGACAGTTTTTATAATACGACATATATCATGGACAAAGCCGAATTGCTAGAATATTTTAATAAAGAATTACTAGAAGAATTAATTCAAAATACACATGATTTAATGAAAAGATTAGAACCTATTAATTTTAAACAAAAAACTCAAGTCCCAAATATTGATATACCAAGATATAATGATAAAAACTTGTTCGAAAATTATCTTGATGACTATATTTATATTAATAAATTTAAAAACTCTGAAAGAGATATGGATAGATACTATCTACACCTTATTGGAGAAGGTATGCTATCACATAATCAAGAGTTTAATAAGGAACATTTAGATAGAATAGAGATTGAATTAGAGCAAATATGGGAAATATCAGAAGGATTAGGACAACCATTATCAAGTTATTTTGTACTAACACAAGATATTATTGACATGATGTGGGAAGTTAGTTTAGTAGGACCTGCACGTGGTTCAGCTGCTTGTTATTATACGAACTATCTACTAGATATTGTTCAATTTAATCCACTAGATTATGATTTACCATACTATCGTTTCTTAAGTAAAGAAAGACAATCATTGCCTGATTAAAAAATTGTTTATAGCATCTCTTTTATTAGAAATAAAGGAGAAATAATTATGATAGAAAAAGAAATATTAGAAGATTTATATATTAATAAAAAGTATTCACAAGTAAAAATAGGAGAAATACTAGGATGTAGTGATTGGAAAGTTCGTAAGTATATGAAGAAATACGACATAAAAATTCGTAGTAGCAGAGAACAAGCATTGAAATATAGGGTCAATGATGACTTCTTTGACATTATAGACACTCAAAATAAATCATATATTTTAGGATTTTTATATGCTGATGGCTATATACAGAAACAAAGAAAACATAACTCAAGAAAGTTAGGAGTATCTATAAAGAATAGTGATATTGACTTATTAAAAGAAATAAATAATGAATTAGAATCCAACTATCCTATAAAAGAGTATGATGTTAAATCCGGATATAAAATTGGTATAAAATATGTTAGGCTTTTAATATCATCTCCAAAACTTTGTGAAGATATTATTGAAAAAGGGTGTCTTGAAAATAAAACCGAAAACTTATATTTCCCAAACGAAAAACAAGTACCGTTACATTTATTACCATCTTTTTTGAGAGGTTATTTTGATGGGGATGGAAGTATAAGAAAAGTAAAAAGTTGGAAAGTTTCTATTATGGGGACTATACCGTTCCTAAAAGATTTAATAAGGTTGTTCGGTTTTGAGAATAAGAAATTATATCATAGACACCCAGAAAGTAAAACAATAAATAGAGAACTATCCTTAAATTTAAATGAAAGTCTTGATTTTTTAGAATTTATAAATAAACATGAAGGAATAAGATTAAAAAGAAAAGATACTAAAATTCAAGAGATGCTAAAACAATATAGTCGTCTTTAATAGTAATATTATAGATTACGAGGCGTTTAACTCATACAGAGGTGTGGACTATTATAGTCTGCTAACACTGAAAGTCTAAGTGTTTTTTAACATATGACAACGGTGTGCCAACTATTTTTAAAATAGAGGTTCAACGACTATCCGGAAGCTAGGGCAATAAATAAATACTAGCAATAGGAGTAGGGCTGCTTGAAATAGTAGTGGGAGAATACCCCTTAAATCGAAAATACGCCCATTCTTTTTAGAATGAATAAATAGTCTATTCCCTTTAAAATACTAGGAAACTAGGGGTTCTATAAGATTGACATCGATGCTGAGGCTTCTAAACGTGAACAAATTGTTGAATTAGCAAGAGAAAGATATGGTAATGACAAAATCCTTAATAGCTGTACTTTTACTACAGAAGGACCTAAATCTACAGTTATAACTGCTACACGTGGATATGGATTAGACGTTGCTGAACAACATAATATTGCAAACTTAATACCATCAGAAGGAGCTTCTTTATGGTCTGTATCAGACTGTTTCTTTGGGAATGAAAAGAAAGGAAGGAAACCTGTTAAAGAATTTATTGAACGTGTAGAGAAACACGACGAATTAAAAGATGTTATGTTGTCTATAGAAGGATTGATTAGTGGTCGCTCTCAACATGCAAGTTCTGTTATTTTTTATCCACATAGTTTTCTAAAAGAAAATGCAATGATGAAAACAACAAAAGGATTAACAGTTACACAATTTAACGCAGAAGACGGAGAATATTGTGGAGAATTAAAAGAGGATTTTCTTTCAATTTCAGCTCTAGGTAGAATCAGAGAAGCAATGGACTTACTTTTAGAAGATGGTAAAATTAAATGGCAAGGCTCATTAAGAGAAACATATAATAAATATTTCCACCCAGACGTATTAGACTTGACTTCTAATGGAATGTTTGATATGCTTTCAAAAGGAGATATATTTGATGCTTTCCAAATGTCGTCTCTAGTTGCAAGAAATGCGATGCGCAAAATTAAACCTAACACTTTTGACGAAGTGGCTATTACTAACACAATTATTCGTTTACAAACAGAAGGAGAACAACCAATTGACAAGTTTGTAAGATATAAACAAAACATCAATGAATGGTATCAAGACATGGATAAATATGGACTGACTAAACATGAACAAGAGCTTATGGAAAAACACTTGCTGCCAAGAACTGGTATTTGTGACACACAAGAAATACTTATGAATATTATTATTGACCCTAAAATAGCCAATGGTGGATTAACTTTTGCAAATAAGTTTAGAAAATCAGTAGGAAAAAAAGATGAGAAAAAAATCGAGAATGCGTCTAAAGAATTTATGCAAGTTATGAAAAATAACAATCAACGAGAAGAGTTTGCTAGATATATACTTGAAGAACAGTTTGCGTTACAATTTAATTACGCATTTTCATTACCGCACGTGGTAGCATATACACTAGTTTTAATGGTGGAAATGAATATTGCGTATAAATATGGTTTAGGTTATTGGAAAACAGCCTGTCTCAATATTAACTCTGGTCTTGAAGGTAATTTAACTAAAGGCACTGACTATGCAGAAGTTTCTATAGCAGTAAACAGTATGAGTGATGATATTATTTTACCAGACATTAATAAATCTCAACTTAAATTTACTGCACAGAACGGAAAAGTTTTATATGGATTGAAACCAATACTAGGTTTAGATACTAACACATTAGATGCTATTATTGAAAATAGACCATTTAAATCATTAAAAGATTATTATGAAAAAATGGTTGATACTAAACTAACAAGCACTAAAAAAACTATTTCATTAATTAAATCTGGTGCTATGGATTCATTAGAAGAATTAGATAGACGCCATATAATGGCTAAATTAGTAAAGCTAGAAATACCACAAAAAGAAAAAGTAACAATGTCTCAATTAGATTATTATAGGGATATAATACCAGATAAATACAATAAACTATTGGCGCTGCATGATTTTAGAAGTAGAATTAAAGGCAGAAATAAAGAACCGATGAACGAAGAAATAGAAAAAATATTTATACAAAACTATTCTAAACATGTTGATTACACTTTAGAAGATGAGTTAGTAATAGACATTAAATCATTTGAAAAATATTACAATAAAGAAATAAAACCTTTAAAAGAAGAAATTAAAAAACCACAATACGCTAAAGAATTTACTAAGAAAAAACGACAAGAATATTGGGTAAAAGAATGTCAAGGCACTATTCCAGAATGGGAAATTGATACTATATTATTCAATTCTGATGAATTTGTCATTGATACTGATAAAGTCGCAAAAAAACACGACATATCCGAATTTAAGCAACTAAAGAATTTACCTTATTTGAAAACTAATTCACGTGGTTTTAAAGAATATGAAATTAGCGCTATCACTGGAGTAGTTGTTGGATATGTCAATCAAAAGAAACTAGTATATATATTAACTAAAGATTCTGGTGTAATTACTGCAAAACTTACTAGACGAATGTATACAAAATACCAAGAAGAGACTGAAAATGAGAAGTCTTGGTGGGAACGTGGCACAAAACTGGTGTTATTAGGATATAAAAACGGAGAAGCATTTAATGTAAAAGGTAATAATATATATAGGAATCCAGTTATTAAAATAGAAGAATGCAACAAAAATTACATTTATAAATTACAAAAATAATAGTTGACAGATGATTTTTCATCTGTTATACTATTATTAGATTGTTAGAAAGGAGAAAATATTATGAAGTTTATTTTTCAAGAAGGAAATCGTAAATTAGATTTGAAGGTGGGAGATTTGGTTAAACACAAGTTATCCAAAAATGATGAACACCACATTATGATGGTAGTTAAACACGCTGATAAATACAACTTGGTTAAATTCCAAAAATATGAACCTAACGAAAAATCTATTGTATTAGCTTTTGACGAGCCTATTGATTTAAGCACTGTATCAGATGACTATGTACTAGTATCTGACACAGAAAATGCTGAATTAAAATTTGAATATTAAAAAGGAGAAATTATTTATGAATAAAAATGATGAACAAATTTTAGCACTTAATAAGTCAGCACTAGAAAAAATTAATTTAATTCAAGACATGTTAAATGTAGAAGTGTTGGCTCCTACTAACTTAGAAGACTATGATGCAATGGTTAATACTTTAAATAATTTATGGGAAATTGCAGGGGTTGTTGGTAGACGTGGAGACTTAGAAGAGAATTTTGATTTCGTTCAACCAATTCCCTACACAATTATTGCGCAAGGAGATAAATATTTTACTTATACTAGACTTGAAGGCAGTGGAGAATCTAGATTACATGGTAAATCTTCAATAGGTATAGGTGGACATCAAAATGAGGTAGAGCACGCTTGGAATTTTGAACATATTTTAGCAGTAAATAACTCAAGAGAACTTGAAGAAGAAGTTACTATTAAAACTGACAACGGTATTGAAATTACTAATCATTATGAAATCACTAAAGAATCAGCTATTATTGGTTTATTATATAACGAAAAAACAGAGGTTGATTCTGTTCATTTAGGAGTATTAAATGTTATTGTTATTCCAGAAAATTGGACAGTTGAATCTAAAGAAACCGATACTTTAGAAGGTTCATTTAAAACAAAAGAAGAGATTGAAAAACTAGATTTAGAAAATTGGTCTAAATCAGCATTAACAATATTAACATAGAGGTGCTATAAATGGTATGGATATTAATTTTTTTGTTAGTGTTTAGCATTATATTTATGGTTTCATATATTTTCATAAGAAAGACAATTCCTTATGTAACAGAACATATTGAAAAAAATGAAACTGACAGAGAAATAACATGGATAGAACGTGAAATAAATTTTAAACAGCATAAAAGAAATACCCTACAAAAAATCACTGGTTATGAATCAGAGGTCGCACAATTAGACAATGATATTGAGGAATTAGAAAAACTACATGATGATATTAGAAGAGGAGAAGATTAATTATGAATAGTAAAATTAAAGCAGGTGGTATCTTATCAGCATTAGTGGTAGGAGTTGTTGTATTGTTTGTTATAGCAATTTTATGTATTGAAAGAGTTCCACAAGGAACAGTTGGAGTTGTTTACTCTCCTAAAGGTGTTAAAGATAATACTTTAAGCCCTGGATGGCATTTAGTAGCACCTATGAACAGAGTAAATGAATACCCTACAAGAACACAAACAATTAGCTACAAAGATATGAACGTATCAACGTCAGATGGTAAAAACCTTAATTTAGATATTGATGTAAACTATAAAGTTGATAGTTCAAAAGCAGTTGAATTATTTAATCGTTTTGGCAGCGCAGATATTGAACAATTAGAGAAAGGTTACTTACGTTCACGAGTTCAAGATAATGTACGTCAATCTGTTTCTAAGTATTCAGTAATTGATGCTTTCGGTGTTAAAACAAGTGAAATTAAAAAATCTACTTTAGATAAACTTGAAGATAATCTTAAAGGTCAAGGATTTATTGTTGAGGATATTGCTTTAAGTTCTCCAAAAGCTGATAAGAACACTCAAAAAGCAATTGACAGTCGTGTTAAGGCAAACCAAGAATTAGAACGTAAAAAAGTAGACAAACAAATTGCTAAAGAAGAAGCTGAACGTAAAGAAATTGAAGCAAAAGGTACTAAGAAAGCAAATGAAATTGTAGAACAATCATTAAGTGATGAATTATTACAAAAACAACTTATCGAAAAATGGAAAGGCGACCAACCAATTAACATTGGTGGAGACCCTATTGTTAACTTGAAGTAACGTAACTTATTATTGAAAATGAAAAAATGTTAAACTTTTGACTTGACCCCTATTGACAGGGGTCTTTTTTTATGTTATAGTTTATATATAATAAATAAGGAGATTGATAATAATGGATAAAAAAGAACATTTAGAAGAGTTTGTAGATTTATTAGAAGATGTTATTATGGATATTGAAGATTTAAAATTTGATGCAGAAGATTCTGTTATCAATAACAGGTTAAATATTGCATCAAACGAACTTAATAAAGTAAGAGGGTTTTACATGGATAAAATAAAAACAGAAGGAGAGAAATAAAAAATGGATTTTAATATTTTAGACTTAGCACAATATATTAAAATACACGGGTCGTCGGAAAACCAAAGCAACGACAAACTATATAATTTAGGAGATGGTTATGAAATACGTTATATCGAAAATGACATAATTTCAACTTTAGTATTTGTAAAAAATAATACACGGACGACATATATCGACTTAACCACTGATTTTAGTATAGATATAGCGAATGCAAGAATTTATAAGTCTGACAATGTATTTGATTTAATTGATATTTATTATGAAGAGTATATAGCTGAAAAACAGAAAAAACGAAAAGAAAGTATAGAAAAACAAGATAAAATAGAAGAGTTTCTTAAAAAATAAAAGGAGGATAAATATAATGTTATTCTTATTAACTGGTTTATTACTAATTGTTGTTGCTTTGATATTAATGTATGTATATTATTCAAACATAAAGAAAGACAGGGTTGATAATGTTATTAATAAAAAAGAAGAAGTGTCAAGAGAATATATGTATAAAGAAATAAGTAAACAATTAGAAAAAACATTTCCTAACTATTCATTCGATGAAAATAACACAAAATCAGAGCTATCTGAATTTACTTACGATATATCTGACGAATATGAAGTATCAGCATATATAGATTTTCCTTATACGGGTTCTTTCGGCGTGATTACAATTACTACATTTAATAAAAAGTACGATTTACATTATTCTTACACGAAAACCTTAAGTAAAAATGAACTATACAAAAAAGAATTTAAAGAAACAGTACCATTTATAATTAAAGATATTCAAAATAGTATTCACAGTTTAAACAAAAATATTGATACTTTTAACGACACAAGACAAAAAATCAGTAAGTATATTAATAATGATGAATTACTATCTACACATTTTGAATATTCAAATATCCCGTTTGTTATTAGTTTATTTATTTTATCAAATGAGTTAAAAATATTATTATTAACAGAGAATGATTATAATAATTCTTCATCATTAAGTATTAATATGTCAACAGGAAGAATAGTATCTTTAGACAGAATGTCTTTTTATTCTGTTGTTCCTAATTATAAAGTAGTAAACAATAATAATATTTTAGAAAAACTAGAATCATATACTAATGAATTATTGTATGACCTTTCAAACTTTCAAGATGCTTTTGATAGTATTACAAAAATACCAATTAATGGATATATTTTACAAGAGAAAAGTTTAAAGGTTCACGATGATTATTCTTTAGAATTTGATTATGTAAGAAAAAACAACGTATATCATTTTGTTATTAAACCTTTTAGAAAAACTTATAGCTTTCGTAAAAATAATTTAAACAAAGTTGAATCGTCATTTGTGGATTTTTCTCACTTAATGAGTGAAATAGATGATATATTAAATAAAAGTAAAGAGATTATTCCTTTTGACGTTGAAAATACTCCTACTCTTACCTATAACAATTTAGAAGGTAAATTAGAGGTTCAAAAACCAAGTTATAAAAACCCAACAGAATTTTTAAAACACCCTTGACAAGGGGTGTTTTTTATTATATAATCAAATTATAATAAAGTAAAGGAGTTTTAAATATGGAAAAAGATAAGAAAAAAGAAAGTTTAAAAGATAAAAGTAATTTGCAGTTTAATAGCAACAAAAATTATAGTAAAAATATCATAAAGAAAGACAAGTAGCTCATAAAAGTTAGGCAAGCCTAAATAATAATCGACGAAGCCCGTCGTTGACGTTAAAATTACAGAATAAAAGAATCATTTTATAAGGAGCGATACTATATGAGTAATATAGATGACAAATTTGATAAAATATTGAAAAATATATCAAATATGACTGATGAACAAATAGAAAGCATTAATAATGGATTAAAAGAAAAAGAAAATAGAAGAAATTTAATTTTAAAGAAAGCCAAAAACAAAGATTTTGATTTAAATAAAATGTTTACTGAGACAATTGAGATACTCGGAAGTATCTCAACAGAAGATATTCTGTATCTCTATAAAGATAAGTATAAACATCTATATTCAAGTGAAGAGTTTATGCATCAAGAGTTAGAATCTATTTGTAAGTATATCAATAACTTTTACAATGATAATGTGATGGAATATCCTCCATTTTATATTGAAACATATTTCGGTATGGATATATACTTACGATACAATAATGAACTGTTTAAGTATTTTTATATGCAAGGGCAAGGAACATCCGAGGGTTTCACTAAAGGAGGACTAGATAAAAAGGTAAAATATTGTTTGAATTTAAACACTGATACAATTGAAAGAATTTAAAACATACAATTTATATAGGAGGAAATATTATGAAAAAGAAATTTACAATTGAAGTTGAAATGGAAGAAAGATGGATTAATGATTTTATGTCAATGCTAGATAAGATGGAATACTTAGGTAATTTAGGTGCATCAAGAACGGTTTCTATATATGCTGATGGAGATGGGGGTTTTAGACCTAAATTTAAAGCAAGTATAGACTGGGATAGAGTTAGACCTGTAAATGCAGATTATGATTTAAATGATAACCATTATGATGCTGGGTAAAACATTTTATAGGAGGATTAATTTATGAGTGAAAAAATTAAAGATGTTAATAATTTAAAGGTAGGAGATTTTGTTTCAGTATTTATTAAAGGTTCTACAATAGCAGGATATATGCCCATGCTAGTTATTGAAAAGAACGAAAATAAATTATTAGGTTTAAATCATTCAGGAAGAACGTATGAGATTACACAGGAAAGTGAAGTAACTTTAGATATTCCTACACACTATGTAGAAGATGTTTACTTTAATAGATTAACACAATACTTAGATGCTTTAAAAGAATTGAGAAATAATAGCTAAATCATGCATTCTATTAAAAGGAGAAAAAATTAATGGATTTTATTAAAAGATTATTTAAAAATTTGTGGGAATACTTAATATTACCTATAATATTAGTGTTATTAGTTTTGGCTGGAATTGTTATTATAATTGGTGTAATATCTTTTATTGCAATACTTCCTAGTTTATTATTAAACCATTTCAATATTCAATCATATATTTTAACCATACCCGCTATGATTTGGTTTTTTTCTGTATTTAGTATAGTTATTATCTTTCTTAATGATTTTAATCAAGAAGAAAAAGTTAAATGGTATAATTTATTGTTATGTGGTGTATTAGGTGGTTGTGTATTTTCAATATTAGCGTTATGTTTTATTTATCCAATATTAATTCTATATATTATATTGACAATTATTGTAATAGCTGTTATAGTAATAATAATAGTAACAATAAAGGAGGGGAAAGATTAAATGTGGCATCGTATTATGGATTGGTTTAACGATATCCCAGAAAAAAAGATTGAGCAACAACAACTTAGATATTCAATGTATTTACCTAGTTCTAAGTGTGTATACATTAAAGCAGACCACCCTATTTATTTAGAAAGAGAATTAATGAAGCATTTAAGCAAGCCATACTTTGATGGTTGGTTATACGAGATAGATATTATAAAAGGCAATAAAAAGAAACACTTAAGTTTAACTAGTAGAAAAGAGATTAAGGAATTAGCACTTTTATCTAATTTATACTTTAAATAAAGGAGGAACTTAGTAATGTCATATAACATTTATGATATTAACTATAAAGAAAAACAAGATGTCTTAGATATAATATATGGTTCTTATAGTGATGATATAGATAAAGAAATAGAAGAAGTGTATAGAAAAGCAGAATCTTGGGATAAAATGCATAAAGAATTCAAAACTAAAAAAGAAGGATGACCTATAATGGCTACAAAGAAACAAATTAAGTATGTACAAGGATTACAAAAAGAATATGGTTTAAGAAATGATGAAATATATAAAGCGAGTGAAATTAACAGAATGACACATCTTGAAATCGGACAAATCATTGATTACTATAGAACAGAAATTGATAACGAAAGAGCATACAATGAATGTCTAGAAGCTGGCTTACCTAATCAGTAATAATTAAAAAGGAGTTAAATATAAATGACTTTTAAATATATAGTTTGGAATACAATGAACAAAGAATTCATTGATTACTGTGATGTTTGCTTACTTCCTAATGGTACTGTACTTGCTGGAGATTTAAATTATGATGAAGAATCAGGTATGCTTGCAGATGTTACAGACCATGTAAATATTTTATTTTATAGTGGTGTTAACGATATAGATAATAAAGAAATTTATGATAAAGCAATTATTGAATTTGAAGATGAAGTACTTTTAAATATAAATGATTCAGAGAGTGCTTCAAGTATTATTAATAGAGCTGTAGTTAATGTTGATTTAGTAGGTGGAAAAGAACGCATCTATTTATCTGATTTTAGAATTAATCATACAGATGTTTCAACAGAAGACTTTGAAAGTGGGTCTAGTTCAAATCATATTGTATCGTTATTAGAACATTCAAAAGTTAAAGGATATGTTTATGAGTATAATGAGTTACTAAAAAGTATAAAGGGGATTTAATATGAGTATAAATAAAGTAAATATAGGTTATTTTGAGTTTTTAAAAGAAAAATTTAATGCTGACCTTATTGTAACAGGTATTACTGTATCTATATTTGCTGTTATTGTTTTTTCAATATTCTTTTTAAGTGTAGAAAAAATAAAATTATCTTCATCTTTTATACTTCATTCTATAGTTGTACCTCCATTAGTATTTGGTGTTACTATCTTTGGTTTAACAATGAATTATTTACTTGTCAAAGATAAAATTTATGAAACAAAAGGCTATACTAAAGTAACAGAAGTAGAAAACTTTAAACCAAAAGTAGATGATAGAGATGCAATAGAGCAAAAAATATACTTTAAAGATACTAAAAATGAATTGTATGTTATTAATTCTAGACATAGTAAAAACATAGAATCAGGAGATAAAATTAATCTTGAAAATAATAAAAATATTAATATTGAGAACCATAAAATAAGAGATAATGATTTTTTAGATATTAGCATAATAAAAAAGTGAGGTAATTATTTTGAATAAGGAAACATTAGAAAGTTTTAATCAATTAGGGGAAAAGTTAGAAAAAGTTGGTTCACATGGATATGAAAGTTTAATTAAGTATACAGTTATGCAAGGGGTTATTGATTTAATCTCTATTATAACAATTTTAATTGTTACAATTATATCTTGGATTATTTTATATAAATCCTATAAAAAATGTGCTAAAAACCACGATACGATATTGTTCGAGGATTTATATGGTGTAAGTCCTACTGTATTAGGTTACGTAGTTATTGTTATTAGTGGTTCTTTTACTCTTATTTTACTACTTGCTTTGATTGTTGGGCTTCCTATAAGTATTCAAGAAATAACAAACCCAGAAGGATACTTGATTAAAGACACAATAAATAACATAAAGTAAAACAATGATATGAAAATATTTGACAAAAAAAGAAATTAAAGAATTAACATTTTTATCTAATAAATAATTTAAATAAAGGAGAATATTAAATGAACATTAAACTTAGAGCGTGGGATAAAACAGAAAATAAAATGTGGAATGTAGAAACAATTTATATAGAAGATGAATGGGTTAAAGTTAATGACGGTTCGATATACGGAATTACAAAGGATTTAGTTAGAGATTATGTCTTAATGCAATCAACAGGCTTGAAAGACAAAAATGATACCGAAATTTATGAAGGGGATATTGTCGAATTTAAATACCCGTATGATAAGCGTATAAAGACGAAAGGCATTATTGTTTGGAACGATAATATAGCGTGTTTCGGAATAAGTATGAAAGAAACAACTGAACAATATGAATTATATAGAATAACAGCAGAAAATTATTTAACAGTGATTAGTAATAAATTTCAAAATCCAGAATTATTGGAGGATAATTAAATGGCAGAACCGACATTAGATGAATTAGTTGCATTTATGAAAAAGCATGGAGCAGAAAAAGTAGACAGTATCACTGATGAAAAGAGTGCAATTAAGCATTTTAGAGCAACTAGTAGAGTATATAAACAAGAACGTGACAGTTTACTTAAGCAACGTGATGAACTAATCAATGATATGGTAGAAATTAAAAAGAAGGCAGAGGCATACGACAAGATAAAAGAGGCTGTTGACAATCAAAGGTTAAACGACTGTTCATTATATGATAACGATAGTTTTATAGATAGATTGCACCATGTGTTCGATGAAATGGGGGAGTAGGGAAACTTACTCCTTTTTTTATTTAGCTGTTGACATTATAATTTTTATATGTTAAGATTGATTTAACAAGTAAAAAGGAGATTGATATTATGGAAAAACAATTTGAAACGGAATTTGGTAACTATAAATTAACAGTATTAGGGAGTGAGTATATTAGAATCCTTAAAGTAACACCTATTGATAGAACAAAACCTCATACAGATATTCACGGTTATGGTAAAAAAGATATGGATGTAGAAACGTATTTCAAAATTGGAACAAGTAGTCCTTGTGTTCTTGCATTAGAAGAAATGGAAGAACATATAAATACTTATAATGAAGCAGTAGAAGCAGTTAAGTATTTCAGAAAAGAACTAGTTAAAAATGGATTTGAAGTTGAATAAGGAGTGTTAGTAACACAATTATGGTAGAAAGTAAATTAATGTATTTAAGAGAACCGATAGAAGTATTACTTAAGGAACTTTCCAATATTGTTAATTATAAAGAAGATTTTATAGCTCAATGTTGTAGTATAGATTCAACTATAGATACAGATTTGTACCAAAAACAATTAAAATTAATGGATAAATATATTAATATGTACTTAGATATAATTAATATTATAAAAAACATGGAGGAATAATAAATGACTAATCAATTAACAGTAAATAAACTAGAAGGAATTATCAGACAACATTTACTTACAGCTTACCATCAATATGGTTTTAACAGATATTTAGGTTGGGACATGGAAGATATTCTTATCGAAATTGATACATTAGAAAAATTAGTAAATGAAATTTGTGAAGTTAAAGGTGTAACAAAAGAACAATTTATATTAGGGAGAGATGATATTGACTAAAGAACTAGAAATTAAATTACTTAACAAACAGGAGGAACAATAAATGATTGAAAACGCTAAAGGAATTACTACAAAAGAAATTAAAAAGCACATAGATACTAATAATCATTATTATTATGAAGATTTACATCAATTAGCAGGAGAACTGGTTTTAAAAGATACACATAATACTACACCTATTGTTAGATATTTAGGAGATTATCAAGGACAAATATTTTGTACTTTCAAATCTAAAGTAGATGGTGTTCCGGATATAACGACATCGGATTTTTATGGTACATGTCCGTTTTGCGACACACTAGCTAATGTTTATACTGGTGATGATGTAAAAAACGATTTAGCAACTATGGTATTACACATTATTCAATCAATGAGTGAAAAAATAGAAGAACACTAAATAAATACTAAGTATGGAGTGAATATAGATGTATAAAATTAATTATAAAGAATTTAAGGAAATAAAAAAACAATTGTTATATAAAAAAGTCAAGGAATGGACTGATAAAACATTAACTTTAGATGATGGTACTCTTGTAGAAATAGTAGAAAGTGAACAAGATTGTTGTGCAAGTGCTGGTGGAGAATGGACTAATGTAAAACTAGATGCAGTTATTACAAATGTGAAAATAGAGAATGAGAGAGAACAACAAAAGTTTGATACATGGAGTGCTGAATCAGAAAGTTTGGCTACTGTTGTTTTATATCATAACCAAAACCCTATAGCACAAGGTGAATGTTATGCAGATGCAGGTAATGGTGATTTTTATTACAGTATATGCTCGTTAAAAATAAAAGATATTCATTATCCAGTGGTGAAACATTAATAAACTATAAATAGAATTTTAAATCAATTATCAAAAGAAAGAGGTTTTAAAAGGTGAAAAACTTTGAGCAACCAACAGTAAAGATATTAAAAAGATTATTTGACGGAAAAGATGAAACTAATATTCATATATCTCGTCTGAACCTAGTAGATTATGAAGTTATTGAAATGATAACTAATTATAAACTTTCAGAAACTCATACGAGAAATCAACATTTTAGAGATGTAGTGACTTTGAAATTTAAAAAGAAAGAGTAAGGAGGTAAATTATGATTAAAAGAGCAAAAAAGAAACCAGTAGAAATTGAATACATTCAGTATAAAGGAACTAAGGAAAGTAAACAAGAGATTTTTGATTGGACTAAAGGTAAAGCTCATGAATTCTATGATTTAACTACCTTTGATATTCGTTATGGTATTGATACACTAGAAGGTAATTTAGTAGTATTTGAAGACGATTATGTTGTAAAAGGTGTACAAGGTGAGTTTTATGCAGTCAAGCCTGATATTTTTAAACAAACGTATGATTTTATAAATTAAGGAGATATATTATGGTAAAAATTAAAAGAGAAGTAGAAATGACATTTCCAGAGTTGATTGAATATGGATTAGAAAATGGAATAAAGAATAGAAGATTTACAAGCAATCGTTTGAACTCTAAATATGTAAGTTTCGATGCACTTGGAGGGGTGTATTTTAATAATCTCTATTCTTATCTACTAGAAGATACTTTCACAGTAGAAGTTGAAGAAGAAATTACAAAAGATACAAAGCTAGATTCTGTCTTAGAAATATATACAAATTTAGATTACACAAAATCAAAATTTCCGGATATTCATAAATCTGTAAGTATTAATGATATTCTAGGGTACACTTCTAACCGTATTGTTACTAAATGTATATATTTAGTTAATGAAGATGATACAATGACACTCATTTGGAAAGATGGAGAATTGGTAAAATAAATAATGTTTAAATAACAAATAACCTTTACTAATATGTAAAGGTTATTTTTATACCTACACAAAGCTTATATAAGAAGCATACAGAATATCTAATAAATTTTAGGTATAAATGTACCTAAATAATAAAACAACGCTATAAAGCTCTAAAAACACTTAAAAATAACTATTGACAACTGTATAAATATAGTGTATATTATAAATATACTTAATATAAAGGAAAAGGTGATTAGAATGGCTAGTTTAGATTATGGTGTTCTTGTTATTAAAAAAGAGAATAATGATAAGTGTGCTTGGTTTTCTCAAAACCCTATTCCAATAGAAATTGAGAATAGGAAAGCATATTTATATAAAAACACTTTAAGTTTTGATAATAAAAACCATTATCCTATCTTAGAATACATGTTTGAAGAAACTCCTAAACGTTGGCAAGACACGACTAGAATATTTAGTATTAAAAATGGTTATGCAAAGTCAAGGTTTAAAGACCAGGCTATTGAAACAGAAATACATTTAGGAAATGGTATTAAGTACTTTATACTTCAAGGTTATGACATTCATTTAAAGAAATGGTATAAACATTCTACAAAAGTAAATATTAAGAAATTCGTTCGTAGATATGTTAATATAAATTAAGGAGAGGTAATTATGAATAATAAACAAATTAAAAATTTACATGATAAAGCAAATAAAGTAGTAAGTAAATCAGAAAATATTGATGACTTAAGTTATGTTCAGGCACATAAAATTATTAAAGAGTATCTTGATTTACCCGTTTCTAATTCTGAAAAAAGGGATGTAATGACTGAACTAATGTTAGCATTAGAGAAAGCTAATAAAATAATTTAGTTGATATTTAAAAAATTAAGGAGAATATAGTATGAGTAAATTAAAAAGTATTATTTTAACATTTGAAAATTGCGATAGTATGGAAATACAATCAAAATATATTAGAGGTCTTCATATTAAAGGTATTTCTGATAGTATTGAGCATTTAAATTATGAAGACGAGGAAGTAGAAACGTATAAAAGTGCACAAGATATTTACTTTATTGTAAAAAAATCGACAAAATTACGATATAACCCTTTTAATTTTGAAAATGAGGAAGTAATATTCAATAGACTTACTGAATTTGATGATATTACTCATGTTACATTAGTATATTCTGACGAATCAAGACAAACAATAGCTGTTCCTTATGAAGAGAGGTACGGTGGTGATAATAACTATCAATCATATACCTATATACATGGTTTTGACGAATTAATTATTAATATAAAAGAGGAGGAGAAGTAGTTATGAGTAATAAAATTGATTATGATAAAGTTATGCAAGTATTAAAAAATAGTAAGTATGATATAAATATTTGGGATATTATGACTGAGTTTGATAGTAAAGAAGATGAAGAAGTTTTAGATGTAATAGAAGAATATAGAGATGAATTTGACAAATTTCTAGATAAATCGTTATCACATATTATGGAAAGATTAGCTTTAAGAATTGCGTTTGCTACTGTTGGAGATGATAAAAACTAAGGAGTGAATAGTATTATGGTAAAAAGAATTAAAAATGAAGTTTATAGTGCTTTTGGAGAGTATATCGTTAATGATAATCCTGATTTCTTAAACGAAGAACAATTAGAAATTGCTAAAGAACATAGACCTTATTTAAAAAAGCTAATTAAAAAATGGAAGAGAGAAAGATGTATTCATAGTATTAAAGCTTTCTTTTTAAAAATTCCTGAGTATATATTAGAAGGCATTTATACTATTTTCAACATTATAGCTCTACCATTCGTTTTTCTAGCTGATAAGTGCGATGATTTAAGAGTAAAATATGGTAATAGTGTAGGCAATAGAATTAAATTATCTAAAAATAGAAGAAAAATAAATGATTATGCTTATAATACTGTATTACCTTTATTAATGGAAAAAGAAAAAGACGATGGGTTATACCAAAAACAAATGGATTATGTAAAAAATAAAAGGAAGTAACATAAAGGAGAATGAATAATGACTAATGTTTGGAAAGAAGTTATTTACGATACTTTAACTGAAGATGAAGCAAAGGAAGATAATAAAAAAATAATTAAATATGATGATGTAATGACTTCTTCTATCATCATAGAAAAAAATAAGAATATACTTAAAACAGCAAAAACTGAAGATGGTTATTTAGCACTTATCATTGAAAATGGATATGAGAATAGTAGAGATGTGGTTTATAATAATGCAGAACCTATCGTAAACCATAGAGAATTTGAAAGAATTTGTCTTGAATTTTCTGGTTTAGAAGAAATTAAAAAAGTAAGCAATTTAATAGATGAACTGATTAAAGTGGCAAATAGATAAAAAGTAAAGGAGAATGGATAATGACTATTGATATTAAAGAATTAATAAATAAAAACAAAAAGGAAGAATTAGAGCATACAAGAGAACTATTATCTCTATTTGTGTCAGATTTAGATTTTAGTATACGTGAAGCGTTGAAAAATAATGATTACAGCTATAGTTTTACTAATAGACTTCGTGCAACTATTAATGATAAGCATTTAATTCAGAAGTATAAAGCATTAGTAGAGAGATTACATTTGTTTAACAAGTCTGATATAAGTACTATTATGTCTATAAACATAGATGGTGCAACTTTTGAAATTGAAGATTTCTTTTTAAATTACGATAACGATATTACAGATGCCTTTTACCTTTTCTTTAAAGTAAAACATCATGAATATAATATAGAACATATAAGTCTTAGTTTCCTAGAATATAGAAATAAACTATCAGAACCTAAGATTGGTATGTATTTAAGCTAAAGGAGAGGTAGTAATGGAATTTAAAGTGTTTGATAAAGTTACACTAAGTTTAGTAAAAGTTATAAGTATTAATTTTGAATTAAATTCTTTAGAAATAGAAAGTACTGATGAGAGTGATTTAACTGAGGTTAGACACTTAGAAGATATAGATTTTACTAATAGTCATTTATCAAGCTTATCTAAAGAAAGTATTATAAAACTATTAGAATATTATATCAATTTGAATGAAACCTATTTAGAGAATAGGGAGAAATTGTATGTTAAACGCTTAGAAGATATAAGTAATATTAAATACTATGTTCATAAAGAAGTACTGAAATCTCTTGAGGAGAAAGATAAAGAGAAATATGATATTTTAATAGATTTAGAAGAAGGTATAAAAGATGTATTAAATAATAGAGATGATAAATCTTTATTAACTGATAGAGATATAGAACAAATTATAAAATTAAGAAGATTTCAAAAAAGATTAGGATAAAATAAACCTCAGCTATTGACATAGTTGAGGTTTTGTTGTATATTAAAAGTAAGTAAATTAATAAGGATTAATAATGACTAAATATGTTATAGCTACAGAACTTGAACACTCAATTGCTTTTTATGATAGGAAATTTAAAGATTTTACTATTTTAACTAAGATAACGCCGAGAATATTCCCTAATAAAAAGAAAGCAAAAAGAGTTTTGAAGAAACTAAATAAGAATAGTACAGATAATTATTATTTATTACCTGTTATTCCAGACTATAAACAGTTGTGGGATTATGCTAAAATTAGTAGGAGGATTAATAAATGAAATTAGAATCATTAGGCATAGTTTCAATATTTAACTCACAAAAGGAGAATTTAATATGAAAATTAAAGTAAAAGAACAATTAAACTTTCAAGAACTAATCAATTATATCTATGAAAATAATATTAAAAATGGAGAATATTCATGTAAGTTTATTTAATGATATAAATTTAAATACTTTAATATATGATACTTGCATATTGATATATAATGAATTTACCTATTTAAAATGTTATTATACCATAGATGGAGGATGGATTATTAATTATGGTGAAGACCAATATATTGAAACCAATAATAAACGATTTAAAAAAGATTTAGATAAATTATTATAAAATAAGAGGATTAACATGAATAAAACCATTAAAACAGTAAAATTATGTACACTTAATTTTGAAACTATTATAATAGATAAGTTTAATATTGAGAACATTTGCCTTTATGAAATTAAAAATAACATAAATAATATTAATATTGAAGATGATGAATATATAGAATTTCTTACAGTAGATGATTTTTATATTGCTATTATTCAGTCAAAGAGTATAGAACATAATAGTACATCACAAGGTAAAACAAATGTATATGATATACTTAATAAAAATATACCAATAACTAGTATTGGGTTAATATATAATACAGGAGAAGAAAAATGGTTTGATACTGCAAATGAAGGTGTAGAAGATAATAGTTATCAGAGAGTTAACTATAACGAAGAATATAATATATTAGAAGTCATCGTACGTAAATCAAATAATAAATAAAAATAATAAAAAATATTATAAGTAAAAACCTCTATATTACTTATATACTTATATAGAGGTTTTATTAATAAGTAATATAATAATAAAGAAATAATAGGTAGTAGGTAATAGAGGTAGTAATAAAGTAATATGTAAGAGTAAGAATAAAAGGAAATAAGAAAAGAAAAGAGAAACTAATTACTTATTAATATATAAATAAAACTCCTATTCTTTGTATTATTACTCTTTGATTATTAAAAAGGAGGGATAAAGTATACAGACATATATATAGATAAAAAAATAGAAGAAATCTATATAGTATAAATAAGGAAAAATTAGTAAAAGTATAGAGAAAAAAGAAAAAAGAAAACCAATTACCCTAGGATTTTTTTGTCTGTCCTATTCGTTGTCTTGACCTGTTTTGACGTTACCTATTTACTATAATTTATTTATATTACTACTACAATATACTTAAACATTAAATTACTATTGTATACAACTTAATAATAGACAAAAAAAATACCGCTTCTATATTACTGAAGCGGTACTCAACTATTCTGATATACTATTAAACTATGCTTATATACAGTTAAACTGTTCTAATGTATAGTCCATGTAGTATTAACTGTATTCTATCTTAATATTATAGTTACCTTTTTTACTTACTAACTTAAATCCAAACTCTTCTATTTCTTCTAGTGTTATAGGTTCAGAGAAATATAATTCAGGCTTTTTTGAGTTAGTATCAAGTAACATGACATTATATATGCTTTCATAATTACTGGTATCTTCTTTAATTATAAAGCCATACATATCTAAATCACTTTCATATAATAAATCTCCATCTTGTAATGGTATAGTACTTTTCTTTTTTACTACTTCAATCATTATTTATCCTCCTTATATTAATACTCAATATTTAGTTTATAGTTATTTTTCTTTTGTATTACAGTAAAGTCTTTTGATATATCATATAATGTTTTAGATTCTAGGTATACTAAACTGTGTTCTTCATTTATTGTATCTAGTATTAGTACATTATAAATAATTGAAGTATTATTAAAGTCTTGTTTAATTACAATACCTATATCATCTGTATAGTCGTCTTGTACTAAATCTCCTACATTAACACTTTCTTCTCCTGTAACTTTATTAAGTTCAATCATTATGTAACTCCTCCTTATCTTCTATACTATTAGTATAACATAGAAAAGACCTCCTGTCAAGAGGTCTAATAATTATTTTTCAAAATATTTATTTATTTTTTCAAGTGTGTTTTCTCTTTCTTCTTCCGCTTCAATGTACTTAAAATAGTATACATCAATTAAATCATAGATATTATCTTGAGAGAATAAAACTTTTTCAAATTCATTTCTTTCTTCCTCTTTACCTAAATCTACTGTTTCTACTTGAATATTATCTCTGTATAATAGCAATATACCTTTATTAAAACTATTATAAGTTACACTATAGTGTTCACTTACTAGGTATGTTATTGACGTAACTCTATTTGCTTCTTTAGTTCCTTCATTTCCTTTAAGTTGAATGTATTGTACAAAATCATCTAATGTAAATTCCATTTATTATTCCTCCTTATTGATTATACTACTATTATAGCATAAGTAATATTAGTTGTCAAGTAAATTATTTTATTAAAAGGTATTGACACTTGATAAATAATAGTGTAGTATATAGGTATACTTAATAAAAGGAGAAGATATTAATGAAAAAAATTACACAAGAAGAATTAAACAATAAAATTGAATTGCATAAAGAATGGTTAGAAGATGATAACAAAGGGGAAAAGTTAGAATTAAATGGTTATAACTTAAGAAATTTAGATTTAAGTAATTCTGATTTAAGGTACTCTAGTTTAAGTTGTTCTATTTTAAGTAATGTAGATTTAAGTTACTCTAATTTAAGTTTTTCTACTTTAAAAGATGCTGATTTAGTAAAGATGGATTTAACAAAGGCTATTATAAGTTTTTCTAATTTAGAAAATATTGACTTAAATAGTGTTAATTTGAAAAATGCTAACTTATATGGTGCTAATTTAGATAGTTCTTATTTAAGATGTGTTGATTTTAAAAATGCTAGTTTAAAGAATGCTAATTTAGATAACGCTCATTTAGAAAATTGTAATCTAGAAGATGTTAATTTATCTCAAGCTAATACCCGATGTATTGAAGGACTAGAAGTATATTCAATTGACAATATAGGTACATTTGCAGGTAAAGTAACGTATTTACCAGAGCAAGATAAAGTATTTGCTGGTTGCTGGAAAGGTAATTTAGAAGAGTTTTTAGAAAAAGGATTAGAAATGAATAAAGATAATGAGAAAGAAAAAAGGAATATTTTTAATGCTTATCAATTCTTTTTAGGTACTACAATTGATTAAGTAGTAGAGCCTTTAAATAGAAGTATTGACAAAGCATAAGTATCGTGGTATCATTTATATATAAAGTTTAAAGGAGAGGTCATATTATGGAATTTAATAGTTTAGATTTAGCAAATTATATTGATAAGTATGGTAGAGTAAATGAGGAAGGAATTAAAACTATTGATTTAGGAAAAGGGTATGAAATACAATATCTTGAACCAATTATTTTTTCCAACCATTTATTATTCTGTAAAAATGGAAAAGAAGTATTAAAGGTAGCCCTTGATAATATGGTTGAAGTAACATGTCTTGATAAAAATATTTTAATATACCCTAATGTATTTAATTTAATTGATGATTTATATGAAGAATGTACTAAAAAAGAAAGTGAAGAAGAGAGAAGACAAAGAAAAGTTGAATCAAAAGTTAAAGACTTTTTAGGAGGTTTATAAGATGAGATTTGATAGTATAGACTTAAAAAATTACATTGATAAGTATGGTAGAATGAATGATAAAGGAATTAAAAATATTGACTTAGGTAAAGGTTATGAGATACAATATAAAAAACCAAATGTTTTTTCTAATTATTTACTATTTTGTAAAAATGGAAAAACTGTATTAGAGGTAGAACTTAGTGATTTAAATAAATTAGAACAACTTAACAAAGATATTGAATTACATTCTAACGTATTTGATTTAATTGATGATTTATATGAAGACCTTACTAGAAAAGAAAATGAAGAAAAGAGAAGACAAAGAAGAATTGAATCAAGTGTTAAAGACTTTTTAAGCTAGATTAATTCTAAGGCTATTTAGAGCCTTATATAGAAGCGGTATTGTTTCTAGGATAAATAGTACTAGAAAAATATTACCGCTTCATATAGACTTTTAAAGTCCTTAAGCTAAGGGTATTAAATATAAAGGAGAAATTTATAATGACTAAAGTTGTTAATGTTGGTTATAGTTTAGAAGAACAAGAAGTTAGTATGAATTATAATCAAGGTCAATGGATTATTTATGCAAGTAGAAAACCTTATATTAATGATATTATGAAAAAATATAAAGATAAAGTAGAAGTACTAGAACAACTAGAGAATGGTACACCTGTATTAGTTAAAGTTATATTAAATGAAGATTTAATTACTTTAAGAAAGCCTTTAACGAAAGAACAGAGAGAAAAGAAATCTAAACTTGCTAAAAAAAGGTTTGGTAAATAAAAAGGAGATTATATAAATGGATATTAATATTATTGAATTTAAAAAATATGTTGAAAAACATGGAAGAAAAAGTTATGTAGGATATGATACTCATTATACTATAGATAATGGTGAATATAGTGTAGATTGTATTCGTGATAAAAAAGGAGATATTATTACTATATCAAAGGGTAACTATGTTGAAATGTTTGCATTAAACACAATTAAAGGTATAAATTTTAAAAAGAAATTAACTAAGTTTGATAACATTTATGAATTAATTGATTTCTATGATGAGAGAAATAAAGAAAGACTTGAAAAAGAAGAAAAAGAAAAGATTAAATTAAATAAGTTTTTTAAAGGAATGGTTAAATGAAAATATCTAAAGAATATCTTAGACAGATACAATTTAATATCAAAGATAGTAAAGCTACACACTTAAAAACAATAGCTTTAGTTACTGATAATGTAATTGCTTATGGTTATTTAGGTATACAAGATATTAATAAATCAGAATCACTTGATACTGGTTACTTTGCTAAAGTTTTTAAATTAGAGGGTAATAATATTACTCTCAACGGTAAAGAGTTAGGTATTACTACAGATAACTTTTTTGATGATGTGCACGCTTATCTACAAGAAAGTATAAAACATCTAAGTTTTAATGAAAGTGTTAAGTTTTTAAGAACATTAAGTGTTTAGAAATAATTATAATAAAAAACCGCTTCAGATTAAATTCTCGAAGCGGTCTTATTTTTATGTATTAAAAAAAGCGGTATATTAACCGCTTCAAATGAAATTAATAATATTTGAATATAGATGCTAATATTAATGATATTAAACCTAGTACTAATAATAAGAAAATAACTAAAGGCATATACCTTTTCTCTTTTATCAATTCAATAATAGCTTCAATAGTCACTATTAAAAATACAATTGCTAACAAAATAACTCCTATAGTTCCAAATAATGTACTTAAAGACATTTGTATCACTCCTACATATATTTATTCATAATTACATTCTCGATTAATACTAATGTTCCACCTACAAATACTCCAATTAAAAAGTTAATCATATGTATTAACTCCTTTCTTAATAAATTTAATTTGTTAAGTTAATTATATTATAGGATAATTAGGTTGTCAATAATTTTTTAAGATGAAATATATTTAGGTTAAAACGCTTCACTTAAATAGGATGAAGCGGTCTTATTTTTTAGGATGAAGACCTTAAAAAATTTAGGATGATACCCCCTTAAAAATTTTTACGATAGGTTGCTTAAAAATTTCAAAAAAGTTTTATTTACAATAAGATAAACTTATAACAAGTAATAAGTAAAAGCTATAATTTTTTACTTGACCTGATACTAAAAGTATGGTATAGTATAAGTACAATAGGATAAAGAGCTGACGAGTATAGGTCATGCATAGGAACCTATAGGAATAGCGACAATGATGTGGTGATAGTGAGCCACGAGCACCTGCATAAAACTCACAGGGCGGGTATAAGATATGCAATGCTTATACTTTGTAGGTATAGATACACTATACCTTCTACCATAGTTGGTGATGTCTACCAAGCAATAAAGGACAGGGAGGACTCTTAGGTTCAATATGAACGGGGTAGTATTAACCTATTAATTTAGGTTGCGTGGATAAGAGTGCGTGTAAAAATATTAACAAAAATGAAACTAGACCTAGCCTAAACTGAAATATGATTTAGCTCTAGTATTAAATATCTTTTTAATACTAGGGGGTTAATCTACCCACTACCTTCCTGAATACTATTATATATTCAAGTAGTATTGTCTATATTTTACCTATATAATGTAAGTAGTATTGTATGAATTTTATTCAAATATTCTTATAAATATACATAATTAGTAAGTAGTATTGTATGAAAAAGGCTAGCTGTTTCAAGTAGTCTGGTGTCGATTTCCCCCTAAAAATAGCAAGTAGTACCGTACGGATTTCCTCTAAAAAAGATATAAGATATATAATATAAAAAGACTAGGTTGAAACCTAGTCTAATTGATTATATAATTTTTTTATTAAATGTTTTTTCTAATAAAGTTATAAGCTTGTCTGTTTGTCATGTGTTCATAATCACCATCAGGGAATAAAGCAACTAGTTCATCATTCTCAGTAGCAAATTCAATGTTATGAATGATAATCCCTTTCAATGTGCTCCCGCAACCATCTGGCGTGTTATATTCTTCAAAATCATAATTATTTCTTTTTAACCAATTTTTTAAATTTTTAACGTTTTTCATTTTTAATCAATTCCTTTTTTATATAATATTTGTAGTGGGAATTTGTTTCCCTTGCTTACTACACTTAATATATTACAGCATATTACCGTATTTGTAAATAGAATTTTAAAAGTTTTTAGGGCAATTTTACACCTTATTTCTGTTTATAAATGGATCATGACAGGTACATTATATTTCTATAATTTTTTTATAGAATAATTTTTTTATGGTGAGATCTAATTTTAGTTATATTATAATTTTTTTATAGAAAATCCAGTTTCTTCTATATAATAGTAGAAAACAGACCAACGAAAAAAAGTTAAATAAATTTATGTAAATCTATTGATTAATCATAAGATAAATGGTAATATATAATTACAGTAATTCACAGAAGGGAATTGATAATATTGTATAAAAATAATATAGAATTAATTGCAAATAATATAATGGAAACATTTGGTTATGATGGGTATAAGTCCAAAAACTTATACAGAAATGATTTAGGGGGCACAGGTTGGCATCCAGAATTGACTGTACATGTACCTAGTGGCTTATATAGTGAAGATATTACTTTTTATAAAAGAAATAAGCTATTTGGTAAAACGCCTTATGATTACGGAATAGCACGGGAATATAAAGGGTTGGTTATATTTATTGTTCAAGGTGGCGTTATCGTTATTGATAACGGGGAAATTGTTTTCGATGAAATTATTTAAAAATAGGGGTTGTAATCATAGCCCCTTTTTGCTATAATAATACTTGTAAGGGAAAGGAAACAACAACAAGAAAAAAATTAAAAAAAGTTTTAAAAAGGTGTTGACAGCTTATAAGAAACATGTTAATATAAAGATGTAAGGTTAAGGAAATAACTTAAAGCAAATAAGGAAATTTAATAAAAAATATATAGAAAAGGATTTGATTTAAATGAAAAAGAATTTTAAATATGAAGAAACAGTGACAGTAAATGGAAACGAGATTACAGCGTTCAGAATTGAAAATGATAATAACGGAAACCCTAGATATGTAGTACACTTTAGCGACCTAGGTATTAGCCTTTGGGATTATGATGAGATTAATAAGCTATATGGTTTTAAAAAGTACACTGCTAAATGGTTCGGTGGCGGTGTAGTATTCCAAAGCTACAACATTGAAGAAACTATCAAATGGGCACTAGAAACAGTTAAAGAAAAAGAAGCGGTTAAATAAAACCGCTTCTGAATTAAATAAAAAAATTATATTAAATAATAATTTACCTAGGATTAAATTCCTAGGTTTTTTATTTGTTTTATATTTATATAAAAAAATTATATAATAAATAAAAGGGTGTAAAATTGGTACTTGACAATATTATATTAAAAATGCTATAATAGAGTGGGAATCTTTTTTTAATATAAAAATAAAATTAAATAACTTTTTTATATTAAAAGGTTTAGGGCTAGTCTTTCCCCCTACAACTTCATTTGTATAGCGGACATGGATGCAGGTCACCGCTTTCTTTCTATATATAGAATAACAAATTTTACGGTATTTGTAAAGAGGTTTTACCAAATTTTTTTTATTTTTTTTCTTAAAAAAATTAGCATTTAGGGGTTGCAATTGTTTTTAATGTGTAGTAATATAATAGTTGTAAGGGAAAGCAATAACAAACCTTACAAGAATTATATAAAAAAATTATTAATTAGGGGTTGTTACAAATGATAACACTTTGGTTATGTTGTGAAATAAAAATGTATATGGATAGTAAAAAAGAAAAAGAATTAATTTTTTAAAAAGTGTTGACAGTCACTTGAAACTATGATATTATATAATTGTAAGGTTAAGGAAGCGGTCAACCGCTTCTAACCTAAAGAAATTAAATAAAAAAATTATAGAATTTGAAGGGAATTGATTTAAATGAAAAAAATTACAACAACTTTAAAATTAATCGGTATGAAAAATAATGAAAATTTTGCAGAAGAATTAAAAAACTACCGTCAAGATGTTACATTTTTGAAAGCAAATAAAATTGTAAAATATTCAAAATAACTATTGACAACTTAAACACAACATGTTATTATTAAGACACAAGGTTAAGGAAATGACCTAAAGCAAATAAATAAATAAAAAAAGAAATAAAAAAAATTAACAAAATGTGTTGACAATATAAATAACACATGTTATTATAGAGTTAACAAATAAGGAAAGGAATTGTTACAAATGAGAGAATTAGAACTAGAAAGCATTATCGAGAACTTAGAAATGGAATTGGAATTCCAAGACCTTACTAAGAAAGAAGAAGCGGAAGCAAGAAGAGAGATTAAGAAAGCTAAAAAAGAACTAGAAGAGTTACAAAAATAAAAATTAAATAAAGGGGTTGACAATCAACCCCTACACATGTTATTATTAACTTAACAAATAAAGAAAGGAATTGTTACAAATGAAAGAATATAAAAACTATATAGCCGACACATACGAAAGAATTAAAGAGCAGGGAACTATAACACCTGATGTTTCTCAATGGTCTAACATTGAAGAATGTGATGACTTGTTTTATAAAATAAACTTATCATGTTTAAATATTTATGGCACAGGAACAAAAGAAATATCTACTACTCCTAAATGTGTTAAACTTATTCTTAATGATAATAAAACAAAATATATAAAAAAAGGAGCTTAAAAAATGATTAAATTTAAATATAAAAACAAATCATATAAAAGCACAGAATTAACTGACGCTTTGGTTACCTTAGTAGGTGGCACAACTATTATAACTACTCTTGATTACTTGATTAGTATTCAAGATAGTATAAATATTTTTATCAAATAGTGTTGACAATCTCTTCACTATTTGATATTATATAGTTGTAAGGTTAAGGAAACACCTTACAGAAAAAAATAAAAAAAATTAAAAAAGGTATTGACACCTTACATAATACATGTTAATATAAATATAGAAATTAAAACAAGAGAGGAATTGATTACTATGACAAATTTCAAAAATGAATTTTTATCAAACTATAACTTTATGGATATTGAAAACTTTAACGATGGTAAGGATGTATATGAAGATAAGCCAAACACTGAAAAAGAAGATAAACTAATGGATGAAATTTTTGATTATGTAATTAACAACAAATTAATGAATTTAGATAATGAAACAATTTGCTCAGTATTTAATAATGATACAACTTTAAAAATTGAAATTCACAACCCAGATACAGACAAAAAAAGATATTTAGAAATTTAAAAAAATTATTGACAGTCACAACGTAACATGGTAATATAGTAAATGTAGAAGACAGAGGAGGAGCACCACCCCTCAACTTCTAAAAAACTTTAAAAAAAGTATTGACAGAAACTAAAGCACATGGTATTATAATTATAGAAAGAAAAACAAAAACAAAGAAAAGGAATTGATTAAAATGAAAAAATACACAGTAGAACAAATAAAAGAAATCGTAAGAGAGGTTAACGCATGGGATGACAGTTTAGAAGAATTTGACTATAATCCAATGGATGAACTAGACGAGATTTTAGTAGACACATCAGTTACTGAAATCTTAAGAATGGCACACTTTGGAGAGTTTGATTGGAATGATGATTATTTCACGATTAACGTTTACGGTAACTTAGATAGCTTAGGTAATTACGAATATGAAGAATTATTAAAAGACAATTACAATGAAATTGTAGAACGCTACAACGAACTACTAGAAGACGGGGAAATTGAGCCTATAGAATTTGTAGAATAAATTTTAAAAAAACTATTGACAGTAATTTGAAACTATGATAATATAAAGATGTAAGGTTAAGGGAGCGGAAAACTCCCACACCTTACAGAAATAATATAAAAAAATTATAGAAAAGGATTTGATTAGAATGACAATAAAAGAATTTTTACAAAGACAAGAAGAAAGCACAGTAAAAGACGTAGCAAATTACGGAGTACAGTCAGGAGCAATAGGAGAACTTATTTACACAAAAGATGTAGTTAAATTTTTTGATAACTACAGACAAGATATTGAAACTGTAGTTATAGACTATTTAGAAAGCGTAACAGGTGTTAAATATTTTAACTTACTAAATTACGAACTAATGAACGACTTAGAAAATTATGTAAATGTTGAGTTTCAACATGAAGACACTTACATTGAAATGGAGTACCAAAAAGCTGAAGAAATTGCAAGAAGAGACATTGAAAATTTTGAAGATATGACAGAAGACGAACAAGACGAAGCTATTACTGAATGTTTAGACCTTGTAGAATTAGACTTACAAGACACAGACAAAGTGCAGTTTGTTAACTTAGCTGTTGAGATTGTAGCACAAGATATGACAGAAGAAATATATTAGTAGATTTGCAAACTCACAAGAAGTTAGAGAAGAAGCAGAAAACAATGGTTTAACATTAGAGTTTAAACGATTAGAGCTATAAGGTACTACAATGTACTTTATAGCTTCATATTAAAGAGAGAAGGAAGGAAAACATATAAATGAACGAGGAAACAAAAAAAGCTCTTGTCGAGGCTGTGAGCGTCACACGTGAAGAGGTAACTCCTAACTGTTCAATGGTAGATATAGAACATAAACTCGATGATAACATTGTTAAATATGTTATCAAAAAAGATTAAAAAACCTGTTGACAGTTTCTATGTTATAATGCTATAATATAATTAACAAATCAAAGGAGTTGCTTAATTATGAAAACATTAAACCAATACGAAATAGAATATTTACAATCAGAGAGAGCTCAGGAGCAACAAGAAAGAGAAGAAGAAAGAAGACAAGCAGAACTATTAGAAGAGCTAAAGGAATTGTCTAGAGAACGATTAGAAGACATACAAGAAGAGCTAACAACTAATGAGCTTATGGAAGCCCTAAGCATTGAAAATGATTCAGTATATGAGCAAATAGAAGACTTAGAGACAATAGAAGATGAAGAACTAGAGATATTAGTAAGAGAGTACAAAGGGGAATAATTCCCTTTGTATTTTTTTGTTTTTAAAAATATAAAATAAAATAAAAAAAATTGTTATAAATAAATATAAAAAGAAATAGTTAAAGAGTGAATTAATATATCTATTATATTGTATAATTTTTTTATATATACGCCCCGTTATAAATTGCCATAAACAGGGGGTGTAATAATACCCGTGGTGGTCTACCTAGGGTACCTTATTCGTGGCAAAAATATAGCAATAAAATATTAAAAGTCAACACCAATATAAAAGTCAACATAAAACAAATAATCTGTATATTAATAGTCAACATTAATAACAAACCTACCCCCTTATATACTATACAAATACTATAATACCCCCACCCCGTTATATTACAAAAAAAGATTACTTAAATAATAAGCAACCTTTTATATAATACTATTCTACTAAATCATAATCCTTATCTACAGTAATACTTAATACATCTAAGTGTGCATCATAATTAGTGTGTTGATATTCATTATAAGAATCACCTAAGAAGTATACTCTGTAATCTTCCGCTGAACCATCTTCATAGCCGAGTGTAACGACTGTGATGTCTGGATAATCCATTAATAAATGGTATGCTGTTAATTTCTCATCTACACCGATACCGGCTTTAATTTCTTTAGGGTTATCTATTTCTATATTAAAGTGACTACAATACTCTCCCTCTAATACAATATTTGAAAAATAATGTTTTGTTAATTTTCTTGTAATACCGTCTAATTCCATATAATCAATTTTATCAGAAGGAATCTTTATAAAATCACAATTTTCTAATATTAATTCTACATAACTTAATACTTTATGATTCAAGTCTTTCATTTATTATCTCTCCTTATTTATTATTCTCCTATTTTAATATCATTATCTTTTAGAATATCTTTTAAATCATCTTTATATATTTCAATATAATTATCTAAATGCATTAAATGAATAGTTGAATCACTAAACCACTCAGCAAGTTGTTTTAAAGGTTGTTCTGTACTTAAATGAACAGGATTACCTTTAATAGAGTAATCCATATATACATGGTCTACTGATAATTCTGATTTATTAAAAATTGTAAGAGGGTTAGGCAAGTCATTAGCATCTCCACTATAATAAATTCGTTTTTTAGTATCCCAAAAATCAATCAATAAGCTATAAGATTGTAATTGCGGAACATGACCTATTTCTAAGAATGTTATTCCTATATCTGAATGGTAAACTTCTTTATTCTCATAATTATTTGTAACTAAATTGTACATATTTTCTTCGATACCACTAATACTAAGTAGTGTTCTTAAGTCTTTTCTTAAATGTATATCAATAATGATATTAAGTTTATTTCCTTTAACATAGAACAGATACTCAATTAATGTTCCTAACGAACCTACATGGTCTGTATGCAAATGAGTAATAATTACATTAACTAAATCATATTTGTCTAGCCTTTTTTCCTTAAAAGTATTAAAAACTGTTGAACCACAATCAATCATAAATACTTGATTTCTTCTCACAAAGTACCAACTGTTATTTCCGTATTCTTGTGAGTTAAAAGAACTTCCAAACCCTAATGGCTTTAATTTCATTTATTATATCTCCTTATAAATAATTTAATTTTAGATACCTTACCTTGTTTATAGCAAGGTAAGGTATAAGTATTAAAAGTCGTTATTATTATTATTATTATTATTATTATTATTATTATTATTATTATTATTATATTCTGTATACTTATTTAACTTTTGGATAACTTCATCTAAGTGTGTAATATATAAACCTATTTCATATTCTTTAAATAAATATTCTTCTTTTGTATTAAATGCTTCTTCATAAAGCTTAATAATTTTTTCTATTTCTGAAGATAATTCATGTAGGTCTTTAGTTTTATTTAGTATTTCATTTCCTATTTTTCTTTTTTTAATTCTTTTATCTGTTTTAGTTAACTTATCTTCAAAGTATTCCTTAGGATAATATTCATATTTTTCAAATAGTTGTTGTAAATACTCTTCTGTAATAATAAGATAATTTTCTAGTGTATCAATTGGTAATCCTTTATATAGTAAATGAATAAATGGAGATTTACCTTTTTCAAATTCTAATTCAAAAGTACCATAATCTATTTTTACACTTTCTGATTCTAAAAATTGTTCTATTTCTTTTTCATATTTACTCATTATAATTCTCTCCTTCTAGTATCTTTTCCTTTATTATACTATAAAAAATATCTTTATGTTAAGTATTTTCTTTAACAATTTCTAATTCATGGATTATAATCATATCTTCCTTAAAAAGAGGTACATCTTCTATATTATCTTTATGGTAATAAATGTACCCATCTTGAAGGTAACCACTTCTTTTTTCTTCGTACCCTTCTTCTTTAATACGTTTAATTAAGTTATCTTTATTTGTATAAACTTTATTTTCTCTATAAGAATAATTGTCTTCATATTGCTCACAATTATCGTGTTCTGCTTGATATAAACGCATAATTATAATTCTCCCTTACTTAAATTTTCAATATCTTGTTTATATTTGTTTGATGAACGTATATCTTCTTTAGCTATATTATCTACAATTGATTTTATTTTATTTTCTAGTAATTTAAATTGTTTATTTGTTTTTTCTTTATCTTGAGATAAAGGTAGTTCAATATTAACATCAATTTTATTTTTACTTACACTGTAACAATGTATTTTATATGGCACCCTATCATCACCAGACTCATACATATAGTATTCATTATTTTCTAGAATTTCATCTTCATTTAAATACTCTAAGCAAGGGTAATAGTCTAAATTATTAATTGAACTATCTTTAACTTTAAATACATGGTTTTGACGTTCTAAAGTAACATAACCATAAACATGGTAATATCTATGTTTATTTTTTAATTCCTCTAAAGAATAGCTAGATATTTTAATATACTTAAATAAACCTTCTTCATAATTATTTTTATTTAAATAATCTACAATTTTTTTTGCTTCATTTTCTGTGTTTGCTAAACATACATTATAATCAGTATAAACCTCTTGGTAATCAAATACATCAAAATATTGTCCTACAATAATATACATTATTAATCCTCCTCTAAATAATCTGAGTATCTATTTGCTTGGACTGTAAGTATTTTATATTCTTCATCATAGGTATTGCGTTGGTAAGGATTATATTGTTCTTCTGTGTAAGGAATACTAATATAGTCATCAGAACCATCAGTATAGGTAATACTAATATGCGTTAAGTCATTCATACATATTCTATCAAATGCAGTTGTCTTGAATTCATCAATACCGTGTTCATAATGTTCTATATTCTTAGGGTCTTTAATTTCAATAATAAAGTAATCACAAGAAACTTGCTCTATAGTTTGAATCCCGTTAAAAGCTATGTTATTGTTAATACCTTCTATATTTAACCATTTTATTTGATTAGGGTCTAAACTAATAACATCAATATTTTCAAAAACTAATTCTACGTGTTTTATTTCCATTATTCTTCTCCTTTACTTATTTACATTTATGATACCATAGTATGTGAAAAAAGTCAATAAAAAAATCACCTAAATGAATAGGTGATGAGATACTTAATTATTTTAATATTGCTTCATAAAAAAGGCTAGGAAATAACTCCTAACCTTTAACCACTATTTTTCGTTAAACGACCATTTCCAATAACCATCTTTTTGACTAAATGAGTAATGAACATTGTTTAACGTAAAACTAATATCATAATCTCCGTCTTTTAATGGTTTTTCATTTAAAGCACTTTGATGATTTAAAGCTAAGTTAGCTAAAAATTCTTGTGATACGTTTTCCATTAAAGTGTCACCCTTTCAATTATACTTCTGCTGAGATGTCCGCTGTTGTATCTGTTGTTTCTCCAGTTTCTACATTTTCTGGTTCTTCAACAGGTTTAGCTTTTGTTGTAAATTCAGGTACGTCTACTTTGCCACCTTCACGACCATCTTCATCAATTGCTACTTGGTAATCACCTTTAGCATAAGTTGTTTCTGGTGTTAAACCAGTTAATTGTACAGTCGCTTTCCCTGATTCTACTGGTTCTCCTGTTGCTAATTTCTCACCTTGTTTGTTGTAAGCTACTAATTTTTTTGCCATGTTGTTAATCATCCCTTATCTTATATTTATCTTACACTAGATAATATAACAATAATAATAAAAAACCACCCAGTGACATGTGTGGGCGGTTTAGGGAATAATACGGTCAGCTTCTTACTGCTATAACGCAAGTAAGTCCTTCGTATAGCTGGTATGTTTACCAGGAATTAAAAGCTTCCTTAGGTCGTAAGGAAGTCGTACTCCTTCTACACTAGGTAGATGAGTAAATAGAGTACGGATATGTTAGGTATTACATATCAGAATCGACTCATATTTACAAAGCCAATATGCAAGCAACTTACTGTACTCTCTAGTAAGTCAAACCTTTTAAGGTTTTAGGTAAAAACTGCATCCTGTGTTTCACATTATTAAGAGGTGTTAGGATACTGATAATTTCATTATAACATACATTTGTTATTTTTGCAAGTTTATTTTAAAAATAATTATATTATTCTACTTCACTAGGGTATCTATCTCTATTTTCTTCTGTTACTTTCTTATCTAACATGAAATCATCTATAGGATTACCATTATAGAAATATTTAACTTTAATTTCATTTCCTGCTTCTAATAGAGCATTTGTAATTTCAAAGTTATTTGTTAATGCTTTTGTTGAAGGTATAACATGTTTTTGTCCTTCTGTATCTATAACTTCTACATAAAATTCAGAATCAATATCAACTAAATGTAAATCTTCAATTTTTTGTCTAAATTCTGATATACGGAATTGTTTAGCATTATTGTTTTTAGTTAATAAATATTGGTCTAAATTAAATTTAATATTTTCTTTAACACGTTCAGTGTCATCTACTATTTCAGTTCCTGTTTTAGAAGTATCATAGAATAATACTAGGTTTACAGGCATATCTCCCTCATCATGTGAAACAAAAATATATCCAATTTCACCTTTACTTCTTAAATAATCTTCTTTCATAATTTTAAATACTTCTTGTGCTACAGGTCGAGCAATGATTGTTTCCCACTTACCTGTTTCTTTGTTAAACACGCTTGGTAATAAATTTGCCATTAAATTATATCCCCTTTACTTATTGTTCTATTGGTTTAAACCAAATTTTACTTTTATCTTCTGGTTCTTCTTCACTAATAGTTATGTTATTATCATCAAAATTTAACATGTTGAATGTTAAAGTATGACTTACTGAATCATCTGAATTATCATTTGTAGTAGGTAATGTTTTGAATTCTGGAACATCTATTTTACTTGATTCTGAACCATTAATAACCCAAGAAATTTTAAAACTTCCTTCTTCATAAGATGTATTAGGTTTAAGGTCATCAATACGAACAGATGCTGAATTAGAAGTGACTTCTTCAGACGTTGCAAGTAGTTTATCTGTACTATCATACAATCGTAAAACTTTTGCCATTATCATGTCTCCAATCTATTGTTTATCTAAGGTTAATATAACAAAAAAAGACCTATGTAATTAGTTATTACATAGGTCTAAATTATTTATATTACATACCCCAAGCTGATAAACCTTGTGCATTAAAGGCTCTTACTGCTGAGTTTACTTGGTCTGATACAGTTGCTGTACTGCCATGAACAGGCATTGTTTGAAGCAATCCGTGTGCTCCTGAAGGGTTGTGTGCATTAGGGTCTCCATTAGATTCTCTGGCAATGATGTGTTCCCAAGTTGAAGCTGATACGCCTGTACGTTTAGCCATTTCTTGAGCTACACTTGAACCTACAGAACCAGGTGTATTACCGTTTGATAGTTTAACTGATGAAGTTGATTGAGACGGTGCACTGTAAGATTTAACACCTTCATCTCGTTTAACTACTTCTTGTGTAGGTGCTTGTTCTTGTGTAGGTGCTTGTTCTTGTTTAGCTACTGTATTATTAGTTGTAGCATTAGGGTTAGGTGTTAAGTGGTCTTGTGTTGGATTTTCTACTAAAGTATTGTGCCATTCATATCCAAAGTGAGTACCATCACTATAGAAATGATAGTTAATACCTTCACGTGTAAAATTATAATCGTATGCTCCTGCATGTACTGGATGTTGTACTAATTCAGGGCTATTATGTTGAGCTTTATTAGCTAAATCTTCAAAATTAATTTCACTAGCATCTGCTGAGTGTCCTACTGTAAATAATGCTCCTGCTACTACAATTGGAGCTACTAATTTTTTAAACATAAAATAAAAATCCTTTCGTTCTTCAAATTTTCTACTGTTCCAATATAACATAAAACTATTACAAAGAAGTAACAAAAACATTAAGCGTCTATTAAATACTAAAGGACTAAATTAATAGTCCTTTTATAAATTATTTAAATGTATATGGTCGTTTTTATTAAAATCAATATCTGAATAAGTATCTATATCATCTTGTTCTAATACAGATTTATAGTAATGTCTATATACTAAAGAACCTAAAACAATCACACTCAATAAAATAATAATTTTTTTCATATACTATACCTCATTTAACATTCTATCAATATCTATTTTTTGGTTAAATGTTTTAAAATAGTGTTTTTGTATTTCTATTTTTATACATTTAATTATATATTTATACATATTTTCTATAGAATCATTATTTAATAACTTCTCTAAATCAATTTGAACTGAAATAAAGTTACCTTCTAATCTTACATAAGCTATATAAAATTGTTTAACTCCTTCGTCAGTAGCGTGTGTTGTAACATTATGGTCTACTACATCATAAGTATTTAAACTATTAAAGGTAGACTTACATAAATATATTAAATTACTGAATGTTTGACTATCCAAGTGAGTCACCTGTTAAGAAAAAGTTATGCAATCTTAAGTAGTAGTTTTTAATTTTACTGATTTCTTTTTCTTCTTCATCTTTTCTACCTAATCTTGTAGTATACTTAACAATGTTAAACACCATAGAACTAACAAAAGCTTCAGCTGTAAATTGCTCTTCTAAGAATGATATTACATCTTTTGTTCCTGAATAGTGGCTAGGAATTTCTATATTTGTTTCTTTACCATAATTAATTTCTAAAATATGGATGTATTCTTTTAAGTCATCAAATAATTTTTCTAATTCTCTGAAATTATCTAAGTTTACTTTTGTAATTTCAATACTAGTATTAATAATACTTTCTTTTAACTCTTGTTTGTCTTTATACTCTGATTTAGGTTGTCCTTCTAAGAATTCTTTAATATCCATAATATACCTCCAATATAAAATAAAACCCTTACTACAAAAGTAATAAGGGAAAAGGAAAGATATTATGGAATGTATAAATTATTTATACACCCATAATATAACAATATCTATCCAATTTAACCTTATTTAAGGTCTTCACTTTTAACAAAAATTCCGTCTTTCATTTCACCTGTTCTTCCTTTAATCTCATTATAAGCTGTTGCTAGGCAATCTTCTACTTTTAACCCTTGCTGTTGAGCTAAGATAATTAATGTTACGATAGTATCTCCAATACCATCTTCAAGTAATTCCTTATCTGCTCTAGCTAAAGCTGAAGCTACCTCTCCTGATTCTTCTTGAAATTTTGCTAGCTGTCTAAAACTATCAGATTTATCTAATCCTTTATTTTTAGACCATTCTTCTACTAGTTTAACTAATTTATCCATATTTATATCTCCTTTTTTAATTTATTACTTTTTAAGTATATCATAACTATTCAGTTTTGTCAACTATAATACCTTTAGAAATTTTGTATTTTGATTGTATATGGTTATACAACTCTCTCATACCTTCATAATTTCTCATATCATCTTGTAATGTCTCTAAGTAGTCTAATAATAACTTAGTTTCATCTTGAGTTAATGTGATAAGTGGTTTCAATTAAATCTACCTTTCTATAATTTTTTAAGCAACTTTATCATTATTAAATTGCTCTTTATTTATCTTATGTATATACTATAACATTTACTATTTAAGTTGTCAATAAAAAAAAAGAAGAACTTTTTAAAGTTCTTCTGTAGTAATAGTAGTCGTTTTAGTTGTAACTTTATTTACAGGTATTATTGATTTACTTGTTATTAAAGTTAAATATTTAGTTGAATTTTTAAAATTAATTGTATTAGGCATAGATAAAGCACATTTAATATCTTTAGTGTATTCAATAGGTATATTGTCTTCATCTACACTTTTAATATACATATTATTAATCGTACTTAAAAATATAATCTCATTGTTTGAAACTACTTCCGTTTTACTTACTTCGTCTTTCACTTATATCTACCCCGCTTTTATAGTAATAATTAGACATAAAATAACAAATTAATATTAAAATAAAATTAATTAATTCTGTTATAATAATATGATTAGATACATCAGTTAAAACCATACTTGTAATTAAACTTAATAAACCTACACCTATAAGTAAGTATAACCATTTATTAGTACCGCTAGAAGATTTAGATTTAACAAATTTATATATTTGTCCTACATAAGCTAGTACAATAGATACACTAGCTACTGTTTGTGTGATTTCTATACTAGTTAGTAATCCTAAAAATAAATATAATGCTAATAAAAACATGATTGTATAAATTATACCATGAAATTTAAACTTACGATAATTAAGTACTAATAAACAGATAACACCTAAAAAGAAATTTAAAAATAGTGATATTACTTGAAATCTTGTTCCTCCAGTTAAGATTATATTATAGAAACTAATACCTACAGTTATACTTATTAAATACCAAAAACTACTACTAACTCCATTTAAACTCTTATCTTTTATTAACGATATTAAAGCTGGTATATACCCTACAATTACTAAAACACCATATAACATAGCAAGTAATAAAGGTATATCATTGTGTAATATTTGAGCTGTCATAACGTCTCCTCTATTCTTTTTTTTGTTTCTTAATATAATAAAAGAGTAATCAAAATGATTACTCTTTTGACTTACTTTGTAATTAAAGTTTTAGCTTCTTGTAAAGCAAAATAACTAGGATTTACAATATGAGCTAAACCATATATAGATAAAGATATACATAATACACCTAACAATACGTATGTTATAATTGTATTTGAAGTTGTTAATTTCAAGTTAAATCTGTACCATAGTAAATAAATTACAAAAGCTACAACTAAACCTAATAGAAAAAATAGAATACCGTTCCATATTTGCTGATGTACTAAAGCACTCCAACTATACCCTAATGCATTGGATACTTTTTCAATTACATTATTAGATACATTTTCCATATTAATTTCCTCCTAAGTATTCTAATTCTTCTTTAACTTCTTCCCAAGACATAAACCCTTTTCCATTTGTCAATTCTAGTATAACGCCATATAGAAATTGATTAAATGACACTTCTGTTCTATAAGGGTCATCATAAGTATGTCTGTTTCCTTCTCTAATATCAGAAGAATAAATGAGTACAGGTTTATCAATAATTTTTTGTTGCTCTTTAATTTCATCTAGTAATGTTTCTGCAACTTCTGTGATATTACCTTCTACATCAGAATAATTAATATCTAAAATTTCTTTTAGTCTATCAATAGTAATTTGTGCTTGTCTTTTCATACCCAGTAAAATACTCAATTCTGAAATCGTACCAGTAGCATGATTTAATACATCAAATGTAAAAATGTCACATTCTAGCATTGCATTATAGTCGTTGTTTAAGATTCTCTCAGCTAAACCTTCTTGTACAGCATTAGATTTATCATTAATTGATTTATCGTCACTAGGGGAATATGCTTCAATACCAATAATACCATCCAGTTCGTCACGTTGTTTACTTCTGTATTCTACCATAGGGGTAGATAATAAGTCTCCTCCAAGATAAACCTTTTTATCTTTAATTTCATTTACCATATTTCATTCTCCTTTATAAATATTTTTTTGCATATTCTGAATATTCATTAATATCTTTTACTCTAGGATATTTAATTATAGCTATAGCTATAATACCCATAGCTACAAAAGGACTAGCTATTAGTAAACCTATTGTACCTACTGTTACTTGTAAGAAAAACATAACACTAGATACAACATACCATAAAGCAATTAGTATTAGTGTAATTAATGTAATCCATAATAACTTAGACCAAAAATTACCTTTTTGAAATTTTAATGCAAGCTTTTTCATAAAATTACTCTCCTTTATTTTTTTAATACTTTATTTTTATCTTCTAATTCTAAATATATAGTATTTCTTTTAGGTTTTATGCTTATTAAATTTGATTTATAATTTTTAATACAGTAATCTTTAAAGAAATTAAATGTATTTTCATATAGACATTGTAATTCATCTTCACTATACTTAGTTTCATATTTTTCTATAAAACCGTAAGAATTAAGTACTAAGAAATTATCTGCATTTATTTTTGCTTTATTTAAATTCATGTTAAACACCTCTTTATTAGTATAACCTAATTATATACTAATAAATATAAGGTGTCAACAATTTTTTTTTATTTCCAATTAAAATTATCGGCAAATTGTGCAATCCTACTTCTAAAATTAGTTGTAAAGTGATGATATACTGCACCTTGATAATTTTCTGATTTAAAGTAATTTACATAAGGTTCAAATCCAGATTTATTATTTTGTCTTAAATCAATTTGTCTATAGTTACCTTCAACAATACATTTAGAGTTAGAATGTAATCTTGTCAATACTTTTTTCAACTCAGAACGTTTAAAGTTTTGAGCTTCATTTATAACTACTGTTACATTTTTTAAATTACCACCACGTAAGAATAAATGAGAGATTTGAGATACCCAACATTCTACTAAGTCGTTTTCTTTATGGTTCTCATCCATGAGTAACATTTCTGTTATAACTTGTTCTGGTACCATATTTAACTCTGTAATAGCATCATGTAATCCCATAAAATATGCCATTTCTTTTTCTGTTTGATTTCCTGGTCTACTACCTAAATCTTCTGAGACTGGTGCAATAATAAATACTAATTTCTTTCCTTTATTTAACCAATCCGCATAAGCACATGCAACACTACACATAGTTTTACCTGTGCCCGCTGGACTTTCGTTAAATAAAATCTCTACTTCATCATTAAAGAAGTCTTCACAAAATTGTAGTTGTTCTTGTGTAGCTTTATTTAAAAATTCATTAAATACTGTATGATTTAACATATTGTATTTAACATTAGGATAATCTCTTAATTTATATTCTAGTTCTTTTGACATTGAAGTTCCACCTTAAAAATTATTTTTTTAATTATTTAAATATTTATATAATTGAAAATCTAATATTACATTTTCAGTATTACCTTTAGATAGTCCTGTATAAATAACCTCTTCAACATCGTCTAAATCATATACTTCATCTTCAATAAACCCTAATACAGAATCATTTTCAATAGTTAATACTTCATAACTTGTTTTTACTAAAATATCTCCTTGAGGTAATACTTCTGTTATTAAATCAACACACTCTTTTACTTCAATAGTAAATGTAGTATCACCCAACTCTTCTCGTGTAACATGTGTTAAGTGTTTAACATTTAATCCTGCTTCTTTATAAAAACCTACTGCGTTTTTATCTTGATTATATTTAGCAATAAATTTACCATTATCACTAACTAAATATTTATTAATAACGTTAATATCATTAATATCCTCTGAACGTATCTTAATATCAGCGTTTTTAAGATAGTGACTAACTTCCTCTATATTATTTGTTTTTACTGTTTTCTCTTTTTCTATAATTGGACTAATTCTTCTCATAATTTTTTCTCCTTTTATTTTATAGATTCTTTTGCAAGTTTATCAGCGTACTCATTCCATTTATCATTTGAATGTGCTTTAACTTTAATAAAGTTAAAGTCAATAAATTTACCGTACTCTCTTAACATATTAACGTATAACTTAGTAAAATTATTTTTTGTACGCCATGTTCCATCATACCACTTAATTAATCCGATATAATCTACATGTATCTCTACTTGTTTAACCCCTATTTCTATACACTTTTCTATACCGTAAAAACAAGCTAGTATTTCACCTGCAACATTATTATACTTTAACAGTTCTGATTTGTCAACAGGTTTACTTATTTCTGATAGAATTTTATCATTATAATCTACAATAACTACTCCTGTTCCAACTGTATTATTTTTGTAATTAGAACTTCCATCTGTATATAACTTAGCTTGCATATCTATTACCTCTAACAAAATAAGGATAAATATCGTTACTTTTAACTTGCTTTACCTTACTTATACTAATTTTATCAAAATCTAAAAATTTAAAACAATGGTCTTCTGCTTCTTTATCATTATTGGCAACCACAAATACTTCATAATTATCTAAAAACACTTTAAATAAATTTTTCATAATACACATAACCACCTATATTTTAATATTCAATTACATATTTTATTAACTCTTTTAAATCTTTAGGTAAACTATCTTTATCTTCAATATTTTTATCTATATTATATAATTTATTTATAATTTCTTCTATACTTAAACCACAGTTATTAATTAATTCTTGTATACTTGAAAATCCTTCATCTACAGAAAATAAATCTTCTGCATTAGGATTTTCCATAATTGATAATACATTAAGAATTTTAATTAAATTTTGTACTAATTCTAAATCACTGATATTAGGTAATTCTTTTTTAGGTATAATATTACAGTTATCATATAGTATTCCTTGAACCATTAAATTTGCTGTCTCTTCTTTAAGTTCTGCTTCATCAAATTTACGTAAAGTAGTATAAACTTCATCATACTCTACTATAGGACTAGAATGTAATAATTTATCTAATACACCAACAAGTAGTACTTTTGAATATTCATTATCTAAAGAATTTACAATACTAATAACATTAGAAAAGTTGTCATCTCCGATTACTTTTCTAACTTGTTGTAACTCGAAAGAATCTACCATATCCATTATGTCTTCTATTTTACTGTTTGTTAATACTGATTTCGATAATTTACTCATCTTGTTCTTCCCACTCCTTTGATAATTCTTCGAAAGGAACACCTAATGTTTTTTCTAATTTTAATTGATTATTTGTTCTAGGTTTTTTCTTTCCGTATTCCCAGTATGATATTACAGAATAATTAACACCTAATTCTGAAGCTAGTTCTCTTAATGTGTATCCTTTTTCTTCTCTTACTTTTTTTAATACTAATGGTTTATTCTCTTTTTCCATAAACATCACCTATTTATATTCTACTTTCAAAAATTTATAATTTCCAGAATCTGAAGCATACTTTTTAATAAATTTTAAAGTCTTCTTTTTTGCGTCTACTTTACTTGTAGCTTCAACATCTATAACTACAGGTACTCTACTATCAAACTTCTTATGAATAAAATATACTTTATACTTATCTTTTTCTTTTTTAAGCACATTCTTATTAAACCAGTGTTTAAGTCTATTCATATTTTTACACTCCTTTTTTATTTGTTAATTAAATTATAACACATATAAACTTAAAAGTCAACTAAATATTTAACTTTTCTTGTCTATATAATTACTTTATCATAGTGTTTTAAATAAATCAATAAAAAAAAAGACTAGGAATTTAATCCTAGTCTAAAAATAATTATTATTTTTTTACCAACCGAAAGTACCCCACTGCTCAATAATTTTATTATTACTGTCTAAGACTTCAATAGGCATCCATACTTCAGTACCATTATTTGTAATCCATGAAATCCATACAAATGGCTCTTTTGGATTAACAGCTACTTGATTATATGTTACAGTTTGTCCGTAGAATAAAACGCCTGCTTGAGGTGCGGTTGTAAACGGACTACCTACTCTTGTTATGATACCTTGTCTAGCATTACATGTAAATGTATTATTTTCATAATACCATTTAGTACCCCAAACATTAGTACTTAATCCATTAAAATCAAATGTTTTACCAATATTTGATTTAGATGTTTGTTTTTTACCTTTTTTCTTAGGTAAAGAACCACTACTTTTACTAGATTTTACTACTGTAGATTTAGGTGTACTTCCTTTCATGTATGCTCTAATTTGTTTTATGAAATAATCTTTTATTTTTAATTGTCTTTCTTTTGTATAAGCATCTACTTTAGTATTCATACCTGCATGATAATATGCTGAAGCATGGGGACATTCTGTTTGTATAAATTCATTATGAAGTCTGATGGTATTTCTATTTGCAGGTAAGTTCCATTTTTGCAATTTTTCTGCAATAAATTGGAATACAGTTTGCTCATTTTTTAAGAAAGTATTTCTATCTCCTAAAGATTGACAAACTTCAATTCCATATCCTTCAAAGTTACCTGTTCCTGGGTTTGTTCCATCGCCTGTATGCCAAGCTATTCTATCTTCTGATATTGCTTCCCACACATAACCATCAGAAGCGTATGCATGTGCTACTCCTTGAGCATATCTACTGTATCCTGCATTTTTTAATCCTTGTTCATACTGTTGTGCAGAAGAACTACCAGCATCATTGTGTATTACAACAAATTTAGGTTTATAACCTCTTTTATCCATAGTGTAGTTTATTCTTTGTGTTGATACTTTTAATTTTTTTCCTTTTGTTTTTTTGTTGTTTTTTTCTTTTGTAGGAGTGTTATCTTCTTTTTTAGCTGTTTTTTTGAACTTAGGTCTGATGAAATGAGATACACCATCGTAATTATGAATACGTTTTGTAGTAACTTCTTGTTTGTATAGTCCTAAACCATTCCAATTTTGCTCAGCTACTGTGATATATTGCAAGTCACCGTAAGGGTCTCCATCTATAACTACAGCAATATGTCCGTAAGTACTAAAATTACCATAAGACCAAACTACTATATCTCCTGCTTCAGGTCTAAAAGCAGGGTAATTTTTAATTACTTTAGCAGTACCTTTAAAATTATTTTTAGGAGCATCAATAGCATTTCCCCACATTGCTATTTTTCCGTCAGTAACGTAATACAAATAAGCAACAGCTAAGTCCATACATTGGAATCCATACATTTTATCCCAATCTATACCTTGACCTATAGTATTTAAAATCCATTTTAAAGCTTGTTTTTTAGTTTTCATTATTATTTTTCACCACCTTTTGATTTAGCTGATTGACTACCTACATTTAGAGGTGTGTTTTTCATAGAGTCTACAGACTCTCCTTTCCCAGCTCCAAGGGGTTTATTCGTATCTTCTTGTACAGAATCATCTTTAGCTACTTCTTCTTCTAAATCTACCTCTTCTTCATCACTGTCATCAGAGAAAGATTCAGAAGTATCGAACTCTTGAGGTTTCTTTACACCTAAATCAAATTCTGTATTATTTTGCCAATCTATTGCTTGTTCAGGGTCTTTACTATCTCTACGAGAAGTATAAGTCTGAGCCATACCACTATCTTTAATTCCTTTAGTATTAGGGTCTTGTAAAACACCTAAAATACCTAAAGCTGTAATAATACCTGTAGCTAATTCAGAGTATTGTCCTACTTGGTCTTCTAAATCAAGACCAAAAAGTGTACCTACTTGAGTAACTACACCAACTAGTATACCTACAAGTGATACCCAAAAAGTCTTACTGCGTACACGTGTGGATAAGTTTACACCACCTACAACAGTAGGTTTTTTCATATCTTTATTAGACATTAAAAAACGCCCTTTCTATTATATTTTTGTACTAACTAATATAACAAAAAAAGCGTTAATTATTTTAATATAAGAAAACCACCTACATAAATAGGTGGTTATTCTATATCATTATTAATTTCATTTAATTTACTAATAACATTTGACATTTGTTTATTATCTAAATCTTCTAATTTAGTATCATTTAATAAGTCTAACTGATTCCATAAATCTCTTTTATTTAATACTTTGTCATTAACAATAGCTTTACCTATTAGTCCATTTACAAAGTAAAGTTGTTTTTGAGTAGCGATATTAAAAACTCCTTTTTGTTTATTCGTTATCCCATCTAGCACTCACTAATACACCATCTTGAGTATCCTCATATGTTGTTTTAAATCCTTCTTTATCCAACTCTTTAAGTGTTGATAATATTTCTTGTTTATTATACCCTTCTACAGGTTCTTTAAACTTAAATACTTTATAATACAATATACAACTAAATCTACCTTTTTCACTAGCTGTTTTAATATCTTCTTTTGATTGTTTTAAAAAAGCTTCAGTATTTTTCTTTTTTGCTCTTGCTGTATTAAATTCATTTCGAGTACCTGCAAACCATCTTCTAGCTTTTACTGTATCTTCATATGTTTTTTGAGCTAATGTTTTTTTCTTTGCCACAATAACAATTCCTTTTTTCATTTATGTATAGGTGAGACAAAAACCTTTAAAAAGTACTTACCTTATTTTTTTGAATATAAATAGCAAGCAAATTATATTCAGGTTATTAGGGTTATGTGTATGTAAAAACCCCTTATAAGTTTTTTTGTTTTTTATAAGGAGGTGTTTGTTTGTACAAATGAATATGTTCTTATAAGGGGTTTCTCTCTATCAATGGTAAAGGAGTCAAAAACCATTGATAAGAATAATAAAATGAAAGAGAAGTTAGTTGTATAATACAACTAAATATCCAAACATAGCCCTTTTCACAGGGAACTAAAATATAAGAAATATTATTAGGTAACTTAGTCATAAAAAGCTCTATACGATAGCTAGTCGTAGTCCACTTTTATGAACGTTTCCGCAATATAAGGATAGGAACGATTACCTACCAACTTTCACACGATATGAAGAATTAACTGCTATATGTTGTTAGCCTTTTTATTCAACATATCACCAAATTGTTTTTGATAAATGTAGATTTGTGCTACTTGTACGAGTGACATTCATTATCAAACCTATTTCTAGGCTCCAACTACATTATGGTTTTAATAGCGTAACAGTCTAAGATTCCGCTAAGACCTTATACTGTGATTACCACTGACAGTCACTCTACCTTATATTCCTTATACCTTAGTGCCAAGCAATCCTTTTGGAATAAATATTCCTCAGAGGACTTCTCAATAGATTCTCACCTACTGTAGAAATCTTACGACATTCTTGCACCTTAGTGACATCACTCACTTATTCAGTCACTATGTTCAGATATTTAGTTGTATTAAAACTATATTAGAGGAATAGACTAATTTCCTCTTGATTTGTTTATAGTCTAATCACTAGTTATAGGCAAACGCTGTTATTGTTTGAACTGGAAAACAACGTAATGAAAAAACAGTTGTGTAAGGGATTTGTTTTATTTGATACATATATCATAACATAAAATTAACCCTGTGTCAAGTTTATTTTAAAACTTTTTTAAATTTTTTATTAATTTTTTTGATATTTTCTATTTGAATGGAATTCATCCCAGAATTTTTCTGTTTCACTTCTGTTATCCTCAATATGTTTTGTTGTTTTTTTACATTTTACACAATATAAGTCTTTGATATGACCTTCTTCTCTTCTTTTTGCTCTTTTTCTAGGAACCATAAAGTGGTTCCCACATTCTTTACAATTTAATTTTGAATATACCATTACTTGTTTTCTCATACTTAATCAAATCCTTTTCTTTATTTTTGATATAATTATCATAACATGTTTAATTAAAATTGTCAATACTTTTTTTAATTTTTTTTATAAAACCTTTAATATCAATATTTACAGAAGTTTTTTTACCTATTTGAAAAATAAGGACTTCTCTAATATTATTATTTATTAAGTATATTAACAATAATAATTAACAAATATAATTATAATAAATACTAATGTAAAAGTCAACACTTAAATTAAAATTTATTATCTTTGAGTAATAAAATACTTTAATATCAAGGTTTTTAGAGATTTTTTTACTTATTTGGAAAATAAGACTATCCCTAATATTATTATTTATATAACTATATACTAATAATTAATACTAAATATATTAACAATATTTATATATAAGGAAAAAGAATTCTGAATATTTAGGTAATTTGTATATTTGGAAAATAAGAGTTACTCTAATATATATATTTATACTAATACTAATTATTAATAATAAATATATTAATAATAAATAATTAATATTTAGTAGTGTTGGAAATTGAGATAGTTTAATTTTAATATTCAAGATGTTTATGGTATAATAGATATATAAAAAAAGACTAACATAAGTTAGCCTTTAATAATTCATCTTAAATGATTCAATAAAGAAAGGGTTAATATAAACCACATCAGAATTAATATCATTACTAGTATGGACTTTTATAGAAGGGTTACTTTTTCCTCTTAACATTGCGTTCACGGAAGAATGAGTGTATTTTTCATCTTCAGTACTTATTAAAAAGAATGTTTTACCACTATTCATTGTTAATTCAATTGATTTTATCATAAAAACTCTCCTAACTAAATTTATTGAATATAAACGATAATATTGCACCTAGTATCAAAAGTAATACTTTTTCTGTAGTATCACGTTTCTTATCGTCTTTTACCTTTGTACTTTCAGATAATTCTTTTATTTTTTCATCTAATCTTTCTAATTGTATATAGATTGTTGATTGCTTCTCACTAGTAACAGCTAAATCTTTATCTAGGTTAAGAATCATACTACGTAATTCTGAAACTTCTTTTTCTAGGTTTGAATAAGTATCTTTATCAATGTAGCCTTTTTCTTGTATTTGATTTCTTATTTTATCTATTTGATTTAATAGTGTGTCAATGTCGTTTTCCAATTTCTTTCACCTAAACTTTCAACGGGGCTACAGAGTGAACATCATAATTTTCTATAAAATTCTGGATGACTTTATTATACTTTTCAGACACTATTTTACCATAAGAAGTTTTAACATCAATAGCAAATCTTAATTTACCGAACTCTTTTAAATCTATCTCTATATTAACTATATTAGGGTCATCGGAAGGAAGGTAATAATAATCGAATGAAATAATAGAGCCATTAGATAGTAACCTAGTGATTCGATAAATATGGAAGTACTCTCTATTAGTATCAAAGTGAGCTAACGCATCCACAAATTCTACTTTTAAAATATCTTTGTATTTTGTCACTTCAAAACAACCCTCCTTAATTTTTTATTTAATCCTGGGTTAAGAAGACAATAACAACAGATAATAAAATAACTAAATTCATACATACAATAGGTAATAATTTATGTGTAAATATAAAATATAGATTACATATAGATAGTAAGTATATAAAAAAAATAAAAATAATATTTTTTAGTAAATTTATATTATTTTTATATACTATATCTTTAGCTATCCTATAGTTTAATCTTGATATTGATGTAAAGTAAAAAAAGACAAGGGGTAGTGATACTATTAACAATAATATTGACATTATATAGCAACCCCTATTAGTTATATTTTTTATTACAACAATAATATAACATAGTAAGACCTTTTTGTTAGATTAGTATATGTATTACATTTTTTAACATTAGGAAGTGACAAATATTTTGACTAATAACATGAAATATTTTATATTTAAGTTTTTAATAGTATTAGATTTGTTGATTTTACTACTATCTATAGCAAATGTACTTTCAATATTATTTAGTTTAAGACCTCAAGCAGTACTTATATATGCTATAACAGGTATAGCATTATCATATACTAGCTCAAACTTTATAGATAAGATATACTTAAAGAAAGAAGACCCTCTACCAGAATACATTTTAAAAGAAACAAATGTTACTAGAGAAGAAGTAGAGATAATGAAAGAAGTAATAGAAGAGCAATTAGGTGTATCTTATGAAGAAGTAAAAGTAAGAGCTAAAGTAAAGGAAAGATTAAAACGTGAAGAAGATAGATATTAAAGAGAAGAGACGAAGTATTTTTAAAGACGCACCTAAAAAAACACTTATTAGAAAAGGTGATAAGAGAATATCTAGTCCTACTAGAGTATGTGGTATTTGTGGAGAGCCTTTGTCTGGAATGAAGTATAGTAACGGTCAAGTATTTGCAAAAAAGAATCACTATCACATAAGATACTCCAATCTTCTGTATATAGATATTTGTCAAGACATTAACACGTGTTATAAAAATTTAGGATTGGTGTGATATTATGGGAGTTAAAGATATAAGAACAAATGTAAATAAGAAAAAATCAGAACAAGAAGACGCTAGAAAAATGATAGCAGACGGTTTTATGTCTAGCATACAAAAATTAATGATAGACTTTAATAATAAAGTAGAGTCTAATCAAATAGAGGTTAAAGACCCTAATGATTTGTATAAACTTTTTGTTATATTCTCACAAATGCAAGAACTATCAGGAGCTACTACAGAAGGTGGAGGAGCAATACCTGAAATATCAGGTAAACAACAAGAACTCTTTGAAAATGTTATAGACCAAAATAGTGATAGTGAAGAAAGTAATCAACTAGATTTACAAAAATTATCTGAGTTATCAGCAGACGATATAGCTAATATGATTTCAGAAAAAGAGCAAGTAATGAACCAAGAAAACTCAGAAACATTTTAGGGGGATACTTATGGATGGTAAAGAATTAATAAAAATGACACAGGAAACTTTTAAAACAAAAAATGTTACTCGAGAACAATTAGACCATATATTAAATATGCTTAATCCGAGTACATATATGTTAAAGTATCATACACTAAGAGGACATCCTATTACATTCAGTATACCTAATAGAGATAGAAGTAAAGCACAAGCACATAGACCTTGGCAAGTTAAAATAGTAAATGATACTCATCCTAACAAAGCAGTAATTAAGTCACGTCAGCTTGGATTAAGTGAGATGAGTGTAATGGAAATGGTACATTTTGCAGATATGTATAGTTTTAAAAATGTAAAATGTCTTTACACATTCCCTAAATCTTTGGGGAATTAAAACTCTGTTAAACGGTCACAGGGGAATAATGAATAACCTGGTAAGAGAAGCTAAGTCCTAACGGATAGAGCCGATACCGTACGTTAAAGATATAGAAAAAATATTATAGTAAAAATAAATAGTAAAAAGGATGTTAATAAAAAAAAATGAATTATGATATTAAAAAATTAAATGAAAACTTTAGAAATATCCATAGTAGATATTATATAGACAGTAATGGTGTTGTGTATACATCTATAAGTCAAAATACAAAAAAAATATTTGTAGAAGGTAGAAAGGTAAATATAAATAAGTTTCGAAGAGAAAATATAACAGAACTTAATAATACAAATAAACTTATTATAAAAATACCAGAAACTAACAATAAGTATTATATGCTAAATGATGGTACTATTTTACAAAGAATAAAAACAGTTAAAAAAACACATGGAGCTATTTACGTTTGTTTGATACTTGTTGATGGTAGAGACAGAGGTACTTATAAATCTCTATCTAGATTGGTAGCAGGTTCATTTTTAGGTTCTGTAGAAGGTAAAGAAGTACATCATAAAGACAGAGATAGAACTAATAATAAAGTTAGTAATTTAGAAATTCTTACTTTTGAGGAGCATAGGAGTAAGGATAGTTATAAAGAAAAACATCCTAATTTGACGTCTAACGACTAAATTTACTGGTAAGCAATTAAATGGAATTGTGTAGAACAGTATAAAAGGAACAAAGTTCCGTAAAGCAGAGAACTTAACACCTAAATGTTGAGTTAAGATATAGTCTAGTCCGTTTTAAATACTATGAAAATAGCGGTAGAATCGACACAAGAACAACTTAAGAAATTCGTTCAGTCAAGACTTAACCCTGTCTTAGAGAAATCTTATTTTAAAGATATAGTGAATTGGGATAAAGACTCTTTAGGATATAAGCAAATAAGAAACTCTAGTCTATTCTTTAGAACGAGTAGTAAACCAGGTTCAGTTGAGGGTGTGGATATTGACTTTTTAGCTATGGATGAATATGAACGTGTTAACTCACTTGCTGAATCATCAGCACTTGAATCTATGTCAAGTTCACCATTACACATTGTTAGAAGATTCTCAACACCTTCAGCTCCAGGTGTAGGTATTCATAAATTATATCAACAATCAGACCAATGGTACTATGCACATATTTGTCAACATTGTGATTATCATAACGAGATGAAATATGCTCCTTATGATGAGAATAATTTAGAACAAAGTGGTAACTTATTATTGGTTAATCCTGAAGGTATTGATGAACAAGCAAAAACGGTACAAGATGGAACATACCAATATGTATGTCAAAAATGTGGTAAACCTTTAGATAGATGGTATAATGGTGTGTGGGAATGTCGTTATCCTGAACGAACAAAAAATAATTCAGGTATTAGAGGGTATTATATATCTCAAATGAACGCTGTATGGATTTCAGCAGACCAATTAGTAGAAAAAGAAATGAACACAGATTCTAAGCAAGCATTTTATAACTATTCTTTAGGTATGCCTTATGAAGATGTTAAAATGCGTGTTCTTGAAGAGGATGTATTTGAAAATAAATCACCTGTTGCTAAAAAACAAATGTTTAACAGAGGTAATTATTCTTATATTTCTGTAGGAATTGATTGGGGAAATCACCACTGGGTTACAGTTCACGGTGTATTGCCTGATGGTAAAAAAGATTTAATAAGATTATTTTCTGTTAAGAAAAACACAAGACCTAATATGGTTGAAGCTGATTTAGAAACAATTATATGGGAAATTTCTAAATATGAACCAGACATTATCATAGCAGATAATGGGGATAGTGGTAATAATGTCCTAAAACTTATAAACCATTTCGGAGAAGATAAAGTTTTTGGATGTACTTACAATTCCAGTCCACGTTCTACAGGACAGTTACGACCTAAATTTAATGAAAAAGATAATACGGTAACTGTTGATAAGCTTATGCAAAATAAGATTTATATCCAAGGACTAAAAACAAAAAATATACGTATGTATCAAGAAGTAGATGATGACCTTAGAACATATTTAAAACATTGGCAAAATGTTTTAATTATGGATGAGGAAGACGAGAAAAAAGAAGAAATGTATCAAGTAATTAAACGTAAAGGTGACGACCACTGGGCACAGGCAAGTGTATATGCAAATATCGGATTAACAAGAATACAACAGTTAATACAACAAGGAAATGGTACAGCGTTTAATTCTACTTTTGTTACTACTAATTATAATTCAGGAAATAGTAATACAAACTATTATATAGATTAGGTAGTGATTTAATTTGACAAATGAGTTTATTTATGATATAATGAAAAAAGATAATGAAAGTATGGATGAAAATAATCTATACTTTCTTACAGGTAAATATTTTAGTTTTGATGAAGTTATTAATAACGAAGAAACATTAAACAAAAAATATAAACATTTATACAAACCAAATGGTTTTAATAGCTTTTATGATATGGTATTGTTTTGTAAATCAAATACTGAAAAAATAACCAAAGGCGGAGATAAAGATTTATCTAATTTGAATAAAGTTAAACGTAAAGTAATTAGAAACGGTAAAGAAGTAGAAATGACTATTTACGAAGACGGAAATTCAAAAGATAAAGAGCAACAAGATAAACAACCTGAAACTAATAATAACTCAGCTATAGGTTCTTCAGTTGAAGATAATGGTGGTATAAATGAAAAAGTAAATCCAGAAAGATTAGCTACATCTTTGTCTATACTTAAAAATAAAGGTGTAAATACATCTCATTTAAAAGAAACATCTTCTATTTATAAAGTATTCAATAACGGTGAGGATGTTATAGGTATAGCAGAATATAATTTATATGACAAAGAAATAAAATTAGAATCATATATTAGTTCACCAGAATCTAGCGGAGTAGGATTACGTTCTATATTTGAACTTATAAAACTAGGTATAGATAATGAAATGGCAATATCTATATATGATATACAATTAAAAGAAGCTATTAATTATATAGATTATCTAGGTTTTAAAAAAGTTAAAGATAGATATTTAATGACTAAAAAGGAAGTTCAAAATTTTGTAGGTGATAATGATGTTTTTGTTTAATTTTATTGTCTACACTGTTTTACTTATACTATTTATTTTAATTGATATTAGGTTTTATTATAAAAGAGAAAAAAGTAAAATTTATGAAATTAATATTGCAAGAGAACTAAAATCAATAGAAAAAGATATAAAAGATTTATTAAATTAAAAGGAGATTTATTATGGAAAAAAATACATTAACATTAGAAGAATCTATTACACCTATTAGTGGTGAAGAAAAAGAAAAAGCATTACAGGAGTTTAGTGATTTAGCTTGTAAACTTATGGCTACCCTGTATGAGACTTTAAACTTGTTTAGACAAGACCCACCAAATAAACTTGATTCACATATGTTATTATTTCAAACAAGATTAAATGATGAGCTTACAGGTGAGTATCATAATAAAATGTTTGAGATTGCATTTAATAAACGTCTTAATTTAGATGAGTATACAGAGAAAATTAAAGAAGATGTTAAAAAAGGTAAAGCACTTCCTTTAGGTGACATTGTAATTGAAGACTTTTATATGAGTAATGTACTATCTGGAAATGAAGTTCAATTAGGATTAAACTTTATGTTAAGAGAAAATTACGAAGAAAAGCAACGAATTAAAGAGGAAGAAGAGTTAAAATTAAAAAAAGAAAAAGAGAAATTAATGGAAGATAATAAGTAATTTAAAGGGTAGATATACTACCCTTTTTTTGCATGTTATATTATATATAGTATAATAACATATTTGAGGTGGGTATATGCTCAGTATAGATTTTAATTTAATAACTTCTCTATCAGTTATTGTCCTTAGTTTGAGTGTATTATATATACTTATATATTCTTGTGCTAAAAAAAATAAATCCTTTTTTGTAAAATTAATTAATTATGTTATACTATTAGTATCATTTTATTTTTTAGTTTCAATGTTTCAAAAAACATCTGATATTATTAAAATAGACGTTATAAATACTATAGAAAATACAGAAAAATATAATGGCTTTTATAATCCATTTGTTATCGTAGGAACAGGAACGATAGGTACTATTATTGGTTTTGTATGGTATAAAATGGAAAAGTACGTTAAAGAGAGAAATATAAAAGCAACGAAAAAGGAAGAAGATAATAGTGATATATTCAAAAGATAGTAAATGGGATGAAGCTAAAGAATTTATTAAACAACAAGGTATGCAAGATAATTGGATAGAAATAGTTGATTATTACAGACAAATTGGTGGAAGACATGTTGCTGTATTTATTGCTATAGATAAACAAAAGTATATGATATTAGAAGCTACAAAAGATAATAGAGTTATTTTATTAGACAAAGACAACAACATATTATTAGAGGATTATGATTTAGTAACAGAAAGTAAAAAAATGTTTTATTATATAGAAGAACCATTTGAATATAAAATTAATTTACCTAAAAATATAAGTGAATTAACATTTAATAATACAATTGTATTATCAGTGGTTAGAAATGGTGGTGACAAATAACTTGGCAGATTTATTTAAGAGTTTAAGACTAGGTAAAGACTATACCGATAGTTATGGAGCGGTACCTATAGATAATGATTTACAAGCTAATATAAAAAAAATAGAACAAGATAATGTTAATTTAAATAAGAGCATATCAAAATCTCTATATGGTAATCAGCAGGCATATGCAGAACCTTTTTTGTCTTTAATGGACACTAATCCAGAGTTTAGAGATAAAAGAAGTTATACAAAGAATGAGCATAATTTACATGATGTTCTTAAAAAGTTTGGTAATAATCCTATACTAAATGCAATTATACTTACTAGAGCAAATCAGGTAGCTATGTATTGTCAACCTTCTAGATATTCTGAAAGAGGATTAGGTTTTGAAGTACGTATGCGTGATTTAGAAGCAGAACCTGGTAAAAAAGAAAAAGAAGAAATTAAAAGAATTGAAGAATTTATATTAAATACAGGAAGAGATAAAGATGTAGATAGAGATTCTTTTCAAACTTTCTGTAGGAAAATAGTTAGAGATACTTATTTATACGACCAAGTTAATTTTGAAAAAGTATTTAATAAAAAGAATGGTACTAAGTTAGATAAGTTCATAGCTGTTGACCCTAGTACAATATTCTATGCTACTGATAAGAAGGGTAAAATTATAAAAGGTGGTAAAAGATTTGTACAAGTTATAGATAAAAAAGTTGTAGCTTATTTTACTTCTAGAGAACTTGCTATGGGTATAAGAAACCCTAGAACAGATATTAATGCTTCTGGATATGGACTTTCTGAAGTAGAGATAGCTATGAAAGAATTTATAGCTTATAATAATACTGAAAACTTTAATGACAGATTCTTTAGTCATGGAGGAACAACTAGAGGTATATTACAAATAAAAGCAGACCAACAACAATCTCAACATGCATTAGAAAATTTTAAAAGAGAATGGAAATCTAGTTTCTCTGGTATTAATGGAAGTTGGCAAGTGCCTGTAATGATGGCTGATGACGTTAACTTTGTAAATATGACACCTACAGCAAATGATATGCAATTTGAGAAATGGTTAAACTATCTTATTAATATTATTTCAAGTCTGTATGGAATTGACCCCGCTGAAATTAACTTCCCTAACAGAGGAGGAGCTACAAGTTCTAAAGGTGGAAATACATTAAACGAAGCAGACCCGTCTAAAAAACACCAAGCTTCTCAAAATAAAGGATTACAACCTTTATTAAGATTTATAGAAGATTTAATAAATAGACATATTGTATCTGAGTATGGAGATAAATATACATTCCAATTTGTTGGTGGAGATTCTAAATCTGAAAAAGATAAAATAGAAATACTTAAAGCTAAAGCAGAAGTAGCTTTAACTGTTAATGAAGTAAGAAAAGAATTAGGTGAACCACCAATCGAAGGCGGAGACACTATACTTAACGGTGTATATGTACAAAGAGTAGGACAAATATACCAACAAAATCAATATGAAGATGCACAAAGAAAAGAAAAATTAGAAATGATGCAAAATGTATTAAGCTCAGAAGGAGAAGACCAAAATACAGAAACAACAAATGAGCAAGATACAGAACAAGAAAGTAATGAAGTAGGTAAAGACGGACAAGTTAAAAATCAAACAAATACAAATCAACAAGGTATGACAACAAGTAAAAATCCTAATAACGAAAAACCTGAAGATTTTAAAAAATAATTATTAAATTAATTTTGTAAACTAACTAATATGTGGTATAATATACATATTAGTTAGTTATTTTTATTATATTAAACTTAAAGTGTTATATTATACATAGAAAATAATAAAATTAACTAGACAAGTGAGGTGTAAAAACCTTTGGAAGAAATGAAGTTTAATGCTTTTGTTCCTATGGACTTATCAAAATCTGTAAGCACAAAAGAGGATACAGAACAATTTTCTAAAGTTTCAGGCTGGGCTAGTACACCAGCATTAGATTTACAATCAGATATTATAAACCCTAAAGGAATTGACATAAGTTATTTTAAAGAGCACGGTTATGTTAACTATGAGCATAATCAAGATGAAGTAGTAGGTTTCCCTACAGATAATTGCTATGTTGATGTTGAAAAAGGATTATATATCGAAGCTAACTTATTTAAAGATAACGAAAATGTTATTAAGATGTTAGACTTAGCAGAGAAATTAGAAAAATCTGGAAGTGGTCGTAAGTTAGGTTTTAGTATTGAAGGTGCAGTAAAAAAACGTAATGTAAATGATAACAGAGTTATTGATGAAGTAACAATTACAGGTGTCGCTTTAGTTAAAAATCCAGCAAACCCTGAGGCAACATGGGAAAGTTTTGTTAAATCATTCTTAACAGGACATGGAACTACACCTGAAACGCAAACAGACGCAGGAGCATTACGTAGAGAATCTTTAGCATCTAGTATTACAAACTTAACATATGTAACTAAGATTAAAGATTTGAAAAAATTTAATGATACTTGGAATAATATTGTAGAAGATTTGAATAAATCTAATCAAATGGGTTATGAAGAATCCATTATAACATTACAGCTTGCTAAAGGTCTTTCAAGAAAAGACGCTGAGTTAGCGGTAATGCAAATTAGGAAGGAGCATTTATAATAATGGCTAAAGGATTATCAAATATCTTAGAAGAATATGATAAACTTAATGAATCTATCACTAAGTCTCAAGAAGACAAAACAGAAGATACAGAAACAAAAGATAATGTGGTAGAAGAAACAGAAACACAAACAGCTGAAACTCAAGCTACAGAAAATAAAGAACCTGAAAAGGTAACTGAAGAAGATTCTAAAGAAGCTCAAGAAGAAGGAGAAAAATTAGAATCAGAAGGTACTGAAGATGTAAGTCCAGAGAAAGACGATACAGTAGAAAAATCTAATAAAGAATCAAAAGACCCAGTAGACCATAAGGATACTAAGACTGAAGATAAAGATAACGAGAAACGTAAAAACAAAAAAGAAGATAAAGATTCAGAAGAAAAAGAAGATTCCAAAGAGGATAAAGAAGATAAGAAAGAAGATAAAGACTCTAAGGACTCTAAAGAAGATAAAAAAGAAGGAAAAGAAAAAACTTCTAAATCAATTTCTGATGAAGATATTCTTACAGGTTTCTCTACAGTTTTAAAATCTTTAGAAGCTCTTTCACAAGAAAAAGAACAATTTGTTACTAAATCTGAGTTTAAAGAATTAAATGATAAGTTAGATGCTGTATTAGATAAAAAAGAAACAGAAGCAACAAATGTTGAAGAAACTAAAGAAGATGGAAACCAAGAAGAAGAAACAACTCAAAAATCTGTAACTTCAACTACACAAGAAAACGAAGGTAAAGCTGAAGGCTTTGTTAATAAATCTGTTGATACTGAAACATCAGAAGCTGACGAAGTATCCGAAGGTAAATCAGAACAATCAACAGAAAGCTCACAAGAAGAAGCAGAAACTTCAGAAGAAGGATTAACTCAAGAAGAACGAAAAGTGTTTATGGATAAATTTAAAGAGCAAGCTTCACGTAAAGATAAGAACTATGCTCATTTAAATAAATTACGTCAAGCTTATACTAACGTAACAGCTAGTCCTGAAAGAGCTACAGAAAATGACGTAGAATTAATCAAAGATTTTATTAAATAATAAAAGTATACAAAATTGTGTTATATTATACAATGTAATTAATAAATAAAAAACTAAAAGGATTTAGGGGTTAATCACCCTACTTCCTACCTTATATAATAAAAGATGAAAGGTGATTAACTTTTATGGCTAACGGAAAAAAATTAAATGCTCAGCAAAACCAATATGCTGATGCGTTCCAAGAAGAAGTAGTTAAATCGTTCCAAACAGGACACGGTATTACTCCTGAAACACAAATTGATGCAGGAGCTTTAAGACGAGAAATTTTAGACGACCAAATCTCTATGTTAACATGGACTAATGACGATTTGATTTTCTATCGTGATATTGCACGTAGACCAGCTGAATCAACAGTAGTTAAATACGATGTTTATTTACGTCACGGTAATGTAGGACATTCACGTTTTGTTCGTGAAGTAGGGGTAGCACCAGTAAGTGACCCTAACATTCGTCAAAGAACAGTATCAATGAAATATGTTTCTGATACTAAAAACATGTCAATTGCTAGTGGTTTAGTTAACAACATTCAAGACCCAGCACAAATCTTAACAGAAGATGCTATCGCAGTTGTTGCTAAAACAATTGAGTGGGCTTCATTCTATGGTGATTCTTCATTAACTTCAGAACCAGGTGGAGAAGGTCTTGAATTTGACGGATTAGCTAAATTAATTGATAAAGATAACGTAATTGACGCTCATGGTGAATCATTAGATGAGAAAACATTAAACGAAGCTTCAGTACGTATCGGTAAAGGCTTTGGTACAGCTACAGATGCTTACATGCCTATTGGTGTACACGCTGACTTTGTTAATAATATTTTAGGTCGCCAAGTACAATTAATGCAAGATAATAACGGTAACGTTAACACTGGATACAGTGTGCAAGGTTTCTATTCAGCTCGTGGATTTATCCGTTTACACGGTTCTACAGTAATGGAAAATGAATTAATCTTAGATGAAGGTTTACAACCATTACCAAACGCTCCACAACCAGCTAAAGTAGAAGCTACAGTAGAAAAAGGTAAAAAAGGTAAATTTATTAAAGAGGAAGACCGTTCTGGTTTAGTTTACAAAGTTGTAGTTAACTCTGATGAAGCTCAATCAGCTCCTTCAGAAGCAGTAGAAGCTACTGTAACAGATGCTACAGACGCTGTTAAATTAACAATCTCTGTAAACTCTATGTATCAACAACAACCACAATTCGTTTCTGTATACCGTCAAGGTAAAGTAACAGGTCAATTCTACTTAATCAAACGTATTCCATTGAAAGACGTTAATGAAGAAGGCAAATTAGAATTCTTAGACCTTAACGAAACATTACCAGAAACAGCAGACGTATTTGTTGGTGAAATGTCTCCACAAGTAATTCACTTATTCGAATTACTACCAATGATGAAATTACCATTAGCACAAATTAATGCTTCAATTACATTTGCTGTATTATGGTATGGTGCATTGGCATTACGTGCTCCTAAAAAATGGGCTCGTATCAAAAACGTTAAATACATTGCATACTAAGATAGCTTAGTAAAATAAGAAAAATTTAATAAAATTTTATAGAGGGTAAACTTTGTTTATCCTCTTTTTTTATTATAACATGAAAGGAAATTAAAATCTATGCTTAATTATACAAAAAATAATATTGAAATGGCAACTCCATATGGAAAAGTTACAATTGATGATAAAGGTAAAGTAAATGGTTTAACTAAAGAACAAGAAAAAGAATTTGCTAATTTAAATGGTTTCACTTATACTGAAGATAAAAAATCACAACCTAAGAAAGAAACTAAAGAAGAATCTAAAAAAGAAGATACTAAACCTAAAACAACTACAAGAAAAACAAGCACACGTAAAACAACAACTAAAAAATCAGAAAATAAGTAAGGTGATAATATGGTAAACTCAATGTTTGGAGGGGGTTTAGACCCTTATGAAGGCTCTATGAATTATGAGTACCCTTACCACCCAGCAGGTAATCCTAAACATATTGATGTAAGTGAGATTGATAATATAACTATAGCAGATTATGGATGGACTCCTGATGCTGTTAAAGCTTATATGTTTGGTATAACTGTACAGAATCCTGATACAGGACAACCTATGGGTGATGAATTTTATTATCATATTTTAGAAAGAGCAATAAGTAAAGCAGAGCATATATTAGATATATCTATATTACCAGATATTCAAAATGAGTCTAGAGATTACTATGAGACAGAATTTAATAGTTATATGTTTGTACATGCTTATAAGAAACCAATATTACAAGTAGAGAATTTACAATTACAATTTAATGGTAGACCAATATATCACTACCCAGCTAACTGGTGGAAAGTAGAACACTTAGCAGGACATGTTCAATTATTTCCTACAGCTTTAATGCAGACAGGACAATCTATGAGTTATGATGCTGTATTTAGTGGGTATCCTCAATTGGCAGGTGTATATCCTCCTAGTGGTGCTACTTTTGCTCCACAAATGATAAAACTTGATTATATATCAGGTATGCTACCTCGTAAACGAGCAGGTAGAACTAAACCTTGGGAGATACCACCAGAGCTAGAGCAATTAGTTGTTAAGTATGCATTAAAAGAGATTTACCAAGTATGGGGTAACTTAATTATTGGTGCAGGAATAGCAAATAAATCATTAGAAATAGACGGAATTTCTGAGACTATAGGTACTACACAATCAGCTATGTATGGTGGAGCTAGTGCTCAGATAATTCAAATAGATTCAGATATAAAAGAGTTATTAGACGCTTTACGTTCTTATTTTGGAACTAATATGATAGGCGTTTAAGGAGTGGATTTAATTGGAAAAACCATATATGATTAGCCAAGGATTTAACGGAAATGTATTCAATAAGTCTACTTCTTATGCTTACTCAGGTGAAGTAGACCAAGTAGAGAAAGAAAATAAAACAGCAAGATTAGAATTTGATACCAAAGATATGAGAAGATTTACAAAAGATAGAGGTATTAAAGTCTTGTGGGAGCGTGCATATTTTTGTACTTGTCTAAACCCAGAGACAGGTTCTCCTAGACTAGATTGTCCTAGATGTCATGGCAAAGGTATTGCATATTTACCAGCAGAAGAAACTCATATGATGATACAATCACAAGAGAAAGGAACACAAAATATAGACATCGGTTTAGTAGATACAGGTACAGCTATAGGAACAACAAAATTAGAAACTAGAGTTTCTTATAGAGATAGGTTTACAGTACCTGAAGTGTTAATGCCTCAATCATTAGTTTATTTTGTAAATGGTGAACGTATTAAAAAAGGTATACCTTTATACTATGACGTTAAGGAAGTAACATTTATAACTACACAAGAAAAAGTATTAAATGAAAATGATTATAAGATAGAGAATTGTAGATTATTTTTAAATGAACAATTTAAAAATTCAACTGTTTCATTAAATATTTTAATGACTTTAAGATATGTTGTATCCGATATTTTAAAAGAAAGTAGATACCAATATACAACATTTAATGAACCAAAACCAAGATTTGAAAACTTACCTCAAAAATTACTTCTTAAACGTGAAGACGTTATTGTACTACCAGACCCGTATGTAATTAATGATGCTTTAGAAGAAGATATTGAATTACAAGTTGAAGACCCTAAAGCAAAATCAGGACAAGGTTCATTAGGTGGATTCTTTAATGGAGCATTTAAATAATGGCTAAAAAAGTAAAAGCTACTAAAAAACCTACTATATTTAAGAATGGTAAGCAGGTAAGTAGGAAGACTATAGATTCAATGCGTTCTGATATACTCGATAAACTACAAGCAACCGCACAGCAAGTAGATGATGTTTATATCAAACGTATGCCTACTTATTTAGAAGTGACAGAAAAGAAATTAGAAGAAAAAGGAGTAATAGACTTAAAAAAAGCCTTTGCTAAATCTTCTAAAAAAAGAAGAACTAAAAATGGTGGCTGGTACTTGATTGTACCAATACGTATAAAAACCAGTCGAATGAACAGGGATACTTATCAAGATATGCGTAAGTTACAAATACCTTCAGGTAAAAGTTCAGCTAGTTCTTTAACATCATATTTACAAGCAGTGAGTAAAGGTAGAAATATAACTCACCCGTCAATGAAACCTAAATCACCTAGTAATAACATGACTAAGGTAAGACGTAAACCTAAGAAGAAAGCTTCATACTTTATATTCAGAACAGTATCAAGTAAATCACCTTCTAGTGCTTGGGTATTAAACAGAGATAAAGTAAATAGTGATAATTTTTCTAAAACTACTTTAAATAACGTTAAAAACTTAATGAACTGGAAAATGAGAAATATAAGATAGTAAGGAGGTATATTAATGGCTATATCATCAGTAGATTCATATTTATTAAAAGAAATTAAGCCTAGATTACGTACAGTGCTAGACAATTGTTATATTATAAATGAAGTTTTAAAAGACTTTGATGAACAAGCTAGAAATAACTTTATAGAATCTTTTTGTGGTAAAAATGCACAACATGAAATTACTATAGGGTATAACTTTCCAGAATTTAAAACCAACCATGAAGCTCATTACCTTATCCAATTAGGACAAGGGCAAGAAGTAGGAACAGCTCTTGGTGGAGTTCAAGGTAGTTATTTTGAAAATAGTAATAATACTTATGTTGAGAATTCAGTAGCACAAAGAGAAGGAGATAAGCTAGTATTTACAGTAAGTAATCCAATTCATTCAGTAATTAATGTAGATGATGTAGTATTTGCTAAAGATGATGATATGAAATTTAAAGATAATAAAATCTACTTTAATTATAACTTTAATGAAGATTATGAAGGGTATAACGCTATAATTACTTACGTTGAAAAAACAGATGATACTAAAGGTATTGTAAAAGGTATGAATGTAGAAGAAAGTATTACAGTAGTAGGGTTATCATATAATGTTGATGTTGCTAGATGTATGGATGCTGTATTAAGAATGATATTAATATCTATGCGTGATAGTATTGAAGAGCAACAAACATTTCAACTACAGAAGTTAAGTTTTGGTGATTTAGCACCAATTATTGATAACGGTAGTGATTATATTTTTGGAAGACCTACAATTATTAGTTATACTTCATCTTCTGATTTAGATTATACAATAACACAAGAAATAAATAAGATAACCTTTAAAGAGAGGGCTGTAAATAATGGCACAAGCAAAGAAATCAACTAAAAAAAGTAATAAATCATCTTTTAATGGTTATATTCATATTGATACTTTTATTGATATTGCTAAAGTTATGTTTGGTTTAACACCAGGACAAGCTGAAGGATTTAAAGCATATATGAATGGTAAACATTACCAGTATAAAGATGAAGATTTTTTACCTTACCTGGAAGAGTATACAGGTAAGAAATTTGATATTTAAAGATAGGAGAATTTAGAATATGGCAAATGATTATAAAGAAGTATTCCCACGTAGACCTATTACGAGACCTCATGCTACTATTGAAGTAGATTCATCAGGTATCGGCGGTTCAGCAAGTGCCAGTGAAAAAACTTTAATGTTAATTGGTAAAGCTGAAGGCGGGGAACCTAACCAAGTTTATAAATTACGTAACTATTCACAAGCAAAACGTACTTTCCGTTCAGGTGAGCTTTTAGACGCTATTGAATTAGCTTGGGGTTCTAATCCTAACTACACAGCAGGTCAAATTTTTGCAATGCGTGTAGAAGACGCTAAGCCAGCATCTGTTGAAAAAGGTGGTTTACGTATCGTATCAGATATTTACGGTAATGCGTCTAATAATATTCAAGTAGCTCTAGAGAAAAACAACTTAAGTAAATCATTACGTTTGCGTTTGATTTTTGAAAACGACAGATTTAATGAAGTTTATGACAACATTGGTAATATCTTTACAGTTAAATATACTGGTGAAGAGCCTAAAGCTACTGTTTCTGTAATCCATGATGATGAAACACAAAAAGCTGAAAGTCTAGTATTAAAAGTTGGAGATAATGTTGTTAAATCGTATGACTTAAGTGGTGGTTTATATAAATACACTAACGAAGTTATTACAGATATTAATCAACTACCAGACTTTGAAGCTAAGTTATCACCTTTTGGAGATAAAAACATTGAAAGTACATTACTTGACCCAGTAGAAGATTTAGATGTTACAGATAAAGGTGCTTATGTAACAGCTATTTTTGGTGACTTACAAAAACAAACTGAATATAATGGTTTAATTCATTTTGAACGAGTACCAGAAGACGTATCTAATTCAAGTGATGTAACAGTAGATGCTGGAGAAGACAATGCCACAGTAACAGCAACAACAGAAGAAGGTGCAAAATTTAAAACTATTGAACCTTTCGAGTTAACTAAACTTGAAGGTGGTACTAACGGAGAAGAGCCTACAAGCTGGGCTGATAAATTCGAGAAATTTGCTCACTTAGGTGGATACTATATCGTACCATTATCTTCTCGTGAATCTGTACATGCAGAAGTAGCCCACTTTGTTAGAGAACGTTCAGATGCAGGGGAACCTATGAGAGCTATAGTAGGTGGAGGAATAGCAGAACATAAAGAAAAACTTTATGGAAGAGCTTCTTCATTAATGAACCCTCGAGTATCTCTAATCGCTAACAGTGCTACTTTAGGTATGGAAAATGGTCGTAAATTACATGCACCAGCTTACATGGTAGCAAGTGCTGTAGCAGGTCTAGCATCAGGTTTAGGTATTGGAGAGTCAATTACATTTAAAAACTTGCATGTCAATGGTTTAGATAACATTTATGATTCTACAGACCTAGATGAATTAAATGAAAATGGTATTATTAGTATCGAGTTTGTTCGTAATAGAACTGTTACAAACTTCCGTATTGTAGAAGATGTAACTACTTACAATGATATGTCTGACCCTATTAAGTCAGAAATGGCTGTAGGTGAAGCTAATGACTTCTTAGTTTCTGAATTGAAGAGAGAATTAGAAAATGAGTTCATTGGTACACGAACAATTAATACAAGTGCTTCAATTATGAAAGATTTTGTAATTTCTTACTTAGAACGTAAGAAACGTGATAATGAAATTCAAGACTTCCCACCAGAAGATGTACAAGTTATCATCGAAGGTAAAGAAGCTAGAATCTCATTAACTATTTACCCTATCAGAAGCATTAAGAAAATTTCTGTAAGTCTTGTTTATAAACAACAAGCATTACAAGCCTAATTAGGCTCTATTGAGGAGCCTAATGGCTCCTCTATATATAAAATATAGGAGAGTGAATTAAATGGCATCACAAGCTAAACAAACAGTCCATACTGGTAATACCGTATTGTTGTATATTAAAGGTAAACCAGTAGGAAGAGCACAATCAGCAAGTGGTAGACGTGAATACGGAACTACTGGTGTGTATGAAATTGGTTCAATCATGCCACAAGAACACGTTTACTTAAAATATGAAGGTACGTTAACAGTAGAACGTTTACGTATGAAAAAAGAAAACTTTGCAAAATTAGGATATGCTTCACTAGGTGAAGAAATTCTTAAAAAAGATATTATTGACATTCTTGTTATTGATAATTTAACTAAACAAGTGATTATCAGTTACCATGGCTGTAGTGCTAATAACTATAATGAAGAATGGAGAACTAATGAAATCGTAAATAAATTGCGACCTTAAAGAGTAATCTTTATTGAATAATTTATCTAATTCATGGAACACCCTAACGTAAAGGCGAGGGCAATCATGAGCTAAGCTCTTTATTTAAAGAGAAAGTGCAACGACTATCCTTGGAACGGACATGAAAACTGTCAACAGGAGTAGGGCTCAAGTTAATGGAGTAGGTGAGAACCCTTTAAATCGAAATGGTAAAAATCCTATAGTAAAAATAGGATTGTGATATAGTCTAGACTTATAAGAAACTATAAGAAGTTCATAAGAGAACTGGTAGAGTGTTACGAACTCTATTGAATGTAACGGACTGAAGAAATTGAATTTAGCTACCTTTAATTTATAGAGGCTATGTTTGGTGACAAGCATAGAAAACACCTTAAATTGCGTGAAAGTCTTAAAGACTAGATAACTACAAAGTAATCCGAAAGGATAAGCTTGATAGTTGAGAAATCAGAAAAAATATCTAGTATGGTATAAGGTTAAATCCTAAGTACTCAAAGCAATAGATGATATGCAGGCAAGCCTACAAAGTGGGAAGCTTCAACGACTATAATAGGTGAGTCTTTAAATTACATTAAAGATTATGGTATAGTCTACTCCCTTTAAAATATATCGAGAGATAGGGTATAAAGGACAGCAAGTGACAAAGCTTAATTCAACTATAAGACCTGGGATAACTCAGGTCTTTAATTTTATATTTGCTTTATCAGAAGCAGTGTGTTATAATGTTAAATATAAGGAGGTAATAATATGGGAAAAAATCAATATACATTTGATATGAATAAGAATAAAGATAAATGGTATGAATGGTGTAAATTACAAAAGGTAAAACCTTTAGTAGAATATAAAAGTGCACAACAAATATTTTATTTTGAATTTCTTGAAGGTAAGTTTAAAGGACTAGTAGGAAAAACATATTGGGCTAGTATAAATAGAGGTTCTAATATGCGTATGAGTTGCTTAACTCCAGAAAGTAAAAATAAGTATCTAAAAAATTTAGGAAAAAGAAAAGGAATAGATATACTTGAAGATTATAAAGGAGGAAGAAAATTAAAACATAGATTTATCGTTTTAGAAGGTAAATATCAAGGTTGTGAAGGTTATATAACTTTAAATGATTTAGAGCAATTAGGCAGAGTAGATGCTAGAAGCTTATCTGAAAAAGGAAGAAAGCAGTATTTTGATAAACAGTCAAAACTTAGAGATTGTATTATTTTAGAATACCCTAAAGAGTATAGAATAAAAACTAAAGATAAGATAGTAGTGAAAGATAAGGAAGGTCACGTACATAAGATTATAGTTCAAGACTTTTTTGATAAGACATCGTTACTAGAATTATCGTATGCTAGTGAAGGAGAGAAAGTAGTTAAAGAGATACTTAATAAAAATTTTATAAAATTTGAAAAAGAAAAATCATTTAGAAATAAAGAAAATAGAGTACAAAGATTTGATTTTTATATTAATGAAAATAATAAAGAGTATGTAATAGAATATAATGGAGAACAACATTATAAGGATTCTTCAGGTTATTTTAAAGATACTCTAGAAATAACTCAGAAAAGAGATAAACTTAAAAAAGAGTATTGCAAAGATAAAGGAATAGAATTATTAATCATTCCTTATACAATAACTGACAAAAAAGAAATGGAAAAAATGATTTTAAAATTTTTAAACAAATAACCCTTGACAATAATCAAGGGTTAAATTATAATTAAGGAGAGAAATACATGAATAATAGACAAGCAAAAATTAAAGGTTTTAATATGTTTCATTATTACGATTATCCTACAATTAAAGGTAAATTTAAGAAAATAATGAAATGTAAATCAAGAACAGAATTAAAAAAATATTTACAAAAAGAAAGGAAGAATTATCTTGACAGATAGAAAAAGTATTGGTAAGATGAGTAAGACAAGAGCAACATGGCATATCAAACCACATACTCAAGTTAAAAAAGATAAGACTAAATATACTAGAAAAATAAAACATAAGAAAAGAGATGATTATTAATGGCTAAGACATTTTATTCAGAACGAAGAACAACTTGTAAAAGTAGACAAAGAAAGAAACATATAAATCAAATGACAACATCAGAATTACTTCATTGTAAAAATTTATTACAGTATTCTTTGATGATTAATGATAAGTTCATTTTAACAAAACACACTAAAGATAAACTTAAAACATTCCTTAACTTAGGAAAATTAAAAGGTATGATTTATTCAGATAGTTTTAATTTAGATAATATTATAGAATATAATGAAACAGTCTTAGGTGAAAATACATATAAAAGAGTATTAGTTAGACATCCAGAAATTGTCACAGTAGAAAATAAAGTATGTTATCAATACTGTGTAATAGAAATTCAAACAGGTAAGATAATTACAGTGTATTATAATAAAACACATGATAGTCATAAAACATTAGATTTAAGTTATTACGATGAGAGTTTAAAAATTATTAAAAGGTGATTATATGGAGTTAATAGAAATTTATTTTATTATTCTGAATGTACTTATTATTATTGTATCTAACATAGTATTAATATCGTTTACAATTATTAATAAAGATAGAGGAGACGTAAGTAAGTATTACGGTATTTCTATTGGATTAATTATTGCATGGATTATTACTAATATACCATATTGTATTATCGTAATTTTTTACATGTAAATGTTGACAAACTAATAAAGAGAAGATATAATAAACTTATAAATAATTAAAGGAGATTGATTTAAATGAAATTAACACAAGTAAGATTTGAAATGGAAAAAGAATTAAGAACATTCCCAGAAGGTAATAGTAAATATGATGCAATTAAAGTAAATAGTATTTTAGATATTTTTAAAGAATCAGTTAAAAAGGTTGAAAAGATAACTCGTAAATATATCAAAGGACAAGAAGTACTTACTATTGATTATAAGTACTATGATTCTTTACAAGAATATTATGATTATTTACTACATAATAAAGAAGGAATTAAACAAGGGCTAGAAGAAATTGTAGAGTATACAAAAAACTTGGAAAAGTAATTTTGATATTTGATTAAAGTGTGATATAATAAAATTAATACAAAACCTATACTATCTGTTATATTAATTATGAATAATTAAATAGTATAGGTTTATTTTACGTTAAAAAGGAAGGTAAATTTATTATGGCTGAAAATAATACACAAAATAATAACACTGATGAATTACAGGAGTTAAAGAGAAAGAAAGAACAAGAACAAGACAATACAGTTTCAAGAGTTATTCGTGGAGTAAATGATGTTTTTGAGAAATATTATAATTTTAAAGAAATTAAATTAGATTTCAATATTAAATTAAGAGTACCTAATGCATTAGAGCAAGGTACAATTAACGCTATGCGTTCAAATTACTTAGGAGGTATGGATTTATACCAAAGCGATGAGATTTACAAAGCGTATCAAATGTTAGCAACAATTCAAGTCGTAGGTGTAGAAGTACCTGATGAGTTAAGTGACCCAGAAAAAATATATAACTTAATACCTTTAGTACGAGTTTACGATGATTGGATTGATTTCCTAGGTACCTTTCGTAGGTAACAGAGATAAAGAAATCTCTGATTCAGGTGGTATGCAAGCAATTGTTAAAAGACCTTTATCTAGGAATATGTGGGCTATAATGCGTGAATTTAAAGTATTGCCTACAGACCCTAATTTCAAAAATTTAGATTCATATCAAATACAATTTATTATTGAAAGCATGAATCTTGATGCTAGAGAAATGGAAAGACGAAGTAAAGGTTACGATAGTACAGTTGAAGACGATGATACTTCATGGTACGATGAATCACAAGAAGAATTCGAGCCAGTACCAGACTTCTTAGATGCTGAAGACTTAGCAAAACAAGCCTATGACAGACTTTCAGAATCAGAACGTATTAAGATGACTGAACGTGCAGAAGCTGAAGAAGATGATGAGGAAGCAAGAGAAATTCATAAAAATAAAATGGCACAAATTCAAAAGAATATTGAAGAGCTTGACAAACAAGTTAACAATACTAGTGATAATCAAGAAGAGTACTCACAACAAAGTATTGAAGACGCACTTAATGAGTTTGACGATGATGATTTATATATGTAGGGTGGTAGGATGTTACTACCACCTTTTTTTAAAGTATAGGGCGGTGATTACTTAATGGCAATGAATGATAACTATAGATTGAATATATCAGGTGATAGCTCTCAGTTAGAGAGTAGTTTAAAAATCATACAAGCTTATATGGATGCTATAGAAAATATGGAGCTTGACAAACCGATTGACGGTATGGCTGATAAACTAAAAATTATAGCATCTCAATTTAAAAGAATTAAAGATATTGCTGATAAAACTGATGGTAGTGCTTTTATATCTTCTAAAGATATGAATACAGTAGTAGATTCTACAAGAAAAGCTACTAAAGAAATTAATGATTTTAAAGATGCTATATCCGATGCTCAAAAAGAGCAAATAGCAATGGGTAAAGCACCTAATACAAATTTACAAAAATCATATGAAAAATTAAATAATACTTTAGAATCTATGACTGAAAATCTAGATGAGTTTTCTTCTAAAACTGTAGGTACCGATAGTGGTATTAATACACGTATACAAGACATGAAGCGTCTAGGTGAAGCTACAGATGATTATTATGAATCTTTAAATAATGCTATGACAGCTCAGCAAAAGATGAAACAGATAAGAGCTTCTGAGTATAGAGTAAGACGTAATTTAGATAAATCAGAAATATCAGGTAGAATGTCTTATGATACTGGTACTCAAACTAAATCAGCAATCGGTAAATCTCAATTTATGCGTAGAGATTCAGCTGATTTAAAAAAACAATTAGCTGATTTACGTAATAGAGATAAAAACGATACATCAATGTCTAATCTTAATAGGAGATTTACAAATAAAGAAATTGATAAATCTACCTATCAACAAGAAAGAGCACAAATAGAAGCTAACAATAAAGCTAGAGCTAAAGAGATTGATTCCATTGAAAAATTAATACGACAAATGGATACTACATCTAACTACTTTGATAATGTAGCTAGTAAACAGATGAATGACCGAAGAATAGACCCAGCTAGAGGAACGTTTAAAGGTATCTTTAGAGAACGTGCACCTTCCATTGCTTCACACGGTGTAATGGCAGGCATGGCTGTTGGTGGCGGTATGTACATGAAAGGTAAGTCTTTAAGTGAAACAAACCGACCACAAAAAATAGCCTTAGGTCAGCAAATGGGTACAAGTGATTATAAATCAGTAAGACATAATTTTGAAGAGATGTCAATAGATAATCATCTAGGTTATAATAGTACTGATATGCTTAAATTTGCTTCAGACTACATGGGAAGTGTAGGATATAAAGGTCAAGACAATGTAAATAGTGGAGTTAAAGAGCTAGCTACAGGTGGAAAAGCGATGGGTATCGCAGACGACCAAGCTTATAGAGACTCTATGAATACGTTAATGCACACTGGTGCTATTGATTCTGGAGCAGATATTAAAGATATACAAAGTGCTTTCTTAGGCGGACTAAAAGAATCAGGAATGGTTGGAAGAAATGAAGAGCAATTAAAAGCTTTATCTTCAATTGCTGAGTCAGTCGGTCAAGGAAGAACGATGACAAAAAATGATTTAAGTAATGTATCATCTATGCAATCTATGTTAGCATCTTCAGGTTCTAAAGGATTACAAGGACAACAAGGTGCAGAATTCATGTCAAGCCTTAATGATGGAATTAGAAATGGTATGCAAGACCCTTATATTAGAAATGCAATGGGTTGGGGCTCACAATACCAAGGTTTAGAAGGTAGGTATGATTTACAAAAACGTATGGATAAAGGTATTGCCGACCCTGAAAATGTATCAGACCTTTATCAACAAGCTACTCAAGTATCAAGCTCTAAAAAAGGACAAAAGATAGCCTTTAATGAAAGCCTAAAACAAATGGGTGTAGATGCTACCTTAGAACAGTCTGATGAGTTATTTAAAATGGCTGAAGAAGGTAAGCTAACTAAGAAAGCTTTAGAAGACTATAAAAAGAAAACATCTAAAGAAGGTTCTAAAGAAAGAGATAAAAACTCTAAAGATTATAAAGAATCACAAGAAGGTAAAGACGACCAAGGAAAAGCTAAAGCTGATAGATTAGCAGAAAACCTTTACGATATGACTGGAAAAATAAGGAATGTTAATACAGCATTAATGAGTTTACCTCCACTTATATATTTAACAGGAGCTAGTTTAATGGCTCTTGTTGCTTCTTTAACGAAATCTATAGCAATGGCTAAAGGCTCTGAGATGATAGGAAGAAGAGCTAACGGAGAAAGTTTATTAGGTAGAGGTAAAGGAAGAAACAATAGAGCAGGAGGTCGTAGAGGAAGAACAGATAATGGTTCTGGAACTCCAATAGGTGGTGGAGGTTCCCCTAAAAAACCTAATGGTAATGGTGGAGGAACATTCCATAAAGGCTCAACAGGTAGAAAAGGCGGAAGACTTGGAAGAGTTGGTGATTTTGGTAAAAGACTTATTCAAGTTGGAGAATATAAACCTACCGATACAAGCCGAGGCGGACAGATAAAAGGTTTAGGAGATTTAGGTAAGAAAATAAAAGGTGGAACAACTAGAGCAGGAGAAGGCATTAAAGGAATTGATTGGAAAGGACTCGGAAACAATGCTAAAAACATTGGTAGAGGAGTTGTTTCCAAAGGTCGAGGAATTGACTGGAAAGGAATAGGAAGTAATGCCAAGACAACAGGAAAAGGTATAGTCTCTAAAGGAAAAGGTCTTTTATCTAAAATACCTAAAGGCAAAGGCGGAACAAGTGGTATAACAGCAGGAGCTAGAGGTCTTAAAGGATTAGGAAAAGGAATTCCATTATTAGGATTAGGTATATCAGCATTAGATATAGGTAGTTCTCTTAAGAGCGGTAACAAAGAAGCTATAGGAGGAAGCATCGGTGGAGCTACAGGAGCTACCGCAGGTGGAGCTATTGGTGCTACTATAGGTTCTGTAATACCAGGATTAGGAACAGCTATAGGTGGTATTGCTGGAAGTACAATAGGAGGAATAGTTGGAGATAAAGCTGGCTCAGAAGTCGGTAAAAAAGGATTGAAAAAATCTTTAGGTATCGGATGGACTAAACCTAAATCTTATAAAGACTTTGGTCTTGTAGGAAAAGCATGGCATGGATTATTTGGAAGCAAAAAAGGTAAAAATAAAAACATACCAACAAACGACCCTACCAAAATAGGATTTTTAGGAGGAGCTGGAAAAGGTGGAATGGGTTCACCTTCAGATGATAAAGTAAAAAGAAATCCAGCACTTATTAGTATGGCACCACAATTAAGTCATCAAGGTTTAAGTGAATTTGAAAAAGAGGGAGATAAAGAAAATAAAAAAGGAATTTCAGGATTTAGAGGTAACGATTGTTACAAACAAATTGCCTTGCTAGTAGCGTAAGTTGCTAGTATCGGGTGTTAAATGCTAAGAATCCGTAAAGCTAACTTAACTAAAACAGAATCCGAAAGGATAAATGGAAAAGTTACGAAAGTAGAAAAAATAAGTTAGATGTGCTAAGGTTAAACCCTAAGGTATACGTAATCGGTCTTTAGCAGGGAAAGTCCTAAGTCAAAAGATAAGGAAGACCCTCAACGACTATCTCCTGACGGGAGAGTAAAACCACAAGCTATTGGTGGAAGAAAAATACCCACCCTATAATAATAGGGAAGTCAAATAGTCTACACACGTAGTGAAAGCTAGTGACTAGGAATAGACCTAGGGCTTAGAAGTAGCGTTCTATAGCTAAATAAAGTTAAAATATATAAGTTTTTAAATTTTATTCCAACTTTATATTTTTAAAAAAATAACTATCCTTCTAAGACCTATATAAAAGGATAAAATTTATAAATGTTTTATATATTTTAACCTATGGTAAGAAGAAGGGTAAGAAGAGAAATAATCTAAAAGAAAGATTTAGACTTGAAACTTTAAGAGAGAAAAATGCACGAGAACAAAATAAAAACATACCTGTATTAAGCCAATTCTTTGATAACGTAATAGCTAACCTAGAATCATCAGACTCTGGAGGAGATGATGAAGGCGGTTCTGTAGGTGAACTAGATTACTTAAATGGTAAAAACTTTACTAATTCAGATATAACTAAACACGATTTAGGTAAAACAGCTAAGGGCGTTAATGCTAAGATGTTAAATAAATGGATTGACGCTATGGCTCCTAAAAATTCTAAAATGCGTGGTTTAGGAGAAATATACATGAAAGCAGGTAAAGCATCTGGATTAGACCCTCGTTACTTAGTAGCACATAGTGCTGTAGAAACAGCTTGGGGTACTTCCAACCTATCACATGGAGGAGACCCTAAAAAAGGTAACTGGTACGGAATTGGTGCGTTTGATAACAATCCTAATAACGGATTTAATTATGGTTTAGGTATTGTTGGTGGAGCTAAGTGGATAGCTAAAAATTTCTATAGTAGAGGACAAAAAACACTACACAAAATGCGTCATAATGGAGGACAACATGAATATGCAACAGCAGGAAACTGGGATACAATGATTGCTAGTATAATGGGTAGTTCAGATAAATTCTTAAAAGGTGGTAAAGGTGGTAGGTTTTCACCTCCACAGACAGAAACAGTAGAATCAACAACAAGAAGTAAGAATTTAGACTTAAATTTAACTATTCCAGAAGGTTATGATGTAGATAAAGCAAGTGATATGATTGTAAATGAAGTAGTTAATTACATGAATAAAAATTTACAATACTAATATTTAAAAACTTATATACTTTAACGTATGGCATACTAGGAGATAAAAAGAAAAAAGGTAAAATGACTACCGAACAACTCAGAGAGAAAAATAATGCTTCTGAGACTAAAAACCTTAAAACTTATAAAAGTTTATTAGATAGAGCTGAACAATTAATAAATGATGCTAAATCTTTAGACGGAGGAGGAAGTGATTCAGGTAGTTCTGATGACTCTGACGTAGGGGATTCAGCAGGTGGAGATAAGAAAAAATCAGCTGATAAATGGAAAGATGATATTAGAAAAGCCGCCAAAGCAATGGGTGTTAAAATATCAGATAAAGATGTAGACGGAATAGCAAGTCTTATTCAAAAAGAATCTGGTGGAGACCCTAAAATAAAACAACAAATTAAAGATATAAACAGTGGCGGTAATGAGGCACAAGGTCTTTTACAATATGTTCCTAGTACTTTCAACAACTATAAAGTAAAAGGACATGGAAACATTCATAATGGATACGACCAATTATTAGCTTTCTTTAATAATAAAAACTGGAAGAGCGACTATAACCCTAACGGTGGTTGGTCTCCTACAGGAGGAAGAGCTAAAGGAGGTAAAGGTGGTAGATTCTCAGCACCACAAGAACCTGTAAGTCCTGTGACAAGTGCTTTACTTAACAATACAGCACCTTTACCTACAAGAAGCTCTAATAGTAATTCAATGTCTAGTAACGTGAATAATAACAATAATGTTAGAGTTAATGTGAATGTACAAGGTAATCAAAATAATTCTGAAGAATTAGGAGAAGCTGTAGAAAGTAAGTTTAATAATGTTATGAATACAGATTTAAGTATCTTCTCCAATCAATATAGAAGAGTTTAATAAGGTGGTTTATAAACCACCTTTTATACATATTTTTTAACAAAGGACAGATTTAAATGAAAAGGATAAGAAGACCTGATATAAGATTAGAATTCGTTACAGATGAAAATATATTTACTTTAAGATATAGTAATGCTGTAGAAGTTACAGGAGAGCAAGTAGGAAATAAAGTCCTAGGTTTCCAAACTAAAAATGCTATGTCAGATGATAGTGCTACTTTTGTCATTACTCTAGCAGGAGATACAAATTGGGATAAAGCTTTAATGATTAATGATATTGTTAAGATTTATATTAATCCTAATCCAGCAGATGATAAAGAAGGACTAGTATTAGTAGGTATGATTTCTCAAGTATCTAAAATAGGAAGTTACAGCAACGACCAAACCACATATAGAATAACAGGTCAAGCTTTCTCTAAACCTTTTATTAAATTTGGATTAGGTGTAATCCAAGAGGTTCAAGCTGTATTACCAGCAACAGGTTGGTTAGTAGATGGTGAGAAAATAAAATTTAGTGGTTCTAATGCTAGTCAAATAATGAAAGAGGTATTAGATTATTTTATACCATTTATGAGATATAAGTACGATGATGGTAAAGGTAACCATAATAAGACTATATCCGACCATTTTTCTTGGGATGGTTTAGATAGCTGGACTGCATTTGAAAATCTTAAAGATACCACTCAATTAACTAACTTTGATGGTAGTTTAAAACAAATGATGGATATGATTACAGCTAAACCATTTAATGAATTATTCTTTAGAAACGGACAAGATAAAAACGCTGATAAAACACAATTAGTTATGCGTAAGACACCTTTTAATGAATCTCAATGGAAAGCTTTAGATTATGAAACAGTAAGTTCTGAAGACTTTGTAGAAGAAGATGTAGGTAAATCTGATGTAGAGACATATTCTATTTTTACAGTTACAACACCACAAATGCTTAAAACAATGGAAGCTGATGTATTTTCTAAACCACAATATCATAAAGAGCTTGTTGATAGATATGGTTATTCTAAATTAGAAGTAGAAAATATGTATATACCTATTGAAGAGAACTCATCTACAGAAGATGATAACAATGATGCTGGAGATGAACAAGAATCTTATGATAAAGTAATGAAAGACCTTAAAAAAGAAGGTAAAGATAAAGTATCAAAAGCAAAAAATAAATGGGTTAAAAAGTTAGCTAGTAAATATAAAGGATTAACGAAAGAAAATGCACAAGAAATAGTTGACAAATTCTCAAAAGATGGTAAACTAAGTGAAGAAGATTATAAAAAGATTATTGATAAAAGAGATGCTGGAGCTCAAAAAGGTACTTACGATAAAGTATTAAAAGACCTTAAAAACCAAGGACAACAAGAAGTAAATGCAAAACAAGAAGGTTGGGCTAAAATACTATCTAGTAGATATCATGATTTAACTAAAGACCAAGCTAAAAAATTAGTAGCAGAGTTCTCAAAAACTGGAAGTATCTCTGAAAGTAAGTATAAAGAAGTTACAGGTAGAAGTGCGGAGTCAGACCAACAAATAGACAATAGACCTATAGCAACTGTATCTAAGCTTAAAGAGAAACTTAAAAAACACTTCCCTGATAATAAATCTTTTGAAGGAGAAGATGGTAAAAAGAATAAGAAAAAAGCTATTGATGATTTAGCAAATAACTTTAGATTCGGTAGTAAAGCAGAAGCTGAAAAACTTGTAGAAAAATATATGGAATATAAAGGAACACCTCCTGACGACCAGATATATAAAGATTACATTAAGTCATTAGAGGAAATTAGTAATGCTAGTGCAGATGTAGGAGCAGATGCTACAGATAGTCCTATGTTGATATTTAGTAAAATGCTTTATAATTGGTATTACAATAATCCTAACTTCTATTCAGGAGATATAATTGTTTTAGGACACCACAAGTATGATTTAGGAAAACGATTGTTTGTTAAAGATGAACAACGTAATGATGTCTGGGAATTCTACATTGAATCAGTAGAACATAAATTTGATTACAAACAAGGTTATTATACAACTATAGGAGTAACTAGAGGACTTAAAGAAGCTGAAGTACCAGACGGAAGTCCTGTTAGATTTGCTCCACCTTGGGGACAATCTTCAGACTTTATTGGTGGTTTATTAGGAGAGAAATCACTAGCAGACATGAAATCAGAAGCCATAGCTGAAAAAAATAAAGGTAAAGATGGTGGCGGAGATGATGAAGGAGGAGACGCTAGTGGAGGAGAATCTCTTAAAAAATTAGAAAAGTACAAAGGTGATTTACCTAAGTGGGATAAGAAAACTTATCCAGGAAATCCTCAAACAGGTGGCTTGGTTGGTGAATGTACTTGGTATGTTTACAATAGACGTAAGCAGTTTGGTCTCTCTTGCGGAGGCTGGGGAGATGCTCACAATTACGACAACGCCGCCAGAGCACAAGGTATAGGTGTAGGAACAACACCTAAACGTGGTGCTATTCTTAACTGGGAGGCTTACAAAAGTGGAGACCACGGAACAGGTCATGTTGCTTTTGTAGAAGGTGTCTCTAAAGACGGTAAAACAATCCATATATCTGAGTACAACTATGCAAGTTACCATGCTTATGGTGAGAGAACGCTTAAAGTAAGTAGTTTACCTAAGGGAAATTATCACTTTATATATTAGAAAAGACCTAAGGGAAATTATCACTTTATATATTAGAAAAGAGATGAGTTATGATACAAGAAATTAATACTAAAGTAACAAATTTAATAGATAATGTATATAATTTTTATCAAGTAACTAATGATATTATATCTTATAAGAATCAAAAACTATTTGATTTTTGTACACATGAATTTGCTATAGATAGAGGTAGAGCACGACCATATCCTGGTGTTATATCAGGTATGGTTGTTTCTAAAGTGAATGTTGGAGAAGAGGATATTATAGGGGATGAAGCGACTGTAAAAGCTAATTTCTTAGTATCACATTATGTTCATAGAGATGTGGAATATTATAATTCTTTAATAAAATATTTTATAGTAGTTAAATTAATCTATAGTGAAAAATATGAAGAGTGGTATGTTGATGATTTAACTGAAGATTACGAAGTTCAAAAAAGTAGTTATGATGAAGGTATATCTGTAATTAATACAGAACCTATAGATAATGCTGTTAAAATGATTCAAGATAATATAGATAATTTTGATAATATTAATTATATGTTTAAAGGTAAAACTTCTAACAATCCTTTATTTTTAGATGATAATTATTATGTAGATTCCTTTAATTTAATATATTGGATTTTATATACAAATGGAGTAGATGTTAATTATAGATTTGGATTAGATTACTTGCTTTCTTCTACAACATTTGATACAATATTTAATAAAGGATACAAATATGAAACTATGAAGGAAGAATTTAGACAAGGAGATATATTATTCTTCAATAAAAATGATTCTTTTATAGGTTTATACTTAGGAGACAATCAATTCTTTTCAATTTTAGGAGAGTTTCCTAAAGATGACACACATCCTAAAATTTTTTCACTTGATGATTATTGGGATAAATTTAATGGTAGAGTGTTAAGAGTAAAAATAAAAGATTACTTAGAAGAAGATACAGAAGAAGGTGAGTAGTAGTGGTAGTACGATTACAATCGTCATTAGGAAGTAATGTTAAGCAAGTAGATGCTGATGATTTTAATATAAATAATTTATACTTAGCTAAAATAACTAAAGTAAATTATAAATATCAAACAGTGGAATTTCAAACTAAAAATACGTATGCAGGTCAAGTTAAAGGTTCAGATGGTAAATATTCAGCACCTATACCAAAAAGTTTTATCGGTAAAACACCTGAAGGGGTTTATTTTGGTGAAGTACCACTCATTACTCCAGGTTCTACAGCTCTTGTAGGATTTATTAATGGAGAAGGTAGTAGACCTATAGTACTAAATGTATATGGTGATTCAGATGTCAATAAACTCATAACACCCACACCTATAGATAGTGGAGATTTTTCTAATGAGGATATTTTTAGATATGGTAGTGCTATGTATAAATTATATCCATCATTAACATATGATTTTATAGATGGTGAAGGTACTGTAATAAAAACATTTAACGGTAAATCTTTCTTTACAATAAACTCTAATGAAGATGAGCAAGAACAAGCAACAGACTTCTACACAGGAACCAGTTATGGTGATTTATATCCATCACATGATAGAAGAGGAGACTTAGTAGAACCACGAAATCAAAGAGCACCTAAAATGCTATTTAAACATCAAGGAGATATAGGAGAAGATAATCACATTACTACCATATTTATTGGTGAAGATGGTACTTATCGGTTATCTAATATGGATACTGAAAAACAAAAGAGAACAACTCAAGAGATTTCTAATAATAATTATAGAGTAAAACATGAAGGGGATTCTTTACTACTTGATGAAGGTCAAGTTTGGGTAGAGTATGGTATTGATTCTGAAACTAATTCATTTTATATAAAAAATGATAATAATAAATTTGAATTTACAGATAAAGGTATTCTAGTAAATGAGAGACCTATTTTAGATGCTTTAGATGATAGTATACAAAATTCATCAAAAGAGTTGGAAGAAATAAAAAAACAAATAAAAGATATAGATAATATGCTTTCAACAGTAGGTAAAGAAAATATAGAAGAGCTCATAAGAGATACTAAAAATGCGATAGAAGTATCTAAAAAAGCTACAGATGATGTTAATCTTATGAATAGTAGAATAAGTGAAGTAAGTTCAAGAGCAGAAGGTATTATAAGTCAATTCCAAGATTTCAGAGATAAAACATATAAAGAATTTTATGAAGATGCTTCAAAAGTTATTAATTCGTATAACCAAGAATTTGAACCTTTAAAAAATGATGTTACTACTATAAAGAATAAAATAAACTCTTATGATACAAATGATTTACCTGATATATATGAAAGACTTAATACAATAGAGAGTAAATCATTTAACACAGATAGCTCAAAAGAGGCTAGTCATGAGGAGCGTATTAATAACTTAGAGAATAATTATACTACAATAAATAGTACTGTAGATTATATTGATAAATTATCGAGAAGTTTAAATGATAAGAAAATACCTAGTTTAGAGGACAGAATACACACTTTAGAAAAAGGTAGCAATAATTCATCAAATGCTATATCCTTTTTTAACTCCTTAGGTTATGAAGGGAGCATTAATGAATTACTAGGTTTTATAGAAAATGATAAACTTATAAGTAAAGATATTGATATAGAATTTAAAAGAAATTCAACAGAATCATATAAAGGTAGAGACTATGGAGTAGATGAACCTATATATGATTTAAATGGGTTACTTATTAGAAGTACTAAATCTGAAACAGCTACTATTAAATTAGATAAATATATTAATACCGAAGCTACCTGTTATTTTACTTTTGAATCTTCAAATAGAAGAATGTCTAGACAAGTGTTGTTAGAGATGTCTACATTAAAATTTGGTATAGATGAAGATTTTAACTTTTATGTAGATGTAAATGGTAAAACATTTACATATAATACAAGTTGGAATCCAGCGTCTTGGAAAAGTTATGATATTGTGTTAAAATGGTCTAATAATAGTAACACTGTAACTTTATTTGTTAACAATAGTAATTCTGGATTCTTAGACTTTGGAGGGTATAAAATGCCTGATACAAAAGAAATAAAGTTGAATACTGAATTTGATGGTGCAGTAAAAGAAATATATGTGTATGATAAGTATATTAAAGATAGATACATTTAAAGGAGGTTGAAGGGAACACAATGGCTGATAAATATAGTTCTATGACAGAGTTATTTAAAAATGAAGTAGAAGGTACTGATTACGAGGTTATTACTGAAGACAATGATAGTAAGGTACTCTTAACAAGTATACATGGTGGAGGTATTGAAGTAGGGTCTACTGAATTAGTAGAGGCAATAAGAGAACTAGGAAATTATAATATCTATGAGTTCAAAGGATTAAAAAGTAGTAATAATTCTAGCTTACATGTTACATCCACTAATTATGATGCTCCTCAATTACTAGAACTTATAAAAGAAACAGATTATGCAGTTTCTATACATGGAGCATCAGGAGAAGAACCTATTTGTTATATGGGTGGTAATGATGTTAAGTTGAGAAATGCTATATGGTCTGCTTTAGAGGATATAGGTATTAAAGTACAAATATCCCCACCTAATATTATAGGTGAGAATGATGATAATATTACAAATAGAACACGTAAATCTAAAGGTGTTCAGTTAGAGTTAACAACAGCACTAAGACAATCTTTTTTTAAAGATGGGGATAGTAGAAGAGTAAAAAGAGAAAATAAAGACAATTGGACTGATATAATAAAGAACATGGCAAAAGCTATACATGATACAGTTCAAGAACATATTAAATATGATAGTAACAATGTTACAACAAAATATAAAGTTAAATTATAAGGCGGTTTTACACCGTCTTTTTTAATATGTTGCTATATTAAAATTGATAAATATATTGCAAAATAAATACATATGTGGTATAATAATAAATATACAAAAGGAAGTGAATAAAAATGCCACAAGCAGACGGTACTAATGATTTAAAGCGTGTCGTTTTACACTTACCTTCAGAAGGTGATAAGGGTTGGTATAGATTTAAAGTTAATCCTGAAAATTACTCTATTGAACTACCTCAACGTACAAGTGTTATAAAAACTAAATCAGATATTATTATAGAAGATTATGGTAAAGATATAGAAATTATTAATTTTTCAGGTACTACAGGTTTTAAACCAATAATGGAAAATGGTGTAAAAAGAAACGGTAAAGATAAAATAGAAGAATTAGAACATATTATAACTAAATATGCAAAAGGTGGAGGAGACGGTAATCAGCAAAGTAATACTATGTTCTTTTATAATATGACAGATGGTAGATATTATAAAGTACACTTAGCACCACAGGGATTAAAAATTACTCGTTCTAAAGATGAACCTTTATTATTTAGATATGATATTACTTTAATGGTGTTAGGAGACGCTTTTGAGCCAGATAGAAATTCCATTGCCGACCCTGAGTTAGGTAATAAATCTATAAGTTCTGAAAAGAGTTTACAAGATAAATTAAACAACTTATACCCACCAGCTAAAAAATCTAGAGATATTAACAACAACACTAAAGATAACAATGACTCTACTAAAAGATTACCTCAAACTCAAACAGATACTAAACCTAAAACATATTCACCTACAGCAAATGGTAACAGAATATATAATCCTAGAAATTCAACAAATGGATTAAAAGGGAATGTGAGTAATATGGCTATGATTATAGGATATGGAAATGGTGGTGTAGACGCTTAATGAGACATGAAATTTATCAGACAGCTAGTTTATTAAGATTTTTAAATAATATAAACTTAAACAATACAAATATACAGTATAACTTATTAGATGAGAATATAGGTTTTGTCTCAAGATACTATACACCTAATATACAATTAAGTGAACTAGCACAAAGAGTATTAAATGATATTCAACACAATAATATTAAAACAGCAGAAAAAGATTTAAATAAAAATTCTATAGTAAATAAAATAGATAAAACAATGTTAAAAGTACAAGCACCAAGAATTTATTTTATTTTACAAACTATAATTATGGAATCTTATGCTATTGTTAATTGTTTTGTTGAGAATATAGATTCTATAGTATATTTAACAGAAAGAGATGTTAAGATAGCTAGAGAAAATTTAAATTATGTAGCAGATTATTTAAGTGACTATGAAGAATATAGTAGTGTAGTAACAGACTTAAGAGAATTAGATATTTGCTTTGGGTACATAGAATTACAACTACCTTTAATTAAGAAAGAGCGTGGATATTAATGAGATTTAAAAAACATGAAGTTAGGTATAATGATACTATGCAGGCAATATCTCAAAGATATTATGGTAGTCCAGAATACTGGATAGATTTAATTGAGCATAATAATTTAAAATATCCCTATATTGTAGACGACCATATGTTGAAAAAAGATAACCCTGAGCATTTAGTAACTACAGGAGATTATATTATTATACCTGAATACTCTTATCTAACTAATGCTACACTAAAAGAGATTAACAAGAAAGATAGAGATATTTTAGTAGAGATGGCTTTAGGTAGTGACTTAAATGTTACATCTAATGAAGACTACTTTAATAAACATGGTACAAGTGATGAAATACTTAATTTTACAGAAGATAATAAAGGTGATTTAAGTACAGTTGTAGGTGTAGATAATATTAAACAACAATTACAAACGAGATTACTTACACCTAAAGGTTCATTAATATTACATCCAGATTATGGTTCTAATATACATGAATTATTTGATAAAAATATACCAGAAACAGCAGTACTTATTGAATTAGAAATAATAAGAACCTTATTATCAGATAGTAGGGTTAAAAATGTTAATACTATAGATTGGACTTTGAAAGGTAAATACTTTTGGGGTAAGTTTTCTGTAGAGATTGAATCTGTAGAGGAATCAATAACATTTGTATTACAATCTGATGAGACAGGTATATTTGCAAGGTTTGAATAGGAGAGGTATATAAATGAAAACAAGAAAGCTAACAGATATATTATCTAGAATGATAGATAAGACAATGATTGCAACAAGTAAAGTATCAGATTTTACTCCAGGTTCAGCAGTACGTTCATTGTTAGAAGCTATCGCTCTTGAATTAGAACAATATTATATATTAACAAAAGAAAATATTGAGTGGGGTATAGAAGAAGGGATAGTAGAAGCTTTTGATTTCACAAAAAGACGTGAAAGAAGAGCGTATGGTGATGTGACTATTAGATTTTATAATCCATTAGAAGAAACTATGTATATTCCTAGAGGTACTACTTTTTCTTCTACTAGACAACAATACACACAGCAATTTGAGACTTTAGTAGACTATTATGTAACAGAAGGCTCAACTGAAGCCAAGGTAGAGGTATATGCTAAAGAATCAGGAACTATTGGAAATGTTCCTGAAGATACTATTAATGTTATGGCATCATCTTCAACACTCATTAAATCAGTTAATAATGATTTATCTTTCTCTACAGGAAGAGATGAGGAAAGTCAAGAAGAATTAAAAAGAAGATTCCATATGTTTGTTGAGAGTAGAGGTAGAGCTACTAATAAATCAATTAGATATGGAGCTATGAAAGTACCTGATGTTAAAGGTGTTTATGTATATGAACAAGTAGGATTAGTAACTGTATATGCACATGATAATAATGGTACATTACCTAATAATTTAATAAGTGATATTGAAGAAGCTTTGGAAGATTATAGACCTAGTGGAATTATGTTACGAGTTAGACCAACTGTAAAAACAGATGTAGATGTTGATGTTAGAGTAGTTATAACAAATAAAGCTAGAATAGGTGAAACATTACAAAGACATATCGAAAGTGTTATTAGAAGTTACTTAAATGACTTTAATGTATCAGATGATTTAATATTGGCTGATTTAACTCAAGTAATTATGAATATAGATGATTCTTTAATATATGATATTCAATTTAATAGTATTATGGGTAATATCGAAACACAACCAGAAGAGATTATTCGAGCTGGTAAGATAAATGTAACATTAGTATAGAAAGGAGGTAAAAATTTTGAGTAGCTTTTTGAAAAACTTACACCCATTATTAAGAAGAAAAAAAGATAAAAATCTTAATGAAGATATAAACTATATACTACTAAACACTTTAAATGAAGAGTTAAATACGGTAGAGAGAGACACGATTGAGAGTAAATTACAATCTTCTTTAAAAAGTGCTACAGGAACGTATTTAGATAAATTTGGAGATTGGTTTGGTGTATATCGTAAAGTAGATGAGGAAGATGATAAATATAGACAAAGAATCATTAAATACTTACTTTTAAAAAGAGGTACGAATAATGCTATTATTGAAGGTATTAAGTATTACTTAGATAGAGATGACCTTAATATTAGTATCTATGAACCATTTAAAAACATTTTTTATACTAATAAATCTGAATTAAATGGTAACGATAAGTTAATGGGTTATTACTATAGATTTGCAGTTATTAATGTCACTATAGGTAATTACTTCCCTTTAGAAATTATAGATATTATAAATGAATTTAAACCCGCTGGAGTTAAGCTATATGTAACCTACGATGGTGGTGCTACTAATAATGTAAGCTTGATATATCAATGGTTAAACGATGATATGAAAGTAGCAATGTATGAAGACATCATTAATTTTTATGGTTACGATGAGTTATTATACGGTCATATTAATTTAGGACTAAGAAAAACAGATAGTCTTAATTATAAATCTGTATTTATTAATAATAAAAGTTTAATCAATAGTGAAGACGTATTAACGGGTTCTTCTAATGTAGGGAGAATATTTAATAATGTTAGTATTAAGTCTTCATATAATTACACACCACAATATAATTCTTCCGTAGCAAATATAATTTCAGAATTAAAAAATAAAAGTGAAGAATTAAGTACTGATTTTTATTTATATACAAATGAAAAAAATAAAGTTAGTGTTCCAGTAACATTTAAATCTAATTCAGGTATAGAATATATTTATAATAATTTTAATTTAAGAGATTACTTAATTAAAACTAAACCTAATTTATTGAACAAAACTAAAAGAGAAATATCTGATTATATAGGTCAAGTTGATTTCAAACTAACTTTAAAAGCGCTATTACCTCCAGATGAATATATTAATATTGTTTTACAAATATATGATTTTGATAGAAATAGATGGAACACAATAAATTATAATTCTGTTTCTTTTTATGAAAAGGATTATGATTTTAGTATAGGATATTTAAATGATTATTTAAATGATGATTTAAATATGTTTACTAGATTACAAGTTTATGGTTACGATGATGAAGTAACACTTGACATAAATTATTTAGATATGGTATTTTATCATTATGAAACAGGAGTCTATACAATACATCCTTATACTCCTATTATAAGTATGTATAATGAGTTTTATGATATGTTTTATGTAGAAGCATATAAGGTGTTTAGTCCTACTAATGGAGATATTATATCTAGACCATCATATAAAAAAATACAGTATATAAAAGTAACAGATAATAAGGATACAGATTTAAATCGTGAAGAAGTTTACGGTAATTCTAATTACTTAGTTAATGATAAGTCAGTTGACGAGTATATAAAATCTATAGAAAACTATATAAAAATTACTAACTATTCTACTATTGAAGAAGAATATATACATGGAGAAATAAAAGATATAAATAAGGATAATATCATAGAAAAAGTATATAAATTCAATGGAGTTAGAACAGACTTAAAAGATTTTAAAATTGAAATACCATATAATCCTATACCAGATTTATATATTATGATTTCTGAAGATGGTAAATCTTGGGAAAAAGTAGCTAAGATAAATTATTCAAAAGACGAAGAAGTTAATACTACTGTAGTTAATAAAGTTGTAGATTTATATGGGCTTAGATTTGTAAACTATTCAGAATTAACACCCATGTCTGAAGTTATATTAAGTTCAATAAATAATATACTTTTAGAGGATTTAACTGATGCTTCTAAAATTGTAAGTGCAATGCCTAAAAGCTATTTTAATGCATTGTGGACTGACATAGACACTGAATATTCTGTAAAAATGGATACTTTAAAAGTTATTAATGACACAGATAATGGTATTATAGATTCATCAAGTGGAGAAATACTTAAATCTACTACATTAGATGTAAAAACATACACTTCATTAGATGATATTAACTACTCTAATCTTAAATACGTAGAAGATTTAAGATTAGGTTCACCTAGAACATTAGATGAATTAGCAAATCATCAATTCACAGATTTAAGTTACTATGTAGATAATAATCCTAAAGTTAATTTCTTTAAAACTGAGATAAGTTTAATACCTGAAGAAAATGTAAATATATTGAGAGACAGTAATATACCTCAACCAGTATCTTATATAAACGGAGCTAAATATGAGTTAGAGCAACCTATTGTAAGCGGACATAAATACAAAGTAACTATTTTAGGAGAATTGTCACCAGAAGTAACAACAGTTAACGTTGTAAATACAAACACAGATATGAGTGAAGTAGTATTCTATCCAGAAGAGATTGACAAATCACAAGGATTATTGGAAAAAGAATTTACAGCTAAAACAACTTCTATCAGAAAAAATGAATCTATAAAAATATATACAGATGCTAATATAAATGAAGCATTTAAGATTAAGAAAATAAGTTTAGTAGAAATTGAATAAAATTTAAATCTTTAGTTGTATTTTTTACTAATTTGTGATATAATTATGTAGAAGATACAACTAGAGTATCTGTTATATTAATTATGAATATGATAAACCTTAATATGAAAGGAAATAATAAATATGGCTATAGCAACGTATAATTCACATGTAGAGTTAGCAAAATACTTAGTTAGTAAAGCTAATTCTACTTATTTAGTAGTAGGTCGTACAACACCGTGGTCTAGTGAAACTAACCCACCACAACCAAATGAGAAAACGACTTCATTACAGGAAATAATTGGATATAAGAAAACACATAGAGCAACATTAGTAAGACCAGCACAGTCACCACAAGATGATGATAAAGAAAAAATATCTTATGGTAATAAAGATTGGGTAGTAGTTACTACAGAAAATGCTAAAGATGAAGGAGCTAAATGGGTTTATCTTGAAGCAGATGTTGTAGGTAATGAATTACCATTAGGAACGTATAGACAAATTGGTTTCGTTATTGACTTAGTTCCTAATAGTGGCGTAAGTAAACCTAACCTATTACCAAGTGAAGTAAAAGAAACAGGAACTTTAATGTATTTTGAGAACAAACAATTCCAAAACAGAACGGAAACTACAACAGCTAAAGAGAGATGTATTATTGAAGTTTAATAAGAAAGGAAGCATATTGAATGGTCGTAAATTTTAAAGTATCCCCTTACCTAGATAGATTTGAACCATCTCAAAATAGAACCAGAGTCTTATTTAATCCTGATAGACCATTACAACAAGCAGAATTAAATGAGCTTCAATCTATTTCAACATATTATCTTAAAAATTTAGGAGACTCTATATTTAAAGATGGTGACAAACAATCAGGATTAGGGTTCACATTAACAAATGAAAATATATTATCAGTTAATCCAGGTTACGTTTATTTAAACGGTAAAATTAGATACTATGATTCTGATGAGACAGTAAGATTAACTGGTGTAGGTAAAGAGTATGTAGGAATGAAAATAGAAGAGAGAATTATCACTCCAGATGAAGACTACTCTCTATTAGACCAAACAAGCGGTGTTCCTAGTTATTTCTCTAAAGGTGCTGACCGATTAGAAGAGAAAATTGTATTAACTCTAAATGACCCTACATCAGCTACTATATATACTTTTTTAGACGGTCAATTATTTGTTAAATCCAACAATCCAGAAATGGATAAAATAAATAAGGTATTGGCTGAACGTACTTATGATGAATCAGGTTCATATAAAGTTAATGGATTTGAATTATTTTCAGAAGGTAACGCTATAGATGATGCTCATGTATCTATCGTAGCAGACGCAGGTAAAGCGTACGTTAAAGGTTGGCAAGTAAATAAACCAACATCAACAAGATTAAATGTTGAGAAGTCATTTGATTTAGGTAAAGCTGAAAATGAAAGTACAATATTCAATAAATCTACTGGAAGTATTAGTTTAGCTAACTCTCCAGTTAAAGATATTAATAGAGTAACAGGTCAAGTATTAGTTGATAAAGAACGTGTAACAAGAGGTTCAACAGGAGATAGTTTAGATTACCTCTCAAATAATACAGCTTTTGAGGTAGTTAGAGTATGGACTGAGACATCACCAGGACAAACAACTAAAGAGTATAAACAAGGTGAAGATTATAGATTAGTTGACGGACAATCTATTGACTGGTCTCCAGGAGGTTCTGAACCTAACGGAGGTACAAGTTATTACGTATCTTATAAATACAACAAGAAAATGGAACAAGGAACAGATTTTACAGTTACAACACAAGGTGAAGGTCTAGGAGAAAAATGGTTTATTAATTTTGATACGTCAGGAGGAGTTAAACCTACAGACCAGTCTGTAGTGTTAGTAGATTACACGTATTACTTAGCACGTAAAGATGCAATTGTGTTAGACCGTTTTGGAGAAATTACAACTGTTAAAGGTGAACCTAACATTATGCGACTAGTAATGCCACCGACAGCTACAGACCCTGAAGTCTTACAATTAGGTACAGTAACAGTATTACCTAATTCAGATTCAGCTGAATGTTTAACTTATGCAGTAACGAGACTTTCTATGGAAGACTTGCAAAATGTTAAAACTAGAGTTGAAAATTTAGAGTATAACCAAGCTGTAAATGCACTGGATGATGAAGCTATGGAAGGTCAAAATCCTCTAACATTACGTTCAGTATTTAGTGAAGGTTTTATTTCTTTAGATAAAGCCGATATTACTCACCCAGATTTTGGGGTATCCTTTAGTTTTGAAGACGCAGAAGCTACATTGTCATATACAGAACAGGTTAATCAACCTACTATTTTAGATAGTTCTACAGCTAAGATATGGGGTAGATTAATCACAGCACCTTTTACAGAAGAAGCTACAATAAGACAGCCACAAGCTTCAGAAACACTAAATGTCAATCCATATAACATACCAAACAAACAAGGTGTAATGAAAATTAAACCTAGTGAGGATAACTGGATAGAACAAGAAAATGTTACTATTACTAAACATAAAACTAAAAAGTATACAATGCACAGATTCTGGAGACATGGTGGAACTAACTATAATGAAACAGAACATTATTTATACTCTAACTTGCAATTAGATAAAGGTCAAAAATGGGCTGGAAAATCATGGGCTTACGATGTAAAACATGGTAGAACTGGTACTATTTTAGAATCTGGTGGAAGAAAAACACTAGAAGAAATGATTGAATTCATCAGACAAAAAGATGTAACGTTTACTGTTAAAGGTTTAAGTCCTAATGATAATAACCTATACCTATTGTTTGATGGTGTTAGGGCTCCTATTACCCCAGCATCAGGATATAGAAAAGGTTCAGAACCAGGAACTATTATGTCAGATGCTAAAGGAACAGCTAAAGGTACATTTACAATACCTCCAGGTATACGTTGTGGTAATAGAGAGGTAACATTAAAAAATGAAAACTCTACAAGTACAGCTACTTACTCAGCACACGGTCGTAAAAAGACAACAACTGAGATTATATTTAAAACAAGAGTAACTGTTAATTTAGTAGACCCACTAGCACAATCATTCCAATACGATGAAAATAGAACAATCACATCTGTAGGGTTACACTTTGCAAGTAAAGGTGATAGAAATTCAAATGTAGTTGTTCAAATTAGAGGAATGGGAGACCAAGGTTTTCCTAATAAAACAGTTTATGCTGAAACAGTTCTAAATGCAGACGATATTAAAGTATCAAATAATGCAAGTGCTGAAACTAGAGTATACTTTGAAGACCCTATGATGGCTGAAGCAGGTAAAGAGTATGCAATTGTTATTATTACTGAAAATAGTGACTATACAATGTGGGTAGGTACTAGAACAAAACCTAAAATAGATAAACCTAATGAAGTAATTTCTGGAAACCCTTATGTACAAGGTGTTCTATTTAGTTCATCAAATGCTAGTACATGGACTCCACATCAAAACTCAGACCTTAAATTCAATGTTTATACAGCTAAGTTTAATAAAACAGCGGTAATTGAATTTGACCCTATTAAAAAGGTTAAAGGTGACCGTATTGTATTAATGTCAACTTATTTAACTCCAGATAATACAGGTTGTAGTTGGGAATGTAAAATTATCTTTGATGATATGAGTAATGATGTAACATTTGATAATCTACAGTGGCAACCTATAGGAAACTACCAAGATATAGATTTATCAGCAGTAGCTAGAGAAGTAAAACTTAAAGCTACATTTGATTCAAATAAATATATCTCACCATTTATGACAGTAAGTGACTTAACATTCACTACTTTCTTAACACAATTATCAGGTTCATATATTGGTAGAGCTATTGATATGTCAGAAGCACCTTATAATACTATGAGATTTAGTTATGAAGCGTTCTTACCTAAAGGAACAAAAGTAGTACCTAAATACTCTAGTGATAACGGTAAAACATGGAAAACTTTCAGTAGCCGACCTCAAGTCAAACAAAGTAATAACGAATTCTATAGATATACAATAGATGAGAAAGTAAAAGACACAGGTACTAATACACAGTTACAAGTAAGATTAGATTTATCAACAGAGAATAGCTTCTTAAGACCTAGAGTTAGACGATTAATGGTTACAACTAGAAATGAGTAATTTATAAAAGGAGGGGTAAAACCTTCCTTTATATACATATAAAAAAAGGGAAGTGGTTATAGTGCCTAAAGAATACAGAGACCCTTATTCACAGGCTAAAATATTTGTACCTACACATGAAGAGATTAGAATTAAATCTTTAGAAAAAGAATTAGAAGAGAAATTAAAAAAAGCAGATATTTTATTAACTAAACTACAAGAGAAAGGAAATTAAATTAAATGGCTTTTTCTTACACTGATTTAAAAGATACAGACAGATTAAAAGACCTTTATCCTAAAGTAAACGATATAGGTAATTATTTACTAAGATTAGAAGAAAATTTAGATAGTACAGGTAATATAGAGACATTTGATAGTATAGATTTTAATAATGTTACTAAAAAAATAAGTAAAAGTGGTGTTTATTACTTTACCAGAGCAATTAACCAACCAGAAGATGTAAATTATAATGGTTATGTTATTTTATCTATAAGAAATACAAATTATTATAAAATATATTTTTCTCCATTTAATACAAGTGAACTATATATAAAAACTTGTAATAATGGTTCTTTGTCTAAGTGGTCTAAATTTTTAATAGCTGGTGATGATTTATACGATGAAGGTAATACACTAGATATTAAAAGATTAAATAAATCAATAACACAATTTGCAACACTTTTAAACCCACCTAAAGAAGACTTAAATATAGGTTGGATAGACTATAAAGAAAGTAGAGAAGGGAAATCATCTATAATAGAATTCAATCCTATAAATTCTACTTCAACTTTTACAAAAATGAGAAGATTACCTGAACAAGAGCAAAACCCTAACTTCTTAAGGGATAGTTTATTTATTCATCCAAAAACAGCATACGAAAATATAAGAACAGATAATTGGGAAACACCTCCTTTTTGGGGTTATTCATCAGGTACTAATAAATCTAGTATTAAATTTAGAGGAGAAAATACTGTTCAACTAAATGACACTTCTTATACTTACCCTACAATTATGTCTAATAGATTTAAAATAGGAGAACAGTTTTCTGTAGGGGATACAGTAACAGTATCTGTGTATGCTAGAGTGAATGACACTTCTTTACTTAAAAATAACTACGCTTTCTTTGAATTAGCAGGTTATGATAAAGTAGACATGACTTTAAATCCTTATACAGGCGGTAGAAGAGAAATAAAAGCAGATGAATTGTCTACAGAATGGAAAAGATACTCATTCACTTTTAGTATTCCAGAATACACACAAGGTGCTTCAGGTGTTAAAACAAATTATGTTTCTTTACTATTACGTATGGATTGTAAAACATCAGGAAATAATAATGGTGCGATTGTTTATTATGCTATGCCTAAAATAGAAAAAGGCAATAAAGCAACACCATTTATAACTCATACTAAAGATGTTAAACAATATGATGAAATATGGACTAATTGGAATGAAATTTTACCTAAAGGTGAACTTAACAATTATACAACCGTAGACACTGGTAAAGATAGCTACTTTAAGTATAGATTTTGGAAAAATGAAGTAGGAGATACTTCATTTAAGGATTTACTATTATCACTACCTCAAGGTTTTCATACAGTGTATGCTCAGAATGGAATTACAGATTTACCAGGAACAGAATCATTAAGAGGTACAGTATTAGTAGATTATAGTAAAGGTGATATTACAGGTACGAATAAACAAGTAGTGTCTACTTTCACTACTCTGTCAGGTAGGACTTATAAGTTAACTTTTAATGGTACTACATGGAATGTACCACTAGGAACAGAAAACAGCTTCTTACTGTGGACTGGGGAAGCAGACTTATCAGATTCTAGTATTAATATGACTTTTAAAGATTCAATTAAAAATTATGATTATGTAGAGATAACATTTTACTTTGATGCATCAGGGTCTTATACTACAGAGAGATTAGACCTTACTGTTCCAGGATTATCAAACTTCTATATTAGAGGTATGAATTTAGCTAATAGTTCTACATCAACAAGTATTGACTTTTATGAAGGAGAAATCGACTTGGTTTCAGACACTATGGCTAAACCAGCAATGTCTAAAAAAATTAAAATAAGAGACGGTGTATCTAGTGTAGAAGGTTTTAATACAAAAGGACATATAATAGTATACAATATTGTAGGTATTAAAAAATTATAGAGGTGAAAATATATGGGAATATACATTATTAACAAAGAAGAGATTGTATTACATTTAGATGGCAACGAAATTTTAGGATATACATTAGAAGGTGGGTATGACCCTTCAAGTATTAATAATGCTCTTTTAAAACGAAGTCAATTACCAGAAAACTTCTTTAATGAATTCTCTTCAGGCAGGTTTGCATATTATAGAGATACAGATAAGGTAGAGTATAACCCTGATTATGTTCCAGTAAAAAGAAATGTAGAAGATGATGATGACGAGGACTCTTATAGTTCAGTACCTAATGGTTATGTTCCTAGAAAAGATTATGAAGAGTTAAAAAGTCAATTAGATGAGATTAAGAAAACACAAGAACAAACATTAGAGTTATTAAAACAATTATTAGGACAGAAAGGGTAGATAATAATGTCCTTACAATTTACACAAATAACAGATAAACATACATTGAAAGACTTAACAACTCAAGTTAATAATATTGGGCTTGAGTTAACTAAGTCAGACAATATATTTGAAGTAACTGATGACTTAACCACAGACATTAATAAGTCACAGAAAGTTAAATTAACTAATGATTCAGGTGGAGCTAAAAGACCTAATAGTATTAGTTTCCTTCATGATATTAAAGAACCTGGATATTATTATATCCATCAAAGTGTACTACAACGAGTTCCTGACAGACCTACAGTAGCACCTCGTGATGCACTTTTAGTTGTATACCCAGTATATACAACAGGTACAGCTGTAATTGTACAGCAGTTATATACTATTAGTTTCTCTGATACAGAATTAAGTTCGGTGTATAGATATGTTAATAATACAACAGCTTCTAACTGGCAACATAATGTGTTACTCCCAGGAAACAAAAGTAGAACATACGCTAACATGGATGTATTAGATATTGATACACCAGGAACACATTTTATATTCAGAGGCTCTAATTTACCTGTAAGAGCTGGTTCTGGTTTAATATCAGTTGTATCATCAGAATATTATGGAAAAGTATTTATTTATGTTGACAATGAAACTAATAAGATATATACTAGTAATAGTAACGGTTCAGGTACATTAAATTGGAAATCACAAATAGAAGTAAAAGATTTAAAACCTTTTTTACTGTCCGATGTAGATGATAACTTAGCTGTTAAAGGTACTAACATAGGTATTAAAGTATCAGATAATAAATCTTTTGGTAACTTTATACAAGATTACGTAACAAGAACTAATCAGCATGTTTTAACATTTTATTGTCAAGGTGGCGTAGTAGGAAACCCTGCGGGGTCAGATTCTTGTAGAGGGTTATTTATTTCTAGTGCTTCAGAAGATGATTTTGGATATGGTGTATATTATGCTATATCTAATGGTGGAAGGTTATATACAGGTACTGTAACGAATAGTAGTTGGAATGAATCTCAAAAGTATCCTATAATGAAAGAGCTATGGACTGGAACACATAATTTTAAAGACACAAATAAAAAAGAACAAATGACAGATAGTATTGACAACTATAACTATGTAGAGATATATACTCGATACAGAGCATTACAGAACACAAAAGGTACGGATAAAACAGGAACACTTTGCCACAAGTTTTATGTCGATGGTGACGGTATTTATGTATGCTCAGGCTCTTATGTATCGGGAGACCCTGATAGAATAGGTGTAGAATACTACAGAGTAACATTAACTATTTCAGGAGATACTTGGACTATTAAAGATAGTGCAGTAAATAATAATAAAAATCAATACATTAAACGAGTAGTTGGTTTATCTATTTAAGACTAAGTTAAAAACTTAGTCTTTTTTTAGTTGTATTTTTTTATTATATATGGTATAATAAAAAAAGTGTAAGGTATGTGAGGAGATTAATATGAAATTACATGTTAAAAACTTATATACTTATATAGAGTTTGAGGAGGGAGATAGTTATTTAAAGGATATTATTTTAAAAAGGATGCACACAACGTTAGGTGCAAGACAAGAAGGATTCCAATATAGTCCAGCGTATAAAAGAGGTCAGTGGGATGGTTATATAGATTTCTATGAGTACGATAGGGATAGATTCCCTACAGGACTACTATTTAAAGTACAAGAGTTACTAGGAGAGCTACAGTCTAGATATAATTTTCAATATGGAATAACTGATGAACGTGATGAGAGTTTCTTAGCTGAAGAAGACATAGATAAGGAAATTAATTTACTAGATGATAATGTAGGTCAAATAACTTTAAGAGATTACCAATACGATGCTGTATTCAATAGTTTAACTTACTTTAATGGTATACTTCATATAAGTACAAACGGAGGTAAATGTATTTCTATGGATTCTATGATTTTAACTACAGAAGGGTATAAGTCTCTTCAAGAGATTTTTGAAACTCAGGGAGTTAAAGTAGATAATAAAGAAAAAGTCATAGAATTAAAATACCCATTAATAAATCGTTATGGTGAAGTTGAGTATACTAGTCATTTTACTAAGAATGGAGAAAAACCTACAAAGAGAATAAAAACTAATAAAGGTATTGAGTTAGTTAATACTTATAATCACCCCTTATTAGTTAGAGAGGGTTTTAATCTTAAATGGAAAAAAAGTGAAGATATTGAAGTCGGAGATATTTTAGTATCTAGAGTAGGAGACCGTCAATTTGGTAACAACAATACCGTAGAAAATGAAGAGGAAGCCTATGCATTAGGTTGTATGGTAGCTGACAGTTATTTAGGTTCTTACAGTCGTTTGTCATTTTCTAACGATAAAAAAGAGATACTAGATAAAGTTTCTAAATTCTGGAATACTTTCAGTAATAAGGAAGTTTATTATGATACACATAAAGAATTTAAAGGTATAACTATACACTTACATGATACAATAAAAACTAGGGAATTTCACGATAAATATAAAATTGAATATGGAGTAGCAAAAGATAAAAGAATACCTAAGTGTATTATGGAAGCCCCTGAAAATATTCAATTAGCATTTGTAAGTGGTTACTTAGAATGTGAGTCCAGCATATCAGAAAAGAACTTAGAAGTTACGAGTGCTTCTAAAGATTTAATAAAAGACTTACAACTTATTCTTTCTAATATAGGGATTGTATCAACTAGTAAAGAAAAAGTAGTTAAAAAATACAAACACAATAACTATTATAGACTTATAGTTAATAGAAAAGAATTAATTAAATTATTACCTTTATTAAGATTCGAAACACAACAAAGAAAAACTCAAAAAGAGAACTTCCTATCTATTGGTACAAAAATTAAAAGTTCTTATGGAAACACTATAGAAGGGTCACGTTATTTACTAAAAAAATATAGAGATTCTTTAAATATAGATAAAAAAGAATTTAGTAAGTATCTTTCAAGAGACACTATTACTATTGATAAACTTAGAGAAGTAGTAGCATTATACCCTGACGGAGATAAGGAAATTAAAGAACTTTTTGAAAGTATAACAGATAAGAATATCTATTACCAGAAAGTAGAACAAGTATTAGAAGAGGAGATTATACCTACATTCGATGTATGTATGCCAAAAACACATAGTTTTATTTCTAATACAGTTGTTAATCATAATACCGAGATTGCTAGTGGTATTATAGACCAACTATTACCTCAATTAGAAAGAGGAGAAAGAATAGCTTTCTTTACAGGTTCTACAGAAATTTTTCATCAGTCAGCAGATAGGTTAAAGCAAAGATTAAATATACCTGTAGGTAAAGTAGGAGCAGGTCAATTTAACATACAACAAGTAACAGTTGTTATGGTACCTACACTTAACGCTAACCTTAAAGACCCTACACAAGGCGTTAAACTAACACCTAAACAAAATATAAGTAAGAAGATTGCTACTGAGTTTTTACCTAAGTTTGAAGGAGGTACAAATCAGAAGAAATTACTAGGTATGTTATTAGATAATTTTATACCAAAAACCAAAGTAGAACAAACGGTTAAAGATGAACTTATCGGTATTTATAAATCTTGTAAGAATGACAATGAAGTGCTTATGAGATTAAAAAATCATAATGCTAACTTTCAAAATATAGTAAGAAATAAGAATAAGAAAAAATATGATAAGTATCATCGTATGCGTGAGTTTTTAGATACTATAACGGTTATGATTGTAGATGAAGCACACCACTCAAAATCAGATACTTGGTATAACAATTTAATGACTTGTGAAAATGCGTTATATAGAATAGCTTTAACAGGCTCTATTGATAAAAAAGATGAGCTTTTGTGGATGCGTATGCAAGGTTTATTCGGAGATGTTATATCTAGAGTAACGAATAAACAACTTATAGAAGAAGGTCATTCAGCTAAACCTACAATAAATATTATACCTATAGCCAACCCTAATGATATTGATAATATAGATGAGTATCGAGTTGCTTATGAGAAAGGTATAATAAATAATAATTTTAGGAATAAACTTATTGCAAAATTAACAGAGAAGTGGTATAATGAGGACAAAGGGATACTTATTATAGTAAACTTTATAGACCATGGAAATAATATATCAGAATTACTCGATGGTTTAAATGTAGAACATTATTTTTTACATGGTGAAGTCGATTCTGAGATACGTAAACAAAAACTAAATGATATGCGTAGTGGTAAGTTGAAAGTAATGATTGCTACAAGCTTAATAGATGAGGGTGTAGATATTTCAGGTATTAACTCACTTATACTAGGGGCAGGTGGTAAATCATTAAGACAAGTATTACAACGTGTAGGTCGTGCTTTACGTAAAAAGAAAGATGACAATACAACACAAATTTATGATTTTGCAGATATGACTAATAGATTTTTATTCCACCATTCAAAAGAGCGTGAGAAAATTTATAAGGAAGAAGAATTTGAAATTAGAAAAATGTAAGGAAGGATAAGTATTATGGGAAGTGTTAAGACAAAAAGAAAACTACTAGACTATTTAGAATCTAATTCTAAAGACAATATATTTACTATATCAACAAAGAAAAAAATAGCTGAATCAGTAGGTGTATCTGTATCAACTATTAATAACAATCTTAAAAAATTAGAAGAAGAGAATAAAATAGCAGTAGCTACTAAAAAAGGTCACAACGGTGGTATTGTTATTACACTTATTAAAGAGAGATTTAATACAGAAGACCTTGTAGAATTTAATAAGAGTAACGATAATATTATACAATCAGCACAGAAATATGCTGAAGATTTAAGAGATAAACACTTCCCTACATATACTTATCAAAGAAAAGAAAATAGAAGACGAACTAAACAAGAGATGGCAAAATATAAGGCTATCAAAGATAAGAATAGACGTATTATACTAGATATGAATTTAGAACTGAGCAATATGAATTATCCTTCTAAAGAAGTATTTAATATGTCTTATGACCCTGAAGGGTTTTATAAAGCTTATATATTATGCAAACTCTATGATATGTATTGTATAGCACACATGAACGCTAGACGAGATTTCCATGAAAGAAGAATAGAAAAAGATGACTTAGAACCATATCAAGTAGAACATCATAAAAAGTATATAGAGTTTTATAAAAACCAATTAGTTATATTCTTATCTAAAAATAGTGTATCTGATAATTTCTTTGGTAGTAAAACATTTAACACTTTCTATAATTTTTATAATAAAATAAAAGATTTAAATAATTTTAATGTTTTTCTTTATATGCAAAATGTATTTAATAATGTATCTTATGTGTATGAAAATACAAATTCTAGTATAAATATTCCTATGCCTAATTATTTTAATTCTGATAAATATTTTGAACAATACTATAAATATATAGATACTATAAAGAAAAATGTAAATAACACACAGAGACATTTAGGAGATACTGAGTTATTAGTAGATTCAACTATATATAAGAATAATCCAGCATTAAATCAGTTACAGCAAATGTATATGTCAAAATTAAATGATGAAATACATGATATTGACACAATGTTTGAAAAAGCATTAGATTTAGAGGATTTAGAATTCGGTTTTGTAAGAGATAATAAACACTTGACTTTATTAAACTTTAGTGATAAAGTAGATAAAGCAATTAAAGATATGAAAAAAGAAGAAGCAAAAGTAATTAATAAATTTGTTAAGCAACTTATTATTAATGAGTATGCACCAACTAGTTTTTCAAGTAATGTACGTACTTCTTTATTTCCTATGCAAAGACACCATATAATATCAGAATTAGAACTTAATAATAAATCCTTAAAAGATAATTTAATTAATATAGGATTAGTATCTGATAATGCAGACCTAAGAAATTTAACTAAGCAAGATATTTCAAATCTCACTTCAGTAGCTTATGACTACCTTGTACTTAGTAAGAATAGTTCTACCTATTATGTTTTGAGAATGTTTGCTGACTTCATGGGTTATGAAGTAAATATCAAAGATGTTAAACATATTTTAACTAAATATAACTTAGAGGACTTGATTCCATTAACTTCTTATGGTATGCTAGATTATAATAGATTGAAAAGAGAGAGTGAGAAGATTTGAGTAAACGAATAAAGGAAGTCATTCTTCATAAATCAATGAATGATATTAATTTTGCTAGAGAGGTTTTAACTAACCTACCTAAGCATCTATTCTCAGATGAATCTGAGGAAATGAAATATATTTATACAGCAATAAAAAGAAAATCACATACTTCAGAACATATATCTACAGAGTCATTAGCTATTAAAATAGAAGATATAATGACAAAAAATAAATGTGAAGAAGATACTATTACTAATACAATACAATATATGGATAACTTAACAAAAGTTAAGTTAGATAATGAAGATGATTCTATAAATAGTGAAATAAATAAATATGTTAAAACAGAAATGTCTAAAAATGTTTTGACTAAATTTATTATAGAAAATAAACAAGAAGATTCTGATAATTTAACAGAACTTGTAGAAAAATTAAAAGAAATAGAAGTAAAAGATATTGCTGGTACTAGTGGTGAGTTTATTGATTTCTTTTCAGATACTGATAAAAAATTACATGAGTTAAAGCATATTGCTAAAAATAAATTTTCTACAGGGTTTGCTTCTATTGATGAGCAAATAGAAGGAGGAATTGCTAGAGGTGAAGTAGGATTAGTTATGGCTCCCACAGGTAGAGGTAAGTCATTGATGGCTTCTAATCTAGCTAAGAACTATGTACGTTCTGGTTTAAATGTTCTATATGTAGCACTAGAGGAGAACATGGATAGAATGATTTTAAGAGCAGAGCAACAAATGTTAGGTGTAGAGAAAAAGCATTTAATTGATGAGAATATGCAATTAAATGAAGATGTATATAAAGCTTTACAAAAGAAATATGAAGAAAATAGACCTTTCTTTGGTGAGTACTTTTTATCTAAACACATGCCACAGCAAGTATCCCCTAATGACTTAGAACAGTTAATCGTAAATACAAGAATAAAGTACGATAAACGTATTGACGTTGTAATTATTGACTACCCACATTTGATGCGTAACCCTTATGCAAGAAATTATTCAGAATCAGATGCTGGAGGTAAATTATTTGAAGAGATTCGAAGATTAGCACAACAATACCAGTTTGTATGCTGGACTTTAGCTCAAACTAATAGAACAGCATACGGTGCTGATGTTATTACAAGTGAGCATGTAGAAGGTTCTAGAAAAATATTAAATGCTGTGGAAGTAGCACTTGCAGTAAACCAAAAAGATGAAGAATTTAAAAACGGTTACTTAAGACTTTATTTAGATAAAATACGAAATAGTTCAAATACAGGTGAAAGATTTGTTCACTTAAAAGTAGAACCAAGTAAAATGCGTGTAAGAGATGAGACACCTGAAGAAGAAGCAGAGCATAAACAATTATTATCAGATAATGGTAAAGATAGACCTAATACTTTTGATAAAAAACAAAGTAAGATAGAAACTATAAATAATAATTTTGGAGGAATTGAAATTTAGTAAAAATACCACTTGACTTATTAAAAGTTAAGTGGTATAATTTATGTATAATAAAAAAGGAGTAGGTTAGATGAAATTAACAATTAGAGAACTACAAGATAAAACAAATTTTTTAAAATACTCAAAGTTAAGTAAAACCACAAAAGAAGATATGGTAAACTACTTAGCAGACGAAGAAGAATTAAAAAAGATAATTAAAGAAACTGTAGGAGATACAATAAAAAAAGGTAATAAAAAATCTGTAATTGATGATATTTGTGTTGAAATTAATGAATATATAGAGAGCACGTTATCACTATATTTGGATACTGAACCATTACATTTAACGCTTGATGAGTGGTCAGACCATGATACAGTAGACTTGGAGGTTGAGTAATGCTTACTAATAAACAACTAAAGATTAACTTAATAATTGTAAAGCCTGATGACTTTATAATAGAGCAATACTTTTATTTAGGATACTGTGAGACAATATTAAGAAACAGTAAAACTACATTACTAACAGTATATAATTTTGATAATATAGTTAGGGTGGATAATAATAAAAGAGGTGTAACTAGATATTTTAAAAAAGAAAATAAAAGCGATAGTATACCTGATGAAGCATTAGATTATTTATATTTAGATATATTTGAAAAGGAAGTTAAGATAGAGCCTTTGACTACACAAGATATTTATAAATATATTAAAAATAAAGTTCCTAAAGATTACATTGTTAAGAACATATGGAATGAGGTACAAGTATACAAAAATTTTATAACGGAATCAGTTATAGTAGAATTTATAAACGAAAGGTATGTAAAATTAGTTAGTATACAAGGTACTTCTATAACTTATCTAAGACCTAATTATGGAAATAGTTTAACTAATACACTTATATATGATACTATTGATGATTTAGTAGGATACTTACTTGAATTGATGGAGGATAATAAATAATGAAATTTATATTTTTTACTGACAGTCATTTTCATTTATTTACAAACTATAGTAAACCAGATGAGGAATTTACAAATGATAGATTTAGAGAACAAATAGAAACACTACAGAAAGTTTTTGATATTGCAAGAGAAAATAAGGCTAAAGTTATTTTTGGAGGGGATTTATTCCATAAAAGAAATGCTGTAGACACTAGAGTATATAATAAAGTATTTGAAGTATTTGCTAACAATCAAGATGTTAAAGTATATATGGTTAGAGGAAATCATGATGCAGTATCCAATAGTTTATATACTTCTTCAAGTATTGATATATTTGAAACATTACCTAATGTAGAGGTTACAAAGTCTTTAAGAACAGAACCGTTGAGTAGTAAAGTACAACTTACAATGTGTGCTTATGGTGATGAGACTGAAGAAATTAAAGAGTTTATTAAAAACTCTTATGTAGAAGGTAAAGTTAATATTTTAGTAGGTCATTTAGGTGTAGAAGGTAGCTTAACAGGTAAAGGGTCACATAGACTAGAGGGTGCTTTTGGTTATCAAGATTTGATGCCTAATGAATATGATTTTATTTTACTAGGACATTACCATAGAAGACAGTATTTTAAAAATACAAATCATATGTACGGTGGGAGCTTAATGCAACAATCATTTAGTGATGAACAAGAAGCTAACGGGGTACATTTAATTGATACGGATAAATTAACAACAGAGTTTATACCTTTAGATACTAGAAAATTTATTACTATACAAGGAGATAATCCACCAGAAGAATTAGAGGAACTAATCAATAAAAATCATTTTATTAGATTTATCGGAACACCAGAACAGGCTAAAGTATTTGAACTGGATAAAGGTATGGAAGATAAAAATGTACAAGTACAAATGCAAAAAGAATATACAGTAGAAAAGAGAATTGATTCAGATGTTTCTGATAGTCCTTCTGAGATAGTATCTAGTTTTGCAGATAAGTATTACCCTGACTCAAAAGATGAAATGCTAGAGTGTTTAAAAGAAGCACAAATAAATTAAGTAAAATAAAAATACCACTTGACTTATCAAAAGTTAAGTGGTATAATTTATATATAATAAAAAAAAAGGAGTTAATAAAATGTTCAAACGATATAAGAATTATTTAGATAAAAGTGATGAAGAGAATTTAGATGAAGATTGGAATAGAGTAGTAGATGATTTATGGGAAGTTATTAGAGATATTAAACCTAAAATCAATACATTAGATATAAGTAATGTGGTAAGTAAAGATTTAGATAAAAGTAAACCTATATTACAGTTTAAAGATGCAGATAGTGTAATAGAGAACATTTGTAATGTTGAAGGTTTAGAAGATGGTTTATCTAAAATAAAAAAGATTTTTGACGACAGTAATTTTGAAAAACATTACTATAATAGAATTATAGAACATGATGAATACTATTGGATTGATTAAGGTTCTCATCATTGTTTCTTTAGAGTTACGAAAGGAGATATAAATAATGGTTAAATTTAAGTATGTTAAAATGAATAATTTTATGGCAATTAAAAAAGCAGAATTAGAGTTAGATAACCAAGGATTAATTTTGATTGAAGGGGTAAATAAAACTAATGATTCTTTTGATTCTAATGGTAGTTCAAAATCTACTTTAGTGTCATCTATTACTTATGCTTTATATGGTAAAACAGAAAAAGGATTAAAAGCAGATGATGTAGTTAACAAGTATGAAAAGAAAAATACATCAGTTATTTTATCTTTTAATATTGGAGAAGATAATTATAGAGTTGAACGATATAGAAAACATAAGGAATTTAAAAACAAAGTTAAATTATTTTGTAATGATAAAGAAATTACAGGCTCTACAAATGATGTGACAGATAAACAAATACAAGATTTATTTGGAATTGATTTTAATACCTATGTCAATGCCATTATTTACGGACAGGGAGATATTCCTATGTTTTCACAAGCAACAGATAAAGGTAAAAAAGAGATTTTAGAATCAATTACAAAAGTAGAAGTCTATAAAAAAGCACAAGATGTAGCTAAGGAAAAAGTAAAAGAAGTAGAAGAACAACAAAATAAAGAACAGCAAGAAATTGAAAAACTAGGATACCAAAAAGAACTAAAACAAGAACAGTTTGATAAAGAAGTGTCTAAGTATAACCAAGTAATGGAACAAAAGAAACAAGAGGAAGAAACTTTCAAACAAAGACAAGAAGAATATAATAACAAAGTTAAAGAATTAGATGAACAAATTAACACATTAAAACAAAATATACCTGAAATTGAAAATACAGAGTTTATTTTCAGTGATAACTATAATAAAGCAAAAGAAGGTATTGAACTTATTAAAAACAATATAAATGATAAGTTAATGCCCGTTTGGAATCAAGAAGAATTATCTGAACGAGTAGTAGACCAAGAAATTAGAAGTATCCAATCTAAGATTAATCAACTAGATACAAACGACCATTGCCCTGTTTGTGGTTCTCCAATTGATAATTCACACAAAGTAAAAGAAAAAGAAAATATGGAGACACAAATATCACAAGAACAAGAAAAGTTAAAACAACATAAAGAAAATAAACAAAAAATAGAAGATAAAAAAAGAGAATTAGAAACTAAGATTAACCAATTAGAACAAATGATGAAAGAAGAAGATTTACAAAAACAAAATCACGATAGAGAAATACAAAAACAATATCAACAACAACAGGAAGTGTATAACAATATTAGTCAATTAGAAAATAGTAAATCAGGTTTACAAAAACCAACACTTAATGATTACTCATATATTGAAAAACCTGATGAAAAATTATACAAAAAAGAACAAAATGATATTGATAAAGCTATTGACAAACATAAAGATAAAGTGGTACAATTAGAGACGAAGAAAAACAAATACAGTAATGCAGTAGATGCGTTTGGTAATAAAGGTATACGTTCTGTAGTACTAGATTTCATTACACCATTCTTAAATGAAAGAGCTAATGAGTATTTACAAACATTATCAGGCTCCGATATTGAAATTGAATTCCAAACACAAGTTAAGAATTCAAAAGGAGAACTTAAAGATAAGTTTGATGTAATTGTTAAAAATAGTAATGGTGGAGAATCTTACAAAGCTAACTCAGCAGGAGAACAAAAAAGAATTGATTTATCAATTAGTTTTGCAATTCAAGATTTAATCATGTCTAAAGATGATATTTCTACTAATATTGCTTTATATGATGAGTGCTTTGATGGTTTAGATACTATAGGTTGTGAGAACGTAGTTAAGCTATTAAAAGATAGACTTAAAACTGTAAGTACTATTTTTGTTATTACTCATTCAGAATCTCTTAAACCATTGTTTGAGAATGTAATTACAATGGTTAAAGAAGATGGAGTATCAAGACTAGAGAAGGGATAAAAAAATATGAAATTAGTATTTAAAGATAAACAAGAAGTAGAAGTTATGGTATATCATAAAAAAGATTCATATGTAAAATTTAAAGCACCTATTGAATCTATAATTAATTGGTATCCATTATCTAATTCTTATGATTATAAATTAGCAAAAGATAAAAATTTTTTAGAATTAAAAAGATTACGGTCTTACTTACCAACATCTTATGGTATTAGTGATAACAACTCTTCATTAAAAAAAGAAGAGGGTCACAGATGTAATTTAAATACATGGTATAATCCTATTGTAGAAAAATATAATATGAAAGTAATTAAAAAAGCTGAAGAATATGGTATTACTACAATTAAAGATAAATTTACACAAGAAGATGTTGATGAAGGTTTCGATATTGTAGGAGTTATGTTAAATACAATGAAAGATGTTTCTTTGGAAAGATACAAGAAATCATTGTCTGATAGGTATCTTAAGAAGTTTAATCTAAAAAGTAAAGATACACAAGTATCAGAAGCATTACAACATACAGATGCTTCAACAGATTACACTTATGATATGTTAGGTAAGATTTATAATATGTTAGTTATTATGAAAAAAATAATTAAAGTAAGATAGGTTATGGTAGTATGGAATTTACAGACTTTTTAACTTCTGAAATAGGAAGACCTAAAGAAAATACAATAGGAGAAAAAAGATATTGTTGTCCTTTTTGTGGGGAGAAAAAGTATAAGTTTTATGTACATGAAGAGACAGGGCAATATATATGTTTTAAATGTGAACGTGTAGGTAATCCACTTACTTTTATGAAAGCATATTTTAACGTTAGTAGTAAAGGTGCTAAGGATATATTAGAAGGTCACGATATAGAATTAGATAATTTTAATATTGTTGATTATGGTGACGATACTCTAACAACAAGTGAACGACTTATTTTAATGATGAGGGGTGTAGATACTACTAAAAAACAAGTAAGTATCAAACCTCCAGAATTACCTACTGGGTTTAAATATTTAAAAGATAACGTAAATAATACTGAGGCTAAACCATTCTTTGACTACCTTTACAGTAGAGGTATAACATATAATCAAATTGTTAATTATAATATCGGTTATATAATAGAAGGATGGTGTTGGAAGGCTAACAAGGAAGAAAAAATAAAACTTACAAACAGTGTTATATTTTTTACTTATGATAACGAAGGCAAATATCAATATTGGAATACTAGAAGTATAGAAAAAAATCCTTATATTAAAACTCTCAATGCACCTGGAGATGAATACGATATAGGAAAAAAAGATATTGTATTTAATTTAAACATCGCTAAACATCAGTCTTTTGTAATTATTACTGAAGGTGTATTTGATGCTTTAACATTCGGAAAATACGGTGTAGCAACATTAGGTAAACATGTATCAGAAGAGCAAATAAAACTACTTAAGTTAAATATAGATGAAGAGACACCAATATTTATATTTTTAGATAGTGATACTATAACACAAAATATATCACTGGCTTCTAAATTATATACAACACATAAAAATGTTTTTGTAGTACCTCATGGAAAACAAGATGCTAATGATTTAGGTGTTAAGAAAGCTATAGAGATTATTAAAAATAATAAAATACTAGCTACACCAGAAGGTATTTCTAGGTACAAATTACAACAAAAATTTTACAAATAGACTTGCATAATATTATTATTTGTGGTATAATAATAATTAAGAATTAAAAGGAGGAAACAATTTGGAAAAAGATATTTTAAATTTTATTGATTCGTATATTACAGCTCAATCAACAGAAAACTACCAAAGAGCTAACCAATTAGAAGAAGAAGGAAAAGATAAAACAGCTTCTTATACAGACTTAGCTAAAGCAATTACTAACTTAACTATGGGAGTATCTAAACAGTTAGATGATATTGAAGAAAGTTATAATATGAACCTCAATATCCTAATTGATGCTTTAAGACAAGCTGATATGATTAATGATGATGTGATTGATTTTATTCAAGAAAAATTAGAAGAAATTGATAAAGAAGAAGAGGAGAATGAATAATGACTAAAGTAACAGAAACAGAATTAAAAACATGGTTAACAACTTTATTAAAAGCAAAAGCAGAAGGTTCAGAAATTACACAAAAACAACAAAAAGAATTACAAGAGATTGGTAAAAAACAAGTAGACTTAGAGACAGCTACTGTAATTGCTCAAAGAATTTCTGAACAAAGCCAACGAGAACTATTAGGTATTATTGATAATGCATGGAACTATATTGATTTAATTTTAGTTTTATTAGAATCTGAAGTAGGTATTACAGATGAACAAGCTAAAAAAGCATCTGAGAAAGTAAATAAAAAACGTGAAGAATTCTTACAAAATAAACAAGAAGAGTTTAAAAAACAACAAGAAGATAGTTTTGAGCCAGATAAAGAACCAGATAAACAGGAAGATTCTGAGAAAGTCGTTAAAATGACACCTAAAAATGACTAACTCTAAAAAGAAAGGCGATGCGTTTGAGAGAAAGACAGCCAAAATTCTAGGGGAGTGGTGGGGTGAGAAATTTAACCGCTCTCCACAATCAGGAGGAGCAAGTTGGGCTAGCGATAATAACGCAGTAGGTGATATTGTTACTCCAACAGGCTCTAACTTTCCTCTTGTTATAGAATGTAAACATCGTGAAAATTGGTTAATTGATAACGTATTGCTTAATAATAAAGAACCACATACATGGTGGCAACAAGTAGTAAATGATAGTGACGAGGTAGGAAAAGTACCTTGTCTTATTTTTACTAGAAATAGGGCTTCTACTTATGTTGCTTTACCATATATTGAAGAAGTTTATAACGACTTAAGAGAAGAAGAATATCCTGTTATGAGAACTGATTTTATTATCAAAAATATACGTGAAGATAAATTTTATTACGATGTTTTAATAACCACGATAGACGGGTTGACTGGATTTAAACCTTGCTATATTATTAATCACTATTCGGAATTTGAGACAATTCCATATAAGAAGGTTGATTCTAAGGTAACTGAAACAAGTAATAAAGATGAAGATAAGTTGATAGACAACCTTCTTGATAATATTTAAGAAGGAAGAGATACAATATGACAAGCAAAGAAAGACCATTAATAGTTTACTTTTCAGGAACAGGTCAAACAGAAAAGTTAGTAAATAAAATAAATCCTGATAACTCATTTGAGACATTAAGAGTTAAAACAGGTAAAGAAGTTATTAATAGAGATTATATATTAATTACACCAACATATATGAAAGGTGAAATGCCTGTACAGATAAAAAAATTAATTAATAATAACCATCCCCCTAAAGAAGTTATTGGAACAGGAAATAAACAATGGGGTAAATTTTTCTGTGGAGCAGGAAGAACAATTTCTAACATGTTTAATATACCTCTAATTGCTAAAGTTGAGCAATCAGGACATTTTAATGAAGTAGAAAATATATTAAATTACTTTAAAGAAAATTATAAAGTGATTGGAGCATAGATAAATGGCAAAGAATTATGGAAAATGGATTGAATTAAATAACGAAATTACCCAGCTGGATGAGTATGGTAAAAATAAATTATATAAAGATAAAGAAGCTCTAAAAGAGTATGAAGATTATGTTAAGTCTAATACAAGAGAGTTTGATAATGAAGTAGATAGAGTTAGAGTATTGACAAAAGAAGGCTCTTATGATAAAGTATTAGATAACGTGCCTGATACTATTATTAAAGAGATGACAGAATTAGCATATAGCTTTAATTTTAAATTCCAAAGTTTTATGGCTTGTCAAAAGTTTTATGAATCCTATGCAGTGGTTCAATATGATAAAGATGATAACGTAGTATTTGTAGAGGATTATGAACAGCATAATGTTAGAGTAGCATTATATTTATTCCAAGATGATTATGCTAAAGCTAGAGATATGCTTATTCAATTAATGGAACAAACATTACAACCAGCTACACCTACTTATTTACATTCAGGTAAAGGTAATAGAGGGGAATTAAGTTCTTGTTATATTTTTGTTGTAGATGATACAATAGAATCTATTAACTTTGTAGCTAACTCGGTACGAAATGCAAGTAAAAATAGTGGTGGAGTATCCGTAGAAGCGTCTAGAATAAGACCTAAAGGAGCTACAGTACAAGGCAACCCTAACGCTAGTCAGGGAGTTATTCCTTTTGCTAAAAATATTGAACAAGGTGTAAGCCACTTTAACCAAGCAGGTATGCGTCAAGGTTCAGCTGTAGTTTATTTAAATGTATTTCATCAAGATATTGAAGACTTTTTAAGTTCTAAGAAAATTAATGCTAGTGAGAAAGTTAGGTTAGATACTTTATCTTTAGGTGTTACAATTCCTAATAAGTTCATGGAATTAGTAAAAGATGATAGACCATTATACACTTTTGATACTTCTAATTTATATGAAGTAACAGGTAAACATTTAGATGAGATTGATTTTAATGAAGAGTATGAAAATTTAATTAAAAATGATAACATTAAGAAGAAAAAATTAAATGCAAGAGATTTAATGACTGATATTGCTAAAACTCAATTAGAGAGTGGTTATCCTTACGTTTTCTATATTGATAATGCAAATGATAATCACCCACTAAAAGGTATAGGTAAAGTTAGAGCTAGTAATTTGTGTAAATAAATGCACCTTTAACGAGTAATCGTTATCGAAAAACCCATCTAAAACGGGAAAGCCTAAGTCAAATGATATGGTAATCCGTTGCTAAATATATAAATTGTAATCACTCATAGGAGAGTGATATTATGGAAAATAAACCTGTTGGAGCTGTTTATGTGACTACATGCTCTGTAAATGGTAAAGAATATATAGGTAAATTTCTTTATAACAGAATAAATGACTGGGAAAAGTACTTAGGTTCAGGTAGGTATCTCAAAGAAGATATTAAAAAATATGGTAAAGATAAATTTACTAAAACAATTATAAAAGATTACTATACGACAGAAGAATTAGAAAAAGCTGAGGAAGAATTAATTTTAAAAACCAATGCAGTTTATGATGATAACTATTATAATGTAAAATTATCTTCTGTAGGAGGAGATATATTTACAACAAACCCTCGAAAAGAAGAGATTAGAGAAATGAGAAAACAACAAATGAGAGGTCAAGGTAATCATCAGTATGGTAAACCTAAAACAGAAAAGATGATAAATTCAGTAAAGAAAGCTAACTCTAGAGCAATAGAGATAGAGGGTATAAAATACGAGAGTACATCCGAAGCATCTAGAATTTTAAGTATAGGACATACTACAATTGGTTATAGATTAGATTCTGATAATTACCCTGAGTATAGAAGATTAACACCTAGAAAATTTGAAAAGAAATGATTACAATTTATATTAAATGCCTAACGACTATCTGTAACCTATCCACATATGTGGAGGGATAAGGTTAGAGCCAAGTGGTACAAGTATTGAGTAATAATCATATAAAACTTGTTTAAATCGAAACGGTGGACTTCCTAATAGGAAGAATGATATAGTCTACTCATCTATGGAAACATAGAGAAGTTCATAAGAGAACTAGTAGTGATTAACGACCACTACTGAATACACAGGACAGAAATATCTCAATTACAGGAAGTATCAGATATACATCCTTATATGGAATCTGATAAAGATATTATAGGTAGGGATGTTATTTGTACTTTAGCTTCTTTAAACTTAGTAAATGTTGTAGAGAAAGGTTTACTTAAAGAATCAGTAGATATGGGTATGCGTTCTTTATCAAATGTAACTGATATGATGTATTTACCATTTTTACCAAGTGTAAATAGAGCTAACGATGAATTACATGCTGTGGGATTAGGTTCACTTAATTTACATGGACTCTTAGCTAAAAATATGATTAGTTATGGTTCATTAGAAGCTCTAGACCTCATTAACAGCTTGTATAGTGCAATAAACTATAACTCTATTAAATCTAGTATGCACATTGCTAAAGAAAAAGGTAAGTCATTTAAAGGGTTTGAAAAATCCGAGTATGCTAATGGTAATTATTTCAAACCATACATTAATAAATCTAATGAACCAACAACACAAAAAGCTAAAGAAGTTTTAGAAAAAGTGTATATCCCTAGTCAAGATGATTGGGAACAATTAGCTAAAGATGTTAAAAGATACGGTTTATATAATGCTTACAGAAGAGCGGAAGCTCCAACACAATCTATTTCATATGTTCAAAATGCTACAGCAAGCATTATGCCTGTACCTAGTGCGATTGAGAATAGACAGTATGGAGATATGGAAACATATTACCCTATGCCTTTCTTGAGTCCTATTACTCAATTCTTTTACGATAATGAAACAGCATATAAATTAGATAATAAAAAAATCATAAATACAGGTGCTGTGGTTCAGAAGCATACAGACCAAGCAGTTTCTACAATTTTATATGTTGAATCAGAAATACCTACAAATAAACTAGTAAGTTTATACTACTATGCATGGTCTAAAGGATTAAAATCATTATATTATACACGTTCACGTAAACTAGAAGTAATTGAATGTGAAACATGTTCGGTATAAAGGAAGGAAATCAAATGTCACTAAGAAAAACAGTAGAGTTAAATAATAAAGAAGATAAATTAGAACCAATTAATTGGAATAAACAGTCAGATGGTATGTCTGAGATTTATTGGAACCAAGGTGTTAATCAAATTTGGTTTCCTGAAGAGTTCGATATTTCAAGAGATTTAAATTCTTGGAATGAACTCTCTGATATTGAAAGAGAAACTTATAAAAAAGTTTTAGCTGGATTAACTGGTTTAGATGCTAAACAAGGTGGGGAAGGTATGAACCTTATTTCATACCAAGAACCGAGAAGACACTATAAAGCTGTTTTTGGTTATATGGGTATGATGGAGTTTGTACATGAACGTTCATATTCACATATATTTACAACTATTTTAAATAATAAAGAGACTAATTATTTATTAGATGAGTGGGTAAGAGAAGAAAGTCATTTAATTAAAAAAGCTCAATTTATTGGTTATTTTTATAAAAAGTTACTAAATCCAGAACCTACTACTTTTGATAGGTATATGGCAAAAGTTGCTAGTGCTTTTCTAGAGAGTGCTTTATTCTATTCAGGTTTCTATTACCCTTTACTTTTAGCAGGTCAAGGTCGTATGACACAATCAGGAGCTATTATATTTAAAATAACTCAAGATGAATCATACCATGGTTCAGCAGTAGGGTTGACAGCACAATATGATTATGCACAGTTAACAGATGCAGAAAAAGAAAAAGCTGATAAATTAACATATAAATTACTTGACATATTATATGATAACGAGGTATCATATACACATATGTTATATGATGATTTAGGATTGACTGAAGATGTAATAAGATATGTAGAATATAATTTCAATAGAGCCTTATCTAACTTAGGTAAAGAAGATTATTTCCACCCAGAACCTTTTAATGCTATTGTTAATAATCAAATTGATGTGGGTAGAATGAGACACGTAGACTTCTTTAGTGGTAAAGCAGATTATGAAAAATCTACTAATATCAAAGATATTAAAGATGAAGACTTCAATACTGAAGGTAATGAAAGTGATGTAGTAGATAAATTCTTATAATAACCATAGTATATAACATAAGAAAGGAAAGGTATTATGGATAGAAAAGAAGCATTGGTACTTATGAATAAAGCAGAGACTTTGTTTAAAAAGTATGACGATTTCAAATACGTAGAAGATTTATATGACCCTATTAAAATTCTAAATAATAAAGAAGATACAAGACCTGATTCAGAGTCTACTTCTTTTCAATTAGAATTTAGTTATAAGAGCACTAATTATATTTTAGGATATAATAACAGTTCACTTACGGTTATTGATAAATCACAAGGATTAGAACATCCAATAGTTCATAATGTAAATAGTTTTGAAGAAGTAATTAATTTATTAGAAAAGGATGAAGAATAAACATGGAAAAATTAGAAAGCTTAGTAGATTTAAATACAAAAATTTCATATAATGATGATGCTATCGTATTGATTTCACAAGACGGATGTGCTAAATGTGAGATTTTAAAAAATATCTTACCTGAATTTGAAAAGACTGGAGATATTACAAAACCCATCTTCTCATTAAATTTAGATGATGAAGACGTAGATAGAGAGCTAGCTATTGAGAAATTTAATGTTATGAGTACTCCTTTATTGCTTTGCTTTAAAAACGGAGAGCTTAAGGTTACTTTAGAGGGTGACGATGTAAACCCTATGAAATTTAAAGATTTAGAAAATATTTAAATTTAATTTTGATAAACCTCACTTTTATGGTATAATTAATTTATACAAAGAAGTGAGGTTTTTTTATGGCAAAAAATAAAACACTAACTATATATAATAGTGATAGATATTTTAATATTCATACTAAAGATAAAAAAGAAATAAGTAAATCAATAAAAATAACACATGCAAACGAAGAGGAAATAGAAAAAAATCTAGATAAAATAGCCAATAAGTCTAGTAGGTATATACTTAAAGATGATAATACGTATATGTTATTTAATGAGAAGTACAACAATGATAGGCTTATTGAGAAAGTGTGTAAACATGGAGGCGGTGTTTACTACTATACGGATTCTATTATACCTTATTATGTGTTTAAAGACTTATCTACAAATCAAAACTCAGCAGTTGTTTATAAAATGCGTGAGCGTTTTTCAGATAAAGAAATTGATAATATAGCATTATCCTTTATGGGAACTAAAGTAATAATTGATATTTCAGTAGTGTTACCTTACGTAAACCCATATGAAATTATAAGAAATTTACATCCAATTAAAACTAATGTTGATGAGGTACATTTAACATTCCCTAAACTAAGAACAATTGAAGATAAACAAAAAAGATTTTATGATTTTGATGGTGAAGGTTACATACTGAAACCTGAATACAAGATTGATTTTGCTGAAAGAATTAGAGTATCTCTATCTGTATGGAAAATGTATATCTATATCCTTACTAGTGAAGAAGACCACCAAGATGTTACAAATGAGATAACTAAATTAAAAAAACAAAAGAATGTTAAACTGTAGGTATAATAATGACAGTAAATAGAAAAGATATAGCTAGAAGAATATCAGAGGAAACAGGATACTACATACAGGATATAGAAGAAATATTAGAAGCAGAATCAAAAGCTATCGTTGATTTCATTGACGAAGGGCAAGAAAAAATAAAAAATCATAAATTATATCAAATAGAAGTAATTGAAAAACCAGAAAAAAGAGCATGGAATGGATTAGATAAGAAGTACTATACTATACCCAGTAAGAAAGTACTTAAGATTAAGCCTATGAAATATTTAGAAGAAGCAAATGAAAGACTTAAAGAGACAGATTAAAAAAATTTGTCTCTTTTTTTATTGACATGAAATAGATTATATGGTATCATATATTTAAACAAGTGTAAGGAGAAGATAAATATGAAAGCTTTAATTTTATACGACCATATCAGAGAAGAGCATTTTAAAGTTACGGATGATAACAAAACAAGATTAAACATTTTTAATACTCAAAACGGTAAAACTTTAAAAATGTTATTGGAAAGATGTTCAGGATTAGTAAGAGATAATTCTAGAAGAGATTATGATATTGATTTTGTGTATAAAGCTATACCAACACCTATAACAAATAACTATGGTAAAATTGTTAAATATCAAGATATAAAACAATCAGAAGTTAAACCTTATTATTCAGAATTAACTAATCGTATTATTGATAACGATTACGATATTATTATCCCATTAGGTAAATTAGGTATTAAATTTTTATTAAATGTAACTAAGTTAGGTTCAGTAAGAGGTGTACCTCATAAAGTAACACTATCTAATGAACAAACAAGCAAAGATGTTTGGGTACTCTCTACTTATAGTATTGAATACACTAATGTTAATAAAAATGCTGAACGACATGTAGTTACTGACCTTAATTTATTAGGTAAATTTGTAAATAATGGAGAAGAAGCATTTAAACCTAAAGAAGTTTCTTATGAATTAGTAACTAGTATTGAAAGAGTAAGAGAAATTTTTACTAAAGAAGTAAAAAAAGATAATAACGATGGTATAGATATAACAGCTTGGGATACAGAGACTAATTCATTAAAACCAGATAGAACAGGAAGTAAAGTTTTAGTAGTATCCTTAAGTTGGAAAAACGGACAAGGAGTAACTATACCTGTATATAAGTCAGATTTTAAATGGAAAAACGGACAAAAAGATATTGATGAAATTTTAGGATACTTAAGAGAATGGTTAGCTGATAAAGAAGATATAAAAGTAGCACACAACGGACAGTATGATATTAAATACCTTATGTCTACAGAAAACTTCCAAAATTTTGAAAATATGAGAGACACTAAAGTAGGTTGGTATCTAGCTGTAACACAAGAACAAGCAGAATCATTAAGATTATCTGATTTATCCTATGAAGTGACAGATATGGGAGGCTATGATAAACCTTTAGAAGACTTTAAAAAATGGTTTAAACAAAAGTTACTTAAATTATTCACAGAAAAAATGGCTAACATTATTAAAGATAACAAAAGTATTGCAAAAAAAGAACATAATATTAAAGCAACAGAATATAAAGATTGGTTATCTGAAAACATTAGTGTGGATAAAGAAGTAGAGCTCGATAAGTATGAACAAAAAACAGAAATGAATAGTATTGATAAGCAATATATTCAATTAGGTTTACACCCAGAACGATTAACAAAAACAATGTTAATAAACGATTCGGATTTCGAAGAGGTAATTAAGATTTCTGATGAATATATGGCTTTAAGTGATGAAGGTAAAGAATATACGCTTAAAGTAGCTTTAGAATTAATTAATAAATTTAAAAAACATACAGATGTATATAATGAAGTAGATGGAAGTAGTTTTAACTATGATTGGATTCCTTTAGAATTGATGCACCCTTATGCAAGTGGTGACGTTGATGTGTGTAGACGTATTTATAAATCTGTAGTAGAGAAACTAGAAGAACAAAAAAGACCTAAAGCTTTTGAACTTTTAAATGTTAGTTATCCTAGATTAACAAGAACTTTAGCACGAATTGAAAGTAATGGTTTTTATACAGACAAAGATTTCATGTTAGAGAATGATAAGTATTATAGAGATGAAATGCAAAAAACGCATGATAAAATGCGTGAACATTGGGCTGTTAAAGAATTTGAAGAGAATAAGTACAATTTATATGAAATTGGTTTAGAAGAATTTAGTAAACCAAAATCTGAAAGAGACCCAGAATTAGAAAGTTACAGAACTAAGTATAAAGATGATAAATGGAAATTCTCACCTTCATCAGGAGCCAATAAAGGTGAAGTATTGTATGATATTTTAGGAATTAAATTACCGTATGATAAAAATTACATTAAAGATAAGCCTTTTGATAGTAATACTCCTGAAGAAGATTTAACTTGGGAGGACTATAAAACAGATAAAGCTACAATGAATTATGCATTAAATGATGAGACTGTAACAGAAGAAACAAAAGAGCTTTTAAAATTAATGATTTATTATGCTAGTATGCAAACAAAAAGAAATTCATTTACTAAAAAACTACCTTTAATTAGAAATAATGAAAAAGGAACAATACACGGTAGTTTTAATAGTACAGGCACAGAAACAGGTAGATTATCTAGTAGTAATCCTAATATGCAAAATTTACCTTCACATACTTCTGATGTAAATCAATTTGATTATCATCACCCTGTTAAACGTTCTTTTGTTTCTAGATATAAAGATGGTGTACTTATACAACTTGACTATAGTGCCTTGGAAATGCGTATTATAGGACTGTATACAAAAGACCCTGATATGCTATCTTCTTTCTTAAATGGTGATGATGTTCATAAAGCTACAGCTAGTATTGTATATGGTAAACCAACAGATGAGATTACACAAGAAGAAAGACAACAAACTAAAAAAGTAAACTTTGGTTTGGCTTACGGGGAATCACCGTTTTCATTTGCGGGTAAAAATAATATGACTGTAGAAGAAGCTGAAGATATATTTGAAAAATACTTCAATACAAAACCTAATGTTAAAAAATCAATTGATGATGTTCATGAGTTTGCAAAACAGTATGGTTATGTAGATACAATGCAAGGTCATAGAAGATTTATTCATAATGCTATGAGTAAGGACACTACTAAGAGAAATGAAGCCTTAAGACAATCATTTAATACAATAATTCAAGGTACTGGCGGTTTCTTAACTAACATGTCTCTTACTTACATTGATGACTTTATTCAACAACGTAATATGAAATCAAAAATTGTAGCAACTGTTCACGATAGTATTGTTATTGATTGTCCTCCTGAAGAAGTAAAGTTAATAGGTAAAGTATCGAAACATATAATGGAGAATTTACCTTATGATTTTTTAAGTATTGAGATAGATGGAGAAATGAAGCCTTACCCTATAGAAGCCGATTATGAAATTGGACTGAGCTATAACGATATGGTAGATTACGATGAAGAGTTAATTAAAGATTTTAATTCATACAAAGGGTACATTAAATATAAAATGGCTTTACAAACAATTGAAGACTATTTTGAATCAGGTAAGATTACTGAAGAAGAAAAAGAAAGCAAGGAAAATTATATTAAAGAAAATAAAGAAGCATTTACTAAAATTTAATATTGACAAACTATATCTGTTTATGATATAGTTATGTCAAAGGAGGAATTGATTTGGAAATTCATGTAGATAGTCTAGATTTTACAGAACTTACTATTGTTGATATGAATGGAGAAGCTAAAACATTCAATATTCATGATGAGTTAAAACTAAGTGAGTATACTATTCAACAAGAGATGTATACACAATCTAGTAAGTACGCTTTTTGGAGTTCTTTACTTGAGAGAGTTAGAGCTTATGCAGAAGCAGAAAGTAGAAAGTTAGAGCAAATAGGAGCTTCTGTAAATAAGCAAGTTAGACAAGGATATGCACAGCAAAAAATTAAGCCAACTAAAGATGTTATAGAATCAGATATTGTACTTAATGAAAGCTATCAAAAACAGCAACAAATTGTAGAGCAATGGAACTATAAAGTAAAACAATTACAGTATATTGTAAAAGCTTGGGAACAACGTTCCACAATGTTAGTACAGTTATCAGCAGAATTAAGACAAACTAATAAAAATGGTGGAATGACTAATCCATTCTCACATTAGAGAATAAAATTATTAGAAATTTAAACTTGACAAAAAGAATAAATTATGTTACACTTATAACATAATAAAAATAAAAGGAGAGAATTATAATAATGTCAGCATTTACAGATTTTATTAATCAACAAGCAAAAGAAACACAAAATAATAACAATAACGAGGTGGAATATTATACACCTAAAAATCCAGTTATTCGATTAGGTAAGCAAAAAGATGGTTCAACTAAAGACTCAATTTTAGTACGTATTTTACCACCTAAAAAAGAAGGTTCTTTAGAGTTTTATAAGAAATTTAGAAACACAGGTGTTAACTTTAACAATAAAAACAATGAGCAAAAATTCGTAGGTTTAACACTACCAGCTACTTCAGGAGAATCAGTGATTGACCCGTTTATTGAATCTTGGATAGCTAATAAGGTTCCTTTTAGTCGATTCCCTAATAGACCATCAAATAGATATTATATTGAAGTTATTGAGTATATTAATAACGGTGGTACTTTACAACCTGTAGTAGATAATTCAGGTAATCCTAAGATTTCACCTTTAGAAATTCCTATTACAGCATATAATGCTTTAGCTAGTCAATTAGGAGATGAAATGTTTAATCCTTCTCCTTCAGCTAAATTTAGTTTTATTTCTGAAGACGTTGCTTATCCTGTAATGTTTAAGAAAGCAAAAGAGAATGATAAAACAAATTGGTATGTTCAAGTATACTCTAATCCACAATACCAATTCGGTAACTTACCTTCTAACTGGAGAGAGTTATCTTCAGACTTAGATAAGTTAGCTCAACCTACAGAAGAGGTGAACCCTAATCTTGTTAACTTCTTAATTAATAAAGTAAATGGAACACCTTTAGAAACAGACAATTTTACTTTTAATAGAGATACAAATACATTAGGGGATGCACCTAGCCAACCTCAACAACCAGTACAACAAACACAGCAGTCACAACCATCACAACAGCATGTAGAGCAACAGTTACCAGGTAATTTAAGTAACCAACCACAACAAAACACACAACAAGTACCACAAAATGATTGGAATACAATTAATACTCAACCACAACAGAATATTCAACAACCAACTCAACAGCAACAATTTAACCAACAACCACAACAACAGGCACCACAACAACCATCACAAGGAAGTAATCCTTGGGAGAATTTTGATGAGAATACTATTAATGATTCTCAAGTACCTTTCGACACTGGAAGTCAACAACAACCACCTCAACAACAAAACGTACAACAAAATCAACAGCAATATCAAGAACCTCCTAAAATGGAACAGCCAAAAAATGTTGATGATGTTCTAAAAGGTTTAAACCTAGACATGTAATATTAGAGTGCTTAAGCACTCTTTTATTTGATTTTTTAATTGAAAGGTGATAAGATAATGGCAAGAGCAAAAAAAGGTAAAGAAATAGATATGAAAGATTACAATACCATTGATTTAGGTAAAGAAATGGGTTTAACTCTATTATCAGATAGTAATAAAGCAGACATTACAAATATAATTCCTACTATGGTTCCTCAATATGATAGAATTCTAGGGGGAGGTATTCCTTTAGGAAGACTTACAGAAGTGTATGGGCTAACAGGTTCGGGTAAATCCACGTTTGCAGTACACTTATCTCGAATAACTACACAACTAGGTGTTATTACTATTTGGATTGATATTGAAGGAACAGCAGATAACCAACGAATGAAGCAACTAGGGGTAGATGTATCTAAATTATTTACTATTCAAGCAGGAGAAGGTAGACTTAAAAATATTGTTGAATTATCAGTAGAAACTGTAGGAAAAGAATTAGAATATTGGATTGATACTTTTAACGAAAAAGCACCTGGTGTACCTATTTTATTTATTTGGGATTCTCTAGGAGCTACAAGAACAGCTAAAGAAATTGAAGGAGGAATTGATGAAAAACAAATGGGTTTAAAAGCCTCAGCTACACAAAAAGTAATCAATGCTATTACTCCTAAACTCAATGATACTAATACAGGGTTAGTTATCATCAACCAAGCTCGCGATGATATGAACGCAGGTATGTATGGTGACCCTATAAAATCAACAGGTGGAAGAGCTTTTGAGCATGGTGCTAGTTTACGTATTAAAGTAACCAAGGGTGCTGAATCAGGTCTTAAACAAACAGATGTAACAACAGGTAAGCCTACTTATAGAGGTCATGTAATGCGTATTGAAACTAAAAAATCTAAATTAGTTACACCAGGACAAAAAGCGGAAGCAGATTTATTATCAAGTTATGAAGTAGGCTCTAAAGATGATACGATGTTATTAGATGGTATTGACCCTTATCACACAGTTTATAAGGAAGCAGTAGAACGAGGTTTAATTTCTAAAGGAACATGGCGTAACTATGTAACTTTAAATGGTGAAGAAATTAAACACTATGATAAAGATTGGGTTCCTACACTTGTTAATAATCATGATTTGTATTTAGAATTATTTAGTAGAGTATACTTTGAAAACTTTCCTACTAAGTATCGACCTTTAGAAAATAAAATAGTAGATATTACTACTATTGAAGAATATCAAGCTCTTAAAGATTTTTATGAGATTAAAAGTACTGAAATTGAAAACAAAGGTACGGATGAAGAATGACAAATAGTTACAATTTAATAGACCAAAATATAGATAGAGTAAAACAATCTTTAAGTGAATCTAATTCAAAAGATACAACACCTAGAGAGTATATTAGTATTGCTAAAAAATTTCAAAAAGTAAAAGATAATAATGAATCAGTAATTGTTGAAGAGGGTACTTTCCCTCATACTGATTCTAATGTAATGTATATTAATTATGTCTCGGATAGATGGGTAGGAGGCTATTCACTACTTAGATATGAAAATAGTACAGTTAAAGTACCTAGAACAATACATTATTCAGATATTTTTGTAAGGGATAAAAATCATAAAATCAAAATTATTTTTGAAGGAGCAAACCCTTATGAAGAAGAACAACGGTAATAGATATGTAATTGATTCTGATGGTATACCTATTGATTTTGAAAGAGATATAGATAAATTACTTAATAAATATAAAAATTTAAGATGGTCTCTATATCATAAATATGCAGGTATATTATCTAATGACGCTGAAAGGGAAGACTTACGAGAGTATATAGACGAGCAGTTTATTAAACTTGTTAAAGAATATGATATACACAGTAAAGTTGATTTTCCTGGATATATTAAAGCAAAATTAACTCTAAGAGTACGTAATAGTTATATTAAAAAAAATAAAAAATATAAAAGCACAGAGTTGATAGGTAAAAAAGAATCTACAGTAGAATCTCTAACTGAAGCTCTAACTACAGGTATAGAAGAAAGTGAATTAATACGATATGTGTTTGATGATGTAGAATTTACAGAACTACAAAGTATTTTATTAAAAGAATTACTAATAAATGAAGATATGGAAGATGAAAAGTATATAGTTAACAGAGTATCTGAAGACACTCAAATTAAACGTAAAGATGTAGCAAAAGAGCTATCAGAACTAAAAGATTATGTAAAATTTAAAATTAATGCTTATCATGAGCATAATAGACACATAAATAGTAATACACACAGAGTATATACTGAAAATAATGTTTGGGAATAACAAAATATTTGCAAAAAAGCCTTACTACTGTTATATTAGGAATGAATTTAATAAAGCAGTAGTGAGGTTATTTTCATGATAAATAAGTTTGACAAGGATAAATTTAATAATGCCTTAGATAGTGTTGAGGTTATTATTCCTAATTCAAAACAAGTAAGACGTAAATTTTCTGAATTTGTACCGTTGATAGTCTCAATTATAACGGTTATTAATTTAATATTATCAAGTATACTAGGTAAAGATTTTTTACCAATTTCAGACGACCAACTTTACTTAATTATATCTGGTATTGTTTCATTAGTAGCTATTGTATGGACTTCATGGAAAAATACAAGTTTCAGTAAAAAAGATAAACAAAGGGAAGAAATAGCAAATCAAGTTATTTCTAAACCTAGAGTTAAAGATATTATAAAAAAATAGTTAGGAGATTTTAAATATGGCTAAAAAAAGTTTACAAGAAGTTTTAACGCAAGATACAGTAACATTGAAAGATAAATACTTACAAGTAAGAACTGAACAAGACGGATATACACGTACACATAGAGGTATTTATTCTTACATTTGTAAAGAGCAAGATGGTGAATTATTCCTATTCCCTATTCAATTAGATGGTAGAGGTACTATTAATGTAATGAAAGATTCTCCAGTTGTATACACAGACGGAGATAATATTCATTTTGTAGTGAACACTTTATTTGACCCTTACCACCAATCATTTATCCGAACTGAAAACATTAAAGGTTTAGATAAAGGTAAACAATTGGTACAAGCGTTCTTAGCATTTATTGAAGATAGATTTCGTTTAGGAGTATATAACGTCTTTATTACTAATGAGAAAGAAGATGTACTTGGAGTTAAAGACGTAGAACAATCAGACGCTGATAAAACAGAAGATAAAAAAGGTCGTGCAAACGAAGACTTAATTTCAAGTTATCCAACAGGAAATGCTCGTGAAGACGTACGTCATAACGACCAAAGTGAAGGACAAGGAGATACTTCAGAACCTTCTGAGTCACGTTCAGATGTAGACGTAGATGTATCTGTAGACCCTAAAGATACAACAGCAGATGTTAATGCAGAAGAAAAACCTCAATAATATACCGCTTTTTAGACTAGGATTAAATTCCTAGTCTTTTTTTATTGACAAATATATACATATATGTTATAGTATTAATTGTAATAAATATAGAGAGGTGTAAATGATGATAAAAGAAGAGAATATTATTCTACTTAGAAACCCAGACGACCATGTTAAAGTAAAAAGACTTATGGAAAATAAAGAAGAGTTTGTAGCTGTTAAGTTTGATACAGTCTCAGTAGCTACTGTTAATGTACAAAGCCAAATGAACGCAATACAAAACTATCTAAATATTTATGGTTATAGAGTACTAGAATATGGTAAAGATAATTTAGGGCTAGATAAAGAATCAAAAGGATATTTATATGCTAGAATGGAGTGGTAAGAGTGTATATTTTTATTAACCCTTTAATACTTGAGAAGAATATAGTAGATAAGTTTTTCAAAGAAAATATTCAAGGTATTAGTAAGATAAAGTATGAAACGGACATAAATCGTGTTTCTTTTGAAAGTGTAGAAGATGAAGATGTTATTTTTGTAGGTTATATTTATAAAAATATAGATACTCAATACTTAAAAGGTAGTATCTATTATGTAAGTAACATAGGATTATTCCCAGATAATTTTATTACTGTAACTAAAGAAGAACAGCACTTAAGTCTGTTAAAACAACTTATGATTTTATTAGATATAAAAGATGATAAGTGGTTAAGTATAGCTAGAGATTTTACTAACTATTTTAACTTTATTAACTTAGAAGAAATAAATTACACACAAGTAGAAAAAGAACTTAATATAGATGAAGTTTATATTTCAATGATGTTAGATAGGGTTGTTGATGGTGGTAATAATTTCTTTTTCTTAAACGAGAATGATGTTATCTATAAATATGTATTAGCTCATAGAATTTTAAGGAAAAGAAATACTGGTGTGGTTGTTATAACATCGCAAACACGGTCAACTAATGACTTAATAACATTTCATTGTAAAAATGTTGATAAAAATTACTTGACAGAAGTGTTTGATATACGTTATAATGATAAGACAAATGTGTTTAGTACATTTATACCTAGTTCAGTCAATCGACTAGCAAAAAATACAATGAAATTTATTAAAGAAGGGAATTAATTATGACAGAAAGTAGATTTAATACAGTAGAAGAGTTATATGCTATTGTTATCGGAGTTCTAGGAAAAGAAGAAGGTAAAATAGTTTTAACTAAATTTAATAAAATTATTAAAGAATTAGGATTAGATAAAGTAAATTCTTCAGAATTTGTTGATATTGTAGACACAGTTAGAGAGAACGAGTATTTAAACAATCTTAAAAACTCAGCTTTATCTGGAGAACTTGGTTTAGGTGACTTAAGAAGTGTAGATGATAGAAAAGTATTTACAGGTAACGATTATTTTAAAACTGTTTCAACATATGTTACTGAGAATGAGCGTACACTATCACAACAAAGAGAATTTCGTAAGTATGCTAAACAAGGTGCACATATTAATATCTTAATGGAAGATTTAAAGAAATCTATAGTTAGAGATTTGCAACCTATGAATACATTATTAGAAAGCCAATTTTATAATTATGTAAATACAGAAAAAGAGAAATCAATGGTAGTATTACTGTCAGATTTTCATATTGGTGCCCTGACATCTGATTACACTAATGGTGGTTATGACTTTAGTATACTAAAACGTAGACTTAACCAATTTTTAGAGACAGTTATTGAAGATATTGAAAGTAAAGATATTACAGATGTTACAGTATACTTTGTAGGTGATTTAGTAGAACATATATCTATGAGAGATGTTAACCAAGCATTTGAGACAGAATTTACTTTAGCTGAACAAATTTCTAAAGGAACTAGATTAATTATAGATATTTTAAATAATATTAGACAATATGTACCAGGTAAATTAACATTCGGTATTATTGGTGGTAATCATGACCGTATGCAAGGTAATAAAAATCAAAAAGTTTATAATGATAATGTAGCGTTTGTAGTACTAGATATGCTACTTATGTTAAAACAACAAGGCGTATTAAAAGATATTGAGCTTATTGATAATAGGGAAGATATTTATAATATTAGAGATACAATTTTAGGTAAAAAAATTGTAGTTAATCATGGTGATGGACTTAAAGGAAAAGGTAATCATATTCCTAAATTTATTACAGATTCACATATTGATTTGCTTATTACAGGACATGTACATCATCATAGAATAACACAAGAAGATTATAACAGATTTCATATTGTTGCCAGCTCTCCAATGGGCTATAATAACTATGCTAAGGAGTTGCATTTAAGTAAAACAAAACCTTCTCAACAAATATTAGTGTTAGAAGAGGGGACTAAGAATATAGACATTAAAACAGTGTTCTTAGATTAGGAGTGATTAATTTTGAATTATGTTTTATCTATACTAATATCTACTATGATATTAGTTACAATAAATACAGTCGCTACTTTATTTCAACAATGGTCGGTTGAAAAAGAAAGAGTAAAAGCTGGCTATCCAGCTTTTAATAACTTTGATTATTACTATCCGTTACTTAATTGGTTACTTGGTTTTATGTTTTTATTAGTAATTAGCTTTTTTTCTGATAATTTTATTCAACCTACTAATATTTGGTTCTTAATACTATATTGTGTTATATTTATAGTAGGATACCTTATTGTAGGATTAATTACTACCTTGATTATGTCTTTTATTCAAGCTAAGTTAATTAAGAAAAAGTAGAGGCATATTTGCTTCTACTTTAATTATATGGTATAATAAAAAGAAAAGAAGGAACTGATGAAGAATGGATTTTAATTTTAGTGCATTTGATAGTCCATCAATAAAAATGAGGGTAAGTATAGGAGCTTATTATTTTGATGGTAAACCTGTCTATATAGTAGAACATATAGAAGAAGATTTATCAGAATATGTTATTGTATATAATGTACATGATGTTAATAATATAGATAATCCAGTTAAAAAATATAGAATTGAAGAATATAGAAAAACAATACCTGGAGGAACAACAATTAGTAATATTATTAAAAGCAGATTACCTAAGAAAGTTACACCTAAGAAAGTAGAAGAAGAACCTATATTCATAGCTACTGTGATTCCGTTAGGTAGAGACACAGTAACAGGTGAGACTGGAAAAGGGTTCTTTGAAAGACAACCAGATAATAAAAAAATGACACAAAAGGATGGTATAGTTGTTGAGCATGGTAAGTATACAGGTGTTTTTATTGGTTTATCTAACATTAAATGGTTTAATTCATATACACCTTTAGAGAGTGTAGTAGAATATTATAAAAAAACGAAAGAGGATAGATTAAATGTCTTCTGAAGTTAAATTTTATGAGAAAGATATAAAAGACCTAATAAAAACTAAACAACACCTTTTTTATGATGATGATATTACAAGCGATGTTAAGGACATTGCTATATTCAATGAAAAAGTAATCTGTCAAGGTAAATGTAGAACTGATTGTCTAGTATTAGATAGAAATGGTACTGTAATGGGTATCGAGATAAAAACAGAGAGAGATTCTACACAACGACTTAATAAACAACTACACTATTATAGTCAAGTATGTAAATACGTATATGTTATGTGTCATGATAAGCATGTACTTAAAGTAGAACAAATACTAAAACGATATAAACACCACCATGTAGGTATTATAAGCTATATAAATGTTAAAGGTAAACCTATTGTAGGTAAATACAAAAAGGCAACTATATCACCTCAGAGAAGCCCATACCATACACTTAATATACTATGGAAACATAACTTATTAATAATGTTAAAACAAATAAGAGACCCTTTTACTTTCCGTTCAGGATATAACTATAATAAGAATGGTAGATACACAGGCGGAGCAGGTAACTTCTCTCAAACAACACAATCTAAAAGAATGAAAAAATTCTCAGTTATTAATCAAATAATAAAATACTTAGGAGAAGAAAATACCTATAAATTATTTACAAGGGTAGTTATTTATGGTTATAATGATAGATGGAAAGTTATTGAAGAAGACTTCTTTAATGTAGTAAAAAATGGAGTTTATAGTCTGAAAAAATATAAAAGTAAAGAATGATTATGAATTATGATACGATATAAAACAGAGATAAAACCAAATAAAAAACAAATAAAAGAAATTAACAAAACAATTAATGCGTGTAAATTTGTTTATAATAAATTTATAGAAATTAATAAAATTCGTTATAATAATGGTTTGAAATTTTTAAATCATATGAAGTATCATATGAAGTTTAGTGTATGGTATAACAATGAATTTATTCCAAATAATGAAGATAAAAAGTGGACTAAAGAAGTTAGTACTAAAGAAGTTAGTACTAAAGCTATAAAACAAGCCATGGCAAATGCAGAAAATTCTTACGCTAGATTTTGGAATAAAACTAGTGGTTATCCTAACTTCAAAAATAAAAGAAGCAGTGGTTCTTACTACTTAATAGGAGCTATTAAAATAGAAAGACATAGAATAAAACTTCCAAAATTAAAATGGGTAAGATTAAAGGAGAAAGGGTATATACCTAATAAAGATATAAAATCAGCTACTGTTATTAAAGAAAGTGGTAGATACTTTGTATCAGTATTAGTTGATAAAGAATCTAAACCTTTATATAAGAAACCTCAAACAGAAGGAATAGGTATAGATTTAGGTTTAAAAGACACATTGTTCACACCTTCAGGTGTTAAAATAACAGATTTAAGAAAAAACAAAAGACTTATTAAACTGAATAAATCATTAAAGAGACAGCAAAGAAAATTAAGTAGAAAACAAAAGAAATCAAATAATTGGTTTAAACAATTATTAAAAGTACAAAGACTATACAGAAAAATATCTAATTTAAAGAGAGATATTAAACGAAAAAATATTCTATCTATTGTTAAAGAAAACCCACAATTTATTACTATAGAAAATTTAAATATTAAAGGTATGATGAAAAATAAAAGATTGTCTAACGCTTTCCAGCAAATAGGATTAGGTTACATTGTTGAATGGTTGAAATGGAAATGCTATCAATACGGAATAGAGCTAAGGCAAGTTGATAGATTTTATCCATCTAGTCAGATATGTAACCAGTGTGGGAATAGACAAAAAATGCCTTTAAATAAAAGAATTTACAAATGTGAAAATTGTGGTACAATAGAAGATAGAGATATAAATGCTAGTATTAATTTAAAACAGGCAAAAGAATACACAGTACTAGTGTAAAAGGAAGGAGAAAGTTACTAAAAATTAGTAACTTACTTTAAATGTACTATATAAATACGGTGGGCTACATCGGAATTAACGCTCTGGGAGTGGTTTTTAGACCTAGTTGTAAATACAACTAACCACAGTGAAAGGAGAAACTTTCTAAATACATTTAAGTATGTTTTTTAGTAGCAGTTGAGTCTATCAATGAATAAAAGAAGAAAAGCAAAACTTATGCCAGTTAACTTTGCACCTACACCATCACCAGGGAATACAAAGTTTTACAATCATAGAGACCCTAACAAAGATAAATCAACAACTATGTATAAATTACTATTTACTAAACAGTTTAATAATATATCTTCAACTGATGTTAAATTACAAAAAAAATATGGTATTGATTTAATTAGTAAAGCCACAGGTATAAATGAAAATATGTTAAGCTTAAAACAAAAATATAAAAACCAAGAAATAGCACATACTGACAGGCTTTATTATGTTCATAAAGGCGGTTTACTAATAGGAAAACTAAGTATTAGAGAGCAGAGAACATTTAAAAGTACACATCTAATTTTTATATTTAAAATTAGAAAACAAACAAATAAAAGGAAGGATTCTTAATGTTAACAACTAACACATTTAAAAAGATTAAACCTGAGACATTATATAATAAAATGAAAAACGGAGAAATTGAACTACTAGGTATTACTTATCATGATAAAGATTATCCTATTGGTGTTATACCTGAGCCTTACATTGAAGACGTAACATTTGAAAAAGGTAATAGATTTGAATTTATCAATAGATTAATTGTTCATGATAACGATAAACCTAATATTATTAGATACAATAAATCATTAGAATCTTCAGGATTAGGAAGTGTTAAAGTAGACCAAATAGACCAAGGTGTAAAAGACCCTGGACTTCTTACAGATATGATTTTAAAAGGTACTCAAGTAAGTCAAGTCAAAGCTATTGATGTAGAGAACCTTTTTATTGAACCTGAAGTATCAGAAACTACAATTACACTTGCTAAAGATATTAAATTAAAATTATATAAAATTGAAGAAGAAATTATAGATTTTAAACATGAAGTGTACTTACTAACAACACCTAAAAAGTATGAAGGACAAACATTATTAGGTATGCTATCAGAAAAAGATAAGTTGACAAAAGTAGATACAGAAAAATTACTTGATTTCTTATTAGAGAGAAGAATTATTAATAAAGAAATACCTTGTGTATTCTTTGATGATGGTTCTATTACTTATAACTTATACAATACCAATGAAACAGGAATATTTATTGTATCAGATAATACTAGTAGATATTCTATAGCTTGCGGTCAATCATTTTTATCATTTAAAACTAATGATATAGCTTATTCTAAAGTTATTAAAGAAGATAACAGATACACTTTTGAAATTACCTTAAAAAATAATAAAAAATTATCAATTTTTTTCTAAAAAACTGTTGACAATCCCCTCTCTTTGTATTATAGTATAACTATAGAAACAATAAATAAAAAAGAGAAGGGATTTTGTTATTATGTTATTAGGAATTATTATTTTAGGAGTAATTTGGTTTTTAGTTATTAAAGGATTGAGAGTATTAGATTCATTAATGTTAAATGGTAAAGAGGCGTTTGAAGGAACAGAAGCATTGAGAACAGCTTCAGTAGATGCTGGAGTAAGATTTATTAACTGGTTTATGATTTCAGGAATTGTATTTAGTATTCCATTCCTTAGAGTTATTGGATTTTTTGTATTTATTTATGCACTTTATAACTTAATATTTGCGTTTCCTTTATTAGGAAATAGTCTTATTGTAGTTTTATTTGGTCTATTTGGAGATAATGTTTTAGCTAATTTACCTATATTTATGATTAACTACTATCAAAAATATTCTAAAGTAGCTATGGATGATGTTTATGAATATAAAAATGGTGTAGCTGAAGAGCCAATCGTTTTCTTTACTAAAGAAGCTTTTGAAGATGATGAATTTGTAGAAGAAATGAAAGAAGAAGCAGAGAGAATTTATGCAGAATAAGTGTATATTTAAATAGTTTCTTTTATTAAAAAATAGAGTAAGTAGTAATAAAAAATCTAGGTAAATAGTATTCATAAAATGAATTTTTATGAAAAACAACTCTATATTTCAATTAAATATAGCTAAATTAAAGTGTTTTATAGATAAAATTTATTACAAAATTGTATATATTTTTTATAAATACTTATAATGATATAAAATAATAACAGAAATTGTGATATATTATATAATGTGGACTGAAATAAGTTGATGTAAAGGGATTGTTTTATTAATTGTAACTACGTTTCATATATGTAACTAATTACATACTTTTACATTAGAAAGGAAATATTATATTATGGCTAGAAAGAAAAATTTAAAAAATAAAAAAGACACTATTAAAGTTGTTGAAAAAAAAGAGAGTATACTCTCTAAGCTATATCACAATAAATTATTAAGAACTAAAGTAGATAATGCTTTAGATGAAGATATGAGTTTCGATGATATTATAGATATATGTAAAGAGTATGACTTAGATATATCTAAACCGTCTTTATCAAGATATAAAAACAAAAGAAGAGAAGCTATTCAAAATGGTTGGGATTTAGGAGAGCTTATAGATAAGAGAAAGAAAACCTCTGTAGATGATATATCTGATAAAGAGGTGAGTTATAAAGGTCAAGAAATTGCACCTAGTTTTGAAGAAGCTAAAAGTTATACTGAGAAAATATATAATGACGCTCAGATATTAGATGAAATTATCTATAAAGGTAGAGAAGGTTTAAAATGGGTAGATACATTAGACCCAGCTTTAATGATAAGAGCAATAGAAACAAAAAATAAGATAACTAACGGGGAATTAAAAGGTTTAAGTTATATTGGGTTAAAAGAACTTATGCTTAAACAAACAGCTAGAGAATCAGCTATGACAGAAGTATTATTAGAGTTTATTCCTGAGGAGCAACATGAACAAGTACTACAAAGATTAGAAGAAAAGGAAAAAGAATTCTATCAAAGTCTAGATTTAAATGAAGAAGACAAAAGATTTAAAGAAGCTATGGAACAAGCTGGAATATCTATTTAATGTGTAAAGTGAGTGAGGTAAATTATGGAAGTCAATCCGATTAATATACAACCAGTAAAAGAAGCATTACCAATTGAAAGTTTAACAGATATTATTCATTACCTAGTAGATGGTAAAGTATTAAGACTAGAACAAGGAGACCAAGGAACAATCCTTGTAAGACTTAATCCTGGTAGACACCAGATGACAGAAATATCAAGAGATATTAGAAAAGAAACAACTTTTTATAATAGGTATTGGGTGCCTTATAATATTTCTATTAATGCTCTTATTACATTTAATGTTTACTTAGATGAAGAATTTAATGTAACAGACAATAAATTTAAAGTTAATGACATTGTAGAGTATGAACGATTTAATCTATTAAATGAAAATTCAAGTAAAGATGTTGCTAGGATTACAGAAGTACTAACTGATAACAACAATTACTTTTATAAGCTAACAGGTGAATACGATAAGGTATTTAAAGAAAGTGAGTTAACTTTAGTAAAAGATATTGACAAGAATGATTAAGTGTAGTATGATATAAGTATCAAAACAAAAGGAGTTTTTTATATGTTTATTTCATTAAATAAAGAAGAAGAGAAGATTTTAGGTACAGAAAATAAAAAAGAATTTACACCTTTAAAGAAAGATAAAAGATTCAACACAATTAAAGAGCAACAAATCGTTACTTTATATGAAGAGGGAGCACCCTTTAAAGAAATATCAAAAACAGTTAAAGTAAGTACAGGTATGATTTACTCAGTAATTAATAGTTATAAAGTAGAGAAAAGGAATAAGAAATCTAAAGTTTCTGAGAGAGTATCTCATGTATTAGACGATACAGAAAAAACAAAACAACTTATCAAAGATTATCAATTTATGAATGTAAAAGATATTTATAAGAAGTATAATATTCATAAAAATGGTTTGTACTATATTCTAGATTTGTATAATGTAGAGAGAAAAACAGGTTCTAAAGAAGAGGTACTTAATGATGAACAAGAGGATTCAGAAATTGTAGTAGAATTGTAGGTGTGTAACATATGAGTTTTTCAGATAAATTAAATGAGATGAGGAATAGAGAACATTATGGTTCTCCTAATAATGAAGAAAATACACAAATAAAGAATATAGAATCAGGTTATACATTAGAAGAGCTTAAACATTCCTTATTAGATTTAGAAGGTTTAGAAAATGTAGTAAGTAATTACAAAGTAATAGGTACTGAAGTTAATTATGATACACTCATGATTGCTACTGTAACTCCAGATTTAGAAGAGAAATTTGGAACACCAGCAGGTCATTATATTGGGTTATCAAAAGAAAGAATAACAGAAAATGAATACCTATATAATAAACATAAAAACAGTGCACCAATTAGTATTCTTGAAAGAGCTAGGGTAATAGAACCTTTATTTAGAATTAAATCTGATGATTACAATTACGACCAGTATCAACTAGTGGAAGATATTAAAAATAATGTAAAAGTTGAAGATGTATCAGATGAGGTTATAGAGAAAGGTTATATATTAACTTCTAGTGAAGAAGTAACTCAATTAGAAATCGTAAGTAAAAAAGATATAGAACTTAAAATTGATGATTGCTTAGTTAGGTATAAAGATTTAGCTAATCCTGATAGCTATCTCAAGCATTATCTTAAATTAAAAGATATGTTAGATGATTCTGAGAGTATGGTTTATTGTCCTCTTGTAGATAAATGTGTATTTATTATGAATAGTATTTAATTTTATGCTTTCTCTTATATTACATAAGAGAAAGCTATTTTATTATAGAAGGGAATAAGTAGAAATGGATAGATTAAATAAAGGTTATATTGTAGCTATTATTATTTTAATTCTTTCTATGAGTATTTACATTACAACAGTAAATATCCAAGGAAAAGACACTGAACATTTTACAAAACAATCATCAGAAGTTAAAGGAGAGAAAGTAGAAAAAGTAGGTAATTTCACAAAAGACCATATAAGTGATAATAAAATTTATTTTACAGAAAACTTACCTACTTATATTCCTGGAAGAACAACAAATAATAGTGTAGATACAACTGTATTTAAAACTAGTAAGTTTAAAGAGGCTAAAGAATTTACACTCATTAGAGTATACTCAAAAGATGATGACGGTAACCGAGTACACATATATAGATTTGTACCTAAAGGAGAAAAAGTAAAATAGAGGAGGGATACCGTGAGTTTTTTGGTAGTAGTTGTATTCATAGCTATAGGAATCATCCTTTTTTTAAGCAGTCGATACTAAAAAGTATTGACTGTTTTTTGCTTTTATGTTACTATAATAAAAGAGGAGGTTTGTTATGAATTTTTTAGAAAAGATGCAACAAGAGAGTAAAGCTACAGATACTAAAAAGAGTTTTAAAAATAAAAAAGTAGAACCTTATAGGTCTAACCTGACAAGAGAACAGAAACTACAACGATTAAAGCATATTAGAGAAAAATCAGGGTATATTGATTTAGGTAGGAGGTACACAGATGAGTAAGATAGTATTTGAAGACTATTACAGAGAGTTTAGATTAAAAGTAGAAAAAGCAGGAGAGCAAATAATAGCTACAGTAGATTGTGATTTAGAATATGCTCCTGTTATTTATGATGATGGCTTAGATAAAGTAAACTTAGTAGCAGATATAAAAAGAGATACAAAAAAACCTTTATCAGAAAATGAATTATTAGAGTACGCTACAACAATAGCTAAAGCACATAGAGCCATAGAATATTTTCATAAAGTATTATATTTGAAAGGATATAGAAGATGATTATAGTAGCATTTCCATATAAAAAACAAGAAGAACCGTATTTAAATGATTCCATGAAAAAATACTTTAAAGGTATTGACAAGAAAAATAAATTATGTTATGGTAGTATTACAAACTTCAATAAAAAACATGTTAATAAACAAAAAAATAAAGATATTGTTTTTGTTTTTGAAGCACCTATGACAACAGAAATATTTAAAAAGTTAAAGAAGTTTAATATTGAAGCAGTTATTAGGTTACAAGATGATGGTTTCTTTGATGTTATTTTTAATAAGAAAGGTAGATATATTATTAAATCATTTAATGAACCTGATATAGATAATTTAATAAAGAAAAAGGTGGAAAAATAATGTTGTATCAAGATTTAATTGAAGATAAGTTAAGCCAGTATGGATATAATTATGAAGTACGTAAAGGAAGTATCATTATTCATTTACAAGATGAGGACTTAATTATTAGAGAAAGTAGAAAACTAGACAATCATGTCACATTATCTAATGGTAATGACTTAAATGCTAACTTTAATAAGGAAGGTCTAAAAGGTTCTGATTTAACGTTAGTAATTCAGTATCACGAAAAACAAAAGAGAGAAATAGAAACATATGCTGACATCATTAAAAGACCAACCGAACTCGTTATCAACTTGAAGAGTGGTAAAGTTATTAAAGTAAATAAAAATGATGTTTATAGTTTAGAAAATGAGATTAATAAATTCAAACATGCATTTAAAAGTGATAGAAATAATACATTTTTAATCGAGTTTAAAGAACATGACTCAACTGTAGATTTAGAATTCTTATTATCTCAAGTAGAAGGCTATTCAATTCATTACAAAGAAGGAGTGAATTAATATATGAATAATGAAAAATTATCAGTATTAAAAGAATCAGAATTAAGTATTTTAAATAGTATTGTTAAATTGTTAGAATCTTTTGATGTAGGTTCATTACGACTACTCAAAGATAATAACGAATTTGTAATTAAAGTTAATGGAGATACGGTATTAGAAACAGATAACGGACTAGTAAAACAACATTTTACTAAATTAAATATTAAAGTTACTGAAAGAATTGCACTATCTAGAATTAGTGACACATTGCAATTTACTTTAAGTGAGATTTATAACTTAGAAGATACAATGTTTAAAGAAGCACAAAACGTAGTGGATGAAGTGTAGTATAAAACTACACTTCTTTTTTTATAAAAAGTATTGACATCTAATATAAATTATAGTATCATTAAGACATAACAAATAAGGAGATGTTAAACATGCTAAATATAGTGGAAAGAAAAAAACCTATACTTAGTAAGCATGTGAATATAACTAACCATGCTTATGAAAGATTTTTAATGAGGGTAGAAAATTCATCACGTGAAAAAGCAAAAGAGTGGGTAGCCAAAGCTTTAAATAAAGCTACTTATGTCACACAACAAGAAAAGGGTCGAGAAGTTTATGTATTTAAAGAGCATAAACTTGTTATTGATAAACACTTAAATATTATTACTATTATGAGTGATAATGAAGCTGATTGGGAATCTATAAAGGATACTAGAGATGATATTAGTGATTTTATTAAACGTAAGTTAAATAAAGAAGTTAGACCTTTAATCAAAAAACGTAATGATATTCAAATTAAAATTTATGAAAAAGAAATAAGTAAAATTAAAACAAAGAACCCTAATACGAAAAATATTATACAAGAGCAAATTAATAGTTTGATTGTAGATAAGGATAACACAAATGATAAACTAATAGGCATAACTAAAACCGCTAAAAAGTATTATTTAGAACCTGAAGATGTACATAAAGATTTAATTGAGTTTAAATAAGTACTTGACAAAAAAGTTATTATAGTTTATAGTTAAGTTAAAGGAGGTATATTATGATTTTTTATTTTATTATTTTAGTTCTAACAGTAGTATCATGGTACGTAGGGATAAAAAAGAGAAAAAAAAGTTTTGAATTTTTAGGATTTATAGGTATTTTACTAATAGGAGTAACTATTATTTTACCTAAAGAAGTAGCTTTAAAAGATAAAAATGTATCAGTAATTTCAGCAGAACAATTCAATGAAATAGCATCAGTATCTTCTGTTGACGTAAAAGCACATGAGAGTAATAAAAGTTATATAAAGAAAACAACATATACAGTATCAAAGAAAAGTAAAATTTACTTCATAACAGGTCATAGAGAATTAAACACTAAATATGATGTATATATCAAAAAATAAAGGAGTAAGTATTATATGTGGCAAAGTATTATGAATTGGCTTAACGACATTCCAAAAGAAAAGACTAAGCAACATCCTAGATATTCAGTATATATGCCTAGTTCGAAATGTATATACATTAAAGCAGATTATCCTGGTTATTTAGAACGAGAGATATTGCTTTACTTAAGCAATCCGTATTTTAACGGATGGTTATATGAGATAGATATTATTAAAGGTAATAAAAAGAAACATTTAAGTTTAACAAATAGAAAAGAGATAAAAAAAGTAGCGTTTATACCTAACGCATATTTTAAATAGGCGATTTAAAAAAGAAAGGACTAATATAAATGAATTTACTTAAAGAAACAGTTGATATACTGAAAGAACATGACTTAACATTAAATGATGTTGTTTGGTGGGGTAACCTACGTTTAAATGAAGTATATACAATTAACAATTTAGAAGAATCTCTAAATTTTGTATATAATAAGGGTTATGGACGACCAGAAATTAATGAAAATCTTATTATTGTTGGTTACGATTGGTGGTTAGAGCGACATGAATATGATGGTGCTGAATGGTGGGAATTTAAACGACAACCTGAAAAACCAATATACACTATTACAGATTCAAATGAGATTAAAGAACATCTAGAGGAGAGATTATTTTGAAACAATTAGTATTAATGCGAGGTGTACCTGGAGCTGGAAAATCTACTTTTATTAAAGAGAATGGACTAGAAAATTACACATTAAGTCCAGACACTTTAAGATTACAATTCGGTTCACCTATCTATAATGAAGAAGGTAGAGTAGCAATTACTCAAGATAAAGATAATCTAGTTTGGAAAACACTATTTGAAATTTTAGAAAATCGTATGAGTAATGGTGAATTTACTGTAATTGATGCTACACATTCTACAGGTAAGTTAATTAAACGATATGAAAAGTTAGCTAGAGTATACGGTTATCGTGTTTATGTAGTAACCTTAGAAGAAGACTTAGACACATTAATTGAACGTAATAACCAAAGGGAAAAATTAAAACAAGTTCCTGTAGAAGTTATTGAGAATATTTATGAAAGACTACAACATGAGCATATTCCTAGCGTTGCAAAAGAATTAAAACCTGAAGAAGTATTAAGTTCTCTTGAGTGGGATAAAGATTTTATGGAAGTAAATCATTATGATAAAATTCATGTTATCGGTGATGTACATTCTTGTTTCACAGCTTTAAATGAATTTGCTAGTTATAACTACATTGTAGACCACCCTAATGAATTATTTATTTTTGTAGGAGATTATTTTGATAGAGGCTTAGAACCTAAAGAAACTTTTGATTATTTAGAACTTATCCATAACTTAGATAATGTAGAATTATTAGAAGGTAATCATGAAAGACATTTACGTAGGTATGCTCACTTAGATACAGATACGTATGAAGAGCTTCATAAAGTGAGTGATGACTTTAGTAAGTTATTTAAATTAGCCTTAGATGTATTTAAAGCTAGAGGTTTTGTTTACACGTTAAAATCTTTCCTTGATAATGGTATTACACCTAAACGAGTACGTGCTATTTTAAGAAACTTACAACAAGTTTTATACTTTAATTATAGAGGACAATATTATGTTATTAATCATGGTGGTATCTTACCTAATATGCTAGGTGACTTAAATAAAGTATCAACACATCAGCTTATTAATGGTGTTGGAGACTATAAATTTGATGTAGATAGTGAGTGGGAAGACAGTTCAGTTATTCAAATTCACGGTCATAGAAATTTATATCGTGAACGTCTAGATTTAACAAAAAATTCTATTAATCTAGAAGGTAGAGTTGAAAAAGGTGGTTACTTAAGAGCAGTAACGATTAATAGTGACAACTCTATTGACCCCGTATTAATTAAAAATGAAAAATTTAATCATAAGTTCTTAGTTAATGAAGACTATTTAAAATCAATTGATAAAGATTTAACAGTAGATAAATATTTAAGTTTAGCTAAAGAAGAGAAAAAATCTATCAAAGTCATTGAACAGTACAATTATGTAGTATCTGTTAACTTTACTAAAAAAGCATTTGATAAAAAAAGATGGAACCAATTAACAGTAAGTGCTAGAGGGTTATTTATTGATACTTTAGTAAATAAAATTTTAGGTAGAGGTTATAATAAATTTTTCAATATTAATGAAAGACCTGAGACAAAATTAGATGCATTACCTGATATTATTAAATTTCCGTTATATGGTTATAAAAAAGAGAATGGTTATTTAGGTTTAGTTTACTTTGATTCTAACATTGATGATTTAGTATTTTGTAGTAAATCAAAAACACATTTAAGTAAGCAGAATAATGATTATGCTCTATGGTTTAAAGACTTATTTGATAAGCAGTTTGATGATACTCAAGTAGAAACAATCGTTAAGTATCTTAAAGAACATGATAGAACATTAGTATTTGAAGTTATTGATATTGAAAATGACCCACATATCATTGAGTATGATAAAAGCCATATCGTTTTATTAGATATTATTCATAATACTTTAGAATTCAAAAAAGAAAGTTATTCCAATACTTATACATTTGCTTTATCTATCGGAGTACCTTTTAAATCATGGTCTCTTATGTTCGATACTTGGGTAGAGTTTTATGATTGGTATAAGAATAATCATAACTCTTTAGATATTAAACATGAAGGATATGTATTTGAAGATTCAAATGGTTTTATGTTTAAGTATAAATCTAAGTACTACAATGACTGGAAATACATGAGAGGTATCGTAGAAAGCTTAGCTAAAGGTAATGATAGACGACCTATTCAAAGAATTTTACAAGAAAACGAAAGTTTAAGAGCTTTTTATTACTGGGTTCGTGATTATTCTAATTTAACTAGAAAAGAACTTAAGAATACAGATATTATCACTTTAAGAAAAATGCAAGAAGAATTTGCAAAAAATGAAACAGGAAGAACTCATAATGAAATAAATCAAGTTTGGAGAGATAGTTAATGTTAACACCTGAACAAAAAGATAAACTTAAACAAGAATAGTTAAAGAGAAGAAAGTAGGTTAGATATATATGGCTTGGTTACTATTAGTTGCTTTAATTTTTGTAGTAATCATACTAGGTATAATTATTGGAGCAACTAAGCTATTTGAGTATGTAAGGAAAGAAATAGAGAAAAGAGAAATTAATAAGAGATTAAAAATGGTTGACTATGAGATTGAATTAAAAAACCATGAAAAAGAAGCATTAGAATCATCAACATCGAGTGTATCTCAAATTAAAGAACTTGAAGAAGAAATATCAGAGTTAAAAAAACTTCATAAAGATATTAAAAAAGGAGAATGATTATGGAAAGTAAAGTAAAAGCAGGTTTAGGATTAACTATAGGCGGTATTATTATTGTTGTAGCAATTATAATTGCGTTTCTAAGTATTGAAAGGGTACCACAAGGAACAGTAGGTGTTGTATACTCACCTAAAGGTGTTAAGGATAATACTCTAAGTCCTGGCTGGCACTTAGTAGCACCTATGAACAGAGTAAATGAATATCCTACAAGAACACAAACTATCAGCTACAAAGATATGAATGTATCAACGTCAGATGGTAAAAACCTTAATTTAGATATTGATGTAAACTATAAAGTTGATAGTTCAAAAGCAGTTGAATTATTTAATCGTTTTGGTAGTGCAGATATTGAACAACTAGAGAAAGGTTATTTACGTTCAAGAGTACAAGATAACGTACGTCAATCTGTTTCTAAGTATTCAGTAATTGATGCTTTCGGTGTTAAGACAAGTGAAATTAAAAAATCTACTTTAGACAAACTTGAAGAAAATCTCAAAGGACAAGGTTTTATTGTTGAAGATATTGCTTTAAGTTCTCCAAAAGCAGATAAAAATACTCAAAAAGCAATTGACAGTCGTGTTAAAGCAAATCAAGAATTAGAGAGAAAGAAAGTTGACAAACAAATTGCTAAAGAAGAAGCTGAACGTAAAGAAATTGAAGCAAAAGGTACTAAGAAAGCAAATGAAATTGTAGAAGAATCATTAACAGATGAGTTACTACAAAAACAACTTATTGAAAAATGGAAAGGCGATACACCTATCACATTACCAGATTCAGGAAATGCTATATTAGATATGAGACATAAATAATATAGATAAAGAACCGATTGTTAATCTAAAATAGTATTAAAATTTTTTACTGACCCCTATTGACAGGGGTCTTTTTTTATGTTATAGTTTATATATAATAAATAAGGAGGAGTAAAAGTGATAGGTTTTATTATTTTAGCAATTGTATTATCTTTATCTTACTTAGCTATTTGTTTTAGTGTTTTAGTAGAAATAATTAAATTATTTAAAGATAGAGATAAAGAAGCTATACCTTTATTAATAATGTTAATTATGGTAGTACTTATTTTAGTAAGCTTTATCTTAATAGCATTAGGTATCTAGAAAGGAGTTATATAATGGAAAGTAAAGAACAATTAAAAAGGCAGTCAGAGGAGTATGTGAATTCTTTAGAAAGAGTTATTACCGATTTAGAGTATTTAAAATTAGACACTAATGGTCTTATCAATACTGTATGTTTAAATAAAGCATTAGAAGAGCTAAACAAAGTAAAACGTTCTTATAAATATCATTTAGAAAATTTGTAAAGGAGAAATAAAAATGTCAATTGTATTAGGTATGATAATAGTTTTCGTAGTTTTTTTAGTTATTTTTAGTGTAATTTTTGCATTTATCGAGTCTAAACCAGAACCAACAATAAAGAAAAAAGATGATATGTTCCTATTTTCCAAGTATGATATTGCTAAAAGTTTAGTAAATAAAATCAAAGAAGATTTGGACTTTGATTTAGTAAAAGTTAGTGACTACTCTAAGTATAGTCTTGAACGTACACGTAAATACGGACATGAAAATTTTAAATTTTTACTAAAACTAGATTGTTCGTATAAAAATCCTAGTTTAAATCTAGAAATTTATAATAGCTTAAACAAAAAGGTTTTATCTTATTTTTTAATGAGTATTTATGATTTGGATTATACTTTAGATGGTTATAAAGCACATAAAGCATTAGGTTCTATTTTTAAAGAAATAAACTATAATATAACTTCTGTAGAGAATAAAATCAAAAGTTTTCAAAAAATTAAAGAAATAGTTAAACCATATATTATAGAAAGTCAGAGTATTAATGTAGAATTGAAATATAATAATATACCTTTAATTATAGGATTAGTTCCTGATAGAGAACAAAAAATAAATGAAATAATATTATCTTCTAAAGGGAATTTTAGAGATGTTAAAGAAGCTATATGTATTCCTAGTTTTACTACTCGTGATTTAAAATACGTATTTGTTACTGAAAATAATGTATTAGAAACTCTTAAATCTTATACAAATGATTTATTATATGATTTATCTGATTTCCAAGATGCTTTTGATAGTATTACAAAAATACCTATTAATGGGTATATCTTACAAGAAACAAGTATTGAATATCATAAAAGTCACGCAATATCATTTAACTATGTTAAAGGAAAAAATATTTATAGATTCTTTGTTCAACCATTTGATAGAACATACACGTATCAGAAGAATAATCTAGATGAAAGAAAAGGTTATTTTGTATGTTTTAAAGACTTAATGAGTAAAATAAAGTTTGAACTTGATAAAAGTAAAAACATTGTTCCATTTGATGTCGAAGATAAACCTGAGTTAGTATATAATACAGCAAAAGGTAAGTTAGAAACTAAAGATAATATTGAATATATTGAATAAATTATAAAAACACCCTTGACACTGGGTGTTTTTTGTTATATACTTAGACTACAATAAAGTAAAGGAGTTTTAAATATGGAAAAAGGTAAGAAAAAAGAAAATTTAAAAGATAAAAGCCATTTAGAATTTAATAGTAGTAAAGATTATAGCAAATACATTATAAAGAATGATAAATTATTAAAAACATATATGCATGAAGATGTAAAGCAATACGACATTGATAAGCTACCAAAACCAAGTACAGTAAATAGGAATAAATATATGAGGTAATAAAAGAATCATTTTATAAGGAGCGATACTATATGAGTAATATAGATGACAAATTTGATAAAATATTGAAAAATATA